TTCAACACCTGAAAATAGTAAGATAATAAAGATGTCTCAAACCATAATTGGGAATAATATTCCCACCCAACCTTCTGTTCCAAAATGGATGACTAATATTGTTCGTCCTTCTGACTCATTTGAGTCGGAAATTGCAAGTAAAATCGGGCCATATCCTCATTACCCGGGTCCGGTGGGTAACATTGGCGGACTGCATATCGGATCACATTGTAGAATTCCAGGGATACAACCGTTTGTTCAATCGATAATTCGACCACAAGTATGTATTCCCCATTGTTTAACAAAACACTGTTTTGAATTTGGGGCTACTACTCGTTTTCCAGCAACTTGCGAATGTAATGAAAAATATGATTGTCGACCATTTAATAAGTGTTATCAAAATCAAGGTAATTGCCCTTCGGGGTGTGGTGGGTGTAATCACAATTCTAATGTTATAAATTATTAGATAATTTTAAAGGTGCATGCACCTTTAAAATTAAAAACTAAGTTACCTTAAAATAATTTAATTAAATTATTTATTGTCTGCATAATGGACAAGTGAATATACCACGTAAATGTAAAACATTTAAACATTTTTGGCATACCGAAGTGTGACCACATTTAAGTTGAGTTTTTGGTTTGTTAAATAAACAAACAACACATCTTAAATCTATGCTTGCTTCAACTTTATCATCTGGGATATATTTAATTAACATTTTAACTATATCTTTAACTATATCTAAAGTTATTTTAATTTCGTATTTTTTGCTTCTAGTTAACCTTTGATTAATAACATGATGATATTCTGATTGAAGTACCGATAAAAAGCATGAATAAGAATGTTCATCACCCATCCAAAAAGGCGATGATAACCTAAAATTATTTAGGTTGTAATTACAACCTAAAATATCATTTAAATTTTTAAGTAGCTGATACATTTGAGTTTTTTCAAATAAACATAAAGTTTCCATTTTAATGATGAAAATCATTAAAAAAGATATTTTTTCTTCCCCCACTTTTCAATTTACTGAAATTTATGGTAATTTCAATCTGTAGATAAATTTATTTTTTTCTCAAATAAATGAGAAATAAGTACAGTTGTACCACAATATTCATATTTAATAGATTTATTGTTGTTACGAAATTGTTCAATGGTTAAATTTCCTCCATATTCTTTTAATAATCTAAAATGATTTGCTGGTGAAATACACGTAGTTAATCCAAGCATAAAATGTAGAAGTCTTTGAGAATCTGAATATTTGGATCCTCCAACCTTAGATTTTTCATCGTTAATAAAAGCTAAACAACATTCCGGAGAACAAAAGACTCCATCCACTTCATAGTAAGCATCCGTTATCTCAATTAAATTTTTATGATGTAATATATCTTTACATCTAGGAATATTTTCTTTAATCATAAAATTATTAACAACTTGACTTGCCCCACGTATTTTAACTTCGTTTTGACCAATTTTTGCTACTTGTTTAGGTCTATATGTTAAAGGACAAAAAATACCTATACCTTCAAAAGTGTGATGATCCCAATGACATCTAATGTTAGTACCACTCTCTTTAATTCCGTTAGGAAATGTCCACAATTCTTTAACATGCTTAATTTCATCATAAATTTTAATTTTTTCACTACTTTCAATTCCATGGTTTTGTTTAATCTTTTTTCTATCGATTTGAGATAAATCTATTTTTTGATACTTTGAAGCCATCTTTATTAATTTAATATTTTACACACCAATATTTTTCAATTTTACAAAGAAGTGTATACTTTATTTATATCTACACATACGGAATTTGTTTCAGCTTTGACAAGACCATTAACTTTAAAATCTTGTGTTAAATAGTCTTGTAAAAAGACTGGGTTAGAAAAAGCTTTAAAAGATGGTGGAAAAAGAAATAGTAATATAGTGTTACTATCCCCTTCTTTTAAAAAGAATGATAAACCACCATGTTTATTGATTAGACATGTATTACTAATAAGCCGAACTTTATTTAAGTTTTCGTTTTGAGAAATAAGTACAATAGAGTCTACTTTGATATCTTGTTTTAAAATATTTTTTAAAAGTTCTAAAAGATCATCAATACTTGTAAATGATTCTATAATTACAACTGTTTTTTTAATCCATTTTGGTTTTTTGTGATACTGATTAATAAGATAATCAGTATCTTGAGTTAATGATGGTGTATCAACTCTAATTATTTTTAATAGTAAACAAACTCCAACTATTAAAAAAAAAATAATTATGGTTAAATTTATTGTATCCATGTTCTTTATTATTGAGATTTTAAAACTTTTAAAAATATAAAAATTCTTATATTTAGTTTAATGAGGTTAAATTAACCATTAATAAATAAAAAGTGGATAGCATCCACTAGTTGATTTAATGGTTTATTAAACCATTAAATCAAAAACTTGAACTTAACCGAAGGGGACCCCCTTCGGTTAGGATGTATAAATATAACTTTTTAATTTTAAAGTTACCACGGCCATTCTCCTACTAAACTTGCTTTAGCGTATTCAGTTGGTTTATTTTCAAAAAAGTTTGTATGGGTTGGCGCGTTAAGTATATCTTCAACCCAAGTTAATGGATTTTCTTTAATATCATAGATAGGTTGATACCCTAATGTAGTTAATCGTCTATCAGTTATATATCTTATATAACTTTTAACATCTTTTTTAGTTAAATCCTTCATTTCTCCCATTTCAAAAGCTAAATCAATGAAACTGTCTTCTAAATCAACTATCTTATTTGCTGTCCAATAAACTCTGTTCTTTAACACATCTAACCTAATGTAATTTTTGTTTTCTTTGATTAAAGTGCGATACAAACTCATCATAGAATTTGTATGATGAGTTTCATCTGCAATTGACCATTGAATAATTTGTCCCATTTTTTTCATCAGTCCATGTCTAGTAAAATTTAATAACATAATAAAAGAAGAAAATAGCTGTACTCCTTCGATAAAAGCCGAAAATAAAGCAATTTTTATAGCAGTTTCTTCAAGTTTCTCATCATACCCAAATATTAAAAATTTTATAAATCTTGTGATACACATTGACTTAAATTTTTTATTAAAAACAAATTCATGCTTATCTTTCATAGCTTTAAATTTCATAAATTCTTGGTACATTGCCTCGGGTAAATTTAAGGTTGTAATAAGGTGAGAATAACTTGCTATGTGCATAGCTTCTCGACCACCAAATCCAAACAACATCATTCTTACTTCTGGTTGTTTAAAAATTTGTAAATATTCAACATAACCAGCTGCAACATCAACATCTCCTTGTGTGAAATAACGCAATATTTGAATTAAAAATGTTTTTTCCGAGTCTGTAAGCTTGTTTATCCAATCGTTTACATCATCTTGCATATTAAGTTCTTTAAACGACCAGTGTGCGTGTTCGTGCACATCCCAATTTTCATAACACTCTGGATATTCAAATGGTTTAAAAGTGGACCTTTCAGTACATAATTTTATTTCTGGGTAAAATGATCCATGTTTAAAAACATTTTTAATCATGGATCTTTTAACCATTAATAGTATAATAATAATAAAACAGACAATAGGTACGATCATCATTTATTACTAATTTTATTTATTCAAAAAATTTCATTTTTTTAAAATGCATAAAAGAACCATAAATTTTAATAGCAAAGAATGTGTTCAAAAATTCAAAGTAATAAATGTTTAGAATTGAAAATAATGCAGGATATTTGAGTTCCAGAGTCGATACTATTGAAATATTAGTTAATAAAATTTTTGAGAGATGGAAAGGAAAATTTGATACTGAAAAAAATATCGAGATAGATAAGTGCAAGTCGGATATTGTCACTCTGAATGAGTCTTTAAGAGAGGTGATACTAAAAATTGGTACTTCTGAAATTAAAACTTTGACAATATCAAAAATAGATACTAAAAAAATTGCCGAGATAGACAAGTGCAAGTCAGATATTGAAACTATAAACGAGTCTCTACAACAAACAATATCAAAAATACCTGAGATAGATACTAAAAAAATTGCCGAGATAGACAAGTGCAAGTCGGATATCGTTACTCTGAACGAGTCTCTACAACAAACAATATCAAAAATACCTGAGATAGATACTAAAAAAATTGCCGAGATAGACAAGTGCAAGTCGGATATCGTTACTCTGAACAAGTCTCTACAACAAACAATATCAAAAATACCTGAGATAGATACTAAAAAAATTGCCGAGATAGACAAGTGCAAGTCGGATATCGTTACTCTGAACAAGTCTCTACAACAAACAATATCAAAAATACCTGAGATACTGAACGAGTCTCTACAACAAACAATATCAAAAATACCTGAGATAGATAAGTGCAAGTCGGATATTGAAACTCTCAACGAGTCTTTAAGAGGAATAATATTAAAAATCCCGAATATTGATTTAAAACAAATTTCAGAAATTGAAGCAGACATAGAAACTCTTAATAAAAGTTTACTACAAACAAAGTTAAAAATACCTAATATTAATGTAAAACAAATTGAGTTAGATATATTAACTCTCAATGCAAAAGTTGCCGAAATAGACAAATGCAAGTCAAATATTGTTACTTTAAACGAGTCTCTTCAACAAACAATATTAAAAATTCCTGATATAAAAATTTTTGACATTAATATTAAAAAAATTTCCGAAATCGAATTGGATATTAAAACTTTCCGAAAGTATAAAGTTCAAATTTCTGAAATCGAATCAGATATCGTTACTCTAAATGAGTCTCTACAACAAACAATATCAAAAATCGCCGAGATAGACAAGTGCAAGTCGGATATTGAAACTCTAAACGAGTCTCTACAACAAACAATATCAAAAATACCCAAAATAGATACTAAAAAAATCGATGAAATAGACAAGTGCAAGTCGGATATTGAAACTCTAAACAAGTCTCTACAACAAACAATATCAAAAATTCCCAAAATAGATACTAAAAAAATCGATGAAATAGACAAGTGCAAGTCGGATATTGAAACTCTAAACAAGTCTCTACAACAAACAATATCAAAAATTCCCAAAATAGATACTAAAAAAATCGATGAAATAGACAAGTGCAAGTCGGATATTGAAACTCTAAACAAGTCTCTACAACAAACAATATCAAAAATTCCCAAAATAGATACTAAAAAAATCGATGAAATAGACAAGTGCAAGTCGGATATTGAAACTCTAAACAAGTCTCTACAACAAACAATATCAAAAATTCCCAAAATAGATACTAAAAAAATCGATGAAATAGACCAAGATATTCTTAATTTACAAACTAGTAGATTGTTAGTGTCGGCTTATCAAATTGAAATTGATCAAATTAATTCAAAATTAAATTCTGTAAGTGGTATAGTTAACCATTTAGGTGAAAATGATAGAGAAAGAATAGAACATATTAAAACTTTGGTTTCAAATAGTCAAGATATTTCAGATCTTAAAAGAAAAATATCCGATATTGATGCTATTGTAAAACATTTAGGAGAAAATGATAAGGAAATGTTAGAAGATACTAACGTTACAACTAAAATGTTAGTTGATCACAACAATGATATATTAGACCTTAAAAGTAAAATAAATAAAATAACAGAAATAGATACTATTGTAAAACATTTAGCAGAACAAGACGTTGAAAGGTTAGAAGAAACCAAAATTACAACTAAAATGTTAGTTGATCATCACAATGATATATCAGACCTTAAAATAAAAATCGCGAATTCGACATTAGGAGCTAGTAGTTTAGTGGTACAAAATCAAAAATTTTCCTTAAATTCTAAAGGAACTTTTCACCGTGAAATTAAAAAAACCTTCTTTTTTGAACCTGGACTTATTTTACCAGACAAAATTTTTGTGTATTCTTTGTATATAACTGTAAGTAGTAAAAAAAATATAGTCGGTAAAGAAAAAGAATATAGTCAAATAAAGAATGCCCGAAAATTTGAATTTAATATTGTAGATGGCGGTGTATTAAAGCTTGTGCACTCTTTTGAAAAAGAAGTACTTGATGAGGTTGTGATGGAAGAATTTAACCCTCCAATAGAAATTCCACCTCGAACCAAAGTTATAATAACATGTGATAAAAAACTAGAGGGAATGGGTGTTCTTACCATAAAATATTAATATTTTATACCAAGGTTGGTATAAAATATAGTACTACTTAATTATAAGTAAAAATATCATAGTCCCAAGTATAATTATTTATACTCAAGTTTAATCCTACAATAGAACAAATTTTATTGTCTTGAATTATAATATTCTTGTCGTTAACATTTTTAAAGTTTAATCCAATCATTAAATCTCTTTTTAAATTATTTGTGGTAATTTCATCAAAGTTATATTTGTATTTCACCTCAATTATATAATTTTTTAAAATGAGGTCTTTTATTGTTTTCTTTCTAATTGAAGACCAATTTTTAATAGTGGTAATCTTATCTTTGTTACCCGTATCTTTAATTTTAAAAGACTTAAGAACATCTGTGTATAACTCTTCATAATTATTTTTATAAGTACTTAACTTATTGGTAAGCACACATTTTCTCTTTTTGGTAGCCAAATCTTCCAATAAATCAATAATTTTTTCATTTGTGGTAAATTGACAGCAAAATAAATATTCAAGATAATACATTGGATCAGCCATTTATTTTTAAAAATATTTAGGTTTTAAAATTCAATTTTTTGGAATCTAATGGAAAATAATAAATGGCTTCATATATGCTTTTTGATTCACTTACTCGATTGATTGGTAAACGAGATAATTTAAATCACGATGAAAAGATGTGGCTAATTGATATAATAAATAATAAATTAAATATTGAAGGTAAAGAAAAACTTTATTCTTTATTGGTTGTAAACAATAAACAAGAGGGTAACAATCATATTTATGATCCAACAGAACCATTTTATGAAATAGAAAAAATACCTACTAAATTACAAGTAATATGGTTTGAATTCGCCAAAATGCATCTTAAATCTCAAGATAATGATAAAAGACGTAAATAGATTTTATTAATTTTAACTACCATTAATTTTAATGGTTTAACTACCATTAAAATTATTCAACTTAACCTCTCATAACATTAATATCACCACTACGTTCAAGTTGCACAATTGATTGTGGTACCATACCCTGGGTTGAAAATACCCCAACATTTTCGGCTGTAGCTAGTGGTGCAACACCCAAATTAGAAAATAATCCCATATTATTTGCTGTAAGGTATTGTGGTACCATACCAGTTGCTGCAAAACCCTGAACTACATTAGAACCTTGAGGAGCAGCACTCATAAATTTCATTAAATTAACATCTGTATTTCCTTCAGTGTTAGAGTAACTTGAATTGTACACTGGCGATCTCATATAAGCTCCCATATTAGCGGAAAGGCCATCTTCACCACTAAAATTCATACCACCAAAAGTTTGCATAGCATTACCGGCAGATGCCGCCATCAACAACGACAACTGATTATTTGTTTCATTATCAAATCCACCCATAACTTGCATTGCACCTTCTTTCAGGTCAATATGAGGGTGTACAGATGGTCTAAACCAATCGGAATTATGTGGAATAATGGGTAAATCGCCTCGAATTGGGTCTCCATGTTCTCTTAGACGAGATTTTTTGTTAGAAAACATAAAACGATCATAAGTAACGGGTTGGACAATATCTCCTTCCCCAGTAGATAGAAGAAGGCCATCATTGGCAAATGGAGTGTCTGATCTGTATGCTAAGAGACTTTCTGGAGGTAGATTGTACTGGATTTGTGATCCATATTGTACACTCGCTGATCTTGGTGCAACCAAAGATTGATAAGTGCCAGGTACCGACCAAAATTCGCCTTTATGCGCAAAATCTTCGTTAGGAGCTGCCACTCTATCTACTTTATAAGTCATAGATGGTAAAAAATTTTCTTTAATAGTTTTCTTTTTGGTTGAATATATGTATCCTACGATACCTACAATTAAACCAAAGAATAGAGCAAGACTGCGTTCAATCATATTTATTACCTGTTTTGTTAATTAAGTAATTAAAGTATTGTTTTTAAATTTTAAAATTGAGTTATTTTTAAGCTCAATTTTGAGCTTAAGATACAACATATTAAATGTTGTATTTTTGGTCATTAATAACCTTCATTTCTTCTATTAACTCTTCCTCAATCACTTCAGACCCTTCAAGATCAATGTTGTTACCTGAAAATTGTACACTCTTAATCTTTAATTCTTTCTTGATTCTGTTGTACAGACTTTTAGAATTTGGATTAGCTTTAAAATCTAGTAGAATTTCAAGTTGTGGAAACAACACCCTTTGAATCTTAATTCTACGCTCTGTATACCCGTGTTGAGCTCTAATGGTGTAATATTGGTAGTGTTGTTCGTCGTTACGTTTTATGAGAACAAATCTTTCTTGAATTTCCTCATCTACAGGAAGAGGTGCTCTGTCTTCTACCGCAATCCCCAACTTACGTTTAACATCTTTAACTTCAGATCGAAGACCTTTGACATTTTTTTTCAACCCTTTGTTATTATCGAGTAGCTCTTCATTCTGATCTTTGACTTCCTCAAGAGAGATACCTAAAGAGCGCATATATTGTTCTTGACGAAGTATAAGTTGACGATCAACCTCTCGTTCTTGTTTGCGTTCAAGGTCCATTTTAACCATCATTTCTTCTAAACCAGTTATTTTTCTTTGAGCTTCTCGGTGGTTAAAATAAAGAGTATACTCGGTATACATTTTAAGAAGTTTTTCAAGGTCAATGTAGTACTGGCGGATAGTGTGGCCATTTTTAGTCTTAAGTTGCATTATAGCCATTTTAAGGTCGTCGGGTTCCATAATAAGAAATTTAGAACATGCTTGTGCACCTTCATTAACTGTTTGCAGTTCTTCTTTAATGGTTGGATATAACTCTATTTCTTTATCTTTTTTAGTCAATTCACGGTAAGAAATTTCATTTCTACGTAAAATTTTTAAAAATGCTTCTTTTTGTTTACGATATTCACCCAGATAACCAAACCATTCTAATACCGCAGTCGACACGTGTAGACGGCTCTTTCCAACAACTACTTGCCAAAAGTAGTCAAACATAACTGTATTAAGCTTAAATTTAGTTACTTTTACAAATTCCACCACATCCAGTAGTTTAAAAGATTTATCTAAAGTTTTTCTTATCTTAGGGTTGCTAGTACCACCCTCAGTATCGATAGTAATCCCAAGAAAATTAGTAGTTTTAATTTCATCTAAAATGGTTGGTGAAGGGTTCATTTCTTCTTTATTTTCACTTTTTTTATCTACGTAAAAATCGATTTTTTTATGGTTTGTTTTACCCATTTTTTCCAATACGTTATACACAGTAGGGCGTGATACACCAAATTGTTCAGCAAGATCTACTACAGTAGTTCCCTCCGAATGCATTCGGACTAGTTTTTGACGTTGTTCTAACGTCAATTTAATATTGTGACTTCCAGACATATCTTTATTTAATGTAAAATAATAAAAATTAAAATCAATTTTTAAAAATCTATATTTACAGTAAAAATATAAAAATATTTTGAAAATAGTCAAAATTTTAGTTTTAATCTCCTTAAGGAGATTAAAACCATAAAACTAAAAAAAGTGGATACTACCCACTAACAATTTTAAAGGTTAACTTAACCTTTACTAACGATAAAATATAAAAATGAGAACTTACCGAAGGGGACCCCCTTGCTCAAAGATCTAAAACTATTTAAATTGGTCGTTAACACTAAATCTTTTGGTAAATGGTTCTAAAAACTAGTTAAAATTGGTCGCATACACTCAAAAAGTTTTCAACACCTAGTTTAATGAGTATTTCATCGAATCCACTAACTAAAACTTTTCCGGTCGAGTACAGTCTTAAAGTTACATATTTTTTGGCTTTTGCACCTTCTAGTTGAGCTCCTTTTAAAATAGTTGTATAAGAATCATATTCTATATTTTGTTCAATTTTACCATATTTTTTATTCCAAGTAATATAGCGAATTGGATGGTTACTAAAATCATTGTAAACAAATGGTTTTTTGATAATTATGGCTGGATCGTTGTGAACTATAAAACTTAAAAATTTATTATCTATAAATTTTTGGACAATTTGGATCTTGGAATTTGAAAAAATTTTTTTTGTTACATTATCACTTAAAGTTAACATGTAATTGTTCAATATTGGAACTATTACTATTTCCAACCGATTAATAGTAATCGGTTCGTTACTACCTCTACTTTCGTCAGTCTTATTTATGGCCGAAATGTATGTGAAAATATCATTATTTTTATTAATTTTTTCAAGAAGTAAAAATACCTTATAAACTACTTTTTCTACATCTACCGCGGGTATACCGACTACTTGGAATGTTCCTACGGTAGTAATTTTGATATGGACCATTTTTTTTTTACGCTTATCAAGAGTATGGCACATAATCAGGTGGCACGCGTTTTTAAAACCATTTTTTGTTTTGAATAGGTCATCTTTACCTTTAATGATATCTTTGTATTTTAATGCTACAATTGTTCCAGATCGATGAGATGTTTGAATTATGGGTATTTTATCTACAAAATTTAACAAATTTATAGATAAATTTGTTTTGACTAAAAAAGACTGTAAAATTGGTGTGTTAAAAATATTTTCACCCTCTTTGGTTATTTGTGACGCCATCTATGGTTTATTTATACTTAAAAATAAAAAAATAAATCATTTTTTGGTTAATTCAATTATTAAAAATTAAGGTACAATCCTACCTTAAAAAAATTGAACTTTAGAAGTAAAAAAATAAAGCTAATAAAGATGTATTTAATTATCCACGAAACAAGTATTGCAAGTCTTTTAAAGATTTTAAAGGCTGGTATGCTCCTTAAAAGTTCCAAAATACAAGAACTTGGACTACCAACATCTCAAGGTAGTCCAACTAGAAAATTGGCAAAAGATCCTAAGGTATCACTTGTTGATAAAAATTTTAGTGATAAATATGATGAAGTGGACGGAGTATATTTCCGATTATTAACTATAAATACACCCATCAAAACAAATTATGGTGGAGATTGTGTATTAATATTTTCCAAAAATATTTTGGAAGATCACTCTTTTGTTATTAATACAGAAGAAAATTTTGGATTTTGTATTGCAGAAGATGGAATAGTTTCTGAAGCGCAATTTTCTGGAGAAGAAGGTATGACTATTACTAACCTTAATAATTTAAATCTTTTGAGTAAGTATCATTTTAATCCTTATTCATCAGAAATTTTAATTTTGGATAATATTAACCTTACTGATTTAAAATGTATTTTTATTAAAAGTGAACTACTCTCGGAAAAGATAATAGACCTTATTGGGGGTGAGGGTATTCAAATGTATGCTTTAGATTAAAATTTTTAATGGGTTCTTAACCATTAAAAATTATTGCACATCTCACATATACATTCTAAGTTAGTATTAAGCATATTTTGACATTTAGATATTTTTAACTCTTCACCAAGTTTTCTGGTTATTAAACATTTTTCAAAACACGTGTGTACACACTCTGAACGAGTCATATTAAACTTTATATCAACACATTGTTCCGAACTTTGTACCAACCGATGGGACACCAGGTCTGAAAGGATTAAGGTTAAGTTTGATAATAAAAATAATAAAAATAATAAAAATTTCAAATTCATTTATTAACTACTTCTTTCTTCATTATCCGACTCATCGTCTGTAACAATAACCCGTTGCATAGATTTGGTTAATGCAACAATTTCATCACCAGACTCATCATCTGTAATAAGAGAATTATTTTCATCTTCAAAAATTTCGTGTTGTTTAAGTTTAGTATAAAACTCTTTATCATCTAATAGTTCTTTAACTATATCTTTTGTGAGGTGATCAAGAAGATCATCAGTTAATTTTAACTCTTTTGAGTCTGAAAGGATTACTTTGGAAAGTAATGAATTTTTTATAAGCTGTATTCCGAGATTAAACGCATCTTTGTTATTTCCAAAGTAGTACGTCGATGAACCACGAGTAGTATTAATACCAATAGTACACCTCCCCGAGGTAGTAATAGATGCTACTGGTAACATTTTGTTTATTTTTAAATGAATTTTAATTCCAGCTAAAAAATCAATTTTGATTACATTCTTAAAGTTTTAACAACCATAATAATAATAAAAATTATAAAAGCTGGTAGAATTAAGTATAATAAAATATCTTCTGGAGAAAAATAACTTGTTGGTGGTAAAACACCACCAGGTGGAACTGATGGTGGTGGTGGTTGAGGAGTGCCTCCTGGACGATAACCTTCTTCTGTTTTACGGTAGTACTCCTCGTCTTGAAGTAATTGTGATGGTTTATTCCTTAAAGTTTTAAATGTTGTTTTTTGTGGTGGTTTTGTAACTGTAAAAGTTACGATACCTCCACATCGATGTCTTTGACCTTGACCATCCACAATATCCACAATTTTACCAAATTGAGCTATTTTATTGTAAGGATACATTGCCATTTTAAAATAACCCGAATCCCCACCCCAATTAGGCCCCCAAGAGTTTCGACAATACCAATAAGGTATGTCTCCTCTTTTATTATTATCATATAATATGTTTTTGGCAATTCCCCACCCTATAATTGCAACTGCGTGAGAACCTTTATAATTTTGACCACTAACTTCATTATCACTAAATGTTAAAGAAGATCCTGGGGTGTAGTTGGCTCTTTCAAAATAAACACCCCCATTAATTTTAGTAAAATAACCTGAACTAAAATTTCTCATTACAAAGTACCCAGTTAAAACTGGACCATGCAATAATATATGTTTTTTTATGGCCGATCTGACATTATCAGTTGTAGTAGCACCTTGTCCAATAGCCAATGTTTTAACATCTTTGTTTATAAAATAATTATAATGCTGAGTATCACCACCGTAATAACATCCACATTCTTGTGGTACTAAACTCGATAAATTTTGAGCTTGAAAATGTTGAACGGCCAAACCATTACATTTATCATTTTTAGCACAAAAAGAATAATCTAAACAATGTTTAGATGGTATTCCAGACCCTCGAGCAATGTCTTGTAATAATAAAGCTGGACTTCCTCCATCACATTTACCTTGAGAGTAACAAGTCAAAGCCCACGTAGTTGAAATTTCAGGCCTCCAATTAACCAAACCGGCAACAACAAATGCATCTCCAATTACACTAGCTGTTGAAATAGCCCAACAACTTCCACATAAATATTGGTTATCTGGGGGCATTATATTTTTTTTTTGAGTTTTTCGGTTAGCATCATCTACTGGATAAACATATCTCCAATCATATACCTCTGGAGGTTCTATTTCACCTCCACTACTTGAATACTTGAGATGAAGATCTAAATGATCTTGGTCAGAATATGACTGTGTATATTTTAAAAAATTGATATGAGTATTTAACGGAGGTAATACAAAATCTGGGGGAGTGCCAGCTAAAATAGCTTCATGTTCATCGTGGTGTAATCCACCAATAATGTGAACAGGTCTTTTTTTAGCCAAATGATGGTGCAAAGGATCATTTATTCTGATTTCATTCATTTATTAGTTGGAGAATGAGTAGATAAAGATGATATTGTTAACAATTTTTGAATTCATTAAAAATTTAATTATTTTAATGCTATAAAACAAGCATTAAAATAAAATTAGTAATAGGGAAATTTATCAATGGTATGAACTATACCATTACTACCAATAATATCTGGCACCACAATTCGAGATTTTCCATTAAGCATTATTCCAAATGGGGCTTTATTATAAGTTTGTGGTTCAAATTGAACACAATGAGGAGTGGTAACCGTTATAGTATTAATTCGATCACGAGTTTTATATCTTGTAAAAGCGCTTTGCATCATCATTGTTGTAGATAAAATAGTTGGGAGCGTAACACTATTAACCATTGTTCTTGCTAATTCAAAATTTATGGCTAAAATTTCCTTTTCTTCAATTTTATCACCAATACAAGCTTTTAATGTTGTTCTTGGAAACATTAAATCGGATGGTGCAAATATGGTAAAATTAGCCTGAGGATCGTTAAAAATATCTTCCATACGTGCTATCCTTACAAGTTCTCTGAATGATTCATATTTACTTATAATTTGAAATAGTGTAGGTGGTACTTTTTGTTGTTGACCTTCTCCAGAATAATAAGTATTTTGTACCATCTCAAAAAACGGTGTGCGGGGTGGATGTTTATCCACAATAGTGGTTATGGTTGGTAAGGCAAAACTCATCTTTATTTTATCAATTTTACCCAAAAATTTAAATTTTTGGGTAAAATTTGAGTCCAGATTCAAATTTATGGGTATAAACCCTCTGAATAACCATGTGGATGGGAAGTAATAAAATCAACAGTTGCAGGGTTAATAGAACCTGTGATAGGTAATACTCCAGAATTTTTCTGAAGAAGAGAAATTGCAGCAGTCATTTTTACTGGAGTTACTGGCTCGTTTATGTAACCAAATGTTTTAAGGTATTTAGTTACCATTATTTTATCAAACTCAATTTGAACCAAATTTTCAACTTCTAAAGTAATTTTACCCGTACGATTAACCATATTATATTCTCTCTGCAATTGTCTTAAAGATCTTCGTAATTCATATTTAGTACAATTCATGGTTGGGAGGTACCCATAATTTACCAAGTATTCAATTACATTTTCTCGAGTAATTGCGGTTTGAGAGAGTACTACTAGTGTAGAGAGTAGTATCAACGATTTCATTTATTACTACATTTATTTTAATAAATGTAGTCAAAGAGTCAGATTACCAACAAAAATTTAATGATATTGTTTAACCTTTAAATTAAATTTAATTAAAGAAGAAATAAATGAGTGGATCTACAATTGCTAGAAATTGTGCATATGCACCATTGGCATGCTACAACGCCTCTGGTGATATTAAGGTTCCGGTACCTGTTACCGCAACCCAAGGATTTTATGTTGTACCAGACTATCAAACGTATGGTTATCAAACTTTAACCGGTGCTAGATCTGGTGCCGGGCCAAGTTGTTCGGGTTATTTTACTCTAGATCATGCGTATGGTAGCTGTAATTCTATGGCTTATGTCAGACGTAGTTGCATGTAAAGTGGTTTAATTTTTAATGCTTGTTTTAAGCATTAAAAAATATTAATATTTATATCTCCACTTTGGATTTATCCCACTTCCGATTGATTTCGATTCAAGTTGACAAACAACAAAAATTCTTCATTGTGGTCAATTATAGCATTCAGACACCACTAACCAATCAGATTTGATCTCAACAATATTTGTGGTTTAGAATTAACCTGACCTGGGGTAGCCTCGAGGCTACCCCGCTTTTTATCCAATTTCTCATTAAAAAGCGGCATAGCGCAGAGGATATGCCGCTTTTTGCTCAAAGGATACCATAATTCTTGAAACCACTCACTGTCCACATCTATACCAACATTTTTACGTTGTATAAAAGTGAAGATATCAACTATATTAGTATTTTCCATATTCTTTTTTTATAGTTAATTTCTCTATTAAATTTCATTTTTTAAGTTCAATTGAATTATTGGTTTCATGACAGCCTCACCTTTTGTTTTTGTATATACGTGTAAATTAACCAATTAATAAATGGCTTATAGATGTAATCCGTGCAGACATACCTCTGCCCCTTTTCCAATTGCTAGATCTGAATGGGATATGCACCAAAATGCTTATTTCTGTCCAGATTGTCAATGTGACTATACTTTAGCAACCAATAAGTATCCTAACCCACCACCACCAAAAGGAAATTGTGGTTGTGGTTGTAAACCGTGTTGTTGCAGACCTATGTGTGATAGTAAACCACTTAAACCACTAGTTGGTGTGGATCCTTGTTTTCCACCACATCCATCGGTAGTTTCTTGTAAACCACATGTAAATGGTGGTTGTGGACCGCATAATCATCATCCTCGTCATCATCTACACCCGGGTAACCATCATCCAATTCCTCCAGCTCATCACCCAGTAGTACCCCACCCAGTAGTACCTCATCACCCTAATGCTCATCCAAGTGTAACACCAGTGCCAACTTCTAATCCAAAATCTCTAGCTTCCTTTTTCTTCTTTGAATGATTGAAGTAATGGTAATTTTAATGTCTAATTAGACATTAAAATTAAATTTCTTTTAATTAAGGTACAAATTTCCTACCATTTTTTTTTGATGAAAAAGGAAGCTAAAGGTTCTTTTGTTCATAGTTCTTGGTTCTTTAAAATAAGATGACTTAAACTTTTCGTTTGATGTATTGTTTAATGCTATGGTGGCCTTTTTTGGACCATCAGATTGAAGGTGCATACAATCTGTTTCTGTAAAGCCTCCATCTGTTTCAATATCATCATCAGTTTGAGTTCGACCTCTAAAACCACCATCAGTTTGAGTTCGACCTCTAAAACCACCATCAGTTTGAGTTCGACGTGGAAACAAATAAATTCCACATTCATCTTCTCCCTCATCTACACCAAACCAAACAGTTAAATTTTTCTGGTGGTGTCCACCAGCACTTTCAAACATTTTTTGTTTTTTTTCATTTAGTATTTCTAAACCATAAACGTTATTTTCAATAGGAAAAGATGAAATTTGACCACCAGATTTAACTCGAAGACATTGTGAAAATTTATCACTATGTTTAAATTTAAAGAAAGAAGTCTCTGTAGCCTTAAAAACTGGGAAAACCGATTCGAGATTTTCTGCACCAAAAATATTAACTGTGTATCCTTCGGGTCCATTCTCTTCAATAACGATCGGTAATAAAAAATCAGATGTATATTTATTTTGGGTAGAGGACACGCTAAATTTAGTATGTCCCATACCTCCAAAAGTTAGTGTTATACTTTCCATTGTTTATTAAATTATTTTTTTGCATCGTATTTTCATTTTTAAAATTTTGAAAAGTTTTCAAAATTTTGAAAAGTTTTCAAAATTTTGAAAAGTTTTCAAAATTTTGAAAAGTTTTCAAAATTTAATTTTTGAAAGGGTTAATTTTTAGCACACTTTTTTTCAAAAGTTTGAAGTTGAGAAATAAAACCGAAATTAGGTTGTACAATACCTCGTTTTTGTTGTAAAAATTTAACAGCCTCTAAAGTATCCATACCACAGAATTTAATAAGATATGCTATAACACATGTTGCAGATCGTGATATTCCCATCGCGCAGTGAACAATAATCTTACCTTTTTCACTTAAACCACGATGAATAAAATCTGCAATTCGGTCAAAATACAAAGAAATATTTGTGTTTGGTAAGTCAGAGAGTACTAATCCAAAATATTTTATTTTTAAGTTGGTATAATACGTGTGACCAGAGTGTATTTCTCCTGCTGCTGCATTTAGTACATGTGTAATTTTTAAATCTTTTAATAACTCTTTATTAAGTGCGCATTCTCCATTGCTTATAAAAATTTCTCCTTGATCTTTTTCACCATTAACAGTACAAACACTATCAATGTTATAAAACATTTATTTATTAATCGTTTTTAACGATTGGAATAAATTTTAATCGTTAAATTTGTGTAGTTCGAGAGTTAAAGTCATACAAGTGCTTATAAAGCATTGGAGTTACTTCACTTTAATGGTAACAGGACATTTATAATAAATAATCTGTGTACAATGGCGGCTAAGAGTAAAAAAATTTTACTTCAAAATCTCAATACCTTAATTCTTGATACTATTCTAGCTATTAAAGAAGATAATGAAGATATAGGTGTAGCTGAACTTAGAAAACAGTGGGAATCAGCTGATTTTCAAAAAAAGATGGCTGTAGAGGTATTTGGTATTAAAAGTAAAAATTTAATACCAGGACCAAAACGAAATAAGTCAGCTTATATGTTCTTTTGTCAAGATATGAGACAAAAAATAGTAGCTGATAATCCTGAATGCAAACCACATCAAATTATGTCTTTGTTAGGAAGTAAATGGAGAGAATTAACCACAAAACAAAAAAGCAAATACTACGAACAAGCTGCTGAAGATAAAGAAAGATATCTTGATATGAAAGAATTGGAAAAAAGGAGGAATAAAACCCCAAGTAAATTGTCTTCATATTTTTTGTTTTGTGAAGATGAAAGACCATTAGTTAAAAAAGAATTTCCTCAAATGAAAACTAAGAAAGTAACAGCTGAATGTGGCAAAAGGTGGAATGACCTTAAAATTAATGAACCCGAAAGGTATAAATATTATGTTGAAAAAGCAGCAAAATAAAGAGTAGATTTTTTAATCTCTCACGAGAGATTAAAAATTATTGTTTAAGTATTAATTTAATTTCTGGTCTAAGTTGAGCTAAAATAGCTCTCAAAATTGGAAATTTATCTTTGCGGTCTTTTTTAACTTGAAGATCATCAAATACCTTTTTCTTAGTTATCTCAGTTGTTGTATCACTTAGTTTTAAGATATACTCTTTTACCATTCCTTCAAACGAAGATGATTTTATGGTTGTACAATCTACAGTTCCATCTTTATTTAAACAAGTTACACTTGTTAGATAAGAGTGTAACGCGGGTGGAACAACAGGTCTTAATTTACGTTTATTCAAATTAGCAATGAATTGGGCTAGTTTAGCATTCACTTCGTCTACTTCTTCAGAGTAATGAGTACACAGGTACTCGACTATATATCTCAAATCAGTATAATGAAGACGATACATTTCCTTCTCTTTCTTGTTCCTAAAACACCCTAATAAATCTTTTAATCTCGATTCAATTTGATGGTAATCTGAAACCATAAAAGTATCCGAGTAGTAAAACAAGTCTTCGTGTACTCTACCGGTATTATAAGTACACAACCTAGATTTAAGCTTATCTATACCATCAGTTCCACCAACTTTAAAAAGGTTATTTTTAGCATAAAGTTTAGTAGTGGCGATGTATATAACCTGATTTTTTGTTTTAGGTTCATCTTTAACCATAAGTTCTTCAAGTACAATAGCATATTCTCTAACCTCTTCTAACTCCTCATTTTTAGCTTGAATTTGATTATTTAATTGATTTTCTTTAAATTTATAAGTGTAAGCACCATAAAGTTGAACTAATTCTTCGAGTAGAAGATAGTAGTCTTGAATATCTTCTCTCCTAGAAGTATTTAATCTCATTATAGCTTTTTTGAAGCTATTTTTATCCATAATAATCCAACGTTTTCTAGGTTTATCTACAGGTCGCATTTTATTTATTTCTTCTTGAAGTTCGGGAAATTGTTCAATTAGAGAATCTTGATAACCTATTGTTTTATAGTTAATTTCATTACGATCTAAAAGACTGATAAAAGCTTGTTTTTGTAATTTTTCAGAACCGGTGTAACCTAACCATTCTAATAACGATGCATATATATATATGCATCGTTGTTTTCCAATTAGGTTATCCCACAACACGTCAAATCCAAGGTTATCTTTAATTTTGGAATCAACCTCTTTTACAAAGGTTAATATATCCATTAACTCATTGCTCTTTTCGAGAGCTAGTAACACTCTTTCGTCGGAATAATAATTTTCCATCTCTTTATTTTAACCATAATTAATAATTAAAAAATCAATTTAATTCGAAGAATTAAAAAGTTAATAAATGGGTCAACTAGTTAAATTTTTTATTATTTTTGTGTGTGTATTCACGCAGTTAATAGAATTTGGATTGATGTGTAAATTGACAGGTGAAACATGTGGAGCTTTTTATCCAACTCCATGTTGTAATAGATGTGTTATATCGGGAATTTCAGCGTGGGGAACTTGTAGATAATAAAATGCCTAGAGATAAAAAAATAATCCATAGGGCAACTTCTGATGTGGAAGATGAAGTTTTAAGCGAAGAAGAAGGTGGTACTTCAGTACCACCTCCAATTGAAAAAAACGAATGTAGTACTATTCAAGATTCAAACGATCTTACCGAAGAAAGAAAAAAACATTTAAAAGATGCAATTTTAAAGCGTACACAAGCTTTAAAACAACAACGTGAACGAGATAGACAACAGAGAGTTAGTTCAACCCAAAATAAATAATTTTTTAATAGTTTTAACTAACTATTAAAAAATGTTAATTTTTAAAAATTCGTAAGAATCGGATCTAAATTTTGTAACTTTTAAATTTTCGAATTTAAAAATCTAGAGAAAAATTTAAAACTTTTCATTATTTTTCTACTACTATATGAAATTAAAATTAAAAGAACCTTTAAAAAAACAACTTTTTTACTCAATTACTTTGTGGATAAACAACAAATTTAGAGTAGTTTGACATCTCCGACTTTAATAATAATCATAATCTACAAAAGCTCCTTCATCAACTTCTTCTTCATCTTGAATAGGGTCTAATTTGCCATTATTTAAAATTCTTTCCATATCAAGTTTAACATCAAACATTGATGTTCCAACTTTAGCTCTCTTACCACACATTATAGATGCTGATACACCTGTTAAATCATCAACTTCTGCATCTCTGGCCGTACGATAAAAATTTTCCATAATCTCTTCAAAACCAACCTTAGAAAATGGTTTTTCCCCCCTCATTGTATATCTTGTTAAAGATTGTATTGTACCCGTAAATGTTAATCTATCAGCACGTAATTTAATATGGCTTATATCAACCCCAGATCCCATAATTTCAACCATTTCTTTTATTCTAAATTCTCTGGCTGCTTCTATACCTAAAGTATTATAAATATCCCATACATTATTAGTGGTTGTATTTTCAACATCTACACCTTCCAATGCATAAAAATCTTTAAGAGTTCCTCCTTCGGTTTGAATGTACCACACTTTAAGTTTTTCACACTCTCGATACGATACACCTTTAACTCCTTCGATACCACAAATATATGTGGGATATAACATCCCTTCTACAAACAAATCCAATTTGTGGTTTTCAATACCACAAAAAACATCAAAATAAATTTCATCTGTAAGTAATGGAGAAAATATACATATAACACCCAATTTTTCTTCGAGTGCTTCTTTAATCATTTCACAAGTAACACGGTAAGCATATAATATTTCTTTGTTTAAGGTAAAACGAATCTTTGTTTTAACATCTGAAAGATTTACAGTGTAGATTTTTTTAAAAGTCGAATACCACCATTCTTCATTTTTAATATTTTCTATATTCCATTCCCCCTGGATTACGTTTTGGAAAATTACATGTTTCACCCGAATACCTAAATTCCTAATTTCTTCTATGGTTGAATTGTTGCTAGTAAAATATATTTTACCGATAATATTTTTAGGGTTCTTGGTGGCGTTATTAATTTCTTGAAATCTTGTTAAACAATTTGTAACCGTTCCAGTTGTGGTAGATCCAGCTACATGAAATGTATTTAGAGTTGCTTGAGTACTAAATTCTCCCATGCTTTGCGCTCCTATTATACCAACACATTCTCCTGGAGACATTAAGGTTTGATAATATCTTACCTCTAATTCTTTTTTTAATATTGGTACCAACTCATCACAAATTTCTACCTTTTTTAATTGTTTAAGAATAGGGTCTTTTCTAAGTTTACAAATTCTCTCTTCCACGTCTGCAGGTATTCCACGTCTTGGAATGATAAAATCAACCATATTTTCCAACTCGTCTTCGTCGAGTTTTCTAAATTTTTTGTTTTCAGGTTCTAATGGTTTTTTTAACCTTTGTACTAATCGAACTATATCACATATACATTGAACACCATCAACAATTATAGTTTGTGCTGGATCATAACCAACTTCGCCAAAAATATACTGATACAATCGACCATTAACATCTCTTACTGTGTAGTCGGGATATATCTTAATATCTTCATTTAATTTTACACCTTGTCTTTGACCATAACCAGAAACAGAGGTTAACAATGCGGTATCTATTACACCTTTACGACCAGCCATTGCATGGTGAAGAAATTCTCTAGGACGTAATCCTTCCACAAAACTATTTTCAATAAAACCTTTATTTTTAAATTCATTATCTTGTGGATGAATCAGACCATACACTCGTTTACCATCGATTGTTTGTTGACCTAACATACTCGTGATTTGACATATATTAAATATACTTCCTTTACTACCTGATTCTTCTGTAATTTTAAAATTGTTAAATGGTTCGAGAGAATCTTTACTTTTTTTCATTGATTGATCTGTTAATGAAGAAAAAGCACCTAATATTTTTTGTTCTCGAATGAAAGGATTAATTGTTACTTCTTTTAATGTAGTTGCTTTAACAAAGGTTGATCGAGTCAGTTCTTTTATTTCTTCATTATTTCCATTTTTAAGACAATCTGCGGCATTAATTGTAAATCCTCTTTCAATAAGATATTTATTGGTTATAAATTGAATATTATCAATAAAAGAAGCAACTACAACTTCACCATAATCTTTATATATTATTTTTATCAATTGATTGTTAACCACATTTTTCTCGAGAGTTCCGGAAATAAAAACTCCATTTTTAATGGTTACACCCGCATTTACAAAATCAAAATCGGTGGGAAATAAAAAAGAAAGGATTCCTTTACCATTAAAAATACATGGATTTTTTATTCCGTGCAGTACCACCGTAGAATAAATTTTTTCTATTCGTGTAGAAAAATCTTGAGAAATGGATTGAAGCACCATTAACAAATCAAAAAATTGTTCTTTTTCTAAGGTTTGAACAGTCCATTCTTCTTTAGAAAGATAAAATAATCCGATTAAAGAATCTTGTACAATACACGCGTTTGGTTTACCATTTTGGCTAGACATTATACATTTTGAAGAAGAACTTAATTCCATTAATTCAGCGGTAGCTTCATACGACTGAGGAACATGTAAATTCATTTCATCTCCATCAAAATCTGCATTGTAAGCTTTAGCCATGGCTAAATTCATCCTTAAAGTTTTACCATCAATAATAACTACTATAAATGCTTGCATAGAAGGTTTATGTAATGTTGGTTGACGATTTAAGAGAACCCAATCTCCATTTCGCAGTTGTCTTTTGATTATATCTCCGATATCAAGTTTAATTTTTTTATTTTCAGGGTACCTTACATCTTTTAATTTTTTTCCATTTCTAATTATAGAGTCTCCTACCTTTAATTCAAATTTTGTATCTTTTATTACTATTCGTTCACCATCTCTTTCAATAATATCTCCAAAATAGAGTAGAGTACCTCGAAAATTTATTATATTTTTAAGGTTAATGCTACGTTTAGGATCAGAACCTTTAATAAGAAAATTAGCTTTACCAGAGTTAACTATATCAGTTAACTCATCGATATTAAATGGTGTAACGTGTACAGGAATAGTTAAAATTTTAGCCATTTCAGCCGGTACACCCAATTCATTTAATTTAAGGGTAGGATCTGGACCTATAACTGTTCTACCTGATTGATCGCATCGTTTACCCAATAAGTTATGTCGTATTTGACCCTCTTTTCCAGCAATTCGTTCTTTAAGCCCTGTTATAGGTCTTGCAGTAGCCGCATGCTTTGCTTTTTTTTTCGAATTATTAAAATATGTGGATATTCTGAACTTTAAATTAGTAAAATGTTTTTGTTGAATATCTAAGGTTGGTAATAAGGAAGATTGAAGAACTGATTTTTTTCTTTTTAATTCTGTTTTAGTTAGGTATTCTTCGCTCAAGTACTGATTATTTTTAATAATTTCAGTTAATTGATATGTCAAATCATCATCGCAACAATTTTCATCAGACATAACATATGGTCTACAACATGGTGGTAGTACAGGAAAAACTGTAAAAATAAAATTTTTAGGGTGAGACATATCAGGGTTGAAACCTAAAATTTTGACGGTTTTAGCATCCAAATTCTCCAATATTCGTAATATTTTACGAGTATCAATAGGTGTTTTATCTTCATCAACTATGGTTTCATTAACCACCGAAAGTGATGTTTTTTCAGTTTCGCAGTTGTAACAATAATTAATAGTCTTAACCCACTCTAAAATGTTTGAAAATTTATAAACCATATTTTCCAGCTTAAGATGGTCTTCTGATAGTATAAATTTATAACATTTAAAACATATACATTTAAGGACATTGACAACGTCATTAATAAAAATTGGATTAACTACTGGATGTTCCAAGTTAAAATGTCCAAAGTGACCAGAACACTCCCATACATCTTTATCACAAGTTTTACAATTTTCTCCATTTTCAATGGTTCCCATAAACTTGGAATATATATTTTCACCTTTATCTGAAACTTTTACAGCTGTGATGTTACAACATGACATTTTAATAATTTCTTCTGGTGATAATATCCCAAAAGATATTTTCCCCAGATTTGATATTTCTTCTACGATTTCCATTATAACTTTATTTTAAGGATATTTTAACTGATAAAATTTCATTTTTAAATTCTTCGAATTTGTGGTTATTCAACCACAATACGAATAAATAATTAGATTTGTAAGAATGTACAATTATAATAAATGGAACTAAATACTTACACGTACAAAGGTAAAGATTTTTATCTATTAGACGAATTAAAAGAGTACGATCCCAAATTTTTCTATGGTTGTGCTCAAAAAGGACCGGAAAAAATTGTTGAGAAAAAAAATATATTAGATTTTGAAGTGGTTAAATATACTAAAAAAGAAGATGGAGATTATGATTGGTCCGAGTCAACCTTTAACTATAAACGATCAAAATTATTGGTTGGATTAAGGTGGGCTGTAGAAAATATACCCAAGTTATGTGGGAAAAAAGATGGTTACACTTATGAAGATGCCCCACCGCTTCTTAAACTATCAGATGAAGAATGTTTTAAGGATAAAAACGGACACAAACTAGATGTTGAAGTTAGAGGAGAAAGAAGTGAAGATAAGGTTGTTTTTAAAGCTAAAGATATAGCTAGAATTTTTGAAATGGATATGTTACCAAAAACTATTAATGATAAACGAGGAAATTATATTAAAAGTGAAGATTATCACATATATTGTATTCGTACAGATGGTGATAGTAACGGGTTGTGTACAAATGGAAATAAACCATATACATTTCTAACTTATAATGGTTTACTTAAGGTTGTTTTTGAATCAAGATCTGGTATAGCAAAAAATTTTAGAAGCTGGGCTACAAAAGTGATATACACTGCTCATCTTGGCACTACTCATCAACGAGAAGAAATGTCAAGAACTATTCTTAAAGCCGATTCAAAATGCATTAAAACTGTTTTGAGTAAATCGGTGTGTGGTACTCCTTGTATTTATTTGTTTTCACTTGGTAAAGTGAAAGATCTTAAAAAAATTGATTACTTTAAAGAAGTATTACAAAGTGTTTCAGGTGGAACAGTATACAAATGGGGACGTACAATTGACCTTAAAAGACGTACAGGAGAACATCAACTATCGTTTGGTTCAATGGAAGGTGTAACACTCGTTTTAGAAATTTATGCTTATATTGATCCAGCTAATGTTGTTAATGCTGAGAGTGATATTAAAAATTATTTTAACTCTGAAGTTTACAACTGCCCTATTTCTCTTGAAAATTTTAAGGAACTCGTTATCCTTAATAAAACAGAATTTTTAACCACAAAAGAAAAGTACAATGAATTACAAAACCAGTACAGTGGTTGTTTAAAAGATTTGGTGGATAAAAATAACCTTCAATCTCAAGAAATAAAGGAATTAAAGTATGAATTAACGATAAAAAACAAAGATATTGAACTTCTTGAAAAAGATGTACAATTAGAAAAAGAAAGGTTAAAATCATCTTTATTAGAAAAAGAGGTGGAAATTTTAAATTTAAAGTTACAACTAACTTCAATTTCAACTAACCCAAGCTGCGTTTAATCTGAGACAAAAAATTTTATTTTTCAAGTTTAAATAAATGATAGACAACCTGAAAAATATTATTACTAATAATACCGAAGATGAAGCTCGTTGTTTGTTTCTAATAGCTCAATTAGACACCACGATTACTAGTTTAGAACACGACTTTCAACAGATTCGAGAAGACCAATCGAAGATTCGAGAAGACCAATCGAAGATTCGAGAAGACATTGCTTTAGAATTAAAATACAGTCAAGATGACCTTAAATTTTTTCAAGATTGGAATACAAAACTTAGCGCTTGTTTATCCCATTAAATATTTTTTATGCTTCTAAAAAGCATAAAAAATTGATTTTAACATCTTTGGCTACATTTTCTACATACCTGTGTATTAACTTTGGTTTTGAGCTGCATATTTTCTCTTACCATGTCGGTATACTTGTTTTGCATGTCTAATTTTTCTCTCTGAAGAGAATTTCGGTTAGTTTTAACCATTGAAAGTTCAGAAGACAACTTTGAGTTATCAGAAGACAACTTTGAGTTATCAGAAGACAACTTTGCCTTCTCTGACTCAAGTCGTTGAACTTTATTGATAAGTTCAGATACTTTATATTCAAGAGACATTTTGTGGTTTATTTGTATCTTATAAAAATAAAATAAATTCAATTTATTTTTCTAGAATTTAATGGGATAAACAAGCGCTAAGTTTTGTATTCCAATCTTGAAAAAATTTAAGGTCATCTTGACTGTATTTTAATTCTAAAGCAATGTCTTCTCGAATCTTCGATTGGTCTTCTCGAATCTTCGATTGGTCTTCTCGAATCTTCGATTGGTCTTCTCGAATCTGTTGAAAGTCGTGTTCTAAACTAGTAATCATGGTGTCTAATTGAGCTATTAGAAACAAACAACGAGCTTCATCTTCGGTATTATTAATATTTTTCAGGTTGTCTATCATTTATGGTTGTCTATCATTTATTTACTTTTTATTTAGATATTATATCTTTTATACCTCAACGTATAAAAGATTAAAATAATTACACTTCAGTACTCGATATCTGCTTCGGATAAAGCTTTAAAAATATTTTCTGAATGTACGCCTTTAAGATTAAATTTAAAGATAAAAATATTTAATTCATCCAAAAAATCAGATTGGGGTAAACGACACCATTTAACTTGAGAGTGTAAAATAGGCTTACTCTTAACCTCGAAAATTTCTCTTATCCGTATGTAATTTAAAATGGTAGTATCAAGAGGTACACTTTCAATGTTGTACCACTTTTGTATAAATTTATAACTTGTTTCTACTCCTACTCGTGGAATATTTTTATTATAATCTGTGCCACACATTATACACAAATCTCTGAAAGATTGTGATGTTAAATTTAAAGTTTGAAGCATCACCTTCTTACTCAATTGAGTAAAAGTAAGATCGGTTGTATTAAAGTTAGTAATAACCTTTAATTCTTTCTCTGGGTTAGACGAAAAGTAATAAGCTAAAACATCTGTATCTTCAGCCACAATGTAGTCAACACAATCATCGTAAAACAGACTTACACAATCTGTTTCTGCTTCACCTTTACTTTGAATCCAACTAACTCCCATTAAATCGAAAAGTTCTTTAAGGTTTAAAATATCTTCTGTGGTGATATTTATTTCGTATCTTTTTCTACGGTCAATTTCTTCCTTAATTAAACCAACATCAATATTACAATTATTTCTGACTAAGGTCTTTTTAGCCAACAAAGTTTTACCCCCTTTTCCTTTAAGTTTTGTTGATATTTCAATCAATAGTTCACTGATTACACCAGAAGTAATGTAATTATTCAAATCAGATTCTATAGTTTCTGTTTTATCCGTCATTCTTTGGCGTTGAATTCTTCGTTCTTCTTGTGCGGGTGCTTTTTCTAATGGTGCTTTTCCTTCAAAAATAAAAATGGGATGAATATCATACTTTCTTAGAAAAGCAATAAAGGTGATAAAACATCCTAACCAATCATTGGTAGATGGATCATTAACACCTTTGAATTTAAATAAAAACATAGGTGTATCAATGGCTATTTTGGTATATTTTAGTTTCGAAACTGGTAAAGTAGTACTTACTTCACGTTTCTTTAAAAATTGATTCAAATTTTTAATTCCCATATTATTCTTTGTTAGTGCTCTATATATTTATTATTTTATTTTTAATTCAATTTAAAATTCAATTTTTAATTTTTTTATTAAAAATAAGATTTATGGTTCGTTAAATCATAAATACGTTAAAAAGTGGTTGCTACCTACTAGTTGATTTTATGGTTTTACAAACCATAAAATCAAAAAATTGAAAATCGAGCAAGGGGGTCCCCTTGCTTTTCAAAACATAATAGCTCACCATCCAAAAAAGATTTTTTACCTTGAGTTGAACTTTAAAAAAAATAAAAATTATTATTTGTTGTGATTTGAGTTATCTACGGTTTAATTTACCTGTAGTCATTTTATTATCTATTTTTTATTAGATTACGTCGAAGACCATCATTAATATAAGTCATAACTTAATTTAGACTGGCCCAAATTGGGATACCCCAAGTTTTGAAACTCTTCGGCAAAAGGAGCATTACTATTTGTAATTTAAAGGTTGATTTGAACCAAGAAAGGTGGATGTCGTTTTGACATCCACCTTTCTTTGATATAATTGGGCAAGTTCTTCTTCAAATTTCACTTAAAATATTTAATTTAATGGTTAAAAAAGCCATTAAATTAATTGGAATTAGTAGTAGCCTCCAAGTTCACGGTATGGTGAATTGTTAGCATAAATCATACCAGATTGGCATTGTCTTCCAGATTGCTTTTCTTGAGCTTGGGCTTGTTGATAGCTATCATACGTACACAATCCACCTGGTTTAACATAAGAAGATAATTGTTGACCAAATGTTCCACCTGTGTTGTGAAGATTACGCATAAATTGTTGGTTTTGTTGAGTTGTTTGAAAACGGTCGTCATATAGCCATTCTCCAGTAATACCTTCCATAGATAAATTAATATATGGAATATACTGAGGTCTTGAAACCTCGTTTTCGACATGTAGTCTGTCTAACGCACTGTTACAACCAGCACTTTTAGTATTAAAACTATCTGGACAAACTGGTCTACCAGCCAAATCAAACCCAGTCCACAATGGACATGTTTTTTCAGAGGCGGGTCCAATAATACGATGAGATTCGAGCCTATTAGCCCATCCCGGGTCAACCTTACACGTACGTAAGGCTGATTCTAGTGATATAGCTCCTGCGGACATTTATTTACTTATTTTTTTAAACTCTTTGTAACTTTAATTTTGAATTTAGTTTGATGGTTTACAACCATCAAACTAACTTTGTACACTACAACATGCCTTAAATTCTACTCTTACACTACAACATGCCTTAAATCTACTTAACTACAACATGCCTTAAATATACATACGAATTTTATTTGAACTAGTAAATGGTGTTCTACAAGTCGCACATTTATTTTCAAATCGTGTTGTACACTCATTACAAAATGTATGGCCACAACCAACCAACACAATACAAATTTTATTTATGGTACAAACCTTACACTCAAGTCCACGAGTTTCTTCGGTGACTTCTTCGTCTGAAATTTTAATCGGCTTAAATAATGGTTTAGAAGGAGTATGAAAATCATCTCCATTAGATGGAGACGGATAAAAATTTAATCTATTCATTGTATTGGGAAAATTTGTAAATTGTTGCAAAATGCGAGTATTTGTAATGATCATATCGGTTTTATTAATTTCAATGTGATCTCTGGAACGATTTTCTAAATAAATGACTGTGTCAGTCACATTTCGTACAAAATCATTTATAATTTTGATTGTAAATGCAGTGGTTGTGTTTCGACTTTGCATGTTTTGACAAATTTTTATTTTATTGGTTGTAAACCACCTAATGATACTAAAAATTTTATTAATGTACTCGTTAGGATTTTGAGGGTTTTTTTCCATAAGCATTTGATGTGCTGTAAGTAACCAATATTTTTTTTGACGAGTACTTTCAGGTGTTATAAACTTACATTGTTGAAACTCTGATAAGTAAACAGAAAATTGACGTAACTGCGAGGCGTTACGTCTATCAAGTAATGAAAGAGAATCCATGTTTAAATTATAATTTTTTTCCTGGTTTAAAATCAATTTTCTATGTTCGTGTCCACTTTAAAAACATAGTGTAATTTTCTATGTTTGGATCCACTTTAAAAACATAGTGTAGAAAAAATCAATTTTAATGGCCGGGAGGGCCATGAAAATTGGAAGGGGAGAGGGGGAGGAAGTTCAATTTTTTTTAATCGCTTTCAGAACCACTTTCAACATCAGATGGAGGGACTTTTTTTTGTATTTTCTTTTTAGGAGCGGGTTTTTTGGGTGTTGGTTTTTCATCTTCGATTTCAGAGTCTGAGCCGGACAATGAATGATCTTTGTCAGAGTCTTCATTTTCAGAGTCAGATTTGGGAATTTTTTTCTGTTGTTTGGGTTTTACAGTTTCAACTTCTGATTCTTCGTCACTGCTCTTAGCTTCGTTTTCAGAGTCTGTTTTAACTTGTTTTTTAGGCGCCTTTTTAACTTGTTTTTTAACTTGTTTTTTAGGTTTACTCGCATCAGAATCTGAATCACTTTTTTTTACTTTAATTTTATGAGCACTACATCTATCCGCTTTTCCACCCTTTGGTTTAGTACCACACTGTTGTCCTTTACGTCCTCCTGCTACAAAGACATGTTGACACAATATGGGATTCAATTTCCCAGTTGCAAGAGTAGGTTTTCCTACTTTTTTGTTGTTGATGTTAATAGTTTGGTCTTCCACTTCTTCACAGTCTGCAGAACCTTCTTCATCAATGGAAATTTGCATCCCTGTTAGCTCATTCCACTTAGAAATAGTTTCTACAACTGGTATTTGATGTTCTTCTTCTAGCCATTTAGCCAGATCTCCAACTGGCATAGCCAAAGATTTCAAGAAATTATTTATCAAAGCCATTGTTATGGGTTTATTGTAATGGTTTTTTACCCTATTTTTATTCAATTTTCTGCGTATACTCTAACTTGTGTACAATATTGTATGTTTTCTGTTTGCAACACAAAATACTCTAAAATAAAAATATCCATTTTTTGATTTCATTTTTCTGGGGAGTTTTTAACCTTTAGTTACACCCAACACTTTACTATTGCAGAAAATTGAAGTAGTAGTTGAAAAAAAATAATAAGATAAATATGGCTACTTTTAACCAGAATTTTACGTCAACTTGGGGAACCACAACTGTTCCTTTTGGAACAACTCCAGCACCACTTTTTGGAACAACTCCAGCACCACTTTTTGGAACAACTCCAACAACTGTTCCTTTTGGAACAACTCCAACAACTGTTCCTTTTGGAACAACTCCAACAACTGTTTCTTTTGGAACAACTCCAGCTCTTAAAGCACCACTTTTTGGAACAACTACAACTCCAACAACTGTTCCTTTTGGAACAACTCCAGCTATTAAAGCACCACTTTTTGGAACAACTCCAACAACTGTTCCTTTTGGAACAACTCCAGCTATTAAAGCACCACTTTTTGGAACAATTCCAACAACTGTTCCTTGGAATTGTTCTTTCAATTTGACTTCTAAAGCACCACTATTTGAATCTTTTCCAAAACCAATCGAAAGTTTAAAAGCACCACTTTTTGGTAGTACTAATCTTGAAAGTTTAAAAGGTGAAGGTACTTTCAAAGATATGTATAATGTCGCATCTAATTTAACTTTGGTTGCTTTAAATCTTCCAAAAAATAAAATTAAAGGATTAATTTTTATGGTTACATTTGATCAAAAAAATACATTGTCAACCACAAAACATTTACTTGAAAATGTGTTCAATTCTACCATAAAATTTTCACTTGAAAATTCATGGTTTACATCCTTAATTAAATATTCTGATGAAAAATTTTTAACCCAAAAAATCGACGGTGAAAGTACACTTATTAAGTTGTATTCTTCTCTTTTAAGGGAATTGATGGTTGAAACCATCACAACTCCTGAACATTTGTACAAATATTTAATTAAATACGGAAAAGAATGTAAAAGTAAAAAAATGTTGTGGCTATTCACACTTTTAAAGTGTGCAGATGATTCTTTCATGGATCTTTTGGATCCTACAAATGAACTAGAAACATTTGCTTTGGCACTTTATTCTTTCATTCAAGATGATAATCATCCAACCAAAGCAGTTGAAAAAGCATTAAGCTCTACAAATTTGTTATATAAAACATTTTTGTTGTCTATGGTTGGGGCGAGTTATGGAACAGAATTTTTTAATTTTCAAAAAATTGAAAACAATGATTTGGAAAACATTGTAACTGCTATTCAGTAAGGTGTGTGTAAGTATAAGGTATAATTTTTTATGGTCTAAGACCATCAAAGATTTAAAAAATGATTTTTTTATCATTTAAATGAATTAATTTAAATGAATTAAATAAAAATGGTTAAAATAGCTTTTGGATATAAACGTAGAGCTGGTAAAGATACCAGCTGCGACTATCTTATACAAAAACATGGTGGAGTTAAACTTTCATTTGCCGAACCATTGTATAAAATTTTAAGGTGTGCCCAAAATATATGTAACTTTGATGTAGTTAAGGATAGAAAATTTTTACAATTTATAGGTACAGAATGGGCAAGATCAATTAAAGATACAGTGTGGACTGATATTTTAATTGCAAAAGTTAAGGATCAATCACATCAAAATATATTTATTTCAGATCTTAGGTTTAAAAACGAGTTTAAAGCTTTACGTGAAAACGATTTTAAACTCGTTCACATCAAGAGTCCAAATGTAGATTCTTTAGATGGATATTCTAACCATCAAAGTGATATTGATTTGGACAATTGTTGTGATTGGGATTACACTATTGAAAATTATGGAGATATTGAACATTTATACCACGAATTAGATAAAATCTACCACTTATTAGAAAAATGAAATTAAAAGGTTAAATTTATCTAAATTTAAATTGATACTAATAAAGATGAAGTTTGAAATTGTTAAGGAAATGATGGTTCAGCGAAACTTTAAAGAATATAAAATTAAAGAAGATAATTATATAATAGGGGTAACAATGAATACATTGGGTAACAATGAGTATATTTATATCAAAATATACCCGGGAAAATTTGAGATTAAAGTTGTTAGAGAATTTTTGTCCACAAAGTTTAATATACATAATGAGGGGGTGACCACTAAAATTTCAAATAAAAATGTGGTTCAATTAATCATAATTTGTAAAAGTTTTCAAAATTCTCATGTTAAAGAATTTAAAGAACTATCACCCCACATTCAATTGATTAGAAGTGATTTTTTTAATATCAATATTACAAAAAAAGCTCCTTCTCACCTTAAAGTTGACGGTTCAATTATTAAAAATAAAAAAGAACTTCCTATTTTAAAAATCAGCGATCCAAATTGTATTTTTTACAATTTTGTAAAAGGGGATTTAATAAAAATAATTAGATCCGATGGAGAAGTGTGTTATAGATTAGTTCGTTAATGGTTCAAATAACTTTAAAAAATTAAAAAATGGGAAAATAGTGGATTTTACAATTTATATTTTTTATGCTTTTTAAAAGCATAAAAAATAAAAGTTTATATTTATACATCCTAACCGAAGGGGGTCCCCTTCGGTAGTTCTCAAGTTTTATAATTTATCTTCTTAGGAGATTAAAAACCATAAAAATTATTCAAAACTTCATATGAAATTGAAAAGGTGTTGGTCGTTTTTCTCTCAATTTAATTTGTGAGTGTGCTCTAAGACCCACATCATTAGCTCCATATAAAGCAGACCATGCCGAATAACGCTTATTATTTGCATTTATTTGATATTCTGTTTTAATATTTTCAGTAATGTATTCAACTACTTGGTTAATGATGTAATTTGAGCTTAAACCAACATTGTTGTTTATAGATTTTTGAAGTATATTTGATTGTACATCACCCATATACGATAAATTATTTAAACCAATATTATCAAATTTAACTACCCCAAAATCACCGCTAAAATTACCATCCCCAGGAATATTATATCTAGTATGAATATCACCTGGAAATGATCTGTGATTAGACAAAAAAGAGTCCAAAACGTGGTTAATAACTTGGTCTGTGACTCGAATAAGTCTTTTATCTAAACCTTTTGTTTTGAGTGTAACCGCATCTGATATCCAAGAAGTAACACTAGGAGAGTAGTATGATTCATTGTATTTTTGACCCCAAGAGGTCGAATCCCATCCAACATGACGTATATCCATTTATTAATTCAAAGAACTACACGTTAGCGTGGAGATTAAAAATTGAAATAAAAATTAAAATTGAAGTGTAAATAAAATGGATACAGGATCCCAAAGTGATAGGGTATTATGCAAAAAAGGTTGTTGTTCGCTTAAAATATTGCCAAAAGTTAAAGGTGAAAAATGCGATCAACATCATCCTTTTGAAAAACGAAAAGCTGGAGTTTTCGTTTATTGTGGTAATAAAGTCTTATTAACTCAATCTTATAATAATTGTTGGGGAATTCCAAAAGGTCAAATGGAACCATTTGATCAAACTACTAAAATGTGTGCTGAACGAGAATTGAAAGAAGAAACAGGACTAATAGTTGTTCTTAACGACAATGACTTGTATAAAATTATATTAGATAATTGTTACATTTATAAAATATCTGTCGAGTGTGTAAACATCGTTGATATTCAAAATCTTGAAAATTTAGATTCAACTGGTATAGGTTGGGTTGATATGGAATGTGCATTTGATTTAAATTTAAATTTTTTAACAAGGAAAATTTTAATGGGAATTTAAACCTTTAATTTTTAATTTTTCCTGTGGTAGATTATTCGTTTCAAAAATGTTTATAATAAATGAAGCCGGTTGTTACACCAATTTTTCCCAGAAATAATGGTATACAATATCCACAAAATCTTCCAATTCGTAAAACAGATTCAAAAGAACGTATGTTAAATTCTGGAGGATTTTGTGGTCAAAGTAACCCTGAAATTATACATCATCACTCACAGCCTTATCAACAACAAATTATTAATTGTATTGGTATAGCTCAACATATTGATGGGTGTCCTATATGTAGTCGGTTGTATGATACAGATAAAACATTATACATCCTAGCTATTATTGGGTTGTTAATATTATGCTTTCTTATGGTTAAACGTATTGTTAAACTTTAAATAATTTTAATGGTTTTTAAAACCATTAAAATTAAGAACAATTAGGCAAATGTGCCTAATCGATGACGCAAGTAACATACACATTGTAAAGTACACACTATAATTATTTTAGGTTTACATCTGCAGGTTGTTGTGGTTATTCTAACGATGGTAAAGTAAAACCAGATACAAAGAAATTTAAATTTTGATGCTTTTGAGTAACTGGAATTTTAGAATTTAAAATTTTATAAACAGCTTCCTCCACTTTTCCCAAGTCCAATTCATTTTTAAGAGGATTAAAATATGTGGTTAAGAAAGCTTCAAATTTTTGCCTGGATGAAAGGTTAAACCCTTCAAAATCGTCGTCGTCAGGCATCATTTGACCTTCTTCATCGTCAAATACTTCTTCTGGTGTAATTACTTCATCTTCATTTTCAAATTCCAAGTCTTCCTCGACCCTTTCAAATTGATGAGTATATTCTCTAACTTTACCTAAACAAAGGTGTATTGCTGTTTGCAAATCTTGGGTGTTTATTGTGGGGGAATTAAACTTTAAGTTTACTTCTTTTAATTTAGATAAAATGGATAATAACACCATTAAAACATTATCTTCTTGACGACTTTGCATAACTTCTAAACTTTGAAGATTATTGTTCGCTTTACCCAATAAATATTTAGACCAAATTAAAAGACTTTTATATCTTATATCATATCCAGCTTCTCCAACAATTTTTTCAGACATTTTTATACCATTATAGATAATACTCCAAATTTGTAATAAAGATTGGTTACTTAAACCATATTGTTTGCTTTTTTGGGTGAGGTAATCTGGAATTTTTGCTTGAGGTACATTTGAATCATTAAACATAATAAATGTATAAAATGGAGAAAATTGTACTAAATCATCATAACTTACTCCCAATCTGTGTTTAGATTTGGTATGAACCATTAAATTATCTAAAATCATAAAGTAAAAATCAACCTTATCTTTAATGATATCAATAAGAAATGAATCTTTCTCAACAAATTTTTCAAAAGATGGAATTTTTTGAATTTTTAAGACTACTTTATCCATATATTTATTATAAAATTCTTCGGTTTTATCAAGGTCATAATGATCTTCAAATTCCAAATTTTCTAAACCAAATATTAAGTTTTTCACACTCCACTCTTGAAGTTTAATATTGATTGCTTCTTCAAGCAATTTGTTTTTTGTGGTGATAAACACATCTTTTTCAATTAATTTATTGAATTGATCTAAATCGGAGGTTTTAACATCTTTAATTCTAACATACAATTTGGCGGGATCACTTCCTCCATACAATTTATTTAATTCAAAAGCAATAAAATGAGAAATCGATTTAAATTTACGGTTATTTATAACCACAATGGAAGTTTCGTCTAAAGGAGATAAAATATCATTTTCAATGTAGACTTTAAATGACTCGGTTGAAGTAGTAGAATCAACATCTATTTGTGGAAGTTTAATGCTTTCACTTTCAAAAAATTCAATATCTTTTTCTGATGGAAAATACCACATCATCTTAAATTTTTTTATTTTATCTTTAACTTCATCTGGAAGTGCTTTAGCCGAATACAAATCTAAGATTCGGTTGGCAAATTCTTCTCGTTTACTAGAAAGTATATCAAATAATTGGTCTTTTAAAGCTGTTTTATCCTCGGATATGGTAGCATTTTTTGATATGGTATAATCAACAAATGCATGAAGAGATGCTACCTTTAAATCAAATAAATTTCTTTTAAGGACATTTCTAGCTTCATTTTTACGAATTACTCTAATTAAAGAATTAGGATCGGTATAATTTAAAATATTTCTTTTTTCGTGTAAGGTTAAGATAGTATCTATATCGGGAGCATTTAAATATACTTCGGTATTACCATAATCTTGAACCAAAGCATCAACCAATCGCTTAATACTTCTTTTTTTATCTTTTGAAATATACTTTTCCAAATTATGCTTTCGAAAAGCTTTTTTTAAATTTATTTCGGCAATATAAGATAAATAAATATTATCCTTTTGTTGAGCTTTATTTTGCTCAAGTTGTAATTCGTTTCGAATTTGTTCTAAAGCTTGACCATATATATTTTCTCCATCTTTAGATCTCCCAATACCTAAAAAAGTATTTGGAGAATAATATATAATTTGAAGGTTTTCAGTATCCATTAATTTTTTAAAAAATTGTTTATTTTGTTTAGCTTTTTCGATTATTGCGGTATGTGCCGATGATTGAATTGTAGCTTGTTTAAGGTGTGTTCGTACCTCACCAAAAGTAGTTAAAACATTTTTTGGCAAAGTTTGAGATAGTTCTTCTTTAAAAGTTGACTCTGGTAACAAATTTGCATACACAAAGTTAACAATGCTAGAATAAGTATGAGAGTTTACTTTAAATGGTAAAATAGCATCATTAGCTAATTTACCGAATGGTTTATCCAAACTATTACGTATAGTTACTGACATTTATTATTTCTTTTTTAATACTAATTAGGTTCTAATTAGAACTAATTAAAAAATTAATTCTTTTGAAGCCTAAGCGAACCTTATCACTTTTTAAAGACTCTTGGGTATAAGTTTTTAATTAGAATTGTTAATTTAAAATAATAATATATATAAATGAATAGTCTAATCCCGACAAATATTAATTTTTGGTACACTGTACCAAAACGAGAACTATTTCTAATTGTTAAATTTTTAACACTTGTACTTGTAATATTATCCTTTTTTCTACCATCAAATAGTATTTATTTTACATTGGCCATATCAACTGTAATTGGAAGTGGATACTACATCTTAAACGAAACTTATCCACGGTTAGTAATGTTACTTACCATACTTGTAAAATATCAAATATCCAAATTACAAACTAAAATTTTGAAAGTTAGTCGAGTTTTATTAACAACTCCGACTAAAATTACACCACGACTTCAATCAGATGAAAATTTTAATTTTTTACAATATTATGATGAAGATAAGGTTAATCCGAAAAAATATATTTTAATGGTTAAAAAAACATTGCGTAGTAACGATTTAATTATTTTTAAAGACGAATTTAACCAAGATATCACAGATCACATTGAACCATATCTTGGTCCAATGCAAAATTTTCACGGATCCTTAATCACACCGGGTGATTTTCAGCATAAGAAAATCACAGTGTTTAGAGATGGAGAAATTAATTTTTTCAAAACATTTGAAGAAGATGAACCAATACGTGTTCAAAATTGATTTGTAAATTGTTAATTTACTAAGAAATGAAATATGACTCTGTTTTTAAACATTGGTATTATATTTGGCCAAACAGCCTTTAAAATTTTTAAAAAACTTGAGACTGGTAAAAAAGTAGATTTATCCGAGTTTCACATCAAATTAGATGCATTGCACTTTAATAATTTGAGAGATGGTTATTTTAACCATCTCTATCGAATAAAAAAAATTTCAAACTGTAAATTGGGAGTGGTTCATAACGGTGTGAGGTATTACTTGTATAAAGATATGCCTGGAGTGGTTTTATCACATCACACATTACAATTATTTTTAAACGGTGAACTAACCTTAATTAAAATTGAGATGATATTGAATGTTCAAATAAATGTGTTACTTGAACCATTATTAAATTTAAGAAAGTGTCAAAGCTTAAATGAAGCTTTAATGAATTGGTCGTTGAACAATAATTTTAACGATATCAATTTCATTGAAATAGGTTACATTAATCATTTAAAATTATTTGAAAATAATAATATCGAATTTGAGGACACTGATGTACAGTCAATTTTGAACACCTTCTTAAATTGTGAAAGTGTACATTTAATTCCACAAAGATTTTTAAAAAAGGTACTTGCTCTACAGAAAAAAAAAGATAATACTCATTTCAAAGTTTCAAAATTTATGGATATTATTACTTTTACAACCAAACATTTTATTAAATTGGTACGCAAGTATTCAAAATTTGAAAATGTGGTAGAAGTGACTAGATATAATTTAAATTTTCCAATCGAACTATATATCAACCCTAAAAAAATTGAATGTAAACGCAAAAGTTTATTTTTATTTAAAAGAAATAATGATTACATTCGCCTTAAATCATTTGCTATATTACACAATTTAAGATGGTTTTTTAATACCAGATATAATTCTAAAAAATCTTTAGGATTTGATGGAGAATATGGAAGAACAATAAATGGTTATGCTCAAACATTCCACAAATATGACGATGTTTTACTTTGGTTAGTAACTCACCCAAATACGATTGAAGATGTTGAGTTTGTTATTTTAGATCCTATTCCTCCTAATTATATTTTTTAATTTTAATATCCTAAGGATATTAAAATTATTTTTTTAAAATTAATTTAATTTCTGGTCTAAGTTGAGCTAAAAGAGCTCTTAAAATTGGAAATTTGTCTTTACGGTCCTTTTTAATCTCTAAATCGTCAAATATCTTTTTTTTACTAACTTGTGTTGTCGAGTTATCCAAGTTAGAAATGTACTCTTTTAATTGGTCTACGAAATCTTCTTGCGTTTTAGCTTGAAATAATTTGAGTCTTCTCTCTTTTTTGGTCGTCTATCAGAAGATCTTTAAGTAATAGTATGTGATCATCTTTAACCTGAAGTTGCTCTTTTAATTGATTTTCTTTAAATTTATGGGTGTAAGCACCATAAAGTTGAACTAGTTCTTCGAGTAGAAGGTAATAATCTTGAATATCATCGCGTCTTTTTGTATTTAATTTCATGATAGCTTTTTTAAAGTTTTTTGGTTCTATAATAATCCAACGTTTAGTTACTCGGTTCGTAACCTAACCAATTTAACATCGCCCCCCCCATGGGGCGATGTTTCCCAACCATACTATCCCACAGAACATCAAATCCAAGGTTATCTTTAATCTCGAAATCAACCTCTTTTACAAAGGTTAAAATGTCCATTAACTCTTCGCTTTTTTTAAGGGCAACGAGTACTCTTTCGTCGGAGTAATAATTTTCCATATTCTTTATTTGTACCTTAATTTAGAGTAAGTGATCAATTTTCTGTAGATTTAACATCACCCTTAGCTCTTTAATCATCTCTTTTTTTAATGCTTCGAGAAGCATTAAAAATTTAACTCAAATTAAATTTAATAATTTCACCTCCATGTTTACAATATACCTTAGAACGTTTTTCAAAATGTTTTTTTAAAGTATGATGAGAATCTACCAAATCAAAAATAACAGGTTCGACATCTTTTCTACGCATAATTCTACCTATAAATTGAATATAATAACTGACCATATCAGCCGCTGCTAGTAAAGTATCTAATCGAGGATGGTCAAATCCAGTTCCAATTTTTGAATTAGTTCCAATAAGAATTCGAGCTTCTTTATCAAATTCTTGTTGTTTGCCAAGAAGAGAAGTAACTTTTTCCCCTAATTGTTTTAGTTGGTTCACCAAATATTGCCCATGTTCAACTCTTTTTACCAAAACAAGGAATACTCGATCTTTAAATTGTCTTATAATTTTAATGATTAATTCATTCCTTTTTTCATCTTTTGATTGTTCGTCTAATATAGTGTTCCAATCAACCTTAGATTTATAATTAGGTCCCATTTTTATCACATCACCACTAGGACGCCAACCAGTTTTGATGGTGTACACGGTATGTTTTTTATTTAAGATATATTTAACCTTTTCACTTCCAAAAAATAAATCAAAAAGGATGTTGTAACCATCTTCTCTGTAAGGAGTTGCAGTTATACCTAAGAGGTACCTTGGAGTTAGGTTTAATAAATTTTCAGACAATTTTTCTGTTAGACATAAATGCGCTTCATCGATTATAACAAACCCATAAATTTCTAAAAAAGTTTTTGGTACTTTATGAATATTACAAGCATTAATAATACAAAAATCTGGAGACAATTTTTCGTTTAATTTGTTCAATTTATTTGGTTCAATAACCATTACACTACTCTCAGGAACCCATTTTTTAATTTCCGTCTCCCACTGTGTTAGTAAAGTTTTTTTGGGCACTACTATAAATGTTTTAAGCTTAATTTTACTTGACATATTTATTGCAGTAACAGTTTTACCAAACCCTGTGTAACAACTTAAAATTACACTTTTGCTTTCCTGGAGTATTGTTAGTGCTTGATCTCGACAATTTTTCTGTTCATTTCTCAAATCACCTACAAAAGAATGCGGCATTTTACCTAAAATTTTACGATTAGGTCTCGCCGGTTGTACACCCTTTAATTTTAAACCATAGCTAAATGGTATATAAGCTGGTCTACTTTCAACCTTTTCATTAACGTTATAAATATGTATGGTTTTACTTGAACTATTGTATTGTTTATTTCCAATTTCAATACGTTTAGTAAGATCTTTTTGTAGTTTCATCAGTACAACGTCGTCATATAAATTTGTATGGATAACTATTGCCATTTTTATTAATAATTTTTTAATAAGAAGGAATTCAATTTTAAAGAGTTAAAGAGTGTAATCAATTATGTCTTCTAACCGAAGGGGACCCCCTTCGGTTAAGTTCAAGTTTTTAATTTAATGGCCCATTCGGTCATTAAATCAACTAGTGGAGGGTAGCCACTTTTTGATTTTTAAGGTATATTTAACCTTTAAACGTTGTATCTTTGGTCGTTGATCACTTTCATTTCTTCCACTAACTCTTCTTCACTCACTTCACTTTCAGTTAGGTCAATGTTATTACCTGAAAATTGTACATTTTTAGCCTTGAGTGTATCCTTAATCCGGGTATACAGACTTTTAGAGTTCGGATTGGCCTGAAAATCAAGAAGAATTTGGAGATGTGGAAATAAAGTTTTTTGAACTTTAATTCTACGTTCAGTGTACCCGTGTTGAGCTCTGATAGTGTAGTACTGAAAGTGTTCGCTGTCATTGCGCTTAATCAAAATAAATCTTTCTTGTTTCTTTTCATCTACAGGAAGAGGTGCTCTATCTTCGACTGCTATACCCAACTTACGCTGAATATTTTGGTTTTGTTTTTTAAGACCATTATTTTGGTTTTCTAGGATCTCCGACTTTTCAATCAAGATTTCGTTTTGATCTTTGACTTCTTCAAGTGAGATGCCAAGAGAACGCATGTATTGTTCTTGACGCCGATTTGATTCTTCTATATTTTTATTTGTAAGCTTTAGATCAACCATCATTTTTTCTAAATTTGTTATTTTATACTGAGCTTTACGATGGTTAAAATAAAGGGTATACTCAGTGTACATCTTAAGGAGTTCTTCAAGATCAATGTAATAATCTCGAATGGTGTGACCATTTTTAGTCTTAAGCTGCATTATAGCCATTTTAAGGTCTCTGGGTTTCATTACAAGAAATTTAGAACAAGCTCTTGCTCCATCATGAGGAAGAAGTTGAAGTTCTTCTTGTATAGCCGGATATAACTCTATTTCTTTATCTTTATAAGATAACTCACTATAAGAAATGTTATTGTTGCTTAACATCTTTTTAAAATTCTGTCGTTGTTTACGATATTCTCCTTCGTATCCAAACCATTCCAAGACCACCGTACCCACCAGGGTACACTGATTTCCTACCACTACTTGCCAAAAATAGTCAAACATCACACTATTGATCTTAAATTTGGTTACTTTTATGAATTGTACGATATCAAGTAGATCTAAGGAGGTGTTCAAAGCTTTATTAATTTTAGGGTTACTTGATCCATTCTCAGTGTCAATAGTAACACCCAAAAAGGTAGTTTTAATTTCACTTGAAATTAGGTTAGACATATCTTTATTTAAATCTTCTTTTTCAAAGAAAAAATCATTTTTTGTTTGGTTCTTTCTCTCCATTTCGATAATACTATAAATAGTAGGTCTTGACACCTTAAATTTATTAGCTATTTGAGTTATTGGTACATTGTTGCAACGCATTTGAAAAACTGCTTGACGCTCTTCTTTAGTTAGTCTCGATTTATTTCCAGTTGTAATTTCCATTTATTTACTACTAAAAAATAAATTTTTTTACAACTGGAAACAAATCGAAAGGTTCCCTTTATTAGATATTTAATAAATGTTTACGATTAACGGAAGAGATGTAACATTATCCTCGGGTGATACCTTGGATAGTCTTAAAAATAAAATTAGCGCGGCTTTAGGTACAATACCACCACTTCTTGGATACGTGGGTGACACCCTTCCACCACTTGAAAGTGATGGAGTGTATACCATCCCCGACCCCATATTTAGTCTTTCACCTGATTTACGTGCACGAGATATCGAAAGTTCGTGGAGAGATATTACACTTCGTATTAATACGGATGATGTCGACCTTAATTTTCTTAAAAAATTATACATCATTGCTAGAATCCAATCGATGCTAGAAGATTTTGGAGGCGGTATTAATCCAAACGATGCATTAGCTTTTGCATTAATTGATCTTCAAAATCAACCAGAATTTATTGATAGCGATGAAAATAAAAAAGTGTGGTCTACATCTAACAATATCATTAAAGAATTTAAAAATATGGTTGACCAAAACATTAAAAATTCAAAAAAACAAGATCAAATTAGTGGAGATTGGGACGCCATTAATCCTCAATTTCAAACAACTTCATTTGTTATGAATAAAATTAACCATCAAACAGAAATACCAAATACTTCTTCTCAGAGTGAAGTTATGGTATTTGATAGTATACGTCTTGGCGGAGTTGTGATTGCTTGTTTTTATCAAGATATGATAAAATTTAACACTACATCCTCAAATTTAATTGATGAGTACTTACTTCAACGAGATGATAGTTATTCAAAGAAAATAAAAGTTTCAGATGTAATAAGGATTATGATAACCTTTAACCAACCAAATTCTCGGGTAAAGTATAAATTTATAAATGTATTTGTTAAAAAGGAAAGTATAACCCTAACAATTGAAACTTTAATTAATGAAAGTAGTGGAACCAATCAAATTAAAAATTTGATACAAAAAATTATTGGAGATATCTCTAGAGATAGTGACAACCAACCTGATGTAACCGAAAAAGATTTTTATTATGGTTCTTATTCAGCATCTGTTAATATTCCTTTGATCATCCTTAAAGATATAATGACTAACGATGTTAATGTAACTAGCCTCGGTTACATTAACGAAAGTGCATTAATTAATACTCGTAAAACTAATTTAAATATATTTTTGAAAGGTGGTCAAAGATCAAATGACATTGGAATTAGTTTGTTTGAACGACCAGAAAGTAGTGGAACTCTAGTTAGAATTAAAAAAATTCGTGGTGGACCTGACTTTAAAACTAGAGTAGATTCGGTGGTTAAAATTATGAATAAAATTTTAGCTTATACACATTCAAAGGTTGATTCCATCTTAAAATTTTATCAACAATACATAACACTGCACCTCTCAATAGTTCCGTTTGAAAAACAGGTTGGGGGGAGAGAAAATATCTTAAAATTAGAAGCACCCGATATTTTTTTACCAAATTACACAAGATTATGTAATAAACCTCCTTACATCGTAGACCGAGTTGAAAACCAAGTCGAAAGCGATACTATTTTAAAATTTCCAATTTATGGAGAATCAGAACCTAAATATTATTCGTGTAATTACCCCGATTACAAATACCCAGGACTGAGAGAAAATACTACCTTGGGAAATAAAGATATCTATCCTTTTGTTCCTTGTTGTTATCAACGACCACAAAAAAAAAGTAAAAACTATAAAATGTATTACTCCCAAGAAAGGTACAATCAAAGGATAAATGCGGGCGAAATAGGAAAAAGTCTTAAAATTTTATCTCCGGAACGATTAGGTTCTTTACCACCAAAAGTTGATAAACTTTTAATGTACACAACAAATATTAAATTCTATAGGTATGGTATACCTCCATCTAGATTATCAATAATAACTTTATTAAACAAGGTTACTGGTAACCAAAATTCTGAAGAAAATATACTTTCCCAACTGGTTAAAAGAGCCGAATTGTGCAAAGGAGAATTTGATAGTTTAGATACTAAAGAAATTGCCGAAAAAATAATGGACCCAAATACTTATATTAGTCCTAGATATTTTAAAGGCGCTTTAGAAGACTATTATCAAATATCTTACATTTTATTTTCATTGGATCAAGATGACTTTAGTGTGTATCCTAACAAATTTGTTAGATTTATTTGTCCACTTAAAAAACGTGTAGTTTTAGTGATAGAACACCAGGATAAAGAACATTCGGAATTAATTGTGGATGAAGAAACCTCAACATATGTTAATAAACAAGGTAAAAAACCTATATTTACCTTTGAAAATGGTGATGCCCAGATTAAAAAAATTTTTAAATTGTACAAAGAAAGGTTTAATTACACCACTTTTGATATTGTTAATAAAAAATTTACTACTCCCTTCAATGATTCTTCCGTTGGTAGTAATACTTTTAGAGAATATCCGTGGGAATGGATATCCTCGAACGGAAAGGTTCTAAAAGAGGTTGAACCGGTGAGTCAATATGTTGATAGTTATGGCCAAACTAGACTTGTTGAATTTAAAAACGAAAATAATCGTTTTGTTGGGCAATTTCAACCATTACCTTGTTTAAAATTACCAATTAAAGAAATTAATTATTTTATTAAAATTAATGATGAATTAGAACCCCAAGCCATTTATAATTTACACCAACAGTATAAATGGTTAGTAGTGTATCGTACTAAACTAAATATAGATCCAGGCTACATTTCACCATTAAAAATTTATATAGAAACAAAACGAATGGCTGAATATCTTTTACATTCGGCGTGTTACTTGTACTCGGTTTACACCCTTCAAACCGGAAAATCTGTCGATGAATGGATTGAAAGTAGTACTCAAGTTGTTGAAAATTATACATATTCGAGGGTTACAATTAGACCTATTTTTAATTTAGATGAATTATTAGTTCGTGGTAAATTTGTATGTAACACCGTTGAATTTCAAAACCGAATAAGGTTTAATTTAAGCCTAATTTCATCTGTAAATTTAAAAGTATATTCAACCAATGCGTACCACGCTTTTTACAAAAACATTTCAAATTTTAAACTGGTACACCCTGAACAGTTAGCTTTATCCACAAAGGATTATTTTCAAAGAACAAGAGAACCATATATATTGAACATTTTAACAACGGAAAATGTTCAATACATACAGATGAATACTTTGTACTACATTAAAAACTTGTTTAATGTATATTCAAATATTTTATGTTTGTTTTTACCCACTCTAGAAAAACTTATTGAAACCGCAAACCAATTTGTGGATACCAAAATTGTTCTCGATGAAACAAAAGTAAACGTAACTGTTTTTAATCAACAGAGTGTAAAACAGTATTCTATTGGAACAAAAGATCCATCAATCGATGCTATTACAATTAATGTTAATGGAAATTGGTTTTATGGTTTACTTTTACCGGAATTAATATAATTTTTTAAACTCAAAAATGAGTTTAAAAAATAATAAACTTAAACGTTGTATCTCTGGTCGTTAATAACCTCCATTTCTTTAATAAGTTCTTCTTCTAAGACTTGGCTTTCTCTTAGATCAATATTGTTACCGGTAAATTCTACACCTTTAGTTTTTAAATTCTCTTTTATTCTGTTGTACAATGTTTTAGAATTTGGATTACACTTGAAATCAAGCAGAATTTCAAGATCAGGAAAATAATTTTTTTGTATTTTAATTTTACGCGTAGTGTAACCATCTTGAGCTCTAATAGTGTAATAAGGGTAGTATTCATCGTTATTTCTTTTCATTAAAATAAAGCGTTCACGTTTTGACTCGTCTTCAGGTTGAGGAGCACGATCTTCGACCGCTATACCCAATTTACGTTGAATTTGTTTGTTTTGTTTTTTAAGACCGCGAGTTTTATCGAGTAGTTCTTCGTTTTGATCTTTAACGTCTTCAAGTTGAATACCCATACTTTGCATATATTTTTCTTGTCTTTGCATTGTAAGGTTCATATCAGCCATCATTTTTTCTAAATCGGTTATTTTTCGTTGAGACTCTCTGTGGTTAAAATAAAGAGTATACTCAGTGTACAATTTAAGGAGCTCTTCAAGGTCAATGTAGTACTGTCGGATGGTGTGCCCATTTTTAGTCTTAAGTTGCATTATAGCCATTTTAAGATCTTTTGGTTCCATAATCAGAAATTTAGATTTTACTATGTCGCATGTAGCCATTTTAGACAATTCTTTTTTAATAGATGGATACAATTCTATTTCATTATCTTTATGAGTTAATTCGCGGTAAGATATGTTATTATTTTTTAACATTTTTTTAAAATTTCGTTTTTGTTCTTTGTTTTCACCTTCATAACCAAACCAATCAAAAATCATAGTGACCAAGTGAACACTATGATTTCCTACAACTACTTGCCAAAAGTAGTCAAACATCACACTATTGATCTTAAATTTGGTTACTTCTATAAATTGTATAATATTAAGGAGAGAAAGACTTTTATTTAAAGCTTTATTAATTTTAGGATTACTTGAACTATTTTCAGAATCGATAGTAATACCTAAAAAATTAGTGGTAGGATTTTCCATATTTAAATCTTTATTTTCCTCTATTTTAGCTGTGTAAAAATCAATTTCTTTTTGGTCATTTAAACGCTTTTGAATAATGCTGTAAATTGTTGGTCTTGAAACCTTAAATTGTCTAGATAAATAAGCTATTGTAGTACCAGAGTTATACAAGTCAATAATATTTTGACGCTCATCAAGTGTCAATTTATGTATAGGATACAAAGTCATTCTTTATTTATACAAAAACGTAAATAAAAAAAAATCTAACTTTAAATCATTTCTTTACACTATCTCAATTTGTTCAATAAACAAAGCCTAGTATATCTCACGATATCCACATCTTCTATTTTAGAAAAAAGCTGCTCTTCAATATCCTTATTAATTTGAATAATTTCATCAAGCGCTTCTTGGTTTATTGTTATTCTTTTGTAGTCGGATTGGCTTGCGACTAAGTAACCCATTACAAATGCTGATGGATTTTTATATTCATAATCAGGTATTTTATCTACTAAAGATAATAAGTGTGTTATCTCTGGCAAGCTTAAAACCCGATCGGAAGTATCATTAATAATATTTATGGTTGCAAGAGCTATTAATTTAAATTTTTCATTATTTGTATATCCGCTTTTTTTAAGATTAATTGCACCACCAAGTCCCAATCCTATATCAGCTCCTCCAATTCTATCCCAAGCATTTCTTTCGGCTAAAAATTCAACTTGGTTTTCGTATATATCGTCTTCTTCTTCCATTTATTAAATCCACTTTTTGAATAGTTTGAATTTAATTTTTGACAAAAATTCAAAATTCGTGAGAATCGGATCCAAATTTTGTAACTTTTGATTTTTAGAATTTAAAATCTACAGAAAAAAAATAAAACTTTCACTACTTTTCAAAAAGTGGATGAAATTAAAATCAAAAGAACCTTTAAAAAAAACAACTTTTTTACTCAATTAGTTTGTGGATAAACGACAAATTTAGTGTAGTTTGAGAAATGTAGTCAAGTTAACTAGATCCCACTAAGAATGAATCCACGTTTTTTAGTGTACGTGCTCTCCTCCAAAAAGTTACAATAACTGAAAAATCAAAATATATCTTTACACTCTTCTTTTAAGGTTATTTAGTTTATGGATAAATGAGATATCTCGACTACTACTTTTCGGCATCTCCGACTTGTACGTGTGGCTCCCAAAGAAAAAAAGTAGATATTCCTAATTAAAGGTCAGACTAACTATTTTTTCCCATAAATAAATGGACACAGGTACTAAGACTTATCAAATAGATAAACATAAGCAACTTATACCGTTAAATGGTAGCACAGTTAATTTTTCCTGCTTTTTTGAAATAAAAAGTAAGGATAAAAAACCCTTTAATCTAGCTGTTGTAGAACAAGGTGAAATTAAACCTAAACAATATAAATTGGTAGATGATGGATACATAAACGGTGAAATAGAATCTGATGGACAACTCAAATCTTATTTTTTGGTTTTAAAGTCGCAACAACCATGCGAATGTAATGTAAGAATTGTGCTTAAACCAAAGGAACCACAACAACAACCTTTACCACCGCAACAACCGCAACAACCGCGTAATACACAATATCCTCAAGAGGATGAGGTAAATCAACCATTAAATTCTTTAACTTTACAAACTCCGGAATCATATTTTCAAATGAAATATATTGTAGGTATTTCGGTGATGGTAGTAATTGTGTACCTGTTGTACAGGTACCGTAAATCTATTTTTGGAAAATGGGCAACTAGAGATAGTATAATGAGGGATATATCAAGTGTCAGTTTTTAATTTTTTTCAAAGAATAAATGAGTATCCCAATTTAGCCGCAGTTTCTCAACGAATACCAACCTCTCTGGTGTGGAGGTACACCCACATCGGGAAGGTCAAAAAGGTCTTCAACATCAGGTCTGAAAAGGTTATAAGTCCAATGAAAAGTGAGCCTTCTCGATGGTGCAATGCACCATCATCGAGCATTGGTCTTCGACCAATGCGATTCAAGGCCGGGATTGGACCACGCCTTCGGCGTCTAGTGCACAGCACCATCAGATCTAAGGGGTTATCGGTGAGATATGGGTTTAAAAAAAAGTTAATTCGGCCGAATTAACCACAAAAAAAATTAAAAAGTTCCTAAAAAAGGTTAACTTTAACCCAAACCATTTGGGTTAAAGTAACCGAAAAAATTAGTCCCATTTATACTACTAACCAAAATATATATATATATCTATCTTATTTTTTAAGTTCAATTGAACTTAAAAAATTAAAAATTTAAAACAAATCTTTCACAAATATTTTGTAATTCAGGGTCTTTTTCCTCCTTAATTTTCTCATTAAGAATATCTAGAAAATTCTTTTTAGACTCGATTTGTAAAGTAGGAGAAGCCACAATTGCTTTACTTTTAAAAGTAATTTTAAATCCTAAAAGTAATAGTTGTTTATACTTTAAATTTTTTTTAAAAGTTTGAAATTCTTCAGGATTGCCTTGGAGCACAATTTTATATTTTTTACATGATGTATTTTTATACTTGGTAATCTTCGATTCTGGATTCATAACATCACTCACAGTCATATATTTAATAATTAATTTAGGCATTTTAAGATCTTCCTCTTCACAAATAATTTCGCTTTCACTAATATTAATTATACTTACTGTATTTTCAATAGACTGTCCAAAAGCATGTTGCATAGCCGACCCAGGATAATAAATATTATCTTGAACCCATTGTTTATTGTGAATATGACCACTAATAACAATTGGATACTCCGAATTCCATTTGTCTCCGTGTTTACTTTCAATTGGGCCCATTTTACATCCGTAAAATTCTTGATGGGCAAATATAGCTTTAAAATTTTTTAAAGTTTCTTGAGAAACTTTTGTTTTTAATGCTTCAACAAATCTTCCAGGTGGAACATAAGGTGCAAATAAAAATTTAAAATTTTTAACTTCGATTGTGGTAATATCATCCACAATTACAACATTTTCCCAACATTTTAATACATTCATCCAATGATGATTTGTGAGAAATTGTTGATTATTTTTATAATCATGGTTTCCAACAAGCACAAAAGTTTTAACTAAAAGTCTTAAGGAATTTATAAATTCGATGGCTAAATTAAGAGGTTCAACATCTACTCTGTCATGATTATCTAAAAGATCTCCAGCAACCACAACAAAATCAAGTTTGGATCTAACAACAATATTTAAAATTTTACTGGTAAACAACGGGATACATTCAACATTTTTTATTTTAAAGTGGGGGTCTCCTATAAATAATATTTTAACTCTTTCAGCGGTTTGGTCCATTTTTATTATTAATTTTTAATAATAAAAAAATCATTTTTTCTTCTAAAAAGAAAATAGGGTTTAGAGTTCCATTAAAAATTGAAATTATAATTTTAATCAAAAAATTAATAAATAAAGAATGAATCAAGCATCATTTTTTATAGAAAAAAAAGCTTTGTTTGGTGGTTATCCTAACCACAAACAAATAATAGAATTAATGGATGAAGGCGTTGTCTGGTTTATTGATTTAACTGGTGGTGATGAAAAAGGTATAAAAGTATATTCTCATCTTGTAAATAATTGGATTAATTTTCCAATTAAAGATCAAGGTATACCAGAAAATAAAAAAAATTTTTTAATTTTTCTACTTTTAATTCAAATGGCTTTTGAAAGTTTAAAACCGGGAGAAAAATTATATTTACATTGTCGAGGAGGACATGGTCGTTCTAGTCTTGTAATATCTTGCTTTCTTTGTTTATTGTTTGGTATACCACCAGACGAAAGTCTTAATTTAACTAAAAAATATCACTCACTCCGTCCCAATCTTCGATTAAAGTGGTTAATAGGGTGGCCTTTAAGTTTTAAACAACGAAAATTTGTTGATTCATTTTTTGGACAACTTTATTTTTATTCCAATTTTAAAGGTGCTACAAAAGAACAACTTTTAACAAAATCAGATTATTTTCGGTATATGATTTTGGTAAATTTATACCTTCACCAACATAAATCAATTTTTGAAGTACTTTTAAATTCTGGTTTGAAAACATTACAAGGGGAAGGTGTCACCAGTATAATACTTCAACAATTAAGGTTTTATACACTTTATTCTAAAGCAAAAAAAATTTTTGATAACGATTAAAAGTGTACTGATCTTAAATTTTTTTTTAAAGTCTAATTAGACTTTAAAAAAAGTCACAGTTAATAAATGACAAGTGGATTAAATTTTAAATTATATGATCCAGTAGCGCAATTAGTTGCTACTGGCGGAGGTGGTGGTGGTGGTTTACCACTTACAGGAGGTACTTTAACAGGCAACCTTACACTAACCGCTCCTGCAAAAATTAATCAAAGTCAGGCTCCTACAGGTCCTAATGATCTAACTAATAAAGCTTATGTAGATAGTTTAATTGGAGGTGGTCCGTTTTTACCTTTATCTGGAGGAGTTATGAGTGGTCAAATTGTTCAATCATTAGCTCCTGTCGCACCCACTAATTTAGCTAATAAAGCTTATGTAGATAGTTTAGCCGGAGGTGGTCCATTTTTACCTTTATCTGGTGGAACTTTGAGTGGAAATGTAATACTTACATCACCATCAAAAATACAACAATCTCAAGCTCCTACAGTTGGAGATGATTTAACAAATAAAAGTTATACAGATGGAGCATATCAAGCTAAAAAATCAACTGCTGTAAGTGGAAATGTTGCTTTTTTTGGCAGTGGTGCAGATCAAGGTCAAGTAACAGATTCTGGATACAACGTTGATACTAATTTGGCAAACCCACCGTCTAATACATCTTTGTGGCCAAGTAGTAGGTTAATTGGGGCTTTACAATATGGAGCTAATGTTTATAAATCTACATCACCCATTGTTATTACAAGTGGAAGTAGTATTCGGGCATTTAGTACAGGAAATGCAATTATGGGACCGGCTAATTGGTCCAACAATGGTTCTACATTCAGTTTAGCACCAACTGGTATTGCAACTATATTTAACTCTTTAGAATACACAACATATTTTAGAATAACTTTTTCGGCTAATAGTCTCAGCGAATCAACTAATATATTTGGTACAGTCGAATGTCAGATACAAGATGAAGTAGGACCAACTTTTATAAGTATTGTAAAACTTTTAAATTGTTTGGCTGCACCACCCACATTTTCAAACGAAGTATATTTAACTGCATTAGTATCTATACCTACAGCATCTTCTTTTAATTTTTCAGTGTTACTAACAAATACAGGACCTAATTCTGTTACAGTTGACCCTGTTGCTCCAAATAACGCATGTATTTTAGTTATTGAAAGAGTATCTTAAAATTTTTAAGAAGAAAAAATATTATTTTAATGATGGAAAACATCATTAAAATAAAAAATTTATTAAAAATTTAAGGCAGATTTAGGATAAATAATGACTTTGGAATTTTGAATTAAAAATTTTTTAATAGTGTCAAAATTATATTTTCGAGTGGTACCTTTAAACCTTGGTTTAATCACAGGTGGTCTTGTGGTTGTAACTACAGGTGGTCTTGTTGGGTAAATTCTATATTTTGGATCAAGAGGTGCAAATTTATATTTTGATTTGACTCCATAAACACTATTTATTGCATTTATGTCATCAGAGTGTAATTCAAATTTATTTGACTGATACCAAGCATACATTACAGAATCTTTTTGGGATGAATGACCTATACCTAAAGAATGTCCTAATTCATGAATGGCCACACTGAAAAGACTGGTTCCGATATCCTCATCCCACAAAGTCCACATTTCTTCAATGTCAAAATGTACATCTCCTCCTCTTCCAGAACCAGGAAAAAATGCATGAGCTAAAATTTGTCCGGGTCCATCAAAAGGCCAATTATCACCATGATTTCCTTTCAAAAATTGAATGGTTATATTAGACTCTTCCTTGGTAAAAACTTCTTGAATTGATATTAAAGATGTATTAGCCCATCTACTAGTGGCCGTAGAAAAAATACTTTTAATGATACTGATGCTTAAATTGTTACTTTTCAACTGATCAAAATTGGATAAATCAAGGTAATAAGTTAACATAGTTTCATTCAATTTATTTTTTTGTGTATTCCATCCATTTCCTACGAGAGTAAATCTTTTTTGTCGTTTACTTTTCCATTGAACTCCACAACGTGGAGTTTGAAGTAAAAGCATTGTTTCTGGATTTAATTTACCGGTAGGGGGGATACCAGCATCTTTTTGAAGATTAATTAGACCTTCTTTAACTTCATCTTCTTCACCAATGTGAAAAGATGCGAGTATATTATCTCCTTCGAATGGTTTTAGATATCCATATTTAACAAGATAATTTCTTTGACATTGAGTATCGCATCCAAGATTAACTTTGTTAACCGGGTAAGCATCAATTGATAGTAGAGCACATAAAATTATATATAGTTTCATTTATTAAGTCCAATTTTGCAATTTTTTCTTAGTTTTGAATTCTTTGAATTCTTTGAATTAATTAAAATAATAGAAAATAAAGGATTTAATAACCATGGATTTAGACCCTAATATTTGGGGGCCTCATTACTGGGCAACAATGCATTTTATGGCAGCGGGGTATGATAATAACCCAAATCATAGTATACGCGCAACAATGAAAAAATTTATACAATCAATACCTGTATTTTTAAGGTGTAGAGAATGTCAAGATCACGCATTTGATTACATCCGTTCATCTAATATTGATAAAGTTATTCAAAATCGAAAGGAACTTTTCACCTTTTTTTTTAATTTTCATAACAGTGTTAATCAAAGAATAAAAAAGCCTTCTTTTAAGATAGAAGATGCTCTTGACAAATATTTTATTCCTAAGGAAGAACATTACCTTTATCTTTCTGAAAAGAAAAAAAAAGATATTCCAATATTTGGATCTACTTCTAATTCTCCTACTCCTTCAAATAACTATTTTTTAATATTATTAATGGTTGGAATCATCATTATTTTTACTTTTCGTTGAGAATAAACTCCAACCGAAGGGGGTCCCCTTCGGTTAAGTTCAAGTTTTTGATTTTATGGTCAAAAACGCCATAAAATCAACTAGTGGGGAGTATCCATGTTTTTAAAAGTTTATAGTCTGTAGAAGCATAATTTAGAACAAATTCAAGAATTTGTTTTGAAAAATTAAATTTTTTGAAAAATGTAAGATCAACATCATTTAGGCACCTTTAATTTTTTCAGATATATATTTAATACAATAAAGACCACAATTTTTAGAAACTAAAACTGTTTCAGTATTTAAAGTTGTTTGATACTTTAAAAAATAAATTTTTTTTTTAGACATTAATTGGTATAATAACGATTCGAGTAAATCATTAATTTGGCAAAAATTTAAATGGTGGTTAAAAGGTTCATATCGTTCTATAATTTTCGTTTTTTGATCAAGTATAAGAACATTTAAATGACGTAAACTTTCACCATAAATTTTAATTGGAAAAATAACAAATCTATGAGCAAAACTAGTATCTTCTTTTACCATAGTTATTTTTGGATTTTCTCCAAGTTTAATTGAAATACTTGGACCAATTGTAGCATTGGTTTTTGAAAGTGTTACATTCAAGTGGTAGTAAAAATCTTTATATTTCATTTATTACCTCTTTTTGGTTCTTTTAAGTTTCATAAAACTTAAAAGAAGTATACTCTATCACAATCATTTACTACTAATAAAATTCAAGAGAATTCCAACCAAAAGATGGATAATTACCAGAGCAATTACAAATTCCCATAATGTTAGATCCCCAATTTTGCGTTCCAAAAGCATTTATTATCTTTAAAATTTTGAACAAGTTTTTAATTAAGTTTGTTTTAGTATCAATTTAATTTCTGGTCTTAGTTGAGCTAAAAGAGCTCTTAAAATTGGAAATTTGTCCTTACGGTCCTTTTTAATCTCTAAATCGTCAAATATCTTTTTTTTACTAACTTGTGTTGTACAATCGTCTAACTTAGTAATGTACTCTTTTAATTGGTCTACGAAATCTTCTTGCGTTTTAGCTTGAAGAGTCGTATTTGTTGTTGTTCCATCTTCTTTAAGAGTCGTTACACACGCATAAGTCATCTGATTGGGTGGAGGAACAACAGGTCGAAGATGGTGAGAAATCGTTGTAATGGTTACACAAGTAGTCGATGATGTACCTGATGTTGGTGTAGTGGAGTATATAAATTTCTTTACTTTTTTTATCCCTAAAGCGACCCAAAAGATCTTTAAGTCGGTTTTCAATTTGGTGGTAGTCGGCTACCAGAAAAGTATCAGAGTAGTACCACTCATCTCCACTAGCCGATCGAGAGTTGTACACTGAAAATCGAGAGGCGAGTTTTGTGATACTTTCGACCCCACCAATTTTAAACCTATTTTGTCTAGCATAGTTTTGAGATGTTGCAATGTAGATAATTTGAGTTTTCTCTCTTTTTTGGTCGTCAATAAGGAGATCTTTAAGTAGTAGAATATGATCTTGATTATCTTTAATTTGGTCCTCAAGTTGTTTATTTTTTTGTTGTTCTTCTTTTAACTTAAATTGTGTTGTATAAGCACCATAAAGTTGAATTAATTTTTCAAGTTGAAGATAATATTTTCTTATCTCTTTTGACCTTTTTGTAGTGAGAGACATAATTGCTTCTTTAAAGTTATCCGGTTCCATAATTAGCCATCGTTTTCTGGCTAGATGCATAGGAACCATTGTTTTTATTTCTTCTTCTATTTCTAAAAATTTAAAAATTAAAGGATCTTGATATCCTATTTCTGTATACTCAATTTCGTTACTTTCAAGAAGCTTACAAAATACTTGTTTTTTAAATCTATCTTTACCTTCATATCCCATCCATTCTAATAACAATGTGTCAACGTTGACACATTGTTTCCCGACCATACTATCCCACAACACGTCAAATCCAAGGTTATCTTTAATCTCAAAATCAACCTCTTTTACAAAGGTTAATATATCCATTAACTCATCTCTCTTTTCGAGAGCTAGTAGCACTCTTTCGTCGGAGTAATAATTTTCCATATTCTTTATTTACACCTTAATTTAAAAAATAAAATCAATTTTTACACCCAAAGGTTATTTTTAATCTCTTAAAGAGATTATTTTTAATCTCTTTAAGAGATTAAAAATATTGATCTACTCTTCATCACTTTCTGCTTCACTTTCAGCATAATTTAAACCTAAACCACATATTTCACCTTCAATTATTTCGTCTTGTTCGGGATCATCACTAGTATTTAAATTTAATGGCATTTCATACTTTAATTTGTATTTATGACATACCTCAACTAATACTTTATTTAAAGGTTCAACTTCTCCATTTGCATTTTCAATTCCAATGATTGTTTTAGACCCTAAAGACAAAACAAATTTATTTGTTTGAAGATCTTCAAATTTAGGGTCGTTTTCATCCGAGTACACCACATAATTTCCAAAGGTAGTTTTTTTAACTTTTAATTTTATTTGGTACCTTTCAACCAATTTATCTATTAGTTTAGTTTGAATTCGAGGTATTACTTTTTTTTGTTGAAATAATCCAAGTTGGCTGATTTTATGATTAATTTTACCTTTATCCGCATTTGGGTTTTTAGAAAGGATAAAATCAACCAAAGATGTTAATTTATTTTCAAAAATTAATTTTATTGAAGTTTCCATATTGTCTTTATTTGGTTATAAATTTTAGGGTAAAAATCATTTTTTACATACCTAAACTAACCATAATTTGTCTTTCTGCTTTTTGCAATTGAGATATATCATCGTAAACATAAGGTTTAACTTTATCCATAATTTCTAGAAGTTCATTAACAGATGATAATGGCTTAACTTTACCAAACACAGGAGGTGGTATTTTAGGTGTAGGTCTAACGGAAGGTGTCACAGATGGTGGAACTATTGATGGTCTAACTGAAGGTGCCACAGATGGTGGAACTATTGATGGTCTAACTGAAGGTGCCACAGATGGTGGAACTATTGATGGTCTAATTGAAGGTGTCACAGATGGTGGAACTATTGATGGTCTAATTGAAGGTGTCACAGATGGAATAATAACAGACGCTGGTCTAACTGAAGGTATCGCTATCGATGGTCTAACTGAAGGTATCGCTATCGATGGTCTAACTGAAGGTATCGCTATCGATGGTCTAACTGAAGGTATAACATCTTCAATTGAAGGTCTTACTGAAGGTGGAGCAATTGGAATTAAAGCACTATAGTGATAGTCGTCAATAAAACCAAGCGGTACTACCACATCAAAAAAATCATCATTAGATATTATTTGAAATTGTCTTGTATTTAAAATTAAAAGGTTGAATTTAATCTTTAATTCTTCACTTAGTACTCTTAAACAAATAAAATCCCCCCAAACACCAGGTATAGCCATATTTGTGATATACCGGTCAACATTTTCAGAATATTCTTCTGATGTATCACCACCTCCACTTTCGGTTACATATTCAAGATAAGGTTCCAAAAAATCTTTATTATTTTTAAGATAATCAACAACCATAGCTCTTAATTCTAAATGAGTATAACGTATTCCATGGTTTAACCTAAGAGATTTGCTTATGGCTCGAAATAGACAATTACCATCTCCTTTTACTTGAACCACATTATAATTATTTTCTTGAGCTAAAATTTCTAAATCTCGAGTTGAATTTTGCCCTGTGTATTTTGGCAAATCTGGCTTAATAATTTTTTTGGTTTTGATTGACCTTGGAGGAGTAACAGATGGATCTACTGTAATACTTGGTGTATTTGTAGGTTGAATCGAAGCTGGAGGTGACCTTCTAACAGATGATATTCTACTTGGTGGAGGTGACCTTCTAATCGAAGGTGTTCTAGACCTTCTAACCGAAGCTGGAGGTGACCTTCTAACAGATGGTGTTCTAGACCTTCTAACCGAAGCTGGAGGTGACCTTCTAACCGAAGGTGTTCTAGACCTTCTAACCGAAGCTGGAGGTGACCTTCTAACCGAAGGTGTTCTAGACCTTCTAACCGAAGCTGGAGGTGACCTTCTAACCGAAGGTGTTCTAGACCTTCTAACCGAAGCTGGAGGTGACCTTCTAACCGAAGCTGGAGGTGACCTTCTAACCGAAGGTGTTCTACTTGGTGAAGGTGACCTTTTTTTCTTTTTTTTAGTTTTTTTAACAACTATTTCTTCTACATCAGAATCATCTGTTGTAGTTATTATTTCTTTTGATTTATATTTAGGTGGACTGGATATCCTCGTTGATACTGGTGTTGGAGACCGTGATTTTTGGATTGATATTATAAAATCTATAAAATCATTTTTACGAAGTTGTGATGGGGTTTTATCTTTAAATTTTTTTAACCCATGACTTAAAGCTAAAGCTTTTAATTCCGGCACTTTTAGTAAAGCAAGTTCTGCTCTATTTTTTGGAGAAGAAGAAGGTTTAACTGGACTTGGAGTTTTAGGAATTTTACCACCACCTCCAATGTGTAACAAAAAATCAACCAAATCTTGTTTTAACATTTTAGATGGAGTTTTACCATTCCATTTAGTTAAACCTTCAGCCTTAGCAAGATCTTTAAGTTCAACTACTTTTTTACCTAAAAGATCAGCTGCTCTATATTTTGGTTTACCAGGAGAAGGTGAACGTGATCTCGACTTTCTTACAGGAGAAGGTGAACGTGATCTCGACTTTCTTACCGACGAAGGTGAAGATTTTTTTCGAGATAAAATATATTGAATAAGCTCATTTTTATCCATTTTTTCAAGTTTTTTATCACTTGCACCTAAGGCTTTAACTAAAGCTTTTAATTCTTTTTTTTTCATATTTTTAATACTAGGTGAAGGTGATCTAGACCTTCTAGGTGAAGGTGATCTAGACCTTCTAGGTGAAGGTGATCTAGACCTTCTAGGTGAAGGTGATCTAGACCTTCTAGGTGAAGGTGATCTAGACCTTCTAGGTGAAGGTGATCTAGACCTTCTAGGTGAAGGACTAACTGATTTTAAAGAATTTAATTTTTTTGTTATTAGGTATTGAAGCTCCTTTATATTTTTTCCTTTCCAATCAATATCTAATTTTTTTGCTAGTTTTTTAAGATTGCTAACATCCATATTTTTTAAATCCGTTTTAGTTGGGCTTTTTTGAATTTTTGGTTGAGGTGATCCATGTTTTTTATTAACAGCTTTACATATACTTTTTGACGATTTCAAATTACCTTTTGGAGTGTAAACATCAACTTCACAATATTCTCCTAATGCTAAGAGGTTAGTTGTATCCAATTCATTACATTCTTTTTCAGAAATACCACAAATTGGATCTATATTTTTATTTGACTGTTGTCCTTCGTTATCTTCACTTTCAGACGATGATGACGAAGGATTTGCAGAGTACTGGTTTACAATTTCAGTACATATTACTCGACGAGTCTTTTCTCGGCCATTGGGTAAAAGCGGATTAACTCCACATTTTTTTCCGAGATCAACTATGTCTTTTTTTTTATACTTGGAACTTTTTTCACAAGTTTTTAAATCAATATCGCACATCTTGGCCTTTATTTATTAAATAAAAAATGGGTAATATTTCATTTTTCTACGGTAAAGGATAAATTTAAGGATTGAACAATCTTTAAATTTAAAGTAAATTACAGTTCCGTTTAGTTCTAACATTTTTTTTTGGTATTTCATTCTTAAATACAACTACTATTTTTTCTTTAATTAATTGATCAATATATTGGTCTCTCAGTACCTTTAAATTAATATTTAATTGTTTTTGTCTCAACATCTCTCCAGAAAGTTGTTCTTGTATACTCCATATATTTAATTGTTTTTCTATTGTATTCATTTATTTAACTACTAAATAAATGAATACAATAGTACAGTTCTTATTATTTTTGGGAATTTTTGTATCTAGTTACTTTACATTTCCAACTACAGAAAATATTTATGCTAATTTAGCTTCTGATGAAATTTTTACACCGGATCAGTATGCGTTCAATGTATCTTGTTGTTTTAACCATTAATTTAATTTTAACCATTAATATGGTTAAAATTAACTAACTATAATTACTTTCTATAATAGGATAAAGGTCGTTTTTATCCAAAAAATTTTTAATATCACTATACCCTATTAATAGTTTAATTTCATTTACTCCAAGCATTGGTGTTTTTTGGTTTGTATTAACCAAATTCTTTATTTGATTTAGTAGTCTACATACGCATTTAAAATTATTATACAAATGAATATAAGTGATACTTCTATCGCTTAAATCTAAGTTGGAAAATGACTCAATATACATTGAGTAGTACAATAATTGTAACTGTTCATATTTATGATATAACATATCCAATTTACTTTCTAATTCATTTTCTTCGATAAAATTTGGATTTAAAGAGTAAGTAAAAAATAAACTATCTTTTTTATAACTTGAATTATTCATAATTTTATTAACTAATAAATGGAGCCAAACAATTATAACGGTGTTCACATAATATCCGAAGCTGTTATTATGGGTGGAATATCCATGTATTTTTATAAAAAAATATCTGAACTTGAATCAACTGTTGAAAATCTTCAATCAACTGTTGAAAATTTAAAAGGACAAATTATAATGCAAAATAATCAAATTAGATTTTTATTAGGGTCAAATCAACCACAGTTACAACAATTTAACGGTTTAAATCACAACGCTTCTCAGCAAACTACACCTCTTAAAATGCCTCAGTTTAAACCACAAAAAGTTAATCAACCATTATTTCGTGAAGAAGTATCTCGGGAAGAAATAAATGAAAAAGTATGTGAAGGTGGGGTGTGTAAACTTGTTCCCAAAACACATGATAAAAAAGTTGTTATTTCTAAAGTTTCTAAGCAAGTTGACTTTGATAAAGAAGGAATAACTCCAGATGAAACTTTTAAAGTAAATACATTTACAAATTTTTCACCTAACCCTGTGCTTAAGTCAGTTACACCTAAACCAAGCACAAGTGTAAGCGAAAATACAGGCGAAGATGAACTACAAAAAATTTTAAATGATATAGATGACGAATAAATGTTCTTTTAATAATATTATTATTATTAAAGGTATAAAATATCCATATTTATTGTTTTTTTTAGGTTATACAAAAGATCCATTAAATAGTAAATAAACATGTCAAGTTCAAGTGGAAACTTTAGAGTATATGATCCAGTAGCACAGTTAATTGCTACTGGTGGAGGTGGAGGAGGTGGAGGATTACCTGCGACAGGTGGTACTCTTACCGGTAATTTAATGATGCAAGTACCATCTAAAGTGGTACAATGCCAGGCTCCAACGGGACCATGTGATCTAACTAACAAAGCATATGTAGATAGTTTAGCCGGAGGTGGTCCATTTTTACCTTTATCTGGTGGGGTTGTGAGTGGTCAAATTGTTCAATCATTAGCTCCTACAACAGGAACTAATTTGGTTAATAAAACTTATGTTGATAGTTTAGCTGGAGGTGGTCCATTTTTACCTTTATCTGGTGGGGTTGTGAGTGGTCAAATTGTTCAATCATTAGCTCCTTCAGTAGCCAACGATTTAGCTAACAAAGCATATGTGGATGCCCAAGTTTCAGCTGTTGTAGTACCAGATGCCACAACTTCAGTTAAAGGTATAGTTCAACTTTCGGGAGATTTAAGTGGTACATCTACATCACCACTTGTATCCCCGTTAGCTATTACAAACGCTAAATTAGCTAATCTGAGTGGTGTAAGTCAACTTAAAGGATCTGGTTCGGCATCTTCGACTGCCGCAGACCTTTCTCTTGGACCCAATTTGAGTATAACAGGAACTACTCTGAGTATTAATACAGCTTCTCTGAGTAGTACATTTCTACCTTTGGCCGGTGGAGTTATGAGTGGTGCTATCTCTCAACCATTAGCACCTTCGGCAGCTAACGATTTAGCTAACAAAGCTTACGTTGATGCTCAAGTTTCAGCTGTTGTAGTACCAGATGCGACTACAACAGTTAAAGGCATAGTTCAACTAGCCGGTGATTTAAGTGGTACGGCTGCAGCTCCAATTGTAGCACCGATGGCTATCACGAACGCTAAATTAGCTAATCTGAGTGCTGTAAGCCAGCTTAAAGGTTCTTCTTCAACATCTTCGGCTGCTGCAGATATTACACTTGGTTCCGGATTAAGTATGGCTGCAAGTACTTTGAGTATTAATCCTACAACTTTAAATAAAGCTGGGGCAACCCAGTTTGGGGTGGTTGAATTTGACCCCGCAGGCGATTTAACTGCCACAGCAGCTAACTCCGGTATCGGTGTAGTTAAACCGTTGGCTATCACCAACCCTAAATTAGCCAATCTGAGTGCTGTGAGTCAACTCAAAGGTTCTTCTTCGGCATCCTCAGCTGCTACAGATATCACTTTAGGTTCTGGATTGAGTATGGTTAGTAGCACTTTAAGCGTAGATTCGACTACATTACCTGTTATTCCAGTTTCTAAAGGTGGAACTGGAGCTACTACATTAACTGGGTATCTAAAGGGAAGTGGAACAACTCCTATTACATCTGTTTCAAGTGTTCCAGTAGCTGATGTTACTGGTGCTGTTGGATCAGTTAATGGAATATTTCCGTCTCCTTCCAATGGTGGAAATGTAACTATGCTTTTTGGAAATGTAACTACTGGTACTTTAGCAGCTAGACCTGTAAGCCCAGGTACAAATGGAAATATTTATGTCGTTAGTGGAGATTCAACACCCTCCAATAATGGTCGAACTTATATTTCGGATGGAACAGCGTGGCAAGAAGTAACCACAAATCAAGCCGCTACCGATGCTAGATATGTTATAAAATCGGGTGATACAATGACCGGAAACTTAGTTGTTCCGAGTGGAACAAAAGTTCAACTCTCCGACTTACCTACTGTAGGTACCGATGCCGCCAATAAAAACTATGTAGATGCTCAAATTGCGGGTGGATCCACTCCAGATGCAACAACTTCGGTTAAAGGATCAATTCAATTGGCTGGTGATTTTGATCCAAGTAGTACAGCCACGGTTCCAGTTATTAAAAGTGCAACCGCTTCGGTTTTAGGTAAAATTCAGTTAGCTGGTGATTTAAGTGGAACGGCAACATCACCGCTTGTAACACCATTGGCTATTACAAATGCTAAACTAGCTAATTTGAGTGGAGCGAGTCAACTCAAAGGATCTTCCTCAGCTTCTTCAACAGCTACAGATATTTCTCTTGGATCTAATTTAAGTATGACTGGTAGTACCTTGAACGTTAATACAGCTTCTCTTTCAAGTTCTTTTCTACCTTTGGCTGGTGGTACTATGAGTGGTGCTATCTCCCAACCATTAGCACCTTCAGCAGCTAACGATTTAACTAATAAAGCTTATGTTGATGCTCAAATATCATCGGCGGCTCCAGATGCAACAACTTTGGTTAAAGGTGTTGTTCAACTTTCGGGAGATTTAAGTGGTACATCTACATCACCACTTGTATCCCCGTTAGCTATTACGAATGCTAAATTGGCTAATTTGAGTGGTGTAAGTCAACTCAAAGGATCTGGTTCAGCGTCTTCGGCTGCCGCAGACCTTTCTCTTGGACCCAATTTGAGTATAACAGGAACTACTCTGAGTATCAATACAGCTTCTCTTTCAAGTTCTTTTTTACCTTTGGCTGGTGGTACTATGAGTGGTGCTATCTCCCAACCATTAGCACCTTCAGCAGCTAACGATTTAGCTAACAAAGCTTACGTTGACGCCCAAATTACAAGTGTAACTGTTCCAGATGCAACAACTTCAGTTAAAGGAAAGCTTCAACTAGCTGGCGACTTGGGTGGTACGGCCACAGCTCCAGTTGTAGCACCAATGGCTATTACGAATGCTAAATTAGCTAATTTGAGTGCGGTGAGTCAACTTAAAGGTTCTTCTTCAGCATCTTCGACTGCTACAGACATTACTTTAGGTTCTGGATTGACTATGACTTCTTCAACTCTAAGTGTTGATTCAACCACAATTCAAAAAGCTGGGGCAACTCAGTTTGGGGTGGTTGAATTTGATCCTACAGGTGATTTAGCTGCCACAGCAGCAAATTCAGGTATCGGAGTGATTAAACCGTTGGCTATTACAAACCCTAAAGTCAACCCTGGAGGGGCAAGCACGCTTAAAGGTACCAATTCGCTTATCAACGTAGACGATATTGTTTTAGGTTCAGGTCTACAACTAACAACCGGTGCCAGTCCAACTTTATCGGTCAATCCAACCACTCTTCAAAAAGCGGGAGCAACTCAATTTGGTACAATTGAATTTGATCCTACAGGTGATTTAGCTGCCACAGCAGCCAACTCTGGTATCGGAGTGATTAAACCGTTGGCTATCACAAACTCTAAATTAGCTAATACTGGCAGTTCGGGACAATTAAAAGGATCAAGTCAAGGTAGTTCAACTGTTACAGATTTAAGTTTAGGAACTGGTTTACTTTTAACTGGTAGTACGTTAAGTTCAACCGCGGCAGTGTTAAACGTTGTTCAATCAACAACTGTGTACACTATTCTTGGAAGTGCAACAAGTCCAACGTCACCCGTTAGTATGAGCGATTATACTATCAATGTTAATGCTGGTCAAGGAGTTAAAATTAATTATTCGTGGAATTATCAAAGCGCGGGTGGTGGAGCTGGATATGCTCCATCGTTTGGATGGACTGGAACTTCTGTTAGTGATGCATTTCAAGCACATATACCTGGTATTTTTCAGGGAGGAGCATCGCCTTTGTGTACAGCAATTTTTCAATCTACACCTCCGACTCAATACACACTATCCAGCACTAACGCTGATAGTAATTTAAATCAAACCTTTACTTTAACTTTGGCTGGTTTGAATGGACCAGCAGTTGCAATTCATACAATTGTCTATTATAAAAATAATGGTGGATCCACAGTAGCTTTAACACCTCTATTTAATAGGGATAGTAAAACCGCGGGAGGAGTAACCATTCAAATATCTGGTGGTTGGATGGATTATACATTCTTTTAAATTATTTAATTTTTTAAGTTCAATTGAACTTAAAAAATTACTTCAGAACTTCTTAAATTTTCTGAATGATTCCTGTTGTAAACAGAGATAATAAATGACCGAATCTTGGATGCCAAGTATTTATTCGTCGGATACACCTACTACTTTGTCTGCCGATATTATACCAGAAAATATTAAAGAGTATATAACTTCTCATATTGAGAGATTGTTAAAACCACATTTTGAAATTTTTGAAAATGAAGATATTAAACCCAATATTGTAGGTTTAATACACGAACTACAAGATATAGTTGAAAATTGTATTAAAAAAACCGGTGATACTGTTTCAGGGTCTTTACACATCTTAAAATCTCCACAATCTCAAATGGATGCCGTAAACAAAGAATACGTTGATTGGTTGTTTACAACCTTAACTGAAAAAATTGATACCAAACTGCCAAAAAATTCTGATATTAATTTAAATTGGTGTAAAATTAAAAATGTTCAAAATCCAACAGAATTAGCCGATGCAGCAACCAAAAATTATGTCGATGATAAATTTGAAAAATTGGGTGTAGCCAATCCACAACCATTATTACATCATTTATTTTCCAAAGGTCAAGTATTAACCTCTAGTGGTGTTGGAAATAGGTGGAGTAAAACCTTTTTTTTTAATCCAGGTTTTATTTGTCCTCAAAAAATTAATATTATTTCTGTAGGATTTTCAACATCTCCGTATAAATATAAAATTGGAGAAAAAGTAAAAATAGGGGAACTTAACCCTACAAAACTATATTTTATGGTAAATAATGAAATTAGGAGTGAACAACCCATTGAAAAAAATGTTCAACTTGGACACATTCTTAAAGAATTTGATGATCCTATCACCTTTGAAAAAGGTGATAATTTTATGATGGTTGTTGAATCTGCACTTGAAGATGCTTCGGTTGGTATTACTTTTTACTAAATTTGGTTAACTTTAATTTTTAAGTTCAATTGAACTTAAAAATTATTCAAACGCCTCAAAAAAATAAAAGTGTGTTGGTGTGTATTATAGAACTAATAAATGAGTGGTGATAGTATTACTTCTTTAAAAATGGCTCCTTCTCAGCCATTAAATACGAGAGATCTTGAATATACTAAAAAATTACTTGAACCTTTTGAAGATATAGTTATTGAAAGATTTAATGGTTCACCTGTAGTAAGTGGTACTAAAAATATTTTTATTTTGGTAGCTATTGGTTTAATTTTACTTATAAATTTTCCTAAAGTTAAAGAAAAGTCTGGTTTAAACGATTATATTATTTGGCTTATTTCAGCCTTTTTATTATTTGGAGTTGTGTATTAATTTTAATGGTTTTTAAACCATTAAAATTTATTATATTTTTAATAAATTTCATATGGGTCAATACAATACAAAGGTCTTGCACAAATTTTACATAATATATCTTTATACGTTAAAGGTTGTTTATGTTTACTTGCTTTACACATGGCATTTGCATAATCGAGAGTATTATCGTAATCTTCTATCTCTATTTTAAATAGTTTTACTTCCGAATCACACATATCGCAATATCCTGTATACATCAATAATTCATTTTTAAGGTCAATTTCATCGTTTAAAATATTTTTTAATAAATGATGTATTACACTTTTAACAATATTTTTATCCATTGTTTTATTTTCGTATATACTTTCAATTGCTACACTCAATTCAGAAGCTGTAGGATTTGTGGTATCTTCCATACTCTTTTCGATAATGTCTTTTACTACAAGTTCCATCTTTATTTAAATATTTTTTAAATCTAAAAAATTCATTTTTCTGAAAAAATTAATTTTAATGGTGAATTTAACTTTAACTAACGTTAAAGTTGTAAGAACCCACTACCTACTTTTATGCTTCTAAGAAGCATAAAAGTTAAAATCGAGAATCTTCCCAAGGGGACCCCCTTCGGTTAAGTTCAAGTTTTAATCCACATCATCACTATCATCATCATATTTACGATTCCACGAATATCCTTTCAAAAATTTATCCGCGTCAGATAAGTTATACTTATTTTTAACCATTTCTATAAATTCGTGTTTATTTAAGGTTATCATCTTCCCTGAAAACGAATTAATATACCAACTTTTGAAACTAACATACATGTCATCAAATTTAACTTTGCATTCTAAATTATCTGTTTTAATGTATGTTTCCTCCATAAAAAAGGCTAAAATATCACATTTAGCCTGATACTTTAATTTGGCGTCGTTTACTTTATCGGGTATAATAGGGTTATAAGAACCATCTCTACGGCTTTCTTCTTTTTTGATAAAAATTTGGATGAGGTACCAACCTAACGACTTGGCTAACAATTCCATACGATCTTTTTGCGTCATCTCTGTATCACACAAGAATATCTTTTTTTGTTTTTGTTCTTTGAGTGTTGGAGGACACTTATCTCTTGAAACAAATTTAGATTCAAATGGAATAATACGTATTCTATCCCATGTTGCATCAACAGCGTCTTTCAGACAAGGCAATTCATTACAAATACATAACATTTTAAACATTGGTGTAAAATCACGAGAATCTGAACCTTTTTGAAATAAATCTCTACAGGGTAGAGAATCACCACCTGTTAACACGTTTAATGATCCACTTAATATTTGTTCTGTTTTACCCCATTCATCAAACACCCCCCATCTTACACCCCCACGCAATCTACTTAATTGTGGATTAGGTTGACCCGGTTGAATACGTTCTGTAAGTACATTTGTTGATAATTTAATAGCTAATTTTTTACCAATCATTGTTTCAAACAATCTTTGTGTAACTGATTTGCCGTTATTACCGTTACCAGTCCAAAACATTGCGATTTTATCTCTGTTACCCCCTCTAAACACTTCACATGTCTGATCTATAAAATATTTACGAACACTTTTATCCGGACATATTTTACACAAAAAGTCATGTAACACTTTAACTTCTGTACTTTCTTCGGTTAAGCTTTCATCATAAGCTATATTCAATGTTTTGGACAAGTAATCAGATTGCAATCCTTTTCTAAATGTAAGAGTTTCAAAGTCAAACACGCCATTTTTAAAAGCAATTATCAGAGGATTGTCGTCCAATAACTCGGCAAATTCTTCGTTGTAAAAAAGAACTTCACACATTTTGAGAATGCCATTTTGAGATGTAAAATTTTCTAGCTTATTTATAGCTTTATTAATATCTTGTTTTTTTGCGGTTAGAATAGCTTTATTTTTTTTTGTTAGTTTTTCTTCTTCTTCTTCGCCGCTGTCTTCGTCGCTACCTCTACCACTATCCGACACATCTTCTTGGTACAATAAATCCATAATTTTTTTCTTAAATTGTTTATACTTTTCAGAGATGTTTTCCATCTTAAATCTAAATTCTTTTAAAACTTTTAACGGAGCCCAAATTGTGCCATTAAATGAGTACCAACCATCGTCAGAAAAAATGTATGAATCTGAATACATATCAAGTAGTAATCTAGCAAGTGGAGCATCTGTAGTCATAATTTCCGTTGATAATACACTTTTTAATATATCATCTTCTTCTAGGTGTAAACCATGAGATTTTTCAACCAATTCATTATACCTTTTAATATTATCTTGTTTAGCGTACCACCTCAAAGACCCTATACCTTTTGTTTGACGACTTCTAGGGTCTCTTTTCTCCATTTTTTCCCACACATCTAAACATGCATCTTCATCATAGTTATCACTGTTTCTACTCCATCTATCCCACAACTTAAATGCTTCTTCACAACCATGTCCAATATTAAAAAGAATAATACCTATATCCCACCACGAATTGTATTCATCTGCTCTTTTAACTTTTAAAATTTTAAGGAGTTCTTTCGCCTGAAGTAAATTTTTTCTAATACATTGAGCACTTTCAACCACTTCAATATCTTTTAATTTTTGTTTCAAATAAACTTTTGTTGGTACCTTTAAATCAATTGGGGTTTTAATATTAAAAATTTCTTTTCTGATAGGAGAAACGCTTAATAATTGTGGTAAAAGACTAGTCACATTTTCTTCGGTTACATTCAATGGTTCTTCTTCTCGAGTAAAAAATTGTCCTAATTTAAATGCTTCCACCAACTCTATTTTATTTAAATCACTATTGTAAACTTCGGTAACAATATATGGTTTCAAGTCTTCAGATTTTGAACTTCCATACATTAACCAACATTTTGTGGTTACATCATCCACAAAAGTTTCTGGATTTTCGGTGTAATCGGTAAACAATTTTTTACCATTTCCAAGCGTAAACAAACTAATGCTTTCTTTTATCTTAGGAATAAGAACATTTTTAATTTTTTCTTTTTCTAAAAATAAGTATGGAAAATGAAGGTGAAATCCATTCTTTAAAAAGAATATTTCTTTTACAGTGGAAGATTCACCTTCTTCGTTTTTTTTTATTTTTGTTTGGATGTATGGTTTTTTTTCCAATACAACACAAGTTAAAATTTTAGGATTACACTTCAAAACAAATTTTTGAATGGTATCTTGAAAGCATTTAATAGTACCCAACAATTCTTCGTTTGAATACAAAGTTCTTACATTTTTACACGTGTTACTTCTACTTTCAACTTTTATTTTTATATCAATATCTCCAAGAAGCGGTGTATAATCTCCCTGTTTTTCTGCAAGACATACGCGAGTACCGTCGTTGACGAGTTGATTGTAATTTTGATAAAATTCGTGGTCATTTGTAGCCGAAAGATAATAATGACCACCAATGTTTCCCATCGATACATGAGTATATCCGGAAGATCCAACAAGACCACAATTTTTGGATCTTTTTAATAATGAGTATACCTTATTTATTGGTTGATTCATAGTTTATTTATATCTTTTTTCTTAAGAAATATTTCATTTTTTTAATCTCTGTAAGAGATTAAAACGAACCATATAATTTTTAATTTCTAAAAGAAATTAAAAATTGTAATTAAGGTCTATGTTGCCATCTGTTTGAACCAAAATCATCAGATTGAGAGTGGTCAGATGTACCACCGTGATCAGATTGAGAGTGGTCAGATGTACCACCGTGATCAGATTGAGAGTTGCAATTATTACATGCATTTTCAATTTGATTTGGTAAAGAATTTTGAAAATACATATTATGAAGGACATCAGCTACAGGATGTCCTTCTAGAATTTCGCCATTATAATCATTTTTATAGTGGATAGACTCCAAACTATCATTGTTCAAATGATTATAAGAACCGGTATTGGTATCAAAACCGTGTTCACAATTATCTTCTGGTTCAATAGTACTTTCGGACGCGGTAGTGTTACCCATTTATTAATAATTTAAATTTATTAATTTAAATATTACGTTTACTTTCGCTTGTAACCTTCATTTCTTCAATTAACTCTTCTTCAGTCACTTCAGACCCTTCAAGGTCGATGTTGTTACCTGAAAATTGAACATTTTTAGCCTTGAGTGTATCCTTAATTCTAACGTAAAGAGTTTTAGAGTTTGGATTGGCTGTAAAATCAAGTAGTATCTGAAGGTGTGGAAACAACACTCTTTGAACCTTAATTCTACGTTCAGTATACCCGTGTTGAGCTTGGATAGTGTAGTATTGGTAGTGTTCGTTGTCGTTACGCTTGATTAGAACAAATCTTTCTTGTTTCTTTTCATCTACAGGAAGAGGTGCTCTATCCTCGACTGCTATACCCAATTTACGTTTAACATCTCTTACTTCGAATCGAAGACCTTTGACATTTTTCTTGAGTCCTTTGTTATTATTGAGTAGCTCTTCGTTCTGGTCTTTGACTTCCTCAAGAGAGATACCTAAAGAACGCATGTATTGTTCTTGTCTCAACAACAACTCTCGATCTTTTTCTCGATCTAGGTCCATTTTAGCCATCATTTGCTCTAAATTTGTTATTTTTCTTTGCGAAGTCCGGTGGTTAAAATAAAGCGTATACTCGACATATAATTTAAGAAGTTCTTCTAGGTCTATGTAATAATCTCTGATGATGTGACCATTTTTAGTCTTGAGTTGCATAATAGCTCTTTTAAGGTTTTTTGGTTCCATAATAATAAACTTTGCGTTTTGGCGAGCTCCTTTATTAGAAATCATCTGTAATTCTTCTTTAATACCCGCATATTGATATATATTATCATCATTAATAGATAATTCATCATACCTAATATCATTATTTTTTAACATTTTTTTAAAATTTTGTTTTTGAGTATAATATTCTCCTTCATACCCAAACCATTGAAAAATCGTCATAGTCATCAGACTAGGACGATTTCCAACAACCGATTGCCAAAAGTAATCAAACATAACCATATTTAATTTAAACTTAGTTACCTTAATAAATTCCATAATATCAAGTAGTTGATGACCTTTACTTAACGCTTTATTAATTCGTGGATCTTCCGACCCATTTTCCGGGTCAATCTTTATTCCCAAAAAATTAACTTTAAGATTTTCAATATTAGGTTCCATTATATCTTTATTTTCATCTTCTTTTAAAATAAAAAAATCAATTTTCTTTTGGTCTTTTTTAACTTCTTCAACAATTTTATATATTGTAGGTCTTGATACTTTAAATTGTTCTGATATTTTTATAACAGGTACTCCCCCGTTATATAATTTAATAACTTCTGTTCGGTCACATAAAGTTAATCTTGGTTTAACAGTTTCCATTTATTGACTTGGAAATAATAAAAAAATTTTACTTGTAAATTCAATTTCAAATCATTCTAACTCAAGTTATTTTTTAATCCATTTAATGGATTAAAAAACCATAATTTCAATTCATCAAAAAATGGATTGAAAATTATTTACTATACCTAAAATAGTTGTTCCTAAAAATACTAATTGTTGTAAAGCTAGAGGATACTGTTTTCTAACAAAAAAATATACCATACACATAGTGTTCGAAACAAACCATAACAAAAAACCTTTTGTAGAGTTGTAAGCTATAAATATGGCTCCAACTACCGAAATTATAAATATGGCCATCTCTACCCAAAAATTGTATGTTTTCCATAACACAATTTTTTTAGGTTGTTTAACTTTATTTTCTACTGGTTGACTTTCATCTTCTATTTCCAAAGTAGTTGTTCCTACCTTTTGGTTAACCTTTAAAGGTTCTTCTTCTGATAAAATATTTACAACGCGATTCATTCTTCTTTATTACTACAATTTATTTGTTTAATTTTTTTCATTTTTTAATCTTGGTGATTGGAACCTTAAAGTTTACATTCTTTTTTCACCACTGAAATTAACTTGGATTCAGTCATGTTTCCTAGTTGGATGCTATTTCCTTCAAAAAGAAATTGTGTCTTAAGGGTTGTGTTAGGACCATATTTCTTTTGAAGAAATGGATACATTGGATGAAGTGGAAGATATTTTGTGGAGAAAACAACTTGATAACCACCACTAACTAATATACTTTTACACTCCTTACGATCTCCACAAATTATTGTGTAAGAAGTTGATTTTTTTACAAGGTATAACCAATCCATTTCAATGTTATATTGTGGAGAAAATAAGTCTGTTAATTGAATGGTTAATTTTTTCTTTAAAACTCTATTCATATAAATACTTTTCATAAAGTCTTTCAAACCAAAAATAACTTCTAGTATTTGATCAATTGGATTGATAAGACGATGTAAGTAGTACAGATAATCAAGGTTTAAAATACCTTTATTTTTACGAAAATAATTAACAGTTTCAATTTTAGCTGATTGTTTGTCTTTAAGGTTATTTGTTTCCAGAATTACATATTCCAATCTACTACCTTCGTTACACATTTGACCTCGTCTTTTAATTTTTTCTAATAATTGAATATGAGCTGGAAGTTTATCAAGGTACCAATTTGATTCTTCTTCAAACGTTTGAATACCTTGTTCTTCTTTTATTTCGTCTGTTAAAAATGGAACATTATACTGGCCAAGAGTAGCCCGATGTAACCCTTTTTCATTTAGAAAATATTGTGGTTGAAGATTTCCATAATCGCCTGTTGATTTTGTTATAACAAAATCTTCAATCGGAAAGGAGTGATTAAACATTTCATTTATATCTTGAATTAAGGATGATAGAACCTTTTCTTTAAGGATGTTTGTGGTATGTGTGTTCTCAAATATAATTTTAACAATGTTTTCATATGTATTTCTAATAAAGGTACTATTATCCCTACGATTTAATACAACTCCTCTTTTACCAATTTCTGGTTTAATTGTACCATCTCTAGTTGCAGATTGATACATGTATCGTTTTTTTGTTAATATTAAAAATTTGGTGTAAATTGCATCTTCAAATTCAATCTTCATTGGTGGTGGAAATAACTTTGAAATTTCGTTTGCAACGAAGATAGCATGATCCCATAATTTAGCCGAATCCTTGATATCTTTAAAACTAAAATATGTACTATCGGTATCACTTGCTACAAGTAAACCATTAAATTTTTCTTTTCCATATTTGGCAGCTTTTAAAACACTTTTTCTACCCATATAAGTAATAGTCATTGCAACAGGCATAAAAGGTAACATTCCAGCTTTAACACCTGTAATACCATACATTGAATTTGCAGATATTTTGTACGCAAGCTGTCTTTGATTTAAAATATCTATGGTTGTTTTAATCTCTTTTTGTTGTTGTTCACAAATTTTATTTTTAAGGCTTTCTGTCAGTTGACTCATTTCTTTTCTTGTTTCTTTTCTTGCATCAAGTAAAGATTGTACTACTGTTGGAAGCACGCCTTTAAATTCGGGATTTTCTTCTGTGACTTTTAAGAACCTATATTTTCTTTTTGCACACATAACATTTTTATTTAAACTTTTGGTTATTTCTGACCTTTGTTTTCGTAATTGAGAAACGAGTAGTTTGTCATACCCTTTTTTTGATGTTAATTCATCAATGGTTTTAGTAAGTTTAATTTTTTCTATAACTTTAGGATCATGTTTACAACTAATATGGTCTTCCCATTCCATTATGTGACACAATTCATCGGGAATGGTTGGATCAAAAACACAAGTTGAATAATCAATGTTATAAGCAATGATAAGATTCGGATACAAACTATTAAAGTCTAAAGCTACCACATTCTCATACAAACCTGGAATAGGTGGAAAAACATAAGCACCAACATAGCGTTCGTTTTCTGATATAGTGTAACCATCTTTTTCTGGTACAATTTTATGGTGTAAACAATACTTATACAAATTGGAATAAACTTTAATTTGTTGACCCTTTGTGAATAAAGTAATCATAGGTACATTGCACACCACGGCCATCTCAGATAAACCATACCATACATTGAGTTTTTCCATCAATTTTGCTACCAACATCGAATCTTGTATACAATACTTACCGCAAATCGACATATAATTGGAAGCTTTTTCACTGTTGTCTTTGATTCCTTCACGATAACAACGAAAAATACTTTTTGGGTCTAAATCATCTTTTGTTTCACCGATAAAATGAGTAGAGACTGTTTTAAGCTTGTAATCATTTAATTTAAAATCCCTTTGAACAACTGGTAAAAGGTCAATATATAATCTTCCTTCACAATCAAGAAATTTAAATTCTTGATTTTTATAAGCTGAAGAAGACCATTTAATTTCTCTTTGGATACCTGATTTTTCTTTTGCAAACCCTTGTTGAGACCACACAGGATAAATAGATTTATGGTTTGCCCTATCCATCAAATAAGGAATATCAAAGTTAAAAATGTTATACCCAATAATTACATTTGGATTTTTTTCATTCACAAGGTTTTTAAACCCCATTAATAATTTTTGTTCTGTTGGATAAGATAAAATTGTAGCACCAACTATACTTTCTTTAGGTTTGCCTAAAGATAACAAATATTTATTATAATCATTACTTCCTAACCTGGAAAACACACAAGATATTTGAAATATAACATCTCCTGGTCGAGAAGCCTTAGGCATTGTGACTGTATCTTCAGAGTTTACTTCTAAATCAAAGCTTAAAACCAATGGTTTAGGAATTGTAGTTTTACTTGAACGTGATATTAAATCTTCTGGTTTAATATTGTGTGCTTTACACAACCCTAAATCAACTAAAAATTCCCTGTCACAGCTTGTAAATTTATCTTCTTCATTGATTATTTCAGTACCTTTAAATTTAATCCAACCTGCTGTTGGTAGATTATACTTTGAAGTTAATTGAAGACGTGGACATGCATCTTGTCCGTGAACACTCATTTTTAAGTTACCTAAACCCACAATCCTTTGAGGTGTTTTTAATTTATTTGGAAACGTATATTTAAGAGTATTATAACTTGAAAATGAGCACAAAAGATAAGGAAATAATTTAAAGGTATATTCCTCCCCCTTTTTTTTTAAATTTGCCCCATATAATTTTTTGCAAAATTTTAAGGTGCACTTAATTTCTGGAAACAATTGTCTAAAATAAAGGCATAATCTTTCTTTATTACTATTATCTTTCCAATTTATATGGGTTGGTAGTTCTACCCATACAAATGGTCGAAATCCATTTACAGCTACACATATATTTTTAGACTGGTTATCAAATCCATAAATTCTAATAAATGTTTCATCTTTAAATTCTTCATCGAGATGCCAAGAATAAGCATAAAATTCATAGTTTGTTAATCCTTCAGATTTAGTATTATTCATCATAACTTTGTTTATTATTTATTTTTTAGTTAAGAATTCAATTTTTGTTTTTTAATGCTAAATCTGAAGCATTAAAAATTATTTACCAACTTTATTTCAGGTTTCAACCGTCCAGCTTTTTCTGTGTGTGGTACTTTAAAGATATAATAAATGATTGACATTATCCTTATTATAATAACAATTATGTTTGGAGCGTTACTACTCGACAAGAGTAAACGATCAAAATTTATTTTAAAAGAAGGCTTTACTGCTCCATCGGGATATACGATGGCTAATAAAGGAGTGTGTTTGAAAGCACAGTTACCAGATGGTGAAATGTCCCCAAGTTACACTTTTAATTTACCGCAAGGAGGTAGTGTAACCTTACCAGAAACGCGTTCTTTTACACCATCTTATGCTGGATTTTTAAATGATTATCAAACTTTTGGTTCCACAGGTTATTCTCCAGGAACACCTGATCAAGGTGGTTTTAGTCAGTATTCAATGAATGCCAACATGGAGACATATCAACCTATCGATTTTGATAATAATATTGCATCTCTTTATGGTTATCGTCCAGATGGTTATGATACCACTCCAAAACCAAGTGTACTATCGTGTAGTGAAAACGATGGTTTAATGGGTAGCAACCGATGGTGTGGGTGTGAATCTTTAAGCACTAGTGGTACCACAGAAACATCTACAAGACGTCTTATTGGAGGAGTTAATCCCAGAACATTAATCCCACCTAGAATAGTACCTCCCATCGCTGATATGGAAGAATGGGGAACTGATAATTACACTATACATTCGGCTATTAATGATAGCAGATCGGATGATCTATTTCTTTCCGGATACATTACTTTGGATGATTGCAGATGTCAGGGAAGATGTAACTGTAAAAAGGGTTGGAATAAACCATTGATAAAAGAAGGTTTTAACGAGGGTGAAAGTATAACTCAATCTCTATCTAAAGATTGGCCTACATCATCTACAAATATAAGTGGTCAATTAGGTGCGATAACAACCAGGGTTAACAGTAATTGTAGAGGAACATTACTTCAAGATTGTGGGGGTGAAAATCTTTCACAAGTTGTAGCTGACCATAACTATATTAGTCCTTATGATCTTTCAGAACAAAGAATAACACGACCACAAATTCTTCAAAACGGTGGAATATCACGAGTTCCAGAGAAATCAGTGTATACATCTATTACTAACGGTGACGATTTAATCTTTGTTGAACAAATGTCTAAAAAAACTAAACAGAGTTATTCCACAGATTACATCACCGGGGACGAACCAAGTATGATTTATGACCCTAGAATGGTTGGATACTCCGATTCTAAACGCGGCTACGTAGATAAACTTCTTGGTCAACCTAAATTTTATTATGATGATATAAACGCTGTAAGAGCACCAAATTATATAACTCGAAATAAAATAGATATTTATTCATTTGGCGAAAGTACTGGAAGACTTAAAAATCCTAATGATTGTAATGTATCCGGTGATAATAATCAATTAGCAGTAGAAGAATTTCATAATTCGGCTCTACAACATAGATCAGACATGATGCAATCGCTTATGAGTAAAAGAAACTCTGAAATGTGGCAACTTAGAGAGTTTCCAATTTCAACTAACGGTCAACGTATGCTTGGTGGAACTTCTAAAATTTAAATTTTTAATGGAGCATGCTCCATTAAAAATATATACATTGTACAACTAAGTTACATCTCTAATGCTCCTTAATCAAATAATGAACAGTCTGGTTCGTGTCCATCTTCTCCAAGACGACAATACCAACACACTTTACACCAACAATCCCAACAAAACCATTTTTTTTCATCTTTTATATAAATGGTTTTAGATAACCATTGCGTATCATCAAAACATCTCCAACAAGGTTGATACATTTTAAATCCAGGAAAGAGAGTGTGAAACTTTTTACTAAACTTTCTTGGTTGAAAATTAAATCTTGAACTGAAGGCCCAACCACCATAAACTCCTTTTGATTCGTTGAGTTTTAGTTTGATAAAATCAAGTTTGTGAGACCATTTAAAAATAAAAACTTCATTCATATCTGCGTACAGTGATATCTGTTTCCAAGTTGATTTACTCAACATTTCTAATGTATGACTTTGTAGCATTGATAAATCGATAGTAGTTAAAACATCATTCAATAATGTTCTTTGACTTGGTCTTGATCTTAACAACAAAATATAATCATCCACCATTGTTTCTACAAGATTAATATGGTCTTCAAAGGATAAACTATCCATAATATTCCATCTCAAATTTAAAATATATTTTAAATTTGAGTGGTGGTTTTCATCACAAAGCATATCTGCTAGTTTAAGCATAGTTAAACCATTAACTATTTATTTATTTAAAAAAGAAAGTTCAATTTGCTGCAATTTACAACTCTATTTTAATCTTAATACCCATACCATTAAGCTCTTGGAAAAGATTTTTACAAGAATATGGTATATTACATTTTTTAATATTAAAAGACCCACATACATTACATTTATGATGTGTACTACTAATCATTCCACAATTTGTACACACATCAATTTGAAAAGGATCTGAACATAAAAACATTCTTTCATTTAAAAATTGTGTGGCTCCATGAACCAAAATACAATCTTTTTCCATTTCTCCAAATCTTAATCCACCACCTTGGGAACGACCACAGTTTGGTTGACGATGTAATGTTGTTACTTGACCATGACTTCTAGCATGCATTTTATCTTTAACCATATGTTTAAGACGATGATAGTATGTTGGACCTATAAAAATTTTACTCTTTATCCTTCTTCCAGTAAAACCACAATACATTGTTTCTCCTCCTGTTGAGTCAAATCCATGTTTTGTAAGTTCATCGCATAATTCATTTAAAATAGTGCTTGAATTCTCCATAAATGGATTACCTTGTTTGAATTTTGATTGTGGATTCGTTAGGTATAATTTACCCATAACAGTTGCAATTATTTGATTTATGGTCATTCTTGACGGTATACAATTTGGATTAATTATAATATCGGGGGTCATACCTGATTGTGTAAACGGCATATCTTCTTGTGCATAAATCATACCACAAGTTCCTTTTTGGGCCATTCCAGAACAAAATTTGTCTCCAATTTCTGGTATACGTAATTGACCAATAACAATTTTAACTTTTCGACAACCATCAACAATATTATCAGTAATACGATCTACGTAACCTTCTTCACCTTGTTGAACAACTATACTATTATCTACAACCTTTTCTTGTTCATTCTTATTTTTAATGGTTATTCTACCTATTAAAACATCCCCTTTTTTAACTTGTTGACGTAATCTAACTATTCCACTATCCGAAAGTAAACCGTAATTGTTATCTCGAACTTTAACAGAATCAATGGGTATGTCAATCCTTTCCTCGACTATACCATTTTTTGTTTCTTCCGCTGTAAAAGTATTATAAGTTGTGGTACCAAATAAACCTCTTTCGATAGATGCTTTATTAAGAATAACACTATCTTCTTGATTGTATCCAGTGTAACACGCGATTGCTACAATTGCATTAATACCATTGGGGTATTCATTTAGACCATTAAATTCTGCAATATCGGTTGTAACAAGTGGTTTTTGAGGATAATTTAAGGTGTGTGATACAGTTTCAGTTTTTAAGTTGTGGCATGGAACAAAACCTATAGCTTGTTTAACCATTGAAGTATAAAAACAATTTCTAGCTGACTGTGTTCTATCAGAAAATGGTATAATTCCAGCTACTATACCAAACATACCTATGGGATGTAGCTCCATTAAATTATACTTACTTTTGGGATTTTCAACAATATCTAATGGTTCTATTGCAACACAATTGGTTATTACCTCATTAATGTCCACATACTTAATTAATTGGTTTTCTAAAAACCAATTAAAAGAAGGAATTAGTTCTCCACTTTTCTTTATTATTTTATTTAAATCAAACACTGGCCTAATTAACCTTCCTGGATCGGAAAATATTTCAATTATTTTCAAATGTTTATTGACCACAATACTAATACTTTTATCGCCCATAAAATTAAGATTGTTAATAGTATTGGCGTGCCCTAATTTTGAAAAGGGTGATCCATTAATTAAAATTGTAAGACAATTGGATTTATTAGGTTTACGACATTTACAAAGTATTAGATCCTGAAAATGGTCAATAGAATCCATAATTTCACATGTTGATATCCCTGTCGTAACACTACAAAATATAGACATGTTTAAAACTGTACCAACCCCTTTGCCTTCTGGTGTTTCAACAGGACAAATAAGAAAAGAACTAGATGGATGAATTTGTCTTATTTCTGATGTTTTAGCTTCTTTACCATCTTTACTTTCAGGTATAACTACTCTACGTAATGAGGAATAGTTAGCCAAAAGTGAAACTTTGGGATTGACTACCTGAGATACTCCAGTTCTAATATATGCATTGCGTTGAACTCCCCAATATCCAGACGAAAATGAATATAATATTCCAGTTGTAATACCTGAAGTTCTTAAAAAATTTGATATATCGGGTTTACGATTTTTAATCTGGGCAACACATGTTTTTTGAAACTTTTTATACAATAAACGAAAAAGAAAGTAATACAGTTCCCCGGCTGTTTCAACTCTTTTATGATTATAATCATCCCTATTATCAACAGGTAAATCTCCCATTAAAGTTAATAAGTATTTTTTAACCATAAGAATTAACAAATCTATTCTTTGTTTTTTGGTTGATGTTATCCCTAGATGAGGAAATAAATCCATATCTAGACTTTTTTGAATATCTTCCATTGTAAGTATCCCTTCTTTATCAGCGGTAACACTAACGTTTCTAAAAACTTTTACTAAATCATCTTCGCTATCGCTTTCATCATTACTTTCATCGCTTGAAGCGGCCCCTTCAGTTGTCGAAAATTCTTCAAAACAATTATTTTTTATGGTTTCAAGATATCTATTGTATTTCTTCGGTAAATCAAATAAATGATGAAATTGAGTGTCGGGATGAAACCCTAATGATTTAAAAATTATACCTACTGGTATATCTACAACTTTTCCCTTTAATTTGAGTGAAACTACAATTTTATTTTTAATCATTTTGACTTGAACAGAGGTAGAATGAAAAGTTTCATCACACATACTTCGCATTTCACAAATTAAAACATCTTCTTTTTGAGAAGTCGATTTAACAAAACATAATGGTTTGTTATAAGCTTTTCTGACTTGGCTAATTAACACTCTTTCTTTACCGTTAATAATAAAATAACCTCCCTGATCTGCTTCTGAGTGACCATTTAAAGATTCATTTTCTTGTGGTGTAAACTGCCTTAAATGACATGTATCGGATAATAACATAATTGGTATTTTAGCTATTGGAACTCGATATTGTTCATTAATTTGAGGTGGTTTACCTTCATTACTTTCGATAGTTTCAATAATATCAACGCAAACATTTCCAGTATAACTTAAATCTTTATTACGAGCTTCTTGAGGATAAAGTGGGCGTATAGTTCTATCATTATCAATAATAGTTGGTGGTTCTACACATATATTACTAAATTTAAGAGTGTAGTTATCATACTTGTTTGATTCATATTTTATACTTGGTTCGTTATTAATGATATTCTTAAGCCCTTTGGAAGTAAACCAATTAAAAGTATCAATTTGATGTTTAACTAAACCATTAGTTTTAAAAAAGTCTTGAACAATCTTCAACCTAACTTCTTCAGAAAGAGTAGCTTGAAGATTGTATAGTACATCATCATTAGTAGTATTCATTGTTTATTTTTTATTTTTTACCTTTAAAAAAATCAATTTTAAAGTTCAATTGAACTTTGGAAAACACATTAAATAAATATGGATAATATTAATTTTAAAACTTATGACCCTGTAGCACAATTAGTTGCTTTGGGGTCTGGATCTGGTTCGGGGTTACCATTAACCGGTGGAACACTTTCTGGAAATTTAACTTTAAGTATTCCTTCAAAAGTGATACAATGCCAAACACCTTCTAATTCCTGTGATTTGGTTAATTTAATATATCTTCAATCATTATATTTACCACTTTCTGGTGGAACTATGAGTGGAGTTATCATTCAACCATCATTACCTGTTGCAAGTGGTGAACTTACAAATAAGGCATATGTCGACAGTTTAATTGGAGGTGGCCCATTTTTACCTTTAACAGGTGGAATTATGAGTGGTGCTATCACCCAACCAACAGCACCTTCGACAGCTAACGATTTAACTAATAAAGCTTATGTAGATGCTCAAGTGGCGTCTGGAGTACCAGACGCCACAACTTCAGTTAAAGGAAAGCTTCAACTTTCCGGAGATTTAAGTGGTACGGCTGCAGCTCCAATTGTAGCACCAATGGCTATCACAAATGCTAAGTTAGCTAATCTGAGTGCTGTAAGTCAACTCAAAGGTTCTTCTTCAGCATCTTCGACTGCTACAGACATTACTTTAGGTTCTGGATTGACTATGACTTCTTCGACACTTAACATAGATCAAACAACTTTAAATAAAGCCGGGGCAACTCAGTTTGGGATGATTGAATTCGACCCTAGTGGTGATCTAGATTCCACATCTACAAATTCCGGCATTGGAGTAGTTAAAGCGGCGGCTATTACAAATGCTAAAATTAATCCTGGAGGAAATAGTACTCTGAAAGGCAGTACTGGTGGAATAGTTGATGATATTAATTTAGATCCAACTTTAATTATGCTTGGAACTAATTTATCTGTAGACACAGCTTCATTAGAGCCAGCCGGAGCAACTCAATTTGGGGTGATTGAATTCGACCCTAGTGGTGACCTAAATGCAACATCTACAAACTCCGGTATCGGAGTAGTTAAACCTTTGGCTATTACAAACGCTAAATTGGCTAATTTGAGTGCGGTGAGTCAACTCAAAGGATCTGGTTCGGCATCTTCGGCTGCTGCAGACCTTTCTCTTGGTTCCGGATTAAGTATAACAGGAACTACTCTGAGTATTAATACAGCTTCTCTGAGTAGTACATTTTTACCTTTGGCTGGTGGAGTTATGAGTGGTGCTATCTCCCAACCATTAGCACCTTCGGTAGCTAACGATTTAGCTAATAAAGCTTACGTCGACGCCCAAATTACAAGTGTAACTGTGCCTGACGCGACTACAACAGTCAAAGGTAAAATTCAACTAGCCGGTGATTTAAGTGGAACAGCCGCTACACCCGTTATTGGAACTAATAAAGTCACTTATCCAAAAATTCAACAGCTTTCAGCATCTTCTTTATTAGGAAATTCTACAGGTAGTTTGGCTAATGTTCAAGAAATTATTTTAGGAAGTCTTCTTTTTTCCTCAAATGTTTTAAATAGTCCTATATCATTTTACTCGGGAACCGATCCAAATGTTACAGCTCCTACCGATAGACCCTCAAGTGTCAATACATTGTACCAAGGAACAGATAATTATGTTTGGGTGTGGAATGGAACTGGATATTCTTCTCTTACTCCAAAAAAATTTATTTCTACAGCTAGAAATTTAAGTGATCAGACTATGGCTACAGATGATTTGGTTGAATTTTCACCTCTTGTAGTAAATCAAACATCCACCCAGGGGCTTAGTATAATAGACGCTACTAATGGGTCAATATTTACAATAACTTTGGGTGCAAACCGACCTACAGTTTTACTTAAAATAACAGTTTCAATTTCTGGATTGTATACACCTGGAGTTATAGCCAAATTTTTTACATATAATTTAACGGCTGCTTTGTATACTAATAATCCAGGTTTAATTTTAAACAATGGTAATGCAATTCAAATAACCAGTACGCACAGCTACTCGGAAATATTGAGTATTACACCGGGTTCTATAGATATTGGAGTAAAGCTCAGAAACATTACAGGAGGAACTAGTATAAATATCGGTAATGGTGGAGGAGTACCATTACCTTACAGATGGATATTATTTGAAGAAGTTTAACGAGTAAATAAATGCAAGAATTAATAGCAATGGCAGTGTTGCTTTTAGCCTTAGTGGTTGTAATAGTAGGATTTCAAATAAAACCTATTACTTCACCAGTACTACAAACATCGATACCACAACAACCAATTCAACCACAAGTTGTACCAATATATTTTCCAAGACCAATGTACCCATTCCCACGTTTAGGTTATCCTATAAGACAATTTCCCCCACCAATAAGACCTCCAATTAAACTTAATTAAAATATGATTCTTTGATCCCTAAAAAGGAATAAAAGAATTAAACATTTCTTTTAATAGTACTATTTACCTTAATAAAATTATTTTTTGTTTTGCATTCTTTGATCCCTTTTTAGGGATAAAAGAATTTTTTTGGTTTAATTGAACTGTTAATTTTTAATGGTTTATCTAAGTTGACATTTTGACGGTTTTTACTACTCTTTTAACGGGTTTTTTAACTTCTTCTTCTTCCTCTTCTTCACTACTGCTAGAATTAAGGTCGCTTTCATCCTCACTTTTTTCTTGAGCTACACTTTCTTTTGATGGTGGAGATGGCTTGGTTCTTCTAACAATTAATGCTCGTGGTTTGTATGCTTCGATCCACTTTGAAATTAAAACATCATTAGCTCGAACTTGTAAAGCCACTTTAGACCCTACAAAAATACTCTCAAATCTTAAGGCTACTCGAATTCTAGCTCTTTTATCTATTATAGTTTTTGGATCTTCAACTATTTCGTCAGTTTCATCCATAAAAACAGTAATAAATTCTTCTTTTTTCTGATTAAACATAACCTTTGGATAAAGTTTAGGTCCATCTGCATCCCCAATTTCATTTCCTTTCCAACTAAGTCCTTTCATGGTATCAATTAATCCTTTTAATTTTTTAAACTCACTGGTTTTAAGATGATTTCTACACACAGTTGCCAATTCTTCATATTTGGCAGCCCATTTAACTTCTTCATTTTTAGGGTTTTCTCTATCATAAAGACACAAAGAAATCTGATAAGAGGTATTGTTAGTGTCTAAAGTATTTCTAGACACTCCAAAAGAAAATACTTCTTCTGAAGAAAAAACTAATGGTTTATATTCTTCAGCCATTACTTTTAAATATTTTTCAGAAAGGTTATCTTTAAGCCATTTTTTATTAAGTAGAATATGGTAGTGGGCATGTGGAATTTTATTAATTAAAGATGGTTTCTTTTTAAACATTTCAGTTGCGTTAAACACAGTAAAGTAGGGTAATACCTTATTTCTTTGCTCTGGTTCGTCGTGGTACAATTTATCAGATAAATTGTAAACAAATGAGGGTTCTTTTAAACCTTCATCAATGTTAGAGATGTACCATTCTTTATCAACCAAAATGTGGTAGTCAGTTTCCTCAAGCTTTGTAAAGTCGTATTTGGTAGTAAATTCAGTATTTTTAAATTGAGAGTCATAATCCAATAGTTCATTAACATCATAGACACCTTTAAGTCCTTCATTTATAATTCTTGTTTTAACCCCAGAAATAGCTACAAAAATTCGATTGAAAGATATATTAGTTTCAGGTAGTTTGCGGGCAACTGGTTTGGCAAAAACCAGTCTCTCGCTATTAAAATATTTCAGTTCAGTTAGAGGTTGGTTTACATTATAGAATTTGAAAAAGTTATATTTAGTATCGTTGATAATAATATTCTTGTCTTCCATAGTAATAGTTTATTTAAAGTATTTTTTCACAATTAAAATTCAATTTTATGCAAAAGAAATTAAACCATTACCTTTCGGTCCCGTAGGCCCGAAAGGGTTAAGGTTCGCCTTCATCATCGGAATAATCAGAGTAATCTATTTCTTCTTTAGAGTTTAACTGAACCAAAGAAATTAAAAAAGTCATCAATTCTGTTTTAGTGGATATTTTTATCCCTAAATTTTTAGCTTTCAATAATTTAGTTGAACTTTTAACTTTATGGTTGTTACTTAACACGATAAGATCTGTTGTTTTTTTTGATATTGCAGAGGTCACTTTACCACCTAAATTATTTATTTGTTTTTCTAGAGAAGCATCTCTAAACCCTGTAAAAACAAAGATTTTATCGTTGAGAGGACCACATCGATTTTCAATCTCTTCTACCTCTTGAGCACCCCCAACTAATTTTTTTAGATTGACAACCCGGGTTAAACCATAGTTCAAATTAGGTAAAATTTTTTCTTTTATAGTAGCTTCGCTTAAACCTTTAATTTTAAGTGATTCTTTTACGGTTGAAAAATTCAAAAGTTGAATTTTTTTAAGGCCAATACCTTCTCCAAATACATTTAATGCGGCTAATAACTGATGGGTTGTAGCTGTTTTAATATTTGAGGTTGTACTATCTAATAATTTTATGGCTACTTTATTCCCAACAAAAGGAGATAATTCTTCTGGACTACTTTGAACAATTTCTTCAATTGTTTTTTTTCCAGAATTGTAAATTTTTAAGATTGTTTTATCCTTACAATTAAGACATTTTAAACTTGTGAAGAAATGAACCATTTGTTTAACAATTACTTCATCTGGAGCTTGTTCAAATGTATGATACAGCTCAACCGAATTCCACTTGCTATTTTTAGGTAAATTAAGTTTTCCATCTCCATTACTTACAACGGCAAGTATATGAGGTATAACATCTCCACTTCTAGTTATAGATAAAATTGTACCACGACTAATTTTATTTTCTACAATAAATTTAGCATTAAATCCGCTTAAAGAAGTAATGGTTACCCCACTACAAACAACAGGTTTTATTTTTATTTGCGGTTTATATTTACCTCCTTTGGATAAATTCCACATAACACATTCTACTTCAGCTTTACTTACTTCTCCTTGAATTTTAAAAGCAAATGAATATTTAGGGTTACCATCCTCATTACGAATATATTTTTGATTTACGGTAATAACTAAACCATCTATTTGATATTGACTTTTCTTTTTTCTTCGAATAAGGTAGTCCGTCAAAGTCTCTTGATTTATAAATGTTATATCCAAAAGACGATTGTAAACTGTAAGAAAACCATGATTTTTTAAAAAATCATATTGTTCACTTACTGGTTTTTGATATTTTAATTGAGGTTCAATAAGTTCATAAGCAACAAAGTCTATATTTGAGATGATAGTACGTTCTGGATTTTTTTTTGCAACCTGGCCACTAACCATATTTCGAATATTTTTAAATTCCGAGGCATACTTTTTTTCAAATATTTTTTTAGATAAGATCAGTTCTCCTCTAACCATAAAATTAGTAACTGAAGATGGTATTATTGGAACCTTTAAACCATATTTTAATAGATGTGTGATTTCTGTACCAATTAAACCATTACCTCTAGTAAAAAGTTGTACTTTACTTTTACGGTAAACATAAAGACAACTTACACCATCTAATTTTTCTTGGATTAAGAAATCCAAATTCTGGTCGAATTCAACCAGAATTTGGTTGAATTTTCCCAAAAAGTTAATGATAGTTTTATCATCGTTATACTTATTTAAACTACCCAAATAAACTGGTAATTCTACTCGGTCTGTTTTAGGCAAACAACCAACACTAACATCATCAATTTGATTAACTAATGTATCATAGTCATTGTCCGACATAATTGGACTTCCAGAGTTAAAATATGCATCATCTGCTCTTTTTTTTAACTCTTTCAATTGTAATTGATCCATACTTTATTTTTTAATTTTTTAACATCTTCCATATCAATTTTTAACATTAAGCTAACAAATTTAATAAAGAAGAATGAAAATAAAATGTGTAGAATGTAATAATTTGGTTACTAAAACTAGTATTCGTCCTTGTAAAGGACTAATGTGTTCCAAATTATATTGTAGTACTTGTTTCACCACTCAATGCAGTTTATGTCCAATGTGTTATCAAACAATGTTGTGTCCAATGTGTGTTCTAGTGTGGGATATCTGTCCATCTTGCTTAGATAATGACAATGCTGTTTTCCTGGAAGAGCTTCCCATAGGAGTTTAGATTTTTAATCTCTTTAAAGAGATTAAAAAGCATAAATTAATTAATTATTTTTCCAAAACATAAGGTATTATCTGATTTTATATTTGTAATTTGAACTTTAATTAAACCATAACTTTTACTTGGTGAAATATCATTTATAAAAATTGTTAACGGTCCAATTTCAACCCAATGATATTTATTAACAACCCCCTTTTTTAATTCACTTTGAAAAACGTGTCCAATTTTAGGTACATATATATCTGCTTTGAATTCTATTTTAAGTACAATTTGACCACTAAGTGTAATTTTATTATCAAGTATTCTAACAACTTTTATGTTAAAACAGTACCCTTTATCTAAATATGTTTTAGGGTATTTATTGATTAATATTGACCTTAAAGTTTCGGATAAGTTAGAATTTAAATATTTAGGTAAAAGAACTAGTTCGGTTGTAAAAAATTTTTCTTCAAAGTAAGGCTCCATCTTTAATTTAATTATTTTTTTGGTATACGAATTCAATTTTAAAAGTTCAAAAAGTATTCAGTACCATCTAAATATGTTATTGATGAATTAGAGTCTACTTGACCTCTTAATCTAACATAATTTCCTTTAGGAATAAAACCTGTCAAACTTACTAGTCCTAAACTAACCAATGAAGGACCTGTTTGCGTAATTAAAGTATTTTGACTTAAAACATCCCATGTAATATTATCTTTAGATGTTTCAAGGAATATTTGAGCATTAATTATTGAAAAAAGAACAGTAGAAAAACTAATATTATAATTGACGTATACATTAATAATATCAGAAATTTTATATCCTGGGAGGTCTGAAAGAACTATAGATCTTACTACTTTTTTATAAGAAACATCTGGTTCTTTAGAGTTGTTGAAAATTTTAAAATTAAATTATTATAAGTTTAATATATGATCAAACGTTCCCATAACAACTTGATGAGCAATAATTAATACACACTTAGATGGAAAAGCACTTTTAACTGTATTAAAAATTTTTGTACTCAAATCTTGGTCTAAATTAGCCGTACACTCATCTAACATTATTATTTGTTCGCCTAAAATTTCTTTAAAAGTCAAGTCAAAAGCCAGTTTAACTCTAGCCGCTTCTCCTGTACTAAGAGATTTGTAGTCGGTGGTATTACCTTTATATTGAATAACAATATTAACTTGTGGACGTTTTTCACTTATTAATTCTAAATAAATTTGTATAGGGTCCCCAAAACTTTCAGAAAAAAAATCTTGAAGAAGAATCGAAAGATGAGTATTAATGGTATTAATAATACCTTCTAAAGATTCGTGTTCTGATTCAATTACTTTTTGTTTAAAAATACACATTTTAAGGTAAGTTTGCTCCAACTTTTTTTTATTTTCTACCAATTCATTGAAGGTTTCCTTAACCTTTTTATATTTCTTCAATTGAGATTGAAATATGGAGTAATGATAATTGTTATTGTGATATTCTAAACCTAAATCAACACATTTCAAGATGTGTTGAAGATGTGGTGAAGTATCAACAAAATTTAATTTTTCAATTTCGATATTTATTTGAGATAATTTGGACCTTAATTTTTCTATTCTTTTAAATTCTTCTTGATTAATTATTTTTGATTGGATGGAAGCATTTTTATTTTCAATTAATGTAATTAATTTAAAGTGTTCTTCTTCGTGGTACTTTGAGTACTCTTCAATTTTGATTTTTTTTAAAAGGTTGTTTTTACTTGTTAATTTGTCAGAAATTTTATTTATTTTAATGGTTAAATCTCTCTTTTTATCTTTCAGATCCTCTGGATCTAGATCCTTTAAATCTAAAGGATCAGATTCATCTAAATTACTACATTCTTCTTCGGACTCTAACTTTTCTTTCATTTTTACCAATGAAATCGATGGTTTAAAGGGTTTTACCAAGACAATTAAAGATTTATACTTTTTTATTTTTTTTATGGTCTCTTGAACTATATTTATATCAGTTTTTTTAATAAATTTATCACCTTCTTCGATGGTGACTATTAAATTTTCTAAATTACTTAATTTAATTTTGACATCTTTGGGTGGACCAACAGTATCACCCACAATATTTTCAATCCATTCAGACATTTCTAATGTATCCATATTTATGGCAAATGGATGATTACACCTTTTACAATTATAATTTTTAAAAAACTTTAATTTAAGGTCTGCAATAAGTTCTTTAATTTTATTCAAATTATGCTTTGAATTAAAGTTAAGATAATCATTAAATTTTTGATTAATTTGTTCAAACTGATTTAAATCATTAATTTTAGACTCTTCGAGTTGCAAATCTACAATTTGTAGATTTAATGCACTTTGGGAATTAAAGTGTTCATCTTGTTCTAATTTTAAAGTTACAATGTACTCATTTTTTAATTTATTTATTTCTCTAATTTTAGAGTATTTTAAGCATCTTTCAATTAATATATTTATACATACAAGTTGATGGTTTAATTCTTCCAAATCATTTGAAGTGTATTTTTCATATTTTTTTAATTCTTTTAAACTTTCCTCAACCATTATCATTTTATTTTTACACAGTTCAAAATGTATTCTCTCTTGAGTTAAACTTTCAATTTCACTCTTCAATTTTTTAATTTCTTTACTTTCATCTTTGATATCACCAACCTCATCAATTTCATTTTGAATGTGGTGTTTAGTGTCTATTAATTTAGAATGTAATTGATTTAATTTTTCATTCAATTTTAATTGAGATATGGTTTCTTCTCTCTTTAAAAAAAGTTCTTCTTTTGAAAGCGTGATACCATCTTCAAAAAATTTACTAATTATAGGTTTTTCAACTTTAGTTGGTTTTTGAACAATTTCAAGCATATTATTAGCATTTAAAATTTGACCATCTAAAATAGCCATTTGTTTATTTAAATCGCCCAATTCAATTTTAATTTTATTTTTTAGGTCTTTGACATCACAATTTGCATTAACAATTTTTTCTAAAAATTCCATTTTCTCAAGGTGAGAAAGATCCATAAAAAAATTAGACGAAGGTGTTACACCAAAATATTTGTTTAAAATAATTTGTGCTTCCTTATCTTCATAAAATTTTCCATCTACTTCAAGGTTTAAAATGTTAGGCCGTTTGGTACGTTTAACTTTAAAATTTTTGTAAACGAGTGTAACTTCGCAACTTGTTGAATTGTGCGATACAAGATATTTATGGGTGGAAGAACCATACAATACAAATTGTATTGCAAGGAGTAGACTGGTTTTTCCACGTCCACTTGCACCACTAATTAATGTTATATTATCATCTTCAAACTCAAAGGTTTGAGAAGTGTAACACCTAAAATTTTTCAAGGTAAGTTTCATCTTTATTTAATCTTTATTTAATCTTTAGATTTGAATTTAATTTTTCATTTTTTAATTTACCTTAAATTTAACCCTACAAGTTACAAAGTTTCTTTAATACCCAATTGGGTATAAAAGAAAAAAGTTGTTAATTTATTTTCTGGGGGAAGTATGCTGTTGTGGAACTCGTTTCAAATAAGAATTTTTAGACTCTTTGGTATGTTTAAAGTTACATCCAACCTCATTTTTATTGATTAATTCCAATGTACCATCTGGATTTGTTTTAACCACAGAAATTTTTTTGCATTTTTCTCCAAAATTACATTCTTTAAGGTCCAAATAATCATGAGCAAATCTACATTGAGCACCGTGAAAACATTTAGATTTTTTGATAATAGATAAGCAAAAACGAGTAGGTTTTTGAACCACTTCACATACTTGTTTTTGAACACTTTGTTGTTTCTCGGCTTGTGGTTTTGGGTTTTGAAAACCTTCAGTTTTAAGTCCTTTTCCTCCTTTTTTTCCTCCCTTTTTCTTTTTAGGTTGTGGTGGAGAAGGGACCACTTCAGGTTTTGGGGTTGGTGGTGGTAAAAGAGCAGCATAATTAAGAACTCCATTAACCATACGTTTACTACCATCTTCAATGGTTTTTTTATCCCACCAACTAGGCGACTTGGTAGGTGAAGTTTTGGGTGATTTTTCTGCACTTTTAGTAGGACTATTTAACAAAAATGGTTTAATTTTTTTAAAAGTAAATGAAGGTTGTTTTTTAACCTGTTCCTCTTCTTCCGGAACAAATGGTTGATACTCCCCATCATCAAAATCTTCTTCAGCTGGAATGTAATGATTGTAAAAATCTTCTTCTTCAAAATCTTCTTCATCCGATTCATAGGTGTTGGTATAGTTTGCGACTTTCTTGTTGTATCCAACAATAGAGTCTTCTCCTCTAGACATTGACATTTTTAAAGCCATTGTAGTTAGTTTATTAATTTAGTATTTTATTAGTTATTCAATCAATTTTCTGCATTTATGGCTACTTGCAACCAATTAAATTTTACAGGTAGTGTTACACATTATTTTTTAAGCGAATACCCCAAACTACGTTAACTTTGTAGTTTATCCACAAACTAATTGAGTAAAAAAGTTGTTTTTTTAAAGGTTCTTTTGATTTTAATTTCATCCACTTTTTGAAAAACTTTATATTTTTAAATTTTTTTTCTAGATTTTAAATTCTAAAAATCAAAAGTTGAAAAAATTGGAGACTCAAACATTTATTTTGAATTTTTGTCAAAAATTCAAAAATGAGTCCAATTCAATTTTTGTCAAAAATTCAAAATTCGTAAGAATCGGATCCAAATTTTGTAACTTTTGATTTTTCGAATTTAAAATCTATAAAAAAAAATAAAACTTTCACTACTTTTCAAAAAGTGGATGAAATTAAAATCAAAAGAACCATACTATTAAAACTATTTTTTACTCAATTAGTTTGTGGATAAACGACAAATTTAGTGTAGTTTGAGAAAAAAGTGTGAGACTCTAGTTAGTAAGTTAATAAAGATGTCTGAACCACAACCTAAAACCAAAAAAAAAAATAAGAATGAATGGTTTGACTTTGGAGATGATGATAGTTGGTACTTGTATGCATTAATCTTTGGTTGTTTTGGGGTACTAGCACTAACACTTATACATCGAAAATTAACCAGGCAGAAAGGAAAATGGGGATCAAATTTAAATAATATTTATATGTATCGCACAATTCAATCAAACAAAATTAAAACCGAATCTAGAGGAGAAATTGAATGTAGAAGGTATTTAGAAACCATATTTGGAGTACCTTTTGGAAAAGCTAGACCTAATTTTTTGAGAAATCCTGTGACTGGTAATAACCTTGAATTAGATTGTTTTAACGAAGAATTAAGACTTGGAGTTGAATACAACGGTCAACAACACTACAAGTATACATCATTTTTTCATCGAAATACTGATGCTTCAACCAACCAAAAATATAGAGATGAACTTAAAAGACGAATGTGTCAAGAGAATGGTATAAATTTAATTGAGGTGCCTTATACCATAAAATTAAATGATATTGGTGGTTACCTTCAATTAAAGTTAAAACAATTGGGATACCTTCAGTAGTTTTTAATGGTTAATAACCATTAAAAATATAATTAAATTCTAATATTAAGTTTTTGATCGTTAATAACTTTCATTTCTTCTATCAACTTTTCTTCGTCTATTTCAGCCTCTTCAAGGTCAATATTATTGCGATCAAATATAACACCTTTTGTCCTCAAATTCTCCTTAATTCGATTGAATAATGTTTTTGAATTAGGATTGAACTTAAAGTCTAAAAGAACCTCAAAATTAGGAAAATTTTCTTTCTCAAATTTAAGTTTACGAGTGGTATATCCTTCTTGAGCACGAATGGTGTAATATGGGTAGTACTCTGGGTCGTTACGTTTGATTAGAACAAATCTTTCACGTTTAGACTCATCGTCGGGTTGTGGAGCTCTATCTTTGACTGCTATACCCAATTTACGTTTAACTTCTTTAACATCTTTTTTCAGTCCTCGATTGTTATCAAGAAGCTCATCGTTTTGATCTCTGACTTCTTCAAGTGTAATACCTAAAGATCTCATATATTGTCTATCTTTTTCTCTTTCAAGCTTCATATCACCCATCATTTGTTCTAAATTAGTTATTTTTCTTTGAGACTCTCTATGATTAAAATAAAGAGTATACTCGACGTACATTTTAAGAAGTTTTTCAAGGTCTATGTAGTACTGTCTAATTGTGTGACCATTTTTAGTTTTAAGTTGCATAATAGCCATTTTAAGATCATCAGGTTCCATAATCAAAAATTTAGATTTGACAATATCACAATTGGACATGCCACTCAATTCATGTTGTATAATTGGATATAATTCGTGATCAATATTTTTATGGGTTAATTCATCATAACAAATATTGTTATTTGATAACATTTTCTTGAAGTTTTGCCTTTGTTTTTTGTATTCACCAGTGTATCCAAACCATTCTAAAACCATAGAACCAATAAGGGTACTATGGTTTCCAATTACAACTTGCCAAAAGTAGTCAAACATAACCATGTTTAATTTAAATTTAGTTATCTTTACAAACTCCATAATATCAAGAAGTTTAAATGAATTATCTAAGGCTTTTCTAATTTTAGGGTTGTTGGAACCATTTTCAGTATCAATAGCAACTCCTAAAAAATTAGTTTTAATTTCACTTGTAGACATATCTTTATTTTTCTCTAATTTATCTACGTAAAAATCAATTTTTTTATGACTTGTATTACCTTGACTTTCTATAACATTATAAATTGTAGGTCTTGTGACCTTAAACTGTCTAGAAATATGTGCAATAGGTATACCTTGAGTATACTTTTCAATAACTTCGTTTCGCTGTTCTTTATTCAATCGTGGGCGTATCATTTATTTACTGTATTTTTTAATTTTCAAAAAAAATTAAAAAATTAATACACTTTTAATCGTTGATTAAAAATATTTTCTCTATGTTTAGGTTGGAAACACCAACCAATTTGAGACTCAACATTGAGTATTCTACGGTTAAAACGATCTCTATCAACCGCAAAAATTTCCCATGGTCCTTTTCTGTCTTCATCATCATCTTCAATAATTATAATCGTAGGCATCAAAGTAAATTTAACCTTACGAAAACATTTATTTTTTATTTTTTTTTTTGGCGAAGTAAGAGTTACTTTAACCCTTGTAGTTAACACATCTTCAACTATATTAGTTGTAGTACACATTTATTACTACTAATATAGATGTGTTAATTTTTTAATGCCTTAAAGGCATTAAAAAATATAAGAAAATTTAATTGTCACTTAGATCCAAATCATCATCTAAAATTTCATCGTCAGTGTTGTATCCTTTTAATGGTTTTTTAACAGCTTTAGCTTTAACATTTTTTAATTTTTTAAGAAGAGGTTTTACTGGTGTTTCTGGTTCTGATAAAGCTTCATCATCAGAATCGATTTCAGTTGCTTTTTGTTGCTTTTTCTTTAAAAGAAATTCTTTTGGTACCAATTCACCATCAGAATCTTCTTCCATATCTGTATCTCCACTTGTTTTCTTAGGCTTCTTAACTACCTTTTCCTTTTTAGGTTTAACCTCTTTTTTTGGAGCTTCTACTTCGGAATCACTTTCAAATTCAGAATTTATTTTTTCAACTACTTTTTTAACCTCTTTTTTCTTACCTTTTTTTGAGGTAGAACTTTTTACACTATCTTTAGGTCTATGTGCACTACAATAAGCAGCTCCTCCCTTAGGTTTTGTTGTGCATTGCTCACCTACTTTTTGACCACTCAAAAAGATGTGTTGACACACATCTTTGGTTTTTGGAATTTTTTTGTTAGATTTCTTTTCTGAAGTCGAATCTACATTTAATGATTGAACTTGTTCATGTGAAACTTCTCCTTCTTTAACTGTAATGTTCATACCAGTTAGTTCATGCCATTTTTTAATTGTTTCACCAACATCAACTTGATACTCTGCTTCTAACCATACAGCCAATTCACTAATTGGCTGTGCAATAGTTTTCATAATTTCCATAATAAGTGCCATCGTAACGTTTATTTAGGTATTTTTTTTGAACAAAAATTCAATTTTCTGTAAAATTTGTTAGTTAATCGACTACAATAGATTAATTTCTGACTTTAATTTTTTTACTTAAAGATGGTCCATCCTGACCTTGAAAGGCTCACCGGGACCGAAAGGGTTAATTAATAATTTTCATCCATTCCGATCCATCTATCCATTTAAGATAAATAGGATACAATGCATGGTCACTATTATCTTTAAATATTAAATTTAACAATTTTATAGCTGCAACTTCTTTAAAGAGGAGTGTAAAATTTTTTTCTTTTAATTCAATTTGTTTAGGGTTAAAATTAGCTAAAGTTAATATTTCTTGGACTGTATCTTCAAAAGCCGAGTGTGAAAACATTTCACACACCGATAAATTAATGGAACATTCCAAGTTTGAAACTGAAGGATGAGAAATGTAATATAATTTGTCTCTAAGTATTGATAGTAAAAGTTGATTTTTACAACCTTTTTTAAAGGCGTCTTCTGTTTGCGAGTTGTGCCCACCACAAACAGAGAGGTTGCTGGTCTTAAAAGGGTTAAGAAAACTACCCAAAGGAGCTAAAATAGAAGGTGATTTACGCCATTGTTTCTCCATCTTGTTGGGAAGTACACTTGAATTCGTTATTGTTTTCATTTATTAATTAACTTGTTAATACAGCAATGCTTTAAGTATTAATAAATATATATATATGGCTTTGGTTACTATGTTTTATAGCAATTATTCAGGTAATTGCAAAGCATTATTACAACTTATTAAAAATTCCAATTTATTGGATCGATTAAGCATAAAATTTATTAATATTGATAATAATGATATGAGGGGTGTAGTTTTAAAAAAATTTTCTGTAGTTCCATCGATTGTAGTTATATTTCAAGATGAAATTTCACTTTATACCGGAAATAACGCATTTGAATGGTTTAATATGTTTACTTCAGAAGAAGATTTACTCAACACAAACAAGAATCCTTCTTTAAATTTAAAGAATTTAAATTTAGAAGCTTCGGACACTTCAGATGAAGAAGAAAGTGTATCAAACCCACCAAAATCTATTTTAGAATTGGCAGCTGAAATTTCTAAAGATAGGGAAGATTAATTTTAACCTTTAAAAAGGTTAAAATTAAAAAAGGTAACTTTAAGGCTAAATTTGTTTTAACAATTCCATAACTTCGTATTTAATTTCATTTAAAGGCCGATTGGCATCAATAATTTTAACATTATCTAATGTTTTAATCGACTCATTATATTTTACATTCAATGTTTCGAGGTATTCAAACTTTAATGATCTTTCTGCGGCACGATCACGATTTAAAATTCTTCGATAAGCAACATCAGTATCAACCTTTAAAAAAATATATAAATCTGTGGCAAACGCAACCTTATTGTAAAAATTACAATATAGATTGTATTCATCTGGAGTTATATGACCACTGTCGTACAATAAATTAGTAAATATATTTTTACTGCTCCAAGGACACCTTTCCAAAATTACTTTATCTTTAACATTTTTAAAGGATGAATATAACTTGTGATAAGAAAATAATACTTGAAATTGAAATGGTGCAGAAAATTTTGGCATATCAGTATAAAAATCTTGAAGAAGAGACCATTCTTCGACTGGTTCTTGAAAGCATGTAAAATCATCTTTTAATTGAGAAATAAGAGATGATTTTCCAGCTCCTATAACTGCATCAATAGTAACAATGTAAACCATTTTGTTTATTTAAGTAGTTTACAATTTAAAATTAATCAATTTATTTTTATTGAATTTTTGAAGGTTTTAGTACACTTTTAGTTGTCGGAGAACATTGAGATGGTGATGGTTTAATCGACATTGGAATAAAAGATTGGTGAAGTGATAACATTTGATCTTTTAAACTTTTTTCTTTTTCTAATTCTTGTTGAAGGTGTTGAATAACCCTTTCTTGTTTTAACTCTTTGATAGAATTTTGGTAATCCAATTTAGCTTCTTTTAAAACCTTTTCAAGATTTAATTGTAACTGAGAATACACTGGACACTTGTACTCGTTAAGTACTGTAGATAAATTTGGTTCATTTTTAAGGTCTCCAATTCTTTTAAAATCTACAATAATATCTTCGGTATTTACATTGTAAACATGGTTAGACAAAGATAAAACTCCATCTGTTTTTTTTATAATCGGGGGATGATTTAAATTAACCATTTCCATTACATTTTTTAAATTATTTAATTGAGGTTTTAATAAACCATTATTTAATTCATTTATCCATTCAAAGATGTAATCTGGTAAATCGTTGTAGAGTACCATAATTTTAATTAAACCTTTTCGAGTAAAGTATGGTGTTCTTTTTTCTTCTTTAAGAAAATATTTAACTGTGGTTGAGTCTAAGTTTAAATTTATTGGATTAAATGTTTTACATTTATATTTTTCTAGTGTCAGCGCCACCTCAAAAAAATTTATACTTTCACGTTCTTTAATTTCTTCTAATTTAAGGTTAAAAGAAGGTATATTTTTCTTAACCCACCCTTTTTTAATACCAATTTTATTACCTTTTAGTTTGACGGTGTCACCCTCTTGAATTTTAAAAGTGCGTAAAAAACTTTTTAAATTCTTGGTTTTAAACAATTTACTATCGTACACGTAAAGTTCACTTAAAGTAATATAATCTTCCATTTATTAATATCTCTTTTAGATATTAATAAATTTGATTAACGGTAGAGAACCGCTAGTAAACGATTTTATACTTGAACCCCCCTTCGTCTATTTCAGCTTTTGAACTTATCCACCCAGTTAGTTCTTTGATTTGATTCCACAAGTCTTTTTTATTACCGTTAGTTGTGGATGAAAGTCGATTCATGATATCTTTTCGTTGCACAACCACTGTTTCTTCCGAGTTTCGTGCGTACTGTTCTTTTAACCAATACAAAACGTCTTCAAAAGCTTCTTTTACACTCTCGCTTTCCTCTTCTTCGATATCTATAGTTTCTGTTTGATCACCAATGTGATAGGTTAATTTTTTAATATCTAAAGGTATCGGTTCGGGGTCGTCTTCATCCAAGGACTGATCTAATCTTGTTTTTATAAAATTGTTAACGTAGTCAATGTTGGCATCATAATTATCTGAGACAAAATCAACTATGGCGATCAAATCAGATAATTTTATACCGTGAATAAGTTCATGTCTCCCTGAATCGTTCGATTTCTCCTTGTATTTAAATAAGTGTAATAATTTTTGAATATGATTATCTAGATCCTTTGAGTTGTAACATTTTTTAATCCAAACGTAGAAATAGGTATCTTTTTTAGGGTGACCAGTGGTGTAACCATTTATTCTTTTACTTATCCTTTCGGTTGACCCTGGTTTGAAAATTCTTTCTTTTGCATACTTCTTAGTTGTGGCTATATAGATCCATTCAAGTTTCTTCTCTTTCACACTAGATCGCCTCATAAACTTGTTGACTCTTTGAGCTTTCAATTCGGCTTTTCTTCTAGCCTCCAATTCAACTTTGACATTTTCTTCCGCTTCGTTTGCACGTTGTTTTTCTTCTTCAACTTCTTTATCTTTTATGGCTAATTGTTGCTTTGCTATAGAAAGTTCGTTTGTCTTAATTTTTCTTTCCTTTTCTGTCTTCTCTATCAGAAAATTCATTGTGTAGTCTCCATAGGCAAACATAGCTTCCTCAAGATTAAGATAGTAGTCTCTTACTACTTCGGCACTCTTTGTATTCAATCTTAAAACTGCTTTTTTAAAGGATCTCGGTTCCATACAAATCCATTTTTTCTTTTCGAGGTTATTGGAAAGTCTAAGTTGCTTAGACTCTTTTTGAACACATGGATATTCAATTGCAAAAGGGTGTTGGTAGCCTATTTCCTCGTACTCGATTTCTAAACTTCTTAGGAGCTTAGAAAATTTACGCTGTTTGTCTGCTTCTTTTCGACCTTTGTATCCCATCCATTCAAGTAGATTTTCAGTTATAACTATAGGCATAGTTTTAGGTCGACCCTCGACCTTTTCCGGGGCGCCCCGCGGGGCGCCCCGGTTCTTAGACAAAGGGTACCATAAATCTTGGAACCAATTTGAAGAAGTATCAAAAGTTACTCCAAACCCTTTTACGAAGGTAAAAATATCTATCAAACCGATGTTGTTACATACATCTCGTCCGCAAACCTGAGGTACTAATAAATCCATTCTTTATTAGTACCTTAATTTAAAAAATTGAATTAATTTTTAATTTAAAGCTTAACTGAGCTTTAAATTAAATAGCCATTGGCATTTTAATGAATGGATGGTGGGAGTACTCAATTACTTCGAAAGAATCACACCACATATCACAACATTCTTGAAGATTTAAGTTATCTAAATCTTTTAAGGTGAAATTACCCACAAATTTCACCTTTGGGAAGGTGTAAGGTTTTCTGTTTAATTGAATTTTTAATTGGTCAACATGGTTAGAATATACATGAACATCTCCAAAAGTATGAATAAATTTTCCGGGGGTTAGATTACACCATTTTGAGAGAACACACACCAAAAATGAATAGAAACCAATATTATATGGTACACCTAATCCTAAATCTGCAGATCTTTGATACAATTGACAATCTAAATAAATTTTATTTCTAATGTAAAATTGTACCAAACAATGACACGGTGGAAGAGCCATATCTGATAATTGTGACACATTCCAACTATCTATAATTATTCTTCGACACCCGGGGTTATTTTTTATAGTTTCTATAACTTGACTTAATTGGTCTATACCTTGGCCGGTATAGTCGGTATCACAGTCGATATATTGAGCTCCAGCATGTCTCCATTGAAATCCATAAATTGGTCCTAAATCACCTTCTTTTCGAAAGTGAAATCCACAAGAATCTAAAAACTTACGTGAACCATTATCATTCCATACTTTAACACCAATTTCATTTAACAAGTTAGAATTTGTTAAACCTTTCATCACCCATAATAATTCTTTAAGAATATTGGCGTAAACTATTTTTTTTGTTGTAAGCAATGGTACAATTCCTTCACTTAAATCAAATTCTAAATGTTTTCCAAAAAGAGAGTATGTTCCAACCTTAGTTCTGTCGATGTGGTAATCTCCACAACTTATAACTTGATCAACTAAATTAAGATAATCTTGTTCCACACAATTCATTCTTCTTTATTACTCATTACTTTCTAATTAAAAATTAATTTTAAATGTAACACACTTTACTACATTAATAATAAATGATTGATACTACGTCTCAAACCAATAGTTTACCTATTGTAGATATATTTGATTTAATGATTTCAAACAACCAAAGATATTTTCTTTTAAAAGAAAAAGATGCGGGTGCTCAATTTGAAATTGTTAAAAGATTGATGGACATTTATAGGCTGTCAAAAATAAAAAAATTAGAAAAATTTTTTACTCACATTTGTATATTTGATGTTGGAATAGACTTATATTTAAAACAAGAATTGTTGTACCTTTTAAGTTCAAATAAATTAAAAAATAAAAATATTGAAAAGGCATTTTTAAACGTATTATTTTTAATGGCTAAAAAATCTTTAAATAGTAATGAATATTGGTTAATGTTGCTTTCAAACATTAAATTCTTTAAAGAAGAATTTGTGGATATAAATATTTACTCTTTATTAAAGAATATTATTATGCTTAGTTTTAAGTATAATAAATCTTTTAAAAATATATTTGACTTAACTGGGATATGTAAAAAAGATCCGTATTTTGTGGATTTGTGCACTTTAATTTTCAATATTGGTAGTAACAATTTAACAGTCAAAAATAACCTTCTTCTTCTACAAATTATTTTTAAAGACGATAATCCTTTTCAAAATAATTTGTTTCAAATTGCTCAAAGTGATACCATTGATTTAAATTTAAAATTAGAAGCGTGTGATATTTTACACTCCAACGGTTCGCCATCAATCAAATCTAAATCTCAATTTATACTACAAAAGGTGTTACCGGATATGGTATATACATCTAACCCCGAAAATGCTCACTTAACTAGTTTGGTTCCAAGTATTGAAAAAAGTATACATTCAATAATCTCTTTGAATGAAGGTAAAGATTTACCACAAAATCTACACATATTTTTAATTAAAAAGTTTATGAACCACGTTGATGCTATTAAAATTAATAGTGCACTTAACCGTATTTTTAATTATAATTTTTTAAAATTTTCAAAGTATGAATTAACCTTAAAACAAATTCTCGAACACATTTTCTTAGTGGTAACTGGGTGTCAACCAGAATTACAAAATCAATTATACAAACGTTTAGAAGAAGAATTGATTGATATGTATGATACTTGTTCACAGGGATATCTAACAAGATTGATTAACATTTTTAGCGGTTTTGAGGTTGGTACTATTGGTATTGCTATTTCTTATGAAGATGAGATATATTCAATATTTTCAAATAAAATAAATTTTTTAGTAAGCAACGCACCAGAAGAAATAAAAAGTCAATTAGAAGAAGAGTTAATGGTTCCATCCGATGATTACGTCAATCGTTTAAATTTAATTAGATATTTAAGACCTCATATACCTATCATTTGGAATGAAATTTTTGAATTGTATACACCCGAATTAACCATTACAGATTTAGATCTGTACTGTCGAAAAATTACTATGAGATATGAAGGATTACAGTGAAAAATTGTCTATGCAAATTCGTTCAAATTAAAATTTTATTTATTTTTTCAGTTAATAAATATAATGCCCAACGTTGTATGCTATAAACATAAAGTGGGAAACAAGATCCATTGTTCCCCAAGACGTTCTCCACGTCGTAGTGCCAGACGTTCTCCTTATAGGAAGCGTAGGTCACCAAGTCCTAGACGCCGTAGTCCCAGACGTTCTCCGCGTCGTAGTGCCAGACGTTCTCCGCGTCGTAGCCCAATGCGTCGTAGACGTAGCCCAAGTTATATCATCAAGGTTTAAATGGACAACTAATGGTTTTAATCTCCTTAAGGAGATTAAAACTAAATTTTTAACGATAATTTAACTTTAAATTGGGTTTGTAATTTGGTAAAATTTCTTTTAACCATCTCCAACCCTCAATTTTATTAAAGTTAAAAGGTACTTGAGAAAATAAATCAATTCTTTTTATTTCTTTTGTGGTTGGATGTAACGTGTCTAAATATACTTTAATTTTGTGCTTAAATTGATCCTCGATCGAGGATTCAATTGTTGTGGTGTGTGGAATACCGTCTACTATACGAGTAATGGTAGCTGATGTTCCTTGGTACGGAGGTGGTATTACCGGTTTCAAATTGTGTCGATTAAGGTTGCAAATTAGTGTATCGAGTTCTTCATTAAATTTTTCAATTTCGTCTTCATAGTGTTGGGTTATCCACTCGATGTATCTTCTAAGATCATCGTAGTGCAACACATATATCTCTTTATTTTTTCGTTCTCGAAATCTACCTAAGACGTCTTCGATACGCTTCTCCGCAGCCCTAAAATTAGCAACTCTAAAGATGTCCGAGTAGTACCACAAATCATCAACTGAAGATCGACCGTTGTAACCAGCAAATCTAGACTTAAGTTTATCCATACCATCTACTCCTCCAACTTTGTAACGGTTATGCATCGAGTAGGCCTTTGAAGTTGAAATATAAATTGCTTCATTTAAAGGTCTTTTTTGATCATTAATAGCCAATTCTTTAAGGATAAGAGAATATTCTCGTTGTTCTTTGGCTTCTTTTTCAGCCTTAAGTCTAGCTTCTTTTTCTTGTTCAAGTCGATTTTCTAATTCTTTTGTCTCTTCCTCGTGAGACTTATCTTTTATGGCTAATTGTTCCGTCATCAATGAAAGTTCATCTATCTTAATTTTTCTTTCTTTTTCCGTCTTGTCAATCAGAAATTTCATTGTATACTCTCCGTATGCAAACATAGCTTCCTCGAGATTAAGATAGTAGTCTCTTACAATTTCGGCACTCCCTGTATTCAATCTTAAAACCGCTTTTTTAAAGCTTCTAACATCCATAGAAATCCATTTTTTCTTTTCAAGGTTGTTCACACCAATAGTTTTGACTTCTTTTTGAACACAAGGATACTCAATAGCTAGCGGGTGTTGGTGTCCTATTTCCTCGTACTCAATTTCAAGGCTTCTAAGGAGCTTACCAAATCTATTTTGTTTGTCTGATACACCACGACCTCCGTATCCCATCCATTCAAGTAAATTTTGAGTAACAACTATAGGCATAGTTTTAGGTCTACCCTTGACCTTTTCCAGCCCCTCCCGCGGGAGGGGCTGGTTCTTAGACAAAGGATACCATAAATCTTGAAACCAATTTGAAGAAGTATCAAAAGTTACTCCAAACCCTTTTACGAAGGTAAAAATATCTATCAATGTATCACCATGATTTTTATCATCAACAGTACACGAATTAATTAGAGCATTCATCTTTGTTATTTTATTACTTAAATTTTTGTCCAATCATTTTTCTTCAAATTTTACTCAAAATATTTAATTTAATGATTAAATGAATCATTAAATTAATAAAATTTAGGATTACTTAAAAATTGTAACACGTTACACTTTATTATCAAAATGCTAGGTAATAAAAGAATGACTTTTTACGATATTCATGAATTGAAAAATGTTAAAGCTACAGGTGAACCATTTTTAATAAATGATTTAACTTATTTAAAAGATGATGAATTTTTACCTGTAAATAAATTAAAATCTGTTGGGAGGATTTGCACCACACCTGGTGGTGGGCAAGGAGTAGGTCAGGTGTGCAATGATAAATCCAACATCGGCTGGATTTCTAAAGATTCTACTACTCTAGACGCACAAAAGGCAGTAAGAATGTGTTTAGACTCTACTCCTATGAATTCTTATATAAAAGATTACTGGAGTATATATGACAAAAATTCTGATATCAATCGATACAAGTCGGTTTATTACTTCCGAGAAGACTTACCGGGTCAAATACAATACTACATTGATCCCGAAATGACTAACCCATTTTTTCCACCATTATTTCCCTCCAATACAAAAGCTTTAGGAGCTATATATATTGATCCTATGAACAACACTCATTACGATTTTCGAAGATCAACTGGAACTTGTGGTCCCCAACAACCATTAAATTGTGATGATTGTGAAATTGCCGAGATTAGAGATCTACAGTTCCACCGTGAAGATATGTTAGCTAATATTATGCGTCCACGTAACCGTAGAGAATACGAACCTATTCATTTTAATTTTATGACTAGATATCATCCACAATAAATCTTTAATGGCTAAATAAGCCATTAAAGTTTAATTTTGTTTTAGTTTAATCTTTGATGGCTTATAAGCCATTAAAGACGAATACATCTGTTTTTAACAATTCCAAAAATGTGATCGTTGATAATTTTTACACATTTAGTACTGTTGGGATACTTCCTTAAGTTAAATCTTATACATTTGTCAAACTCGTAAACACTTAAGGTTAAGTGTAGATGAGTTAAAATAAGTTTTAATCCAATTGAATTATCTTCTGATACAGCATAATTAACCATTCTTTTTGTAGAAAATTTTGAAATAAGATCAATAGCTGGTTGAAAAGCAGATTCTAATACTATTTTGAATAAAAAATATAGATGATGATGGGTAAACTTTTTAAGTTCAAGTAATTTTTTAAGGCAGTTTATACCTTTTTTTTGTTTAAGAGTGTAGCCCATAACACACAATGCAGTTTCACCATCAATAAAAAATTTAAAGTCTTCGATTAAGGTTGAATTGTCCATTTCACAGATTAAATTTAGTTCTTGTGATTGAAGGTAAAATTTGGGGTAATTATTTTTATATTCATTTAAATGGGTTGAAATACGTTTTAAAGTATGGGTATCGCATATTCCTAAAGCAATTAAAATGGTATCTCTGGGTATACATACTTGATTAGTTATTAAAAGATTAACCATAAAATTATTTTGAGATTTAATAGCCTGATTTATTAACTTGTTACAATCCATTTTTTAACTGGTTTTTTACCTCCTTTAATTCTTTTAACCACATTTGTTGTATACTCAATTCTTCTAAATTAATTAACTCTTGTTGAAGTTTAGAAATTGTAGATTGAAGAAATGCAATGGCTGTAGTTGTGCATCCTCGAACTGGAATATTAAGAAGATAATTAAAGGTATTATCCACTTTTAAAAAGTTTTCATTTTCTAGTTCATTAATTATGGTTTCATCTTCTTGTTTTAAAAAATTATCAATTTGTACAACTTTAAAGATAAAATTAAGCCTATTTTCATTCAAACTGATATCATCTCTTAATTTAGATAACAGATATTTTTTACGAAGATCGTAGTAATGCAGTCGGGTTTTGAAGTATTCTTCAAAGATATCACCAATTGTTTGATATTTTGTTATAACATCTTTACAGTTAAATAAAACCATATTTGTAGTGTGAAGAGAAGAAGTTAATTTAATGGCGGATGTATCTTCTAAATCTTTCAATGTAAAATTAACTTCATTTATGGTACTTTCATTGATTAATTGAGACATAACTCCTTTTTCAATCAAAGAGTAACAATAATCTTTAAATTTGTCAGTCCACATTCCAATAGGCAATTCAGTTACTTGAATAGTTCTTTCATCTATACGTTTCATTTTACCATAAGTTGTAAATTTTAATTTTTCTGAAGTGTTTTCCTTAATTTTTCCTTTAAAATTTCGGTAATATGGATTTAAATTTTCTAATTGAATTGGGGAGAATTCTCCCATTAATTTTGAAATAGTAATATCTATCAATTCTAATGGATTATATTGAGGAATAAAACACGACCATCCAGTTCCTATACCAATTGAACCATTAATTAAAATAAGAGGAACTACTGGAACAAAAGTAGTTGGTTCTCCTTCCGGAGTAAAAGTTAAGATAGGGTCGTCTTCTTCTCTAAATATATATTTTAAAATTTTATGTGGTTTGGTATAAATATACCTTGATGCAGCCGAATCTTTACCTCCTTCAAGTCTGGTACCAAACTGACCATCTGGCTCAAGTAGTGTTATATTATTTGTACCCACAAAATCTTGTGCAAATTTTATTATTGTTTCACAAAGGTTTTGTTCACCGTGTTTATAATCAGTTTGTTCCGCAATGTAACCACTCAACTGGGCAACTTTAATAAAATCAGTTTTATTTTTAAATTTTTTTCTTAAAGCATATATAACCTTTCGCTGAGATTCTTTAAGACCATCAATACAACTACCTAAACTTCTTTTACAATCTTCGTATGAAAATTTAATCATTTCATTCTCCATAAAGTCACTTATCTTAACATTTATCAATTTAACATTTTGACCATCTCTTTTCTCTTTTAATTCGGGTAAAGTATCCAAACAATATTTAGAAACTTTTGGATTAAAATTGTTTAACCATACTTTTCGATCGTTGGCATTTTCATCCTTAAAAACTTTATTTATTACTTCTTCACATTTAGAGTCATGAGTATACTTTACTAATTTTTTTCCAAAAAATTGAGGTACATCTTTTGAGTTAATCGTACCCAATCCTTTGTAATATTTAAAATTTAAAATTTTACCTTCTTCACTCCTCAATCTTTCAAATGTATTTTCATCATAAAATAAAAGGTCATCTTTACCCTTTTTTTGAAAAATTTTAACAATTGGAGTTTCCATGCTGATAACAAACCCTTTTAATTTTATTAATGTTGGAAACAATTCGTGGAGAAAATTAAGAATAAGTCCTTTTATATGTATACCATCTTTGTCCGCATCTGTTAAAATAAGAAGAGTACCATAATTCAAAGTTTTATAATTTTGTGGAAGAGAATAATCTAAATTAAATTTTAGATTAAAAACTTTAATAAGATCGTTCACAACCTTATTAGCTCCAACTTTTGTCAAACTAACATTTTTAACATTTAAAAATTTTCCACGTAAAGGTAGTATACCAAAGTGATTACGTCCTTTTTTTCCAAATATTCCAGTTTGTATACCAGCCACGGCATATGATTTTGCTGATAATCCTTCACAAACTATTAAAATACTTTCAACCCCAAGAGTATTAGCTGGATCATAACCATCAACTTTAGGTATAATTTTACGTTTACTGGTACCCAATTCAATTTTTTTAAGTGCCAATAGTTCTTTTGAACGTAAAACTTTTTCTTTAATAATGGTAATAACTGGCCATTTTAAAATTTTAGTTAATTGAGATTTTTCTAAACTTGATTCAACCTTTGGATTTTTTAGTACATTTTTATTTTGTCCATCAAATTTAGGTTTATTTACTCTTGAATGAATAAAAAATTGAAAATAAGGAGAAATATCTCCTTTGGTTAATTTTATTTTATCTCCTTTGGATTTATTTAAAGATTCGAGAAGTTGTGTAAACACTGTTTTAGTCCAACTTTGAACGTGTTGTCCTCCATCTTTTGTTATTTGACCATTAACAAATGAAATAGGGGGTAATCCTATTTCAGAACCAACTACTACAACTTCAGATCCTTTATATTTAATGGTTAAAGAATTGTAACGTTCATCATCTGGGTAATATAACTGTGAATATACCTTTAAATTTTTTATTCCTAATTTTTCCCCATTAAAATAAATATTTATTTCTGGTAAAAGTGAACTTACATCAATTGCTAATTTTTTAAATATTGATGATACCTCGAGAGGATACTTACTTAAATTAAATCTTTTAAAATCTGGAATATATTTAACTTCAGTATAACCACGAGAAGAACTACACTTGCTTATAACAGGTCCAGAAGATGTAGTCATATTATTTTTCCATTCTTGAATTAATTTTAATTTATTTTCAGGATCAACTCCGGTCACACAAAAATAAGATGAAAAAATATTAGTACATTTAACTCCAACTCCATTTTTTCCAGACACTTCGCGCACTTCTTCATTAGAGTAATTTGAACTAGAACGAAGGTGACCAAATATCAAAGAATGAATATACAATTCATTTAATTTTTTAAGGTTAATTTTATCTGCTTTTGATAATAATTGTAAATCTTCATCGGAAGAACCTTCCTGGTTTTTATTTTGAATTATAGGTATAACTTGTCCATCATTCCAAATACTTGTTAATCCACTTTCAAGATTCAAATTGATTTTAATGGCTTTACAAGCCATTGAAGTATTTTTGCTTCTTTCAACATTATCTACTGCATTTGTTAATGCTTCAACAAAAATTCTGATTAAAGCTTCGGGTGTTTTTACACCTTTACTTACAATTTTGTTTGTTACACCCTCCCACACATATTCTTTTCTTAAAGTCGAGCTTGTATCTCCAATGTATACATCGGAACAATCCAATACGTGTTGTATATCATTTTTGATACTATACTTTAATTTAGGTTCGATAATAACTTTAGACGTCATTGTTTATTTTAAAATTTTTCTTAAAATTATTTTTCATTTTTAGCTCTTTGAGCAAGGGGACCCCCTTCGGTAGGTTCTTAATTTTAAGTAGTTTTTAAAAATTAAGGTTAATTTAACCTTAATTTTAAACTTTCGTAGAAGTATATCTTTTTAAAATTAAGGTTAAATTAACCTTAATTTTAAAAAAGAGAGATATTTTTAAAGATTTTAAAAAACGGGTGTATTTCCTTTCAGACCCACAGGTCTGAAAGGATTAAGCAAAGTTACGTAGTCGTGTTATCTAAGTCAAATATGAAAAAAATATTAAAGTGTGATACAAAGTATCCTGAAAATTAAGTAAATAAATGAAGGATGTACGACTTGAAATGCCATGGTGGTATTTAATTATTATTGTTTTAATACCAGTTGTTGTTGTTCTTATAATTCAACAGGTACAATGGTGTAAAGAATGTAAAATGGGTGTTTGCAGAGTTCACCTTAAAAACCAACAACACCACATGTTGAATTCTTCTCCACCTCACCCTTGTTGGCGTTAAATTTTTTAATAGTTTGTAAACCATTAAAAATTATTTACCTATAGTTTAACTTTATTTCAGGTGGTATAATTTCTTTTAACCATGTCCACCCTCAACTTTATTAATTTACCAATTTAGTAAGTTATTTTATACTTGAACCTACCATCCTCAATCTCCGTTTTTGAATTGGTCCACCCGGTGTAGTCTTTGATATGACCCCACAACTCTTTTTTAGTGGTGTTAGTCACCTTTACCAGTCGATCTATCAACTCTTTTCGATCGATAATTAAGATGTCTACTTGTTCGTCTTCATGTTGTTCTTTGATTGAAGTCAAAATGTTCTCCAATTCGTCTCGGATCACACTTGAATCTTCCTCTTCAAGATCTATTGTCTCAACGTGATCACCTATTTGATAAGAGATTTTCTTGTAGTCTAGTCTGGGTGGTTCTTCATCCTCTTCTTCTAGACTATCGTTTAACCTAGTTTTGATAAATTTGTTGATGTAGTCTATACTCTCGTCGTAGTTGTCGACTATAAAGTTGACTATTGCCTGGAGATCGGAAAATTTTATACCACAATAGAGTTCAGCATTTTCTCTATGTTTAAAGTCGAACAACAGCTTTTGAATGTGGTAATCTAAATCTTTCGAATTGTAGCACTTTTTGACCCAACAATAGTAATAAGAATCTTCTTTTGGTCTCCCCGTGTTGTACCCTGAAATACGACTGCTTAAACGCGTGGTCGAGCCGACCTTGAATAGTCGTTCGCCAGAGTAGTACCTAGTTGTAGCTATATAGATCCATTCTATCTTCTTCTCTTTAATGGTTATTCTCTTCATAAACTTGTTGACTCTTATAGCTTTACGTTCAGCCTTAACACGGGCCTCTTTTTCCTGTTCAACTTCTTTATCTTTTATAGCTAACTGTTCTACCATTTGAGAAAGTTGATTTTCGTGAGACTTATCTTTTATGGCCAACTGTTGCTTCGCGATAGAAAGTTCGTTTATCTTAATTTTTCTTTCCTTTTCTGCCTTCTGTATCAGAAAATTCATCGTGTAATCTCCGTATGCAAACATAGCTTCCTCAAGGTTAAGATAGTAGTCTCTTACAACTTCGGCGTTTTCAGTGTTTAACCTTAAAACTGCTTTCTTAAAAGCTCTAACATCCATAGAAATCCATTTTTTCTTTTCAAGGTTGTTCACACCAATAGTTTTAACCTCTTTTTGTACACAAGGATACTCAATTGCAAGAGGGTGTTCAAACCCTATTTCCTCGTACTCGATTTCAAGGCTTCTCAGGAGCTTACAAAATTTACCTTGTTTGTCCGCTTCTTTTCGACCTTTGTATCCCATCCATTCAAGTAGATTTTGAGTTAAAATTATAGGTCGACCCCCGATCTTTTCCAGGGCGCCCCGCGGGGCGCCCTGGTTCTTAGACAAAGGGTACCATAAATCTTGGAACCAATCTGAATTGACATCAAAGGTTACTCCAAACCCTTTTACGAAGGTAAAAATATCCATCAATCCGGTGTTGGCACCGTATCTCAGGTCGTAGAACCACTTGTCTAGTTGATGTAATAATTCCTTCTTATTTTTAAGGAGATCAGAACCATTAATAAGAGAATATAAACCCGATTCATTTATATACATTGCTTTACCCGCATGATATGATAAATTATGGTTAGTTATACCTAAAAAGTTGGTCTGTTTTACTCGGACCAACTTTTTATTCTCGTTCATTAATTCTTGAAGACTTATTTTGTCATCACTATCAACATGTCTATACAATGCATCTTTAGGGTTCTTATAACCCAAAATGTCAGATATATCTTTATAGCAAAAATATGGTATATCAATAGTTCCATTTAAGCCTATTTTATTTGTTTGATTATCTATAGTTATTGTGAGGTACTCTCGACATTTTTCTAAATCAATTAGAGCATTCATATTTGTTATTTTATTTCTTAAATTTTTGTTCAATCATTTTTCTTCAAATTTTACTCAAAATATTTAATTTAATGATTAAAAAAACCATTAATTAATAAAATTTTAGGATTTACTACACATATTGGTCTATTACATACTAAATAAATGATATCTTATTCGGCGTTAACTAGTTATGGTAAGGCAACCTTACCTTCAGTTGAGGGGTGGAATGGAAACTCTGACATAATCAGAGATCCACCATCCGGTATTCATACCCGTAGAATTATTAAGGTTGGAGAAAATAATGATCTTTTGGATTGGAATGAAGATAGTGGTAGTAGAGTGAGTGAAATGATTAATATTTATGCTCGAGGAAATAATCCAATGGTTTCTGTTCAATACTCTAATCATGGTAATACAGGAAGTGGTTTAATGGGAAGAAACGGTGGAACTTCTGGTTCGACTATGAGCGGGGTAATGACATCTGGCGGTGGAGGAAAATTGCCTTATAGAATTATGAATGAAGGTGCTTTTAGACCTCCAATTTTAAGACAAGAAGATTTATTACCACTCTCAAGAATGCCTAGGTTGTGCACTAGTATTACTAGTAAAAGATGTAGGGTTGATCAAACCAAAAGAATTGAACCAGATGTTGTAGAATATTTTAAAGAGATACACAAGGCTCCAATGCGTGTATCAGCTCAGTCTCAACGTTCTTTCAAAAAAGAAGGTCCTACTGAACCACCTAGTAATATTAATTTAATGATTAACTCTAATCTAATTTCAAACAGTGTTAATACCGATGTTAGGAAAACAAAAGATGGGGGTGACCATTCTGTACCAATTTTAGGAGATGCTTTTTTAACATCAAACGTGGATCACATAAACCAAAAAAGAATCAGTCGACAAAAATATCTGTCAACTGATATTAAATTGGATAAAAATGTTCCAAATTACGAGGCTCAAACTACTTCAAATTTAAATATTCAACGAAGTAAGAATAATTACATTCTCGGAGGACAAACAGTCAAATTAACTAAAAATATACCACAACGAAATGTTTCTCGTTGTGGTGCGCACACTGGTGGAACTATGGTTAAAATTGGCCAAGATAAAATGATTAGCGGAGTGACTCTTAAAACACGTGGTATACACTAATTTGTATTTTTTAATGGTTTGTAAAGCCATTAAAAAATTTTTAATTTCTTATTCCCAATACAGGTGGACCTAAAGCTGAAGGAAGATATACTTTGTACCAACCTCTGTCTTCAGAAACTACAGGTCCTCGTTGAATTCCACCATCTCTTGTATATTTTTGATGTTGACCTACCGCAAAACCTTTTCTTAAACATTCATCTCGTGTACCAAATCGATCTTTATTTTGTGGTAATACATCCCCATTACCACAAAAAACTTTTACTTCTTCGATTGGAGAATATTCATCACTCCAAGTAAAAATAGGTTCTTTTAAACCTCGACCAATACCTTTTTTAAGACATTGATATCTGGTACCTAATACCTTTGTTCCATCAACCAATCCTCTTTCTCGAGAGTTGTTACCACAATACAACTCTGGTTGTCTTTGGGGTGGTGGAAGAGATCTTCTTGAAGGTGATGGAGACCTTCTACTACTTCTTCTTGAAGGTGATGGAGACCTTCTACTACTTCTTCTTGAAGGTGATGGAGACCTTCTTCTTGAAGGTGATGGAGACCTTCTGGATCCAGAAGGTGGCGGACCACACTCTTGTTCTAATTTTTGGTACACCAAACCACCCCTTTTAATTTTTCGATTTGTAACTGGATTTACAAGTGGTTGTAAATGCCACATAACACATTTGTTAGCCATTTATTATTTAATTAATTGACTTTTAAAGGCAATGTACTGATTTTTTAATCTCTATCGAGATTAAAAAATTAAAAAATTAGAAAGAAGGAAAGAAACATGGTGACAAGCCACCAGGAATATCCGATATATAATCAAAAGTGAGATAAACACCTTCATCAGCCGTTTCTGAAAAACGTTTCCACTTGATTAAAGAAACATTAAATAGCTGGGCATCATCAGAAACTTCTGAATTACAATCTTGTTTGAGTTGTGGAACATCAGCTACTAAATTAGATAATTTATAATTTTTAGTTGCTGAAAGGTATTGTCCACCAATATTATATCTATCAATAGCTTCTATTTCTTCGGCTAAACGAGGAGATTCAAATTGAGTAAAAACTTTATGGATAGCATTAAGTATACTTAAAGAACATTTAGTAGAATTTTTAGTTCTCAGAGTTACCAATAATCTTTGAAATTCCGGGGTTATATGAATTGACCACAATCCTTCTGGGCTGGCTACAAAATGTACTAATTGATCTCGAAAATTAAGAAAACTAAGGGTAACAACCATCATATCTTGACCACTCGGCCAGCTTATAAAAGCCTTAAATTCTCGAGTAATGTGATCAGGGTGGGTATGAAACACAAAAGGAGAATATTTATCCGGGAGAGCAACTGAACCCTCATCGCCACTTTGAATATTATCAGAATTAAGGCCAATTAAAGCTACCCCATTATTGATATATTTGACAATGGAAAGAATACCACTTGCTTCGTTTATTTCTCTTAAACATTTAGATAGAGTGGTTGCAACCACTTTAGGTATAAACATATCTATTAATAACACATTTGATTTTAAGCTAGATACAGCAGATCTAATTTGCATCAGAGTTAATTTTGTTGAAGGTCTTGGAACATATTTAAGTCTTATAACTTTATTTATCAATATAGGTTCGATAAAACCATATTTTACAAAAAATGTTGCATCTACATCAAAATTAGGATTATTAGTATACATATCCATAAAAATATCGCCGTGAACATTATGGGTAATTACATCGAGTAAACGAGATTTTATAACTTTAGATTCGTTCTCAACCTTAAAATAATCAATCGATCTGGTTTGTATATTAAGGATCGCACAACCAAATAATGGAAGAGAATCGAAAGTTGAAGCTGTGATCAAATGATCGCTTGTTACAGCCGCAAAAATAACTCTATGATTACTGCTTATAGAGTACCCTGAGTTATTTATTGTTTGTTGAAATTTAGGAAAGTGATCTAGGGCTGATTTAACTGGAAATACCGCCACATTATCAAATACATAGAAGTGGTCAACAACCACTTCAACGTCCATAGGTATTTGTGTCATTTATTAATTCCATTTTTTACTCTTCGTAATTAAGTTTTTTAAATTTTTTAATGGTTCTTGAACCATTAAAAATAAATATAAAGCTGCAAGGTAATACTGCGAGTTTTAACCCTTTTGGTTCAATTTAATACTTGTATTTACCATATTTGTCAAATTTTGTTGGAGCGCCCATACTTTCTCTCATTTTTTTTTCTTGTTCAAGTTTAATTTTTTGATTTTGGATTTTTTCGTCAGCAAAAGTAACCATATTTTCAATAGAATCACAGTAAGAACTAGGCACAGTCATACCTTGAATTGCTTTAGCTTTTTCTGGATACATTTCCCTGAATTTAGATTGTATAACAAAATTGTCAATACATTTACGAGTGTTTGGGTTCATTTTACCATCAATACTACTGCACTTATACATGGTTTTTGTTACTTATTTATTAACTCCATTACCACGAATCAATTTTCTGCTTTTCTCACCTTTTAAATATTAATTTACCTTGAAATTAACCACAATAAAATATTTTTTCATTTCTTTGTTTGGTCTCAGAACCAAAAGGTTAAAAGACAAGAAGTAGTTCTTTGTTAAGTTAGACAATTGAATTTTTCATTAATAAATAATTTCAAAAAATGGTAATGTCACTACTCTCAGACGAATTTGCTGAAAAAACAGTGAAAAAATATATTAACGAAGGGTTATGGTTAAACTGTAGCCTTTCGGATTATTATACTTATTTGGAGTATTACGATGAAGGAGGATATGGTTCCATACATACTGTTATGGATCGTATTACAGGAAATGAGTATATACTAAAAAGATCTAGTAAAAAAGATTTTGTAAGTGGTGTACTCGACCCATGTTTTACTACGAATCAAACAAAGGTTTGTTCTAACCTTTTATTTGATTCAAATTTATATAATAATATAAATTTAAAAGTAAGTAGAGAGGCTGAATTTATGGTTAAAGTTTATAAAAAATTAGGAGGTATAAAACTTTTAGATTATTATGATGACGACGATCATTACATTTTAGTAATGGAAAATGGAGGAAGATCTTTAGAAAGTATTGCGGGTTCTCATCGAAAAAAAATTACAGATTTAGTTAGATACAACGGGTATCATTCAAATTTTTTTTATCATACATATTTAAAACAAGTGATTGTTTATGCCATTAAAATTTATCACTCTATTAAAAATATTCATGACCTAGGAATTCACCACAACGATCTTAAACCTGAAAATATTTTAGTTTGCGGGGATATTATTACTATTATTGATTATGGTGTGGCGAAACCGATAGAAGAATATTATGAAAGCTATCACGGAACATTAGAATATACACCATTTGAATTTGTTGAGAACGGTGTATATTCACCATGGGATCATACAATTTGGTGTTTTGGTATTATGTTGCACTTTTTAACCTTGATGAAATATCCTTTTTTACGAGAAGAAGAAGTGCTCGAGTATCAACTTAATTATAAAAAAATTAATAAATTACCTCAAAGTTTTTCTAACCTTATTTATGATTGTCTTCAAAAAAATCCTTCAAAACGACCACAAAATCTTTTGGAACGTCTTGAAAATTTAAACAGTTATTAATTTTTAAGTTCATATGAACTTAAAAATTAAACTTAAAAATTAAACTTAATTTAACCTTGGCGTGTATAAATTATTTTATCAGCTTTAGACAATTGTTTTACTCGATATTCTTCTTGTAAAGCTATTGATTGACTCCCCATTATTTTTTGAAAAATTAGCTTAAAAGGACCTTTACCTTTTAAATATTTAGCTCCTTTACCGCTGCTATGCACATTAAATCTAGCTAACACATCTGTAGTTATACCTGTATACCATTTTTTACACCTAGTTTCTATAATGTATAAATACCAAATTAAAGGTATTTTCATACCAGTAATAGAATTCCATTTTTTAATGGTTAAATGAGTTGGAATTTGATGTTGTTTTTCAAAAAATGTACACAGCTGTGTAACTGTGGCATTAATATTATTTTGAATACTTGAATCCATTTTAAATTAATTTTATGGTTTTGAATACATCTTATTTCAATTTTCTTGTGTTAGGCGATCTTGACAAACTCACAACAGATAATAAATGAATAATTCAGCATTGCAAAGAATTGCCCATAAAGCAGGAGCAACTCGCGTTAGCTCCGAGGTGTATAACCGAGCAAGAAGTATTGGAGATCAATATTTAGATAGTATAGTTAGATATGCCATTATTTATTGCGATCATGAAAAAAAGAAAGTAGTTACTGAAGACCATGCACTTCATGCTATAGAACATGTTGGATTTTCTGGTATGTATCGAGTATCTGGGGATACCCCAAAGTGCAAAACATCTAATAAAAAAAAGTTGGTGACAAGAATTAAAGAATATCAAAACCAAAGTGATTGTGTAACATTATCTAAGGCTCCAATTGAGCATCAAATTAAATCTTTTGGATCCGGATATAAATGGTCTAAAGAATCTTTAATCAATATTCAATTTGCTTTAGAATTTATGCTATATCAGTTGTTGTTTTCTGCTTTAAAAGTCACAATAAACGCCAAAAGAGTTACTATGTCAGAGAGCGATCTTGATTTAACAATTGATTTAATAACCACAAATTGTAAAAATATTCGAATTTAGTTTACTTTAATTTTAACCTTTAACAAGGTTATTTAATTTTAACCTTTAACAAGGTTAAAATTAAGTTAAAAAATTATTTTTTAATTTTTTGAGCATATCCACGATATTCCGGACATCCAAATTTAAAACTATTGATGATTGGTGCCTTGTAATAGAAAACACATTGTTTCCAATCATTTGTGATAGTTGCATTTTGAATATAAAGAGCTGTGTAGTCGCCTGTTACACTATCCATAATTTGTTCAAATAAATGAAAAGAAGGTATAATTCCAGCATAATTTTCATATAATCTTTTTCGAATAGCAACATTAGATTCTCTAAAGATAAATACTCCATCAATATTTGATCTAATATGAGGTTTTACATCAAGCGCATATTGAAGTGAAACTATATATAACATTTTCCAATGTCTACCGTTTTTAAATAATCCCGGTTGAGGAGCTTTATTAAATACACTTGGGTCATCCATACAATCATCTATAATTAGCATTGTCCAAGGATTAGGCATATGTTGCCTAGCACCTTTTTGTCGAATAATACAATTTGAAAGAGCATCTGGGTCATATTCATCATAAATATATGGGTCTGGAATAAACTCGCGGTAAAAACCAGTTTCCGACTCTGTTCCAGACATTGCTAAAGCAACGGGAATAATCTGACTCTTGTTGTGGAACAATGATTTTATAAGAGTGGATTTTCCACTACCCGGCTTACCTATAATAAAAATTTTAGATCCACCTTGACTTGCATCGGTATAATTGTTAGGATTTGGATTAATTATATCCAGGTCTAGCGGTCTGATAGTGATGGTATTATCTTGTATTTCATTCATTTATTAATGAATAAAGGATGAATAAATCATTAATAGTGGTGATAGTGGTACTATCTTTGAGTGTATCATCCGTGTTGGGTGGTGGGTGGACTTCTTGTGGTGGTACTAGTTTTCAGACTAAAACAGTTGAACTTGGTGTTTACAATACTAAAGAAAAGTGTGGGAGACATTGTGGTAATGGGTGTACCGGGTATTGTGGTAAGAATATGTATTCTTATAGTTGTTTTCACCATCAACCCGAATTTCCAAATTACAGGTGTGAGTGCACACTCATTTCGTTGTGTCATGATATTTAAAGGTATCGATACCTTTAAATATTAAGTTGTTTGAGTAGTATGGTATTTTGAAGCATTAATTCTGATTCTCTTGTTAAAAATTCAGATTCTTTATTTTTCCACTCTTGTTCTCGTTGTCTCCACTCTTGTTCTCGTTGTTTGTAACCATCAATTTCTCTATTTAACTCGATTATCCTAGAATCTTTCTCTTGTAACAACATTTTTTGATATTTATGGTTTTCAACTAGCTTGTCGTTTAGTCATAATTTTAGCCATTTCAGTAACAATACCAAAAGTGTTATAAACATCTGTGTATTTATTCTTTACACTCGCCATATCAGTTCTACTTAAAATTATTACTTCGTCATGTCCTTGAAATGGTACCTTTCTATCCTCAAAGAAACAAGAAAGGCTTGTTTCAGCTTTGGATATAAATTTTTGATTTATAGGAGACCATTGACTTAATTTTAACTCACTTTCTTTCAACACCCCGTAAATTTTTATATGTTCAATAAGTCTACGATGAAGGGATTTAGTCATACCATATTTGTACAACATACCTGTTCGATGAGGTTTTAATTCAGGGTAAAATTTAAGCATTTTTGACACTCTACCAATATAAAAGAGATACACGCATGGTACTTGAGTTACGCAGGTATCAAAGACTCGTTTTACAAGAGTTGCATTTACCCCGGCTATATCTAAGGCTTGTTCAAAACGTTGTTCTTCGGTACCTAAATGAGCTGTATACACTACTTTAGTAGCCCACTTACGGAAACGATATCCAGTACCCGAGTTTGATCTAAAGATAACCTTGAGCAGACCATTATATGTAAAAAATGTTCGTTTGACTCGTTTTTCTTTCTCTTCTGTCCCCACTAAAGAAGATATCGAATTTTTAACAATTAAAAATAATACATAATCTTCTTTCAATTTATAACTGGTTTGTTTTAACCTGATGTCATTAACTAAATTGTTCATTTCAAATAATTTTTCAATATGAGTAGCCTTAAAATATATTTTATCCTCTTCTCTGACTCCTCTCACCTCAACTTCAAACAAGTTGCCAGCTTCATCACGAAACTTCTCGTGTTCTTCTAACTCTAAAATAGGTGGAGCTTCTCTCAAAATAAGTTGTGTACTTGCACTCTTCTTCTTGTATTTATCGACAAATTTAGTAACATTTGACTTAACCCAGTCTGATTTTATAAGAATTTTAGCTCTACTATAATTCTCGCTGCTGCTTTCCCATCCTTTTTTAGTAATCTTAGCATAAAAGTAGTTACAGTCAGAAATTTTCTTTTTAATTAAAACTTCTCTTTTTCGAGTTAAACAACCATAAAAATAAGCCTGATCGAATTGAATCAAATCTTCTAAGTTGTACACTAAAGCACCACAATATTCAAAACTTTGAGGTTCAACCATTTTTCTTTATTTTACCTCTTTCTTAAATTTTTTATTTCAATTTTTGGAAAATTTTGAATATTTTTCAATTCTGATTCAAATTAACCTTAATATTCAAAAAAGTGGGTTGTAAAACTGTAGAAACTAGATTAATTTTTATGCTTGATTTAATCATAAAAATTAAAAATTTATATTTATGCATTCCAACCGAAGGGGACCCCCTTGCTCGATTTTCAATTTTTTGATTTAATTGAATTTAAACTCAAAAGTATCCATAATGTAAATTAAAGTAACATGCATTCTTGAACTTTGATAAACGCATCAAATAACGATTGGCACTCTCCTATATCTACAAATGTTGGATTGCGGGTATGCTTTGTATCCTTAAATTTATGAAATAAATTATTGCTGGTATCGTTAACTTTAACAGGGAAAACAAAATTATTAAAAGTTTTTTTAACCACCGAATCATAAATTAACATTTTAAATATACACGATTGATTAAAATTTAATTCTTCGACAGCAAACGGGCAACCTATTTCTTCTTGTAGTTCTCTCAAAAGTGTAAGCGCAATTTTTTCGTTGTACAACGAGTGACCACCTGGAAATATATGAATTTTGGTTCGATGTAATACTTTGGATTCTGTGAGATTAAAAGGTGGCATAAAATCAAAAAAAATTTTTCTAATTTTTTCCAATTCAACGGGGTACAATGTATCCAAAAGTTGAAAATTTATTGTATTAGTTTTAAGATCCTTAACCACCTTTGGAAAATGAAATGATTGAGTTCGTTCGAGAAGTAATACTTTGTTGTCCGTAGTCATCATCATTAAATTAAATGAAATTTTGGGTACCACACTATTTAAAATATTTTTAAGAATGATAGAATTAACCTTAATTTTAGAAATATATCTTTTTTCGTTCACCCCACAAAAAATTTTTACGTGAAACTGGTTCATTTTTACCTTGTTTTACTTCTTATTTTATTATTTACAAATCAAAATTCAATTTTTAAAGTGGTTACATACAACCATTTAATACAATTTTTATTATAATATTTAAGGTTATAAGAACGTAGGTATTAAATAATTTTTGTTTTATAAGTATGCAACTAATTATAAATGTCTAAAATAAGATGTAAAACAACCACAAATTTGACTATGGATATTTTAGAGTTAAATTCTAAAATACAAAAATTCATACTCAGTGAAAGTGATACAAACGAGAATAACAAAAATATTGTTATTCAAATAAATAATTTGTTAAATGGTCAATTTCACCTTAGACCAAGAATGATTTATAAATTAACTAGTTTAAGAGAAAGTTTAATGGGTAATATCGAAGAGTATCATAACTTGAAGTATTTTAATGTAGATGTTGCACCCTTAATAGAAAAGTATCACAACTTAAATAAACAAGTTGTGGCTCTTCCTTTCTTTAATACAAATAAAAAAAATTTAAAAGAACACTCGGTTAAAAAAGAGCATCTTCAGAAAGAATTTATTCAAAAATTAAAAGAATATACTAACCTTAAAAATTTTGAATTTATGATGCAAAATTATATTTTTGTTCCAAGGTCAAGTCCTCCACCATGTTTATGTGGTAATAAAACAGAATTTATACGGGATGAAGATAGAGCAGTTTGTGCTATGTGTTCAACCGAACAGTCTTTGATTTCTAATACATCATCATTTTCAGATGTTGGACGGGTTAATATGGCAAGTAAGTATACTTATAATCGCAAAGTTCACTTTAGAGACTGTATTATCCAATATCAAGGTAAACAAAAAACTCATATTCCAGAAGAAATTTATACAATTTTAGAAGTAAAACTAGTAGAAAAAAAATTAATTAATGATTCAACTCGTGATAGATTTAAAAGATTTGAAAAAATTACAAGAGTAATGGTTCTAAATATTCTAAAAGAATTAGAATCTAAAGATGTTAAAAAATTTTATGACGATATAGTTCTTATACACCACACACTAACAGGTCAACCGTGTGATAACATAGAATATCTTGAAGATTCATTATTGGATGATTTTGACAAGTTAACAGAAACATATGATAATTTATATACGAACAAAGATGAAGAAGATAGTGGTGATGGTAAAGCTAAAAATTTAAAAAGAAAAAATTTTATTAATGCTCAATTTGTTCTTTATCAACTATTAAGAAAACATGGACATCCATGTAATGAGATGGATTTTTTAACCTTAAAAACATCTGAAAGAAAAAGGTTTCACCACACGATATGTAAAGAATTATTTTCAATTTTGGGTTGGAAATACTCATATTCTATTTAACCCTTTCAGACCCAATGTCCAGGACGCCAGGAGGCGTCCTGGTTCATTATGACCTTGAAAGGCTCACCTTTCGGTTCCGTGGGACCGAAAGAGTTAATAAAGTACTTGAGTTAATAAATAATGGTATACGTCGTAATTTGCGGAGTTTTACTTGGTATATTTATACTTAAACTCAAAGATGAAATGAATGGGGGGGAAAGAAAACGTAATTATCGAAAATCTATCTTAGCTGATATTTATGATGATTTAGTCCATTTGTTTTACATACGAAAACCTGGAAAATTTATAGGGCCTTTAGAACCTTTAAATAATCTTAAAATATTAAATAATTTAGTTATGGTGGAAGACAATGAATCTTATACTATAAATAAAAAAGTCATTCATTTATGCACAAAAGACCCACGAAATGGAAGTTATTATGATAAAAATACATTAATGTTTGTTGTTTTACATGAACTTGCACATGTGTTATGTGATGATATTGGACATACGGATAATTTTTCAATAATAAATCAAGCTCTTCTTGACCACGCAATTAAATATGGATATTATGATCAAAGTCAACCTTTTATTAAAAATTATTGTAAAATAGATTAACTTTAAAACCAACTGTGGTTTTAAAGTTAAAACCACAGTTGGTTTTAATTAAAACCTTTTTAACCAGTTAATAAAAATGAATGGAATAAATTTTAAAGTTTATGATCCGGTAGCGCAACTAGTTGCTACCGGAGGTGGTAGTGGTGGTTTACCACTTACTGGCGGTACTTTAATAGGTAACTTGCTGATACAAGCACCATCAAAAGTGATACAAAGTCAACCTCCATTTATGCCTAATGATTTAACTAATAAAGCTTATGTCGATAGTTTAGTTGGAGGTGGTCCATTTTTACCTTTATCTGGTGGGACTGTAAGTGGTCAAATTGTTCAATCATTAGCCCCTGTGGCACCCACTAATTTAGCTAATAAAGCTTATGTTGATAATTTAGCAGGAGGACTTTTACCTTTATCTGGTGGAGTTATGAGTGGTGCTATCACCCAACCATTAGCTCCCGTGGCTGCTAACGATTTAACAAACAAGGGTTACACTGATACTTTTAAATATGGAAGTTATTTATTCAAGTCAACAGCACCTATATTTTTAAATCCGGCTGGAGTGGTAACTGCTTTTTCGACAGGAAATACAACAATAGGTCCCGATGTATGGTCTACGCCTAATATTAGTTGTAGTATGAGTGCAAGTGGTGTAGTTACAATAACAAATAATTTATCTTCTATCGTCTACTTTAAGTTAACTTTTATTGCATGTAATTTAGATGATTCCATGGATAGTAGTGGTATGGTTGGTTGTTCGTTTTACAACGAAGGTACAGCTTCATCATTTGGAGTTGCAAAAACTTTAAAATGTTTACCATTAAGTGTATTTAACCTTGTAAATGAAGGTTTCGTAAATCAAGTGGAATTGGTAGCATTAAAATCGGTTTCTCCACTTTCACAGTTTACTTTTTCGGTTAAACTTCAAAATGTCGGGCCAAACATTGTAACAATAGATGGTTCTCCAGCAACCAATAACTCTCATCTTATCATTGATCGTTTTGTTTAAATTTAATAGTTTTTTAACCATTAAATTTTTAAATACCTAAACATTGTATTTTTGGTCGTTGATAACCTTCATCTCTTCCATCAACTCTTCTTCGGTTACTTCAGACCCTTCGAGATCAATATTATTACCGTTAAATTGTACACTCTTAATTTTGAGTTCTTCCTTAATTCGATTATACAAACTTTTAGAGTTTGGATTGGCTTTAAAATCGAGTAGAATTTCAAGGTGTGGAAACAACACTTTTTGAATTTTAATTCTACTAGTAGTATACCCATTTTGAGCTCTGATAATGTAGTACTGAAAGTGTTGATCGTCATTACGCTTGATAAGAACAAATCTTTCTTGTTTGTCTTCGTTCGCTGGAAGAGGTGCTCTATCTTCGACCGCAATCCCCAACTTACGTTTAACATCTTTAACTTCAGATCGAAGACCTTTGACATTTTTTTTCAACCCTTTGTTATCATCGAGTAGCTCTTCGTTCTGATCTTTGACTTCTTCAAGAGATATACCTAAACTTCTCATATATTTTTCTTGACGTTGATTAGACTCTTCAAGTCTACGCATAGTTTGTTCTAAATCGGTTATTTTTCTTGTTGCTTCACGATGGTTAAAATAAAGAGTATATTCTGTATACAATTTAAGGAGCTTTTCAAGGTCAATGTAATATTGTCGGATGGTGTGTCCATTTTTAGTCTTCAGTTGCATAATAGCCATTTTTATATCATCCGGTTCCATCAATAAAAATTTAGAATTTGTAACATTAGATGGAAGTAATTGAAGTTCTTCTTGTATAGTTGGGTATTGACTACTTTCTTTATCTTTTTGTGTTAATTCTTGATAGTCAATATTGTTTCTTTTAAGCATTCGAATAAAATTTTTACGCTGTTCTTTAATTTCACCTTCATATCCAAACCACTCTAATACACGAGAGGCTAAGTGCACTCTCGTATTTCCTATCACAACTTGCCAAAAATAATCAAACATGGTCAAATTGAGCTTAAATTTTGTTACTTTGACAAACTCTACCACGTCAAGGAGTTTGAAAGATGAGTTCAAAGCTTTTAGAACTTGTGGGTTATTTGATCCATTTTCGATATCTATAGTAACTCCCAAAAAATTAGTTTTAATAATTTCAATTTTAGGTTCCATTTCTTCTTTATTTTTATTTTCTTTTTCTATGTAAAATTCAATTTTTTTATGGGTAGTATTACCTGCTTTCTCCAATACATTATAAATAGTGGGTCTAGAAACCTCAAATTGTTTTGATAAAGTAAAAACTGGTATTCCTTCGTTGTACATTTGAACTATATTTTTACGTTGTTGTTGTGTCAACTTGTTTTTATAATTTCCTTGCATACTTATTTATTACTTGGAAAATTAAAGAAAAATTAGAAAATTATTTGTATACATTTTCTTTAAAGTTTTAAAAACTTTAAAGAAAAATAATGGTTTTTAACCTTCGCAGAATGTACACTCGTTTTCAGTAACTTCTGGTTCTTTTGTTGTGGTAATCTTTTCAGATCCAATGAACCACTGTGGTTTTGTAGGTTCACATTTAGGTTCGATAGGGTAGAACCAACTTTGAAGATAAGCGTACCAATTTGTACCAATTGGTAATTTTTCTTCTTCTTTAATTGAAATATTATTGTTGTGGTTAATGTTATCCACTTTTAATTCTTTGTCTGAACGGTGGTAGTACAACGTTAACATGTCAGACAACCAGGCTTCGAGATAAATTTTGTTCACGTAAGTTTTCTTCGCATTCGGGGCAAAATATAAATTGGTAGACTGGGATTGGTGAATATAACGTTGTCTGGCGGCAGCTAACCTTATTAAAACCATTTGATTAATTTCGGGCCAAGTTTTAAATACTTTCTTTTCGTGGTCAGTCAAAACACTTAAATGTTGTACAGATCCATCACGCGTTTTTATATCACTATAAATATCATTTAAAAGTGTGGGATCGGTAACCCTTTCTTTTAAGATTTTTTTCAAATGTTTGTTATAAGTGATATGCGAACCAGACATTGTGGTTTGTTTGTATACATTTGCTCTAAATGGTTCACAACTAGGGCTTGTGTTACCCATAATAATAGAAGAAGTGGCGTTGGGGGCAATAGCAGTCATATGGCTAAATCGAAGCCCTGTGTTAGTACAGTCGGGTGGAGAGCCGCGTAGTGCACCCAAGGTCAAATTAACCTTATCAAGATGAGTTGAAATTGTTTTAAAAATTTTATTATTCAAGTTGTATGCTTCCATACTTTCAATTGCGATACTTTTAGATTGAAGGTAAGAATGAAACCCTAACGTTCCGATACCAATTGCTCTTTCGGATTGAGCCGAATGAATAGCGCGTTTGAGTGTTCTGGGTGCATTATCAATAAAATATTGAAGTACATTGTCTAAATAAGTAGCGACATCCAAGTAAAATTGTTCGTTATCGAACCAACTATCATAATAGTCTAAATTTAGAGAAGCAAGGCAACAAACCGCTGTACGGTTCTCATCGGTTGGTAAAATTATCTCAGAACAATTAGATGTAAGAATACCATTAAACACACCGGCATTATTGAGTTGTTCTGTAAAACAATAGGTATTAGCTCTACGTTGTAATTTAGAAACTTTAGTAACTTTAATTAAGGTTGTGGATAAATCAGAGTGAGTATACATAACTTGAAAATTTAAAGGTAGGTCTTTAGCATATTTTCTTTTTAAATCTTTAATAGGTCTACTACGATCTAAAACTAAGAATCTATGATACTCAGTGCACACAATAAATATCCCATTACTAAAGTCGATTCGTAAAAGTTCTTGGTCTGTGCCAGTTTGTACAACAGTAACATCTGACCATTCATCTCCGTTCCAAACAGAAACTTCTCGATCTACCAAACTTTTAATGGGGTATTCTCCATTTTCGGTTAAAATTAAGGTTTCTCCGACCACGCATAAATTGCTTTGTTTCACACGTAATCCCAATTTTTTTTGAAAGGATGGTAAATTGCGGTTTGAAGCGTCTATAAAATGAAGATATGGTTCACCGGTTTCAGCTCTGGTTATAAGTATTCTTTCCCATAATTCGGTAGCGCTAATGGTTTCTTTAACCTTTTTTGTATGAGGATCAAATAGGTTCCATTTATCCATTTCTTTAATAAATTTTTGAGAATTTTGAGGTGTAAAATCTTCAATTTTCAATTCGGAGAATTCCACCCATTTATTTGAATTTTTAATTTCTTTAATGGTTTCTTCAATCTTTAAATATTTATTTTCCCGTAGAAGAGGTGTAACAGTAGAAATAAACCATATTTTACGCATAAATTCATCAGGTATATTTACAGCATTATGAATATTCATAAGTTTGAAGTTGTAATCACCTCCAACTCCACTTACTCTACGAGTATTTAAAAAACTAATAATTTCTGGGTGAGTTATATCCAAATATGCAGCATAACTACCTCTTCTAGTTTGTCCTTGTTTATAAGCGGTACAACTGGCATCATAGGTTCGAAGATGAGGTATAATACCCACCGATTTATCATCTGGTTGGCGAATACCTACCCCTAATCCTATACCACCACCTATAACACTTAATTCACTAACTTCAGCCCAAGTATCAATTAATCCTCTGGTTGTATCGGGTAAATAAGGTAAAAAGCAAGCTATGGGAAGACCTTGTTTGGTTCGACCAAAACTTAATTGGGGAGAACTGGGACTTAGCCAATGATTTGAGATGTAATCGTATAATCTTTGTCCTAGTTCAAAGTCTCCTCCACAGAAACTTGAAGCAACGTGTGCAAACCGTTGTTGTGGCGAGGTTTCTTCTGGACGCATATATGACTCTTTGAGTCGTATTTGACCCAAATTGTCTAATAGTTCATTTCTTGATTCAATAGTAGTAATCATCGTAATGTTTATTATTAAATTTTTTCTTTTGGAAAAAATCAATTTTATTTTTAAGATCAAAAAACCTTAAAAACAATTTAGGAAATTTTGCTTGATTTTACAGCTCTCCTAACTTTAAAATTCTTTATAATCGAATTAAGGTTGAATTTAAGACAAGAAACGTTCAATTTAACGGTAATAATATTGATTTAGAAGGATCTGAAGTGACCCAAGAAGAGTTAATGTAATCAAAAATATGAAATTTAATTTATCAAGTTTTAAAGTTCAATTGAACTTTAAAACTTGTATTACTTATTTAAAAGATTTATTTTTTTCTAGACAAGAATAACCACAAAAAGCAATTTGTTTATTTCTGAAAACCGACCCAATTTTATCTGATCCAAGTTCACCTTTACATTCAAAACATTTATCTGGTTCTTCTTTATCCTCAAAATTCTCTTTCACTCTACTTACTCTAGTCCTGGTTTTAACAACTGGTTCGTCAAATTGTGGCGAAATTGAACTTTTATATCTTTGAATAAAATCGGGATTTTCCGTTTCAATCAAATAATTTTCTAATAAGCTTAGTTCTTGTTCAATAAGTTGTTCTAATTTAGTGGTTAAATCAGAGTGTTGAGTGTGTTCAATTTTTTTAATCAAAGGTTTACTAGCGTATCTAGTTAAAAATATCTGAATAAATTTATCTGAAAATGGTCTGTTAGTGTAAGGATTAATAGGTAAATCTTCTTGTTTAAATAGGTTGTATAATTTGAAAACATTAAAACAATAGACTTCATTTAAATCATTATAAAATACAATATCTTCATCGTTTTCACTCATTACTTCATCCTTATTTTTACATATACTTTTAATATCGGGGAGTTCAATTTGTTGAGTAGGTTTAATTTTCCATAACATTGGTCTTGTTGGATTTCGTAGTACACTGGATCCATGTAAACTTTCTAAAAAAGTTTTGGTGAAATATAACCTTTCTTCTTCTAATTTTTCAAGAACAAAATTTTTTGTTTCATCTGGTACACCTCCGACTAAAAATATTTCTGGTAATTTGTCCGCGTCAGTTAAAAATGGTAATGTCCCAGGAAGGTATATTTGTTCCCTAAGTCTTTTTATAAAAACAGAACTAGTAATGAAGCTCAGATTAATTTTTAAAAATATTATTAAGCTTGAAAGTAATCTAATAAAAGAATCTCCAGAATTAGAATTTTTAAGGATAGTTTGTATCACCGTTTCGATAAATTGACTACTAACAGATCGATATGCTACTGGAACATTGCCACCTATTGCATCTTGAAGAGAACTTGACAAATAAAATTTGGCAGAACGAATCATTTCATCATTAGGTTCATTTCTCCTTAATTCTCGGATATGTTCGCTCTTATTTTGATTCCAAACTCGAATATAGTCAATTTCAGCCTTGAGCATATCTTCATTTTGCAATACAATTCCTTTCGTATTTGTATCAATTGCAACCATTAATTTATATGTTTCACCACCTTTAATAATGGTTAAAATATTTCCTTCTTGAATTTTATGAGAGTGGCATCCAAGGAGGTAATACTTTTCTTTTGGTTGGTAAAATTTAACCTTATTGTGTTCAATAAACCGATTACTGTCGATAATACCATCAAAATTTCCTTCAATTGGATGAATGTAAATATGGTTAACTATATCTTTAACCCACGGAATTTTTTTATATAAAAATTCACAATCTTGTTTGGTTACATCAACCATTGTTTCAAAAAATATTTTATCAGCCACCGGTTTAGGCACTGGTACCTGTGGAATTGGAACATTATCTTGAATTACAGCAACTTTACCTCGTTTTCGTTCTGGTCTTGGTTCAATTATTTGAACCATTTGAGGTTCTTCCCTCTTTTCTTCAATCTTGTCTCTTATTTTTTGTAGTTTTTCTTCTTCGGTAGTATCATCATCACTACTCTCACTGTCACTGCTCAAATCATCTAATTCATCCCCAAAAATATCAGTTAAAGAAGGTTTAAGGATACCCTGAGTTGGAAAATATCTTTTATAAAAAATATTAATAGGGTATTTTTGAGCTACAAATTTTTCAATAAAATCAAAAAAATCATCTAGATTTAATTTTTTTGAGATTAAATCGACCTTTATACCATTAATTATATCCGCAAAAGGTTGAACATTTGATTCTTCAATGTACTCATCAAGAATTGGAGTAATTTCTCTTACAGTTAAATTTGACCCATTAATTATACGACTAAAATATAATTTAAGAAGGTCGCGTTCATCCTTATCAACATTTTCTAATCGTTTTTTTTGATAGTCAGTGTCCAAATCTTTTAAAATTTTTAATAGTTTAGAGTCGTGACGACGTGGTTCTACTTCAATTTCGTCCAACGCATCACTTAGTTCCTGTAGTTGTAACATTTATTTATTGGAAATTTAAGTATTTAACAAAAGGAGTAAAAGAGCTTTACTAATTTTATACTCTCAATAATTTAATTTTAGGTGTACTTAATCCAACCATTAATTGTAATGTGTTGTATGGTTAAAGTAGAACTAATTTAGAATAAATAAATGACAGAGTTCAAAATTGATAACCCAGCGGTATTATACTTAAGTGGAGGTACTATGATTGGTGTAATTAACCAACCTAATTTACCTATAAATCCACTTGAACTTACAAATAAAGAATATGTAGATAATTTAATTGCATCTGGAGTCCCAGATGCAACTGGTATGCTAAAAGGTAAGCTTAGATTAAGTGGAGATTTAACTGGTACAGCTAATACACCACTTGTAGCTCCTTTAGCTATAACAAATACTAAGCTAGCAAATATGACTACTACCAGTCAGCTTAAAGGATCAAATTCGGTTAATCCAGCAGTAACAGATATTTTTTTAGGATCAAATTTAATTATGACTGGGTCAACTTTAAATATTGATGTTTCTTCCATGCCTTTTCTTCCACTATCTGGTGGAGTTATGAGTGGTGCTATCTCCCAACCATTAGCACCTTCGGCAGCTAATGATTTGGCTAATAAAGCTTACGTTGACGCCCAAATTACAAGTGTAACTGTGCCTGATGCGACTACAACAGTCAAAGGTAAAATTCAACTAGCCGGTGATTTAAGTGGAACGGCTGCTACACCCGTAATTTCTCCGTTAGCTGTAACTTCAACAAAAATTGCAAATGGCGCAGTTTTAAACACAAAATTAGCTAATTTAAGTGGTGTAAGTCAGCTTAAAGGATCGTCTTCAGCTTCTTCAGCTGTAACAGATATTTCTCTAGGATCTAATTTAAGTATGACTGGAAGCACTCTGAATATCAATACAGCTTCTCTTGGTGGTACTTTTTTACCTCTTTCAGGAGGTACTATGAGCGGTGCTATCTCCCAACCATTAGCTCCTTCAGCTCCAAGTGAATTGGCTAATAAGATGTATGTCGATACATTTTTTGTTCCAGACGCAACTACAACAGCAAAAGGTAAAATTCAACTTTCAGGAGATTTAACTGGTACTGCTTCTTTACCACAAGTAGCAAATTTAGCAATAACAAATTCTAAAATTGCAATTGGTACAATTTTAAATTCAAATTTAATAGCTATGAGCGGAACTTCTCAGCTCAAAGGATCATCTTCAGCTTCTTCAGCTGTAACAGATATTTCTCTAGGATCTAATTTAAGTATGACTGGAAGTATCCTCAACATTAATACAGCTTCTTTAAGTGGTACTTTTCTACCTCTTTCAGGAGGCACTATGAGCGGTGCTATCTCCCAACCATTAGCTCCTTCAGCTCCAAACGATGTAACTAATAAGATATATGTCGATACACAAATATTCAATAATTTAACACCCGATGCAACAACAAGTATTAAAGGTAAAATTCAACTTGCGGGTGATTTAGGAGGAGTTGGGACAACCGCTGTAACACCTATTATTTCAACGGGATCAATTACTAATTTAAAATTAGCCAATTTAAGTGGGGTAAGTCAGCTCAAAGGATCATCTTCAGCTTCTTCAGCTGTAACAGATATTTCTCTTGGATCTAATTTAAATATGACTGGAAGTACTCTGAGTATCGATACAGCTTCTTTAAGTGGTACTTTTCTACCTCTTTCAGGAGGTACTATGAGCGGTGCTATTTCCCAACCATTATCTCCTTCAGCTCCAAACGATGTAACTAATAAGATGTATGTTGATTCATTAACTACTCCGGATGCAACAACAATTATTAAAGGTAAAATTCAACTTTCAGGTGATTTAGGAGGAGTTGGAACAACTGCTACTACCCCTATTATCTCCAATTTGGCGGTAACAACAGGAAAATTAAATGATAGTAGTGTAACTAATTTAAAATTAGCCAATTTAAGTGGGGTAAGTCAGCTCAAAGGATCATCTTCAGCTTCTTCAGCTGTAACAGATATTTCTCTTGGATCTAATTTAAATATGACTGGAAGTACTCTGAGTATCGATACAGCTTCTTTAAGTGGTACTTTTCTACCTCTTTCAGGAGGTACTATGAGCGGTGCTATTTCCCAACCATTATCTCCTTCAGCTCCAAACGATGTAACTAATAAGATGTATGTTGATGCACAAATAGTTTCAGGAACTCCAGATGCAACAACAATTATTAAAGGTAAAATTCAACTTTCAGGTGATTTAGGAGGAATTGGAACAACTGCTGCTACCCCTATTATTTCTAACTTGGCTGTTACTAACCCTAAAGTTAATCCCGGAGCGGGAAGTACACTTAAAGGCACCAACTCTCTTGTTGTTGTAGATGATATAACACTTGGTTCTGGATTACAACTAAGTGTTGGTGCTAGTCCAACTTTATCAGTTAACTCGACCACTCTTTTAAAAGCTGGAGCGACTCAGTTTGGAGTGGTTGAATTTGATTCAACAGGTGATCTCACTCCAACCACAGCAAATTCAGGTATTGGAGTAGTTAAACCGTTGGCTATCACCAACCTTAAAATTAACCCTGGAGGGGCAAGCACACTTAAAGGTACCAACTCACTTGTTTCAGTCGATGATATTGTTTTAGGGTCGGGTTTAGTTTTAACTAGCGGAATAGCACCAACTTTATCGGTCAACTCTTCAACCTTGAACAAAGCTGGAACGACTCAGTTTGGAGTGGTTGAATTCGACCCTAGCGGTGATCTAAACGCAACCGCAGCAAATTCAGGTATCGGAGTAGTTAAACCGTTGGCTATCACCAACCCTAAAATTAACCCTGGAGGGGCAAGCACACTTAAAGGTACCAACTCGCTTACCAACGTAGACGATATTGTTTTAGGTTTGGGTCTACAACTAACAACTGGAGCAGGACCAACGTTATCGGTAAACTCTTCAAGCTTGAACAAAGCAGGTAATACTCAATTTGGAGTGATCGAATTTGATCCTACAGGTGATTTAACTCAAACAGCGCTTAATTCAGGTATAGGGATAGTCAAACCTTCAGCAATTACAAACGTAAAATTGGCCAATTTAAGTGGTACAAGCCAGCTTAAAGGTTCTGGATCTGGAGGAACAACAGTTGTGGATATAACTTTAGGTTCGGGATTACTTATGTCAGGAACAAATTTGTTTGTTGATTCATCAGCTTTACAGAAAGCGGGTAACACTCATTTTGGAGTGGTGGAATTCGATGCCACAGGTGATCTCATCTCAACCTCGGCTAACTCGGGTATCGGAGTAGTTAAACCGTTGGCTATCACCAATTCTAAATTAGCAAATTTGAGTGCTGTTAGTCAACTCAAAGGATCTTCTTCAGCATCTTCATCTGCCGTAGATATTACTTTGGGTTCTGGATTAACTATGACTTCTTCAACTCTAAGTGTTGATTCAACCACAATTCAAAAAGCTGGGGCAACTCAGTTTGGGGTGGTTGAATTTGACCCTAGCGGTGATCTAAACGCAACTGGAGCTAACTCGGGTATCGGAGTAGTTAAACCATTGGCTATCACCAACCCTAAAGTTAACCCTGGAGGGGCAAGCACACTTAAAGGTACCAACTCACTTACCAACGTAGACGATATTGTTTTAGGTTCGGGTCTACAACTAACAACCGGAGCGGGACCAACTTTATCCATTGATCAAACCACTTTTTTAAAAGCAGGTAATACTCAGTTCGGAGTGGTTGAATTTGACCCTACAGGCGATCTCAACGCAACCGCAGCTAACAGTGGTATCGGAGTGGTTAAACCGTTGGCTATTACAAATGCTAAACTAGCCAATCTAAGTTCAACAAGTCAACTCAAAGGATCAAGTTCGGCTTCTTTAGCTGCCGCAGATATTACTTTGGGTTCTGGATTGATTATGACTTCTTCAACTTTATCCATTGATCAAACCACTTTTAACAAAGCAGGTAATACTCAGTTCGGAGTGGTTGAATTTGATCCTAGCGGTGATTTAATTCAAACTGCTACAAACTCGGGTATTGGAGTAGTTAAACCGTTGGCTATTACCAATTCTAAAATTAATCCTGGAACCGGGAGCACACTTAAAGGTACTAATTCACTTACAAACACAGATGATATAACACTTGGTTCAGGATTACAATTAACAACTGGTGCCAGCCCAACTTTAAGTGTAAATTCAGCTACTCTTCAAAAAGCTGGTAACACTCAGTTCGGAGTGATTGAATTTGACCCTTCAGGTGATTTAACTCAAACAACAGTTAATTCGGGTATTGGAGTAATTAAAGCATTAGCCATTACAAATTCGAAACTGGCAAATTTGAGCGCTGTTAGTCAACTCAAAGGATCTTCTTCAACATCTTCGACTACAACAGATATTACACTCGGTTCTGGATTAACTATGACTTCTTCAACGCTTAGTATAGATCAAACAACTTTTAATAAAGCTGGAGCGACTCAGTTCGGAGTGGTTGAATTCGACCCCACAGGTGATCTAAACGCAACCGCAGCTAACAGTGGTATCGGAGTAGTTAAACCGTTGGCTATCACCAACCCTAAAGTCAACCCTGGAGGGGCAAGCACACTTAAAGGTACCAACTCGCTTACCAACGTAGATGATATTGTTTTAGGTTCAGGTCTACAACTAACAACCGGAGTAGGACCAACTCTATCGGTCAACTTGAATAAAGCAGGAACGACTCAGTTCGGAGTGGTTGAATTCGACCCCACAGGTGATCTAAACGCGACCGCAGCTAACAGTGGCATCGGAGTAGTTAAACCGTTGGCTATCACCAACCCTAAAATTAACCCTGGAGGGGCAAGCACGCTTAAAGGTACCAACTCGCTTACCAACGTAGATGATATTGTTTTAGGTTCAGGTCTACAACTAACAACCGGAGTAGGACCAACTCTATCGGTCAATCAAGCCACTTTCAACAAAGCTGGAACGACTCAGTTCGGAGTGGTTGAATTCGACCCCACAGGTGATCTAAACGCGACCGCAGCTAACAGTGGTATCGGAGTAGTTAAACCGTTGGCTATCACCAACCCTAAAGTCAACCCTGGAGGGGCAAGCACACTTAAAGGTACCAACTCACTTACCAACGTAGACGATATTGTTTTAGGTTCGGGTCTACAACTAACAACCGGAGCGGGGCCAACGTTATCGGTCAACTTGAATAAAGCAGGAGCAACTCAGTTTGGAGTGGTTGAATTTGACCCTAGCGGTGATCTAAACGCAACCGCAGCAAATTCGGGTATCGGAGTAGTTAAACCATTGGCTATCACCAACCCTAAAGTCAACCCTGGAGGGGCAAGCACACTTAAAGGTACCAACTCACTTACCAACGTAGACGATATTGTTTTAGGTTCGGGTCTACAACTAACAACCGGAGCGGGGCCAACTTTATCGGTCAATCAAGCTACTTTCAATAAAGCAGGAGCAACTCAGTTTGGAGTGGTTGAATTTGACCCTAGCGGTGATTTAAACGCAACCGCAGCAAATTCGGGTATCGGAGTAGTTAAACCATTGGCTATCACCAACCCTAAAGTCAACCCTGGAGGGGCAAGCACACTTAAAGGTACCAACTCACTTACCAACGTAGACGATATTGTTTTAGGTTCGGGTCTACAACTAACAACCGGAGCGGGGCCAACTTTATCGGTCAATCAAGCTACTTTTAATAAAGCAGGAGCAACTCAGTTTGGAGTGGTTGAATTTGACCCTAGCGGTGATCTAAACGCAACCGCAGCAAATTCGGGTATCGGAGTAGTTAAACCATTGGCTATCACCAACCCTAAAGTCAACCCTGGAGGGGCAAGCACACTTAAAGGTACCAACTCACTTGTTGCTATTGATGATATTATCCTCGGTTCTGGTTTACAATTAAGTGCTGGTGCTGGTCCAACACTTAGTGTAACTGGTATTAAAACAAAAAATTCAAGTGTTGCTAGAACATTACAAACCTCGACGGGTGCTGTAGGTTTTCAAGTATCGGCCACTTTACCGTCAACCGTCTATTATTCTGTTCAAATTTCAACTACAATTTCTGTTGGAGGTTCATCAACAGGTACAGTATTTTTAGAAGTTGCACCCACTAATTCAGCTGTTGCTGGAGATTGGGTTATAGATGCTCAAATATCGAATAATCAATCTTTTGCTGGTTTATTAACCTTAAGTTCAACTCAAGTTATGAGTTTGGAATTATCAACATATGTTCCTCCAGGATATTATGTTAAACTTAGAACAACCACTGCCGGAACAGCATCTTTTACTTATCAAAGAGGAACAGAGGTTTTGGGTTAGCATACATTTTAATTTTTTTTTTACACTACTATTATGTTTTAAAAAACCATATTTTATTCAGATAATAAAATGTCAAATTCAACGAATTTTAGAGTTTATGATCCAGTAGCACAGTTAATTGCTACTGGTGGAGGAGGTGGAGGATTACCTGCGACAGGTGGTACTCTTACCGGTAATTTAATGATGCAAGTACCATCTAAAGTGGTACAATGCCAGGCTCCAACGGGACCATGCGATCTAACTAACAAAGCTTATGTAGATAGTTTAATTGGAGGTGGTCCGTTTTTACCTTTATCTGGAGGAGCTATGAGTGGTCAAATTGTTCAATCATTAGCCCCCGTTGTAGCAAATGATTTGGCCAATAAAGCTTATGTAGATGCCCAAGTGGCATCTGGAACACCCGATGCCACAACTTCAGTTAAAGGAAAAGTTCAGCTTTCTGGTGATTTAGATGGTACGGCCGCAGCTCCAGTTGTAGCTTCGTTGGCTATCACCAACGCTAAATTAGCCAATCTGAGTGCTGCGAGTCAACTCAAAGGTTCTTCTTCGGCATCCTCAGCTGCTACAGATATCACTTTAGGTTCTGGATTAAGTATGGTTAGTAGCACTTTAAGCGTAGATTCGACTACATTACCTGTTATTCCAGTTTCTAAAGGCGGAACTGGAGCTACTACATTAACTGGGTATCTAAAGGGAAGTGGAACAACTCCTATTACATCTGTTTCAAGTGTTCCAACAACTGATTTAACAGGTCAATTTGTTGGATCTGTTAATGGTATAGCACCTGTTCCAACTAATGGTGGAAATGTAACTATGCTTTTTGGAAATGTAACTACTGGTACTTTAGCAGCTAGACCTGTAAGCCCAGGTACAAATGGAAATATTTATGTCGTTAGTGGTGATTCAACACCCTCCAATAATGGTCGAACTTATATTTCGGATGGAACAGCGTGGCAAGAAGTAACCACAAATCAAGCCGCTACCGATGCTAGATATGTTATAAAATCGGGTGATACAATGACCGGAAACTTAGTTGTTCCGAGTGGAACAAAAGTTCAACTCTCCGACTTACCTACTGTAGGTACCGATGCCGCCAATAAAAACTATGTAGATGCTCAAATTGCGGGTGGATCCACCCCAGATGCGACAACTTCGGTTAAAGGAAAGCTTCAATTGGGTGGCGATTTAAGTGGTACGGCTGCAGCTCCAGTTGTAGCTTCGTTGGCTATCACCAACGCTAAATTAGCCAATCTGAGTGCTGTGAGTCAACTCAAAGGTTCTTCTTCGGCATCCTCAGCTGCTACAGATATTACATTAGGTTCTGGATTGACGATGACTTCTTCAACTCTTAGTGTAGATTCTACCACTTTAAATAAAGCTGGAGCATCTCAGTTTGGGGTGGTTGAATTTGACCCTACAGGCGATTTAGCTGCCACAACAGCTAACTCTGGTATCGGAGTAGTTAAACCATTGGCTATCACCAACGCTAAATTAGCCAATCTGAGTGCTGTGAGTCAACTCAAAGGTTCTTCTTCGGCATCCTCAGCTGCTACAGATATTACATTAGGTTCTGGATTGACGATGACTTCAAATGCCTTAAGTGTGGATACAACTTCTCTTAGTGCTACTTTCCTACTTCTCTCGGGTGGAACTATGAGTGGTCAAATTGTTCAATCATTAGCCCCCGTTGTAGCAAATGATTTGGTTAATAAAGCTTACGTAGATGCCCAAGTGGCAGCAGTTGTAGTACCAGATGCCACTTCTTCAGTTAAAGGAATAGTTCAGCTTTCCGGCGATTTAAGTGGTACGGCTGCAGCTCCAGTTGTAGCTTCGTTGGCTATCACCAACGCTAAATTAGCCAATCTGAGTGCTGTGAGTCAACTCAAAGGTTCTTCTTCGGCATCCTCAGCTGCTACAGATATTACATTAGGTTCTGGATTGACGATGACTTCTTCAACTCTTAGTGTAGATTCTACCACTTTAAATAAAGCTGGAGCATCTCAGTTTGGGGTGGTTGAATTTGACCCTACAGGCGATTTAGCTGCCACAACAGCTAACTCTGGTATCGGAGTAGTTAAACCATTGGCTATCACCAACGCTAAATTAGCCAATCTGAGTGCTGTGAGTCAACTCAAAGGTTCTTCTTCGGCATCCTCAGCTGCTACAGATATTACACTTGGATCAAGTATGAGTATGTCATCGGGAGGTGTATTAAGTAGTCAAATTTCTTTCTTTAACGGTTCTGATCCAAATACAACAGCTCCTACAGATAGACCTTTAACAAGTGGTGTTTTGTACTATGGTACAAATGGTAGTACTTGGTACTATAATGGTACAACTTATGTCACAACATCTAGTATAGTAGTCTCAGGAACAGCAAATGCGGTATCATTAACAACTGTTAATGCTGGTTTGGCTCAATTTGGCATTGATACAAGTGGAAGAATAACTCTTAAATTTGGATCGGGTGGTTCTAGAAATGTATATACTCATTCGAGCGAATCAAACGGTTTAGCAGCTGGTCTAGCAGATTCTTCTGGTCAAGGTGGTGGTACATATGGAGCTAGACAAACTATTGGTACAACTACGGTACTTATTGGAGGAACTGGAGGAACCGCACAACGTACTAAAAATAATGTTGGTGAAGGAGCTATGTTAAGTGTTTACAATCTTACAGATAATTTGTTTTACTTTGTAAGTTACTTTTTAACTTCGATTGGACCACCTATACAAGCTTATATTAATGTTAAATATTAAATCAGTTAATAAATGGTAGTTAAAGAGAATTTTTGTGGAGCATGTCTCACTATACCACTGGCATTTGCCGGAGCGGGTACAGCAATTGGAGCAGAAAAAAAAGCTCAATTACAAAAATGGGCCATAATTTTTACTGTAGTTAGTATTGTTCTAACTATTTATTTCGTTTATATAAAAAAATGTAGAGAATGTAGAATAAAGTGAAGGGGACCCCCTTGCTCGATTTTCAATTTTTTGATTTTATGGCGTCTTTGACCATAAAATCAACTAGTGGTTAGTACCCACTTTTTATTTATTAATGGTTAATTTAAGTTTAAATTAAATTTTTTCGGAAAAATCCATTGTTCTTAAATTCGTGAGTATGCTAATTTGGGCACTCACGTCACAAGCTGAATTTAAGGTTTGTAATACCTCATCATCTTTTAAATCAAAAGATGATGTCGATTTTTCTATACAATCAAACAAAACAATACTATCGCTCTTTTTAAACTGGTACATCTCTTTAACTTCAATTAAATTTTCGATTAAAGTAAATAAGCTCCAACCATCTAAATTAAAATTGAATAATTTTTTATATCGTTGAATTTCAGCATAAAGAATATATTCGATAAAATTTGAAATTTCTATTATTGATGATAGAAATTGATCGTAATTTAAATTTTGAATATCTACAAAGTCTCCAAAAGCATCAAAAATTTCAAATAATTTTAATTTAAAAGTATGCTGTAATTGAGTATAATCAATATTTTCACTTTTTTTTTCTTCTTCTAAAATTAAGTCATTTATACCTTCAAGAATATTTTTAAATATATTTAATTTATCGTCTGCAACAGTATTTTTAAACCATATATCTATTTTTTCCCATTCTTTCAAAAAAGTGTGAGTTACATCACTCAATGTTTTTATTTGAAAATTATTTTGGCCAACCGGTAGTTTAATAAGTATACCAAACAAATCAATTAAATTATCTAATTCGTGGTATACAAAACTATTTTTATACCCCTCATCAAGGTTAATTATAACCTTTTCCAATTTTTTATGTACAACCCGAGCAGCAGATGAAATTGTGCTTTTAATCCACCCTGTTTCTTTATTAATTTCAAATTTAAGTTGTTTCGAGTGTAAAAATTTTTCACTTGCAATATTTTTAATTGAAGTAGGACATCCTCGAATATATGCCATTCTAGTTAGTAATGTTTTAAAATCATTGACATCATCAAAAGTATACGGAGTATAACCTTTATTTGTAAAGAACAAACTATTATTATAACTGGTTCCTTCTAGTCCTTTAGAATAAGCAAACCCATAATCAAATAAAACTGGAAAATAACCATTAGTATAGATCAATCGATTAATAACAACTCCTTCGTATAAAAATTTATACCAAAAATAGGTTCGTTGAAGGCATCGTCTTAATAAAATATTTTCAAGATGTAGATCGTAATGAGTAAAATTTTTCTCTTGTTGTGCTACAATTAAAGCTATTATTAATTGATGAATTAATGAATTAGTACAACCACCAAAGTGTGTCCCTTTAAGATATTCTAACAAAGTTAAAGTTGATGGAATATACTCAAGTATTAAAACATCTCTTGTACAATTATATGTATCAAAAGGGTTAAAAGAAGCTCCATTTTTAATTTTTTTAAAATTATCCGGGATGTGACATTTAACACTTCGTTTAATTTCATATGTTCTATTAAAATGAGGAAGATATACAGCTAATTCTTCCATATCTTTTGATACTTTGAATTCGTGATCAACTAAAGTATTAACTTCTTTTGGAATTTTAAACACATATATAGGATAAGCCGGATCATCTTTTACAAAAAAATAATCAGTTGCACACAGCTGGATATTGGGGTTATTTAACCTAAAAACTTTTTGAGTTGTGGCACGACGAACCGGTTTCAACAAACCAACAATTCCTTGAGATGTATCTTCATTAAATGTTCTGTAGTATTGTAGATCCATTATTTATTTATGTTAAATAATAAAGAAAATATTTCATTTTATTTAAATTATTTCAAGTAATAAATGGAATCAAAGACAAACTACGGTCTAATTAAACATTCAGAAATTGAAGTGTTAATGGAAAGTAACCCATATAAACCAACAACTCAACCAAAAAAATGCTGTAAATCACCATTAGTAATATATACTAAATATGGAACGGTTTTTTTGGGTATTGTATTAATAGTATTAATGGTAGTTTTTGGAATAAACAATGTAGCTTCACAAGTTACCCAAAAATTACAAAATGTAACTGAACCAACTCAGACAACTCAAAATGTAACTCAAACTACACAAAATGTAACTGAACCAACTCGGACAACTCAAAATGTAACTGAACCAACTCGGACAACTCAAAATGTAACTGAACCAACTCGGACAACTCAAAATGTAACTGAACCAACTCGGACAACTCAAAATGTAACTGAACCAACTCAAAATGTAACTGAACCAACTCGGACAACTCAAAATGTAACTGAACCAACTCGGACAACTCAAAATGTAACTGAACCAACTCGGACAACTCAAAATGTAACTGAACCAACTCAAAATGTAACTGAACCAACTCAAAATGTAACTGAACCAACTCAAAATGTAACTGAACCAACTCGGACAACTCAAAATGTAACTGTAGAACTAGAAGTTACTGAAAAAATAACACCTCAAAAAATATTTGAGTGCTACAATCCGAAGAAAATGGAGACACAACAACAGAAGAAATTGAAGATATAAATATCTCAAATAAAACAATCATAATTAATGAAGGAAATAACTCTGTTATTATAAGAAATTAAAAAAATGCTTTTAATATCCTTAGGATATTAAAAACTAATGTTGTTTTAATATCAATTTAATTTCTGGTCTTAGTTGAGCTAAAAGAGCTCTTAAAATTGGAAATTTGTCTTTACGGTCCTTTTTAATCTCTAAATCGTCAAATATCTTTTTTTTACTAACTTGTGTTGTCGAGTTATCCAAGTTAGAAATGTACTCTTTTAATTGGTCTACGAAATCTTCTTGCGTTTTAGCTTGAAGAGTCGTATTTGTTGTCGTTCCATCTTCTTTGAGAGTCGTTACACACGCATAAGTCATCTGATTGGGTGGAGGAACAACAGGTCGTAAGTGGTAAGAATTGAGGTTAGAAATAAATTCAGTTAACTTAAGGTTAACTTCGTCCACTTCATCGTTATAATGGTTACACAAGTAGTCGATGATGTACCTGATGTTGGTGTAGTGGAGTATATAAATTTCTTTACTTTTCTTATCCCTAAAGCGACCCAAAAGATCTTTAAGTCGGTTTTCTATTTGATGATAGTCGGCTACCAGAAAAGTATCAGAGTAGTACCACTCATCTCCACTAGCCGATCGAGAGTTGTACACTGAAAATCGAGAGGCGAGTTTTGTGATACTTTCGACCCCACCAATTTTAAACCTATTTTGTCTAGCATAGTTTTGAGATGTTGCAATGTAGATAACTTGAGTCTTTTCTCTTTTTTGGTCGTCAATAAGGAGATCTTTAAGTAGTAGAATATGGTCTTGATTATCTTTAATTTGATCCTCTTTAGCTTGCAATTGATTATCTTTAAATTTATGAGTATACGCACCATAAAGTTGTACTAATTTTTCAAGTAGAAGATAATATTTTCTGATCTCTTTAGATTTTTTAGTTGTAAGAATCATAATTGCTTCTTTAAAGTTATCCGGTTCCATAATAAGCCAACGTTTTCTAGGTTTATCAACAGGGCGCATTTTATCTATTTCTTCTCGTATCTCAGTAAATTCTTCGATTAATGGACTTTCACATCCTATTTCTTGATACTCGATATCATTGCGGTTTAAAAGATCCATAAAATTTTCTTTTTGTTTTTTAAAACTACCTTCATATCCCATCCATTCTAACAACGATGCCCCCACGTGGGGGCATCGTTTTCCAGTTATACTATCCCACAGAACATCAAATCCAAGGTTATCTTTAATCTCGAAATTAACCTCTTTTACAAAGGTTAATATATCCATTAACTCATTGCTCTTGTTTAGAGCTAGTAACACTCTTTCGTCGGAGTAATAATTTTCCATATTCTTTATTTGTACCTTAATTTAAATTAAGCGATCAATTTTCTGAATCGAGGTAATAATTTTTTAATGCTTGAATAATCATTAAAAAATTAATTTATAAATTCTTGAAGAGCAGCTTCAGTTCTTCCATTAATTTCTTTATCAACTAAAGTACCACCTTTAAAAAGAAGATAGTCTGGAAAGCCTTGAAAAGAAGGTTTAATTTTTGAGATTAGATCAACTAACTTTTTTGTGTCTGGATCATCTCCATCTCCTTGAATGGTTAAGCAAACCACGGATTTATTTTTTTCAGCAAATTTTTGAAAATCTGGTTTTGCAGTGGTGCAATGACCACAATAATTTGCTTGAACTAAGATAACGCATGTTTTATTTTTAAAAGGTTTAAGATTACCTTTATTAGTAAAATCTTTAGATTCTAAATATATAACTGGATGTAGCAGATAAGACATTTATTAATTAAACTAATTTGACTTTAATTAATTTTATTCATAAGTTTTACTTATACCTCCCCTTTTTATTGTAATTTTTTCGTAATGGTTACAATCATTATTGTTATAACCACCTTTTGGTGGAATATATTTTTCTGGTGGTACACTTTTCTGTTGTTTTTTGTTAACGACCAGAGTCCAATTATTGGAGTTGTTAGTATCCATTTATTATCTATGTTATTTTTAAAGGTATTTATACCTTTAAAAATAATTATGATTAATTTTTAATTAATCACAATGGATAATTTGAACTTTAAAGTTCTTGTATTCGTATCCTTTTTTATCTTTTTTTTTAAGGTTAAAGTGTATTCTTTTTCAGAATTTTCCCAAATATTAGCTAAAGAAGCATTATACGAATCAATAGTATACTTTGTATCATTTTCAAGTTCTTTTAATTTAAAGTCGACTTCAAGCATTTCAACAATTTTGGTTGCAGCATCTTCTTTAGCTGCTTTTAAAGTTGAAGCTTCTCCAAGTTCAATTAATTTTTCAAATGTACAACTAACTTGAAATGTTGGATGATGGTCTTTACCCTCTTTTTTTAAAATTTCAAAACAGGGAGGAGACAATTTTAATTTTTGACAGTATAAATTAATTTTTGAAATATTACTTGTCATTGTATCTTTATTTACACTTTAAAAAAGTAAAAAATTTTCAATTTCTAAAAAAATTAAAAATCATCTTTGATGGTCCGAAGACCATAAAAAATGTTATGAATGAAATGCTTAACGCTGACCTAAAATAATTTTTTTCTACAAGTAAAATCAATTGGAATTTTAGTATACTTAACTTTTTTTCCTTTTTTGGGCGCTCCAGTACTTGGCGTTGGAACTGGATTGTTTGGAGTACTATCAAGCTTTACTTTTTCCATTTCAACAATTAATTTTTGTTCTTCTTCTTTACGTTGTTTTAACTCGTTAAATTTAACCATTCGAATCATATGATTTAAATTAGATGGCTCTTCTAACCACAATAATTCTTCAATTTTTTCACGACTTACATCACGACTTCCCAAAAGTTTGTTTTTTATGAACAAGTACAATTTTTGATCAATTTGATGCACCGTAGTCAAATCACTGGGTAGTAGTGATCGTTGTTTGCGTTTATTATATTCAACAAAGATAATATCAACTAGTGTTGATACACATTGGTTATGAGACTCAAAAGTTGGAATATATTCCGGAAACAATTGTTTCAACAATTCAATTGAAGATTGATCATTTCTACCTTTTAATTGAAGATAACGATATGGAATACTTTGCTCGTTATTTCTAACCTTAAACATACGAGAATATTCATCACTAATAATACGGTACTGGGAACCTTGAGAATGTACTAAAAGTAAACCTTGGTAAGTGAAAGGATAAGTCATCTGATTTACAAATTCAAAAATCTGATCTAAAGAAGTACTACTTTTAATATCTTCTGATGGTTCGGGAAGCTTATCCACATTTAAATTTTTTTCTTCTGGATCATTTGATCCTACAAAATAAACTTTTTTTGAATGTTTACCCACACAAACAAAACGAGTATTTTTATCTGCCATAACCATAAAAGTATATTGGCACCTCAAATTTAATCTGGTAAACAAATCTTTAAAAGACAAGTTGTAGCTTTCTTTTAACCCTTCCTCAAATAAAAATTTGAAAGAATTGCTTGACCCCCATTTAGATCTTCCAGAATCTAACTTGCGATGGGTTGAAATGTACCATTGTTTGTGATAAAAGATTCTAATTATAGTTCCTTCGTAAGAATAGTTAATTTTCATATCTTCCAATTTATGATTCAGTTCAGCCATTTTTTCTTTACATTCTGTTTTTTCAGAGCAAGTAAATTCGTATGGAAAGAAACTACCTTCTTGTACAATTGCTTTGGTTTTAGAGTCAATTATGGTCCCTCTGTATCTACGAAGTTCGTCTTCAAAAAGACGGTTGTTGTATTGGTTATCATCCAATACCAATTGAGTCTGTTCTTCATCGCCTTTTTTAGGTGGTGATGAAAGTTCAAACAGACTCTTTATAGTAGCACATTGAATAGTCAAATCTTGGTTAGAATCGACAACTTCAATATACTTTTCAATAGTATTCATTGTGTTAGCCATTATAAGCTTTATTTAACTTTATTATTTAGAATTTGGAATCAAATTTCTGCAAATTGTATTACTTTTAAAATGAATTCATTCAATTCATTGAATTAAAGAATGAATAAATGAAAGAAGAAGAAATTATAGCTCGTTTGAGCCATTCATATTTTAACCATCTTTTAAGAGATGTTCAGCCATTTTTAGAGTATTTTGGAAGTGGTATCCCACAACAACTTAAGGGTGTTGATTCTGAAGTTGTTGAAAGATTATTTTTTATGGCATGTTTGCACTCTTCTGATGTTTATTTACCATTCAATTTTAATACCCTTAAATCTTTTAAAAAACTAAACTTAAAAAAATACGAATGGTTAACTGATATTAGACCTTTTGGAAGTAAAAGTAAACAAGGAGTGGTAAATAAAACCCTAATTTTTGATAACCTATATATTGTGGTTAAAAAAGCTAAAACTTCTAAATTTGATGAAATAACTTTGAGAGATTTTTGTGTTGGAATTAATCTTAACAAAATTTTAAATGAAGCTCCATTTTTTGTTAGAACATTAGGTTGTTTCGAGTGTAAAAATCAGTTTCACATTGCAACAGAATTTATTGATGGAATTAACCTAAAAACGTTTATTCAAAATAAAAAGAATCATTTTACCGCATTTCTTAATATTTTTTTTCAAATATTATTAGGTTTAGAGGTAGCTCAAAACAAATTAAATTTTGCTCATTATGACTTACACACTGATAATATTATTTTAGTACCACAACAAGAGGTTCTAGAAATATCTTTGTATGGTTATAATTATATTATTAAACACCCCCAAAAACCAGTTATAATTGATTTTGGATTGTCATCTGTGCATACAAAAGGACAAACTTTGGGTCAAAAAAGTCTTGAAACTAAAGGTATTCATCCCCATTTATCTCCGGGTTATGATATTTATGTTTTTCTACTATTTTGTTTAGATATTGCTCAATCATGTAATATGTCAATATTTAAAGGTATAACTGACCTTTTATTATTTTTTAAAGTTGAAACCAATCTTCCAATGGATCTTTTAACCAATAATCACATTAAATGTTTGAACAAAGGAGTATCAAAGTGTATTCCGTTTAAATTTATACAATATCTTCTTCAAAATTACTCAAGCTATTTAGATGTTGATGTTGAACCAAAAAAAAATAATGATAAATGTCTTGGAACAAAACCATTATTTTTAAAATTAAAAGAAGTCTTGGATGTAAATGATGAACTAGAATTAACACAAACTAATTTTCAATTAGAAAAAGGTTTCATTCGATCTTTAGTTGATAATATTAAAATTTATTATTGGTACACCAATAAAATTAACCTAACACAATCTCAAATTAAAAAATTAATTGAGGTGGACACTGTCAACCTACAAAATTTAATAGATGATTTAAATTTGAAAATTTTTAAAAAAGGTAAACAAGAACCTTCAATAACAATTGAACAAAAAAAACTTTTTTTTACCTCTTTAGATTATTACTACCTTATTCTTGAACTTGAATTACACTATCAGTATCCATTTTACAAGTCGTGGATTAATGATTTTAAGAATACTTTGGTCTTTAAAAATATTTTTAAACAATTGGGTGATGTGTTGTACGAAGAAAGGTTAAAACGAACTATTACTTGTTAATTTATTTTTAAACTCTAATTAGAGTTTAAAAATACAAAGTTATGACGTTTACTTCATTTATCTTTTCTATGATTCTCCATAGCTTTATTTATTCCTGATTTTTATAAGGTTAAGTACTCTTCAAAGTCAACAAGTTTAATTTTAATTGTAAAATTTCAACCTCTTTTTTGTTAAAAGTAAGGAGATGGTCAAGTTTTTCCACTTCCAATTGTTGTGTTAATTGAGTTGTTTCAAGTTCACGTTGAAGGTTAATATTAACCTTATTTAGATCAGTGAGACACCCACTATACCTGTCCGTTAGTTCGATATACTTATTAAATAATAATTTAACTTGTGAAGTAGATAACACCACAATTTCATTTGTAGTTTGATGGTTTACTTCTACTTTTAAAAAGTCACATTCTAATTCGTTCCCAATATATTTTTTTAGTTTATACTCGGCTCTTGACAAATGTTGCGGATCTATGTAACCATATTTAACCAACTTAATTTTTAATGGAGCAAAATTTCTTTTATGTTCCCCTGAACGTCTTTTTAAATCGATAGACTTTCCAAACTTAAAAATAATATCCTTACTAGGGTACCCATTAAGTAAACCTTTAAAAATATCTGAATTTTTAAGATCCTTAACACACCCTAAATTAAATAAATAAATACACGGTGTTGAGGTTGTTGAACAACCTAAAACATCCCGTATTGATTCGTGAGTGGCGCCTTTAACAATTGTTTTAACTAATTCTTGTCGTTGTTCACTTGTTCCCAAGTGAGAGGTATAAACAACCTTGGTAGCCCATTTTCTAAATTTTTGAGATATATTATTACCTCTGGAGGTATAAATAACCTTTAACAAACCCTCATATGTTAAATAAGTTTCTAACGAACCATTATTTCTGTTATTAATCACCTCATCTTTGGTTAGGTTCTCAATAACAAATGTTTTATAATGAATTGGTGTCACATAACCTCTTTCTTTATTGAAAATAGTTACTTTTGCAAAATTTTCCATCTCAAATATTTTCGCGACATCTTTAACCTTAAAATAAATTTTTTCCTCGTGTCTCTCACCTCTAGTTTCAACATTATAAATGTTACCTTCGTCATCCATAAATTTTTCAGAATCTTCCAATTGAAGTAATGGTGGTAATAGATCGTATTTATATGACAAAGTAGTATTAATTTTGGGTAAATGGGCTACAACCCATTCTTCTGATAAGATTAATTTAGCCTTTAAAACACTAACTTTACTTATAGGAGGATTATCACCTTTGATGTGACCAACATATAAGTATTCAATTTCAGGTATATTCATTTTTTTTACAATTCCACGAACACTTGCTCCACATCTAGTAAAGAAAAGCGGATCAAAAAGTTTAAGTTCGTCAGCAGAATAGTATGTTTTGTTATCAACTGTTATAATATTTGGAACAGACATTTATAGTTTGTTAACACCTCTACAAACAGGTGTTAACAATAATTTTAATGGTTACTTAACCATTAAAATTAGAAATATTTATTTCTTAACTTTAGGTTCCTTCTTAACTTTAGGTTCCTTAACTTCCTTTTCTTTTGGTGGATTATTTTCCTTTCCTCCTTTTGTAGATTTTTTAACCTTAACTTCTTTTTCAACTACTTCTTCTTTTTGTTCCTTAGGTTTGCGGCCACGTTTAACTTCTTTTTCTTCAGTAATAGGTGGTGGTTCAATCACTTCTTCAAAACAATTTTTTAAGTACTTTTGCATTGTTGGGTATTTAAGGATGATGTCATCTTCAATTTGAAGCAGTTCTTTCAATTTAGCATCTGGAGTTATAATGGTCTTATTAACCGGATCTCTTAATTCATTTTCTTTAATATAAGCACATAACACATTAGTTACGTCATAACGAGATTTTTTAGTTTCTTGGTACACCCAACCTTCACATTGGGGTAAAGAACAACAACTTGCAAACAAAGCCATACTTTCTGAAATTGGACGTTGTTTTTCCAAACCGGTATTATGAGATTCTCTGGTTCTTTTAGGCTTATATTGAATATTTTTATACTTAGTTAGAAACTTTTTGGCATCTTTAACTTCTCGTAAAGCACTACGTAGTGCTTTACGCATTTCAATAACCGTTGGGTCACTCAACTTAATAATTGTTTCTATGGATGAAATGGAGCTTTCGGTTTTTTCCATAGATTTTGTGAAATGCTCTAGGGCAATCTCTTTATTTTTTCGTCCTTTTTTGGGGACAATGGTTGCTTCAACTTGTTTTGGGGCGATAGAAAACATATTCTTATTTATACTTACTTTTGATCTTTTTAAATTTTCAATTTTTAAAAATTAAAAACAAATAAAGGTCAATCTAACCTTTATTTGTTTTTTAAACAAATTGTAGTAAACATTTTTTTAAAGCTTAAGTTGAACCTTAAACATTAATTCCTAATTTATTTCAAGGAAAGGTATGAAATAAATGAATTACAACTTACATGATTTTTTACCATTATACCACCCTCTTCAAACTCAATCATTTGAAAAGGATGTCAACAGTCTTACTGAATTTACGAGGTACACCCTTCCTAGAGAAGAATCATTCCCTGAACATCCCGGCGATTTAATGCTTCATCAAAAGCTTATTTCTAATTTTATTAATCCAAATACACCTTACGATGGATTGTTATTAGTTCATGAAATGGGTACCGGTAAAACATGTACAGCAGTCGGAGTAGCAGAAAAATTTATTGCTAGTAGAAATAGCGAAAGTAATACTTTTCCTTCAACTACATTAAAAAATATAGTAGTACTTACTAAAGGTAAAGGATTACAAAGCAATTTTATTAATGAAATAGCAAATGTATGTACAAGTGGTCAATATCTTGAAGGATTGGATAAGTATATTAGAAATCGAGATAAAAAAATAAGAAAAAATGTAAAGGTTAATTATACTTTTGATACATTTGAAATTTTTGCCAAAAATCTTAGAAAAATCAGTGATAGAGAAAAAATTTTAAGATTTGAAAATACTCTATTTATAGTAGATGAAGCCCATAACCTTCGAATGTCTTCAGATCCGGAAGAACGAAATATTTATACTGAAATTAGAAACCTTTTTACACTCTTACAAACCCGTAAAATTCTATTATTAACTGGGACACCAATGAAAGACCAACCTGAAGAAGTGGTAAATCTTTTAAATTTAATTTTAAGGAATGAATTAACCATGGAAGATTTAGATAATCCTCTTGTTTTTAAACAAAAAATAAATGGTTACGTTTCCTACTTGAGAGCAATGATGTCTGATGTTAATAGAAAAGAAGAAGGAAGGTTAATTGGTGCTTTAAAACATTTTAAAGTTTACCCGGTTAAAATGGAAGAATATCAGTCTAAAATTTATTTAGAAGCTAAAAAAAAAGATGACGAAGAAAGATCTATTTTTAACAATTCAAGACAGGCAGCATCTTTAATATTTCCAGACGGTAGTTATGGTAAAAATGGCTTCGAAAAAAATATTGTATCTCGGTCTGGTAGTTATCGTTTTAATAATACAGTTGTTCAAGAGAAATTACGTACACAACTGAAAATGTATTCTGCGAAATATGCAGATTTACTAGAAAAATTACAAAATGACTACTCTGCAAGTAGACTTTCTTTTGCTTTTTCAGAATTTGTCAAAGGTTCTGGATTAATAACTTTAAGTCTTCTTTTAGAATTAAACGGTTATACTCGAGCTACAGCAGATAGTAATTTTTCAAAACCACAAAAAAGGTACGTAATTTTTACCAATGAAACAAGCACCGATAGTCAAACTAGAAAGCTTATTTCTATATTTAATAATCCAAAAAATATGAAAGGAGAGTATATTGCAACCATACTAGGATCACGTGTTATTATGGAAGGTTTTACTTTTAAAAATATTCAATCTGTTTACATTTTAACTCCACACTGGAATTATTCTGAAACAAGTCAAATTATTGCAAGAGGTTTTAGAGTTGGTTCTCACCTAGATCTTATTAAGTCTGGAATTACACCTGAAGTTAGAGTATATCATTATGTTGCACTCCCCGTTTCTACGGGGCAGAGTAGTACGGATTCAATTGACCTTCATATGTATGAAATTTCAGAAAAAAAAGATTTTGCTATTCAACGGGTTATAAGAACTTTAAAAGAAGCTGCTTTTGATTGTGAACTAAATTATGGTAGAAATGCTATTACAAATATCGGGTTGAATGGTACAAGGGCGTGTGAATATCAAGATTGCGAGTACAAATGTGATAATTTGTTTCAAATTATGGATCCAAGCGACCCTAGAAATTACAAATTATTATATTTTCGACTTTCCGAAGGGTATACCCTTCTTAAAAAATTTATAATCGATCGTGTCACTAACTCTCCTACAACTATAGAAGAAATGGAAGAAAGTGGGTTTTCTAAATTTGAAATAGAATGTGTGGTAGGTGATCTTTTTAATTTTAAAGAAATTTTATTTACTCGCCCAGAAGGAGTCTATTACCTTGCTAATTCTAAAAATTTATTTTACTCAAAAATTGGTTCTCGTGACAATCACGACGATGATCCATTACTTTTGAATTTTTATACCAAATTTTCTACAATTTTTATGGGTAAAAGTATTGACGAATTGATTTATATTCATCAAAAAAATTTTATGGTTGGAGTAGTCGATAAAATATTTTTAAGCAAGAATATTACTGAACTCCAAGAAAATGTGGTACAGTTACCCTTATATCTTCAAGAAAAATTAGTGTGTTATTCAGTCTCATCTAGCACATCATCTACTCCCAATAATTTTGTAAGAGATATGGTTTTAAATAACTTTAGATTGTATTACTCTTTAACTGAAAACAGTGCATTTGTATGGTTAAACCCAGACAAACCGTTGTGTACATCTGATTTTTTAAACCCCAAATCGTGGAAAGTGTGTGGAACAAGTGAACAAAAACAAATTGAAGAATTGAAAAAAGAAAGGCAAAATACAGTTTACACCGTTAAAAACAATCCTTATGGTTATATTGGACTTTTAAATCGAACATCAAATGACTTTTGTTTGAGAAAAATAGATAACAACGAAACTAGTGATAAAAGAAAAAGAAATGTGGGTAAAAGATGCCAAAATTGGAAAAAGAAAGATTTAATTGATTTGGTTTCTAATCGCCTTAAAGTTAATCCAGATGAAGATTTTGATTTTGATGAATCTGACGTTGCTAAGATGAAAAATGACCCTAAATTTACTAATATTTTAGAGAGTGGTGGTACTCTAAGAGATTACAAAAGAGTTGCATTTTGGAATGCCCAAGATATTAACTACTTGTGTACTAAAATTATGCAAAATTTTATGGATAAAAAATTGGTGGTTGACGACCCCAACTGTGGTACTTCAAAAAAAATACGTTAATAATTTTAATGATACTTAGTATCATTAAAATTAATCAAAAACTTTCTTCGGTGACAATTTTAAAATTTTGTATTTTTGGTCGTTGATAACCTTCATTTCTTCTAGTAACTCTTCTTCGGTTACTTCAGACCCTTCAAGATCGATATTATTACCATTAAATTGAACGTTTTTAGTTTTGAGTGTATCCTTAATTCGAACATACAAACTTTTAGAGTTCGGATTGGCCATGAAATCAAGAAGAATTTGGAGATGTGGAAATAAAGTTTTTTGAACTTTAATTCTACGCTCGGTGTACTTGTGTTGAGCACGTATAGTGTAGTACTGAAAGTGTTCGTTATCGTTACGTTTAAGTAAAATAAATCTCTCTTGTTTATCTTCGTTGACAGGAAGAGGTGCTCTATCCTCGACCGCAATACCCAATTTATACTGAACTTTCTTAACCTCTTTTTTGAGTCCTCGATTGTTATCTAGGAGTTCTTCATTCTGATCTTTGACTTCTTCAAGAGAAATACCTAGAGATCTCATGTATTGCGTTTGTTGTTGAATGAGTTCTCTATCTTTTTCTCTATCTTCTTCCCGAATTTTCCGTTCTTCTTTCATATCAAGCCTCATATCAGCCATCATTTCTTCTAAATTTGTTATTTTTCTTTGGGACTCTCTATGGTTAAAATAAAGCGTATATTCAACATATAATTTAAGGAGCTTTTCGAGGTCAATATAATATTGTCTGATTGTGTCTCCGTTCTTGGTTTTGAGTTGCATGATGGCCATTTTAAGGTCGTCAGGTTCCATTATTAAAAATTTTGCACAAGCCTGAGCGCCTGCATTAAGTTCTTGTAATTCTTGTTTAACAGTTGGATATAACTCTATTTCATTATCATTTTGAGTAAGTTCTCTGTACTGAATCGAATTATTTCTTAACATTTTTTTAAAATTTTGACGTTGTTTAAAGTATTCTCCTTCATACCCAAACCATTCTAAAACCGGTCTACCCACCAGCGTAGACCGGTTTCCAACTACAACTTGCCAAAAATAGTCAAACATAACCAAATTTAAATTAAATTTGGTTACTTTTATAAATTCCACCACATTGAGTAACTTTAAACTTCGTTTTAGAGCTTTCTTGATTTTGAAGTCGAAAGGTCCATTAATAGTATCTATATTTACACCCAAAAATGTGGTATTTTCCATATCTTTATTACCATCTTCTTTTTCTGAAAAAATTTCATTTTTTGAGGTTAAATTGACCTTTGATAGAATTTTGTACACAGTTGGTCTCGATATCTTAAATTCTCGAGTTATCTCAGCAACAGAACACCCATCTTGGTATTTTTTAACAACATTCGTACGTTGTTCAACTGTAAGTCTTGGTTTTGTTTCCATTTATTTAATGTATTTTTTAACAAAAAAAATTGTTAAAAAATTGACCACTATAAAATTTAATTTATTCTTGTTCTTGTTCCTCGTAGTCTTCTTCCATTTGCTTTAAAGATTTAATCCAAATGGTTATTTTATCCTTATCTTTAGTTCCAATGTTACTTTCAAAAATTAATGGTTGCGATGGATTAGTGTATACCTTTAAAAGTGTATTAAACTTTGTAAATTTTTTAAGCTTGGAAAAATACTCAGCTTTAAATTCCCCTTCAAAAGGTAAAATTGAATCACAATTATCATTATCACTTTTTATTATAACCTTGGATTTATCAGATTCGAATGCAATTTCTGGAATACCATCATCTGTTTTTATAGTCATTACATATTTACCGCTAATTGAACGACAAAATTCTAAGAAATCAGAAGATTTTATATTTAATGGTTGAACTTGTTCTAAAACAATAGGCAAATCATAAAACTGGGTTTCTTTCATATGAATTTTTTTTTCAAACTCAATTGTTTTTTTGGTTACTTTTATTCTTAATTCTCTTTCTTTTTTTATAGACAATTCAATGGTATCAACACTTGTAATATTTTTTAAATTTTCTTTCATACTTTTAATATTTAAGGTGAAAATACACTCTTTTTCACATTTGTAATCTAAAAAGGAAGTACTTGAAAAAGTAGCCATTGTATGAATACTTTTATCATAAGTGGTGTAAATGTAAATACCACCTTTTTTAATATCAAAGCATACGTCTACAATGCCAATTTGACCATATAAATCAAATACATTTTTAAAGTTAGATATACCTTTATTCATTTTACATAGAAACATTTTGTTTTGTTAACTACCTTCTTGCTTATAAACATAAAAATAATAATTTTCTAAGGTTACTTAGAAACCAAAATAATGATGTAACATCTTTATTTTTTAAACTTAGTTTAAACTTAAAATAATTTTAATTTTAAAAATTTGACCTCAAAAATAAAAAAATGAATTTAAAGGTCTTTTAAACCATTAAAATAAATTATTAATATGTGGGAAAACAAAGCATTCCAAGATAATTCTTCGAGAGAATTGAGGTGTGAAAATTATCGATTAGGTAATGAATTAAACAACCTTAAAAAAAAGTATAAATTGGTGGTGGAAGAAAAACAAACATTAGAAAGAAAATTAAGAATGGTTGAAGTCAAAGTTAAAAATGAAAAAATAAATTTACCTGGTGAAATAGAAAGATTATTAGATAATATTGACTCAATAGCCATTAAAAATAAACTTTCCGACAAATTAAGTAGTTTACTGGGTTGTGCAACTTGTGTGGTGTGTAATACACAAATTAAATGTGTTTTGTTTATTGGTTGTAAACACCTTGTAGTTTGTGTAGAATGTGGCCAAAAAATAGGAGAAAAGTGCCCCACGTGTAGAACAATTTCTGAAAAGGTTACTCTTTATACTTAATTTTTAATGGCTTTTATAGCCATTAAAAATTACTAATGATCAGTGACAACCAGTGAATTGAAAGGTTAAAATTGAAAATTTTTATGAGTAAAAATTATTAAATAAAATGCTACAATTAGTCTTTAAAGAGTTATATGACCAAGGTATACTTATATTCTTGGATACAGACAATTATGTCTGTAATAATACAACAGATACAAATGTTGAAGTCTTTGAGAATAGAGAAGAATTTCTGAAAATTTATAATGAACCAATTGAGTATGGGTGGATATTTTGTTACACAACTAATTTAAATAATGTTTTAACAACTTTAAAAGAAGATACTTGTTGTTTGGTAGAATTTGGCTTTAATTCTGACACTGAGAAAAAAGCATTAGAGGTTGGACGAGCGCTAACAAATACATTGGCTAAATTTAAATTTATGGCTCATTGGGATGAAAGAGCCTTAAAAGAACATAAAATTTCAACTGTTATTACGGTGGAAGATCTACCACAATCTATTCAAGATTTAATAGATGATCATGAAATAGATTCGTACTAACTGGTTAATTTTAACCTTTTAATTTTAACCTTTTTTAAGGTTAAAATTAATTATTCATACAATTAGAATAACACCTGTTTACACATTCTTGCCCTAAAGAGTAACAAGCAAAAACACATGTATTATAATCACATGCGTGTGATATTACACGTGTGAGTATATCAAGTAGCACTACGGTCAAAAGTGTATACTTCATCTTTATTTAACTGGGTTATTATCGTAATCAAGTGTATCAAGGTTTTCTAACCATTTTAAATAAGGTTCATCTTCAGAATTAAAATTTTCTTCATCTTCACTTTCAGAGGATGAATTATCACTTTCTTCTGAAGTAAAAGAATCTTCATCTTTAAGATTATCAAAACCATCAAAGTAAGTTAAATCATTCAAAGTTTGGAATACAAAATTTTTCCACAACTCTTTAGATTTTTGACTGTTACAGTCGGAATATTCAAACTTTTTATGTGGAGAACATAAAAAACCTTTTTGAGGCTTAGTTTGACATTTTTCTCCTAGTCTATTACCATTTAAAAATACGTGAACACATTCTTTACGTCTAAAAGTACCTATTTTTTTAATATTCATTTTGGTTAATTTATTCCATTTAGAAATAGTAGTATTTTCAGGAACTTGTTTCTCAGTTAGTAACCATTGTCCCAAGTCTTTAACTATACCTTCGATAATTTTTTCTAGTTCACAATGAGTAGTCATGTTTCTTTTATCATTTTATTTGAATTAAAATTCAACTTTCTAATATTCTTCACACTTTTGATTTTAACCTTTTTAAGGTTAAAATCAAGCAAATTTTTTAGATTAAAGTGGATTCGAGTTTTTCCACTGCATCTCTAACTTCGGTTAGATTTACTTGTTGTTGGTCGTCTTCTTCTCCAACTTCGGTTAGATTTACTTGTTGTTGGTCGTCTTCTTCTCCAACTTCGGTTAGATTTACTTGTTGTTGGTCGTCTTCTCCAACTTCTCGAGATTTCTTCTGAGGTGCAACAACGTATAATCCTATATCATTTTTTTGTGTAACACCATGATCTATAAATTTCAAAAATAGATCTTCATTTGAGCCAAAAGATTCTTTAACTGCCACACTTAAAACAGCCCTTAAACCTTCTTTAGATACGGTTCTTACACCATCAATAACTTCTACTTTGGTGTCTTCTGGGTTGTCAAAGAAGCCATTTTTATCAAATATATATATAATACAGTTACAAATACTAGCTACATGTTGAGCCAATAAAAGTTGATAACGTAAACTATACGTTACAAAATTTTCTATTTCCTGTCCCATTTATTACTTCAAAAAATTAAATAAACAAGCGTACTTATTCTATACTACAAACTATTCTATTGAGGTAGTGAGTTAATACTGTGGAGTTCCTTAACCAATAAAAATAAATATATAAATAAAGTGTAAGCAAGCATAAATAATATAAAAAAGAAGTTATGGTATAACAGAAATCATTAATTGATTTGAAGATTTATTACGTTTCAAATCATCTTTGGAACAAAGCTTAATATTTGCAGTGTATATATTAAAAATTTCATTATGATTTAATGGAGGTAAAATAGGTATACCCTCCCATTCGTTTAATTTACCAGACAAATCGATATCTATTTCTTTAGGGTGAAAATGACTTAAATTTTCAAGTAAAACCTTATTTAACGGTTTTGGCAATAAATCAGAACTATGAGGAGGTAATATACACAATAGTTGATAAAATGGATCTATTTGATGTGTTTGAGGAATACTTGTACCACAAGACTGTGCAAATTGGTGTTTGCTTGTTTTCAGGTAGTGTAACAAATCAACCGGGGTAGGAGCAAATTGACTTGGATAATACATTTTCCAGTCAACTGTAAAACCTCCGTAGGTGTAATAATTAAAAACCCATTCAATTTCTTTAACGTACAATTGAACCAATTTTTTATTTATTTTGTGATGTATGGAATATGATTTAAAATAATGGGATGTTATACCTTCTAAAGTAATTTCTTTTTTTGATGCAATATCTAGTAAAATATTGGGAAACCCGTATTCGCGGGTTTTATAATGTTGAATAGCCTGTGGGGATGTAACAACCAAAAGATGGTTGAAATATTTCATTAAATTTTTTAAATTTATTTTTAAGTTCTTTGTACCCTGAACTGTGTTAGATAGCGGAACATTTGTGAGGTAACCCGGTGTGGTAAAATAATATTTCATCATAAGATCCAATCCACCATCGTAAATATTAAACAAAGGAATTGGAGGTAAAAAGTCATTTCCTACCATAAAACAAAGTATAACAAAGTCACAAACAACGTATTCAAAATCGTAATGTTTAAACTTGGGTTTCTCCATTGCAAAATTTAAAATATTTTTTTTTAATTGGGTTATACTAATAAGTAGGTAATCTAATTTTTTAGAGGTTAAATCTTCCCTAAGAATATAAATTAAATTTTCTTTTAAAAATATTGTTGAAATAAGAAGTGATAACATTATTAAATCTGCATCATTTCCTACTACAATTATACCCATATTTTCATTTATTATTTTAGCTTGATTTGATCTTAAAAAGTCAAATAATTTGTGTTCTCCTTCCCCAGGAACCAACGAATCCATAAAATAAATTGTAGTAACATTTAACCAATCTTTTTCTAATTTTTTTTCAATATTACTTTTAAGGTATAAACCAAGTTTATATAAAAATTCAGTACCTGGAGAAATACAATTAGAGTCAAATCCACCATTTGTTTTTTTTGATAAAAATCGACGTTGTCGCTGTTGTATCTGTTTTGATATAGGAGCAACCCCATCTATACATAACACTATTTCTTTTGGGTCAATTTTAACTACCAAAGAATTAATACTGTTTAATACATCTTCAAACACTAATAGGTCTTTTTCACCACTGTTAATAGGAGGTGATTTTTTTAATAAGGATTTGGGTTCAAAAGAACCATATTTATAGATTTTTTGGCAAGATGTATGAATTATACCATTTAAATCTAATAGTAACAAAAATGGGTTATTTAACCCATCAACATCATCTTCGCAATTGGCTAAAGCATCTCGAAGATTTTGGTCTTCTCTACCAAAAGGTTTTTTAACAGTTTTGGGAAAAGAGTCTTTGAACCACTTAAAAAAATATTTTATTCCCATTTTATTATGGTCTTTATTATTTAAATAAATATTTATATTAAAATTCAAGTTTTATTTGACCTACTTTCGTTGACCTACTTTATTTAAAATTTAATCAATTTTAAACTTTTTAATAGTTGTTGAAAGATAGTCATACTACCTAAATTTTTAATGTTCTAACCATTCAACGAATAGCTAATTGAATTAATAAATGGAAAAAATGAATGGTTCAATTTTACCTAAAAAAGAATGGATTAACCCATTAATTAGTGTGCTATTAGGTTTAGCTTTAGCATTTTCTTTGCTACCTAAAAGCCATGAAAAAGCAAAATTTGATATATCTGAGGTGTTAACAGTTGTGTGGCTTGTATACGGAGTGTGGTATAAAGATTACCCGGTGGTAGCCATTTGTACCATAATTTTAATATTTAGTTTGAACCAAACTCCAAGCGAACAAGTTATGTCATGGCCGTAAAAAAATTATTTTTAAAGTTCAATTGAACTTTAAAAATATATATTTTAAATATCGCGTTTACTCTCGTTAATAATCTTCATTTCTTCCATTAACTTTTTTTCGGTTACTTCAGACCCTTCAAGGTCAATATTGTTGCCTTTAAAAATTACACCTGTCGCCTTCAAATTCTCTTTAATACGAGTATATAAACTTTTTGAATTTGGGTTACACTTAAAGTCAAGTAGAACCTCAAGTTCGGGGAAGAGTTTACGCTCGATTTTAAGCTTACGATTGGTGTAATCGTTCTGGGCTCTAATAGTGTAGTACAAGTAATACTCTGGGTCGTTGCGTTTGATGAGAACAAATCTTTCACGTTTAGACTCGTCTTCAGGTTGAGGAGCTCTATCTTCGACCGCTATACCCAATTTACGTTTAACTTCTTTATTGTCGTCGATAAGAACTTCGTTTTGATCTTTGACTTCTTCAAGAGAAATACCCAGAGATCTCATGTATTGTATTTGTTGTTGAATTAGTTCCCTATCTTTTTGTCTCTCGATTTCTCTTGTTTTACGTTCGTGTTCTAAATCAAGATTCATTTTAGACATCATTTGTTCCAAATTGGTTATTTTTCTACTAGCTTCACGATGGTTAAAATAAAGAGTATACTCGGTATACATCTTAAGGAGTTCTTCAAGATCAATGTAGTATTGGCGAATAGTGTGACCATTCTTAGTTTTAAGCTGCATTATAGCCATTTTAAGGTCATTAGGTGCCATGATAAGAAATTTAGAACATGCTCTTGCACCATTATGTGGTAATAATTGTAATTCTTGTTGAAAAGTTGGAAATTGTTGTATTTCTTTATCTTTTTGTGTTAATTCGCGATATTCAATATTATTGTTTTTTAACATTCGTTTAAAATTTTGTCTTTGGATTCGAAAATCACCTTCATACCCAAACCATTCAAGAATCGGTGTAGTAACCATGCTACACTGGTTTCCAACAACAACTTGCCAAAAATAGTCAAACATAACCATATTTAGTTTAAATTTAGTTATCTTTACAAACTCCATAATATCTAAAAGTTTAAAAGAAGCATCTAATGCTTTTCTAATCTTAGAGTTGCTTGTACCATTTTCGGTATTAATTGTAATACCTAAAAAATTAGTACTACTTGAACTCATATTTTCCTCTTTATTTTCACCTTCTTTTTCAATGTAAAAATCAATTTTTTTATGGGGGTATTTTACCTTTTCAATAAGTGTATAAACTGTTTGACGAGAAACATTATACTCTTTGGAAAGAGATACTACTGAAACACCACTTGTATACTTCTTTACCATATCTTCTTTTTGAACAGGTGTCAATTTAAATTTGTTTGAAAGTTCCATTTATTTACTTGAAAAAAATAATTAAAATCAATTGACTTTTTTCTCAAAACATTAAAAGTCTAGTAAAAATTTTTAAAGTTCAATCGAACTTTAAAAATATATATATTTAAATTAATTTACCCCAGTAGATCCAAATCCACCCAATCTTATTGGTCTAATACATGAATAAGTTGTGGTAACAACACCGTTAACATTTTGAATTAAAGTAGTACCAACCACAACATTTTCAATAATAATTTGTGCAATTCTATCTCCCACTTCAACATTGAAATCTGTGTCTGAATGGTTGTGTAAAATAACCATCAACTCGTTTTGATAATCTTCGTCGATAACACCCGCCCCTACTTCAATACCATTTTTAAAGGATAAACCAGATCTTGAAGCAATTCGACCATAAGTACCATTCGGAAGTTCAACTTTAAGGCCTGTTTTAACGGCTTTGTGTAATCTAGCTGAAATAGTACATTTTTCAATAGATTTAAGGTCATAACCAGCCGATTTAGAAGTGCCTTTTTGTGGAGCACTGGCGCTTTCGTCTACCAATATAAATTTTATTTTTTTAGGTTGTTCAGACCATACTATATAAGCAATTGTTAATCCAACGCAAATAGTTAAAATTACCGTTACGAAAGTAACACTCATTAACCAACCAGTTAGTAATATAATATCTGTAATCATGGTTCTCTTTATCTTAAAAATAATTTTTTATATACATTTCATTTTTTAAAAATTAAAGTTCGATGAACTTTAATTTTTATTTTTTAATTTAAAAAATTAAAGGTTTGTAGACAACACAACAATTATTAAATATGATTGCTGCATTTGATATGGGAAGAAAAAATTTTGCATTTGCAGTAAAAGATAAGGATGAATTTATCCTTTTAAAAAATATTAATCTGGATAAAGATTCTGTGACTAAAACCGAGCTTAACGGTTTAAAAAAAAACGATTTAATAGAAATGATGACAAATTTAAGTATTGTTGGCACCACCAAATTAAAAAAAAAAGAAATTATTGAATGTATTATTTCTTCAACTAAAGGTAAAAAGAAACCAAAAGATATAGGCGTATCAATGTTTCAAGTTATGGATGAATACAAAGAAACTTGGGCGAGGTGTAATGTATTTTTAATAGAAAGACAAATGACCATAAATTTACAAGCTTTAAAACTATCTCATTACCTAGAAGCTTACCTTAAAATTTACTATCCAAATAAAAAAATATTAAACTATAGCGCGTCCAAAAAAACTAAAAAGTTGGGAGCAATTGATTTAAAGTCTAAAAAAGACCGAAAAGAATGGACGGTTCAATATGTGTTAAAGTTGTTAACGGGAGACAATTTAAAGTACTTTACAAGCCTAAAAAAACAAGATGATATCGCAGATGTGGTTTGTATGATTGAATCTTATCTTTAATTTTAAAGTTCAATTGAACTTTAAAATTTAAATTAATAGGCTTTTTGATATGTAAGATAACACACTTTAGCCGAATTTGGTTTACCAATTGTATATGGAGGAATTTCACTTATTTCATCGGTATTTTTTAATTTTGAAGCTTCGGTGTAAACTTTTTGTATAAAAGTTTGAAAATCTTGATGGTTGTAACCACCATCATATTTTTTAAATGGAACACCATCCACGTAAAATACTATAAAAGGTACATGTTGAAGAGGTGTAGTTGTTTTTTGAGATAGTTGAATTAAATTGGTTGAATCTGGATCATAAACATTAACCATACAAATTTGTATGGTTGGATTTCCCACAAAAGATAATAAAATAGGTTTAATCACTTTACATTGATCGCATTCATCAGTGTAAAACATTACAATACTAAATCTAGATTCAACAGTGTGTACCAAATGAGTTACCTTACCCGATTCCACCAGTTCAAAATCTTCTTCTTCTAGTATTAATAAACCTTTAGCTGAGTTAACTGATTGAGTCATTTATTATTCCAAAAAGATGTATTGACAATTTTTTATTTAGTTGTACAAACTACTCTAAGTTTGTAGTTTATCTAAAAAATAGTTTTAATAGTATGGTTCCTTAAACTTTAATCTTATTGGTAGTAGAAAAATAGTGAAAAGTTTAATTTTTTTTTATTTTGATTTTGAGAGACAAAATCAAAAGTTAGAAAAATTTGGATTCGATTCTCATTTTTTTCTAACTTTTGATTAAAAATCAACTTTACAACTTTTGAAGGAGACATCTCAAATATCGTAGTCGTCTTGGCTATATTTCTCAAATTACTCTAAGTTTGTAGTTTATCCACAAACTAATTGAGTAAAAAATAGTTTTAATAGTATGGTTCTTTTGATTTTAATATAGTCCACTAGTAGAAAAGTAGTGAAAAGTTTAAATTTTTTTTATTTTGATTTTAAATTCTGAATTTAAAAGTTACAAAATTTGGATCCGATTCTCATTTTTTTCTAACTTTTGATTTTTATCAAAAAATTTCAGTTTTCAAAAAGTTTCAAAGAAACTTTTGAATTCAAAATTTATGAAAAATTAGAGTTAATAAATGAGTAATACTCCGAGCGCTCCTTCAATGTTTAAAGAAGGAAATTCAACTAGATATCCAGAACTATTGAGTGATTCTACCAATTTTCGGATTAAAAAAATTATGGATGATGAGAAGATGTTACAAGATGAAATTAAACATCGTAATTCAGTGTGCAAAAAGTATGGTCGTTATTCGTCATTAACAGATGGTGTTGAATATACTCTAATTTTAGCTGATGTTGTTGTGGGTACACTATCAGCGGCGATTCCGGGGGTAGGTGATGTGGTTTCAGCTGCTACATTTTCAGGAGTTGGTCTTATTTCAGGTGTTGCAAAACTTATTCAAAGTAAGTTGAATAACAAAAAATTAAAGCATTACCGCCTTTCAGTTATTGCTAGTACAACTTTGAATAATCTTCACCATAAAATTAGTAAAGCTATTATTGATGGTCAAATTACCCACGAAGAATTTGAAGATATTCAAAATACTATTTCTGAATGGAAAAATGGATCTAAAGCTCTCACAAAGCAACAATTGACTATGAGTCCAGAAACTATTGAACTATTAAGTCAACAAGCAACTGAAAAAGCTCAAAAAGAACTATTGGATCAACTTAAGCATCTTAATTCAAAGAATTTAAAGAAATAAATTTTAATTTTTTAATGCTTTAAAAAGCATTAAAAAATATATTCTTAGTCTTTGGATAATTGATTTATTAAATCATTAAATTTTTCCTGTACTTCGTGGTTAAAATTCCCCATATTTGTTACCATACCATTACCAATTTGTTTAATATTACAAAGTGGATCTGTAATACAATATAAAGTTCTATCTTTAAAATAATTATTTTGGGTATAAAGACTACACAACGGATGTTTTAAATCTTCATTAAATTCAGAACAATTTCCGCCATAACCACTCACAACAGATTCTAAATATTCTGATAACTCTGTTGGTGGATGATTTAAACACTCATTAAAAATCTTATGAATATCTTCCGAAGAAGTGTAGTTTTGATAGTTGTTATTATTTAATTTTTTTTTATATTTTAAGGATAGTTCTACCAAAAATTGTTTAAGCTGTTTGTAGACTTTTAGATCTAATTTTGAGGCTAACATGTTGTATTTTTGAATTGTGCTTTCCAATGTAGTTGTAGACTTTAAATTATCAATAAGATTTTGTTGATGGTATTCTTCTTCATAATCTTCACTTGTTTTTGCGTAAAGCCAATATTTTTTATTAGTGGTTTTAGAAACTTTATAGATTTCAATAATTTTTTTAAAAGGTACACCTTGTCTTCTATATTCATCTAATTCTTTTTTGTCCTCTTCCATATCCACTCGTTTATCATGCATTTGAATAACATCATCATTGTTGTATAAATACCACCATCCCGATGCTCCAAAATAACCAAAACAATCTCCAATTATTAATTGGTTATTTCCCTCCCTATCTTTTACCACATTTAAATCATAATCATGTAAATGTGTACCCGATAAATTACCCATTGGGTGAAATTCGGGAAACTTGTTAACTTTGGTTACGTAATCCATGTTTATTTTATTTTTATTTGCTATCTAAGTTATCATTTTATTGACTCCAAAAAATCTAAAGCTTTGGGATGTGCTTGAATTACATCAAATTTAAATTTTTTAAGAAACAGCCCATCTAGAGTACGTACTCTAGATAAAGCAGTGTAGGCTTGACCATATTCGAAGGTTTCTCTAAGATCTATACTGGCGTAGTCCAATGTTGAACCTTGACAACTATGAATAGTTAAAGCATATGCAATTTTAAGTGGTACTTGAATAGCATAACCAACTTGTATAACTTTTCCAGTTCTCAGAGTGTGATGCAAGGTAAATTTAATAGGTGTAACAGTCACAATCTCTCCGTTGATAAATTCTACTAAAGGATAATTTTCAGGAGTAAATCCAGTTATTACTCCACGACTTCCATTAACCAATGTAGGAGTAATGTTGTAGGTTAACATTACCTGTGTTTGCTCACAAATTTGTAAGGTTGAAGGAGTCGTAGAATTTTTAACAAAATTCTGAACTATATAATCAAAATTTATTGGACAATTTTGGTTAACAAAATCCATAAGATACTCTCTAAATTCGTAACCTTTAGCAGCAAGTTTATTTAATTCTTTTTCATTTAAACCATCAACAGCTTTTCTGGTACAAAATAACTTTGTTGGTTTAATTTGAAAATTTTCTTTTGAAGGCTTACAAAACCTCTTTTTTAAAACTTTTTTAACTTGAGAATCAACTATACCTACCCTAATTTTATTTAACACGTTTTTAAAAAGAAGGTCGGTTTGCCTTATAATATTTCTAAATTCAATTGTGGTACTAATACACTTTTTGAAGATGGAAGAATGTATTATTAAAGTGGAATTTTGACTTATACATGGTAATTGAAAAAGGTCTCCTGTTACCACCAATTGTATTCCTCCAAATCGTTTCTTACACTCTCTAATCATTCTTGCTAACTTTTCCAATTTATCAAAAAGGTCTGGATGAAGCATACTTATTTCATCTATTACCAACACATCTAAACGCAACCATAATTCTCTTTTATCTTTATTTTTTAATATTTTATCGTACAAATCATCCACAGTTTCTTTACCAAGTCCTATTCCCAATAATGAATGAAGAGTGCAACCACCAATATTTAAAGCAGAAATTCCAGTGGTAGATGTTAACCCAATAACTTTTTTTGAAGCATTTTTTGAACAAAAATATTTAATTAAGGCTGATTTACCTGTTCCAGCTGGAGAATTTATAAAGACATTTTTCCCATCTTCAATTACCTTAAGTGTATACAATTGTTCTGGATTAGGTTCAAATTTTTCGGTTATAGGATGGTTAAGGTTGTATTGCTCCCAATATTTAACCCAAAAATATGGATTAGTTATCCATTTAATTTCCGAGTAATCAAGATATTTTAATATTTCTACCTTTAATTCTAAAGGTAAAGAACTAGCATATTCTTCGGTAGTCATGTTATGTTTTATTAATTAATATTTTTAACCTAAATATTTCAATTTTAAAAATCCAATGTTTGTGTACACCCACACAAACTACATATTGTTTTTATGATGAAATAACACCTATTAAAGATGTAGGAAATAAATGGCAAGTGGAGTAAATTTTAAAATATACGACCCGGTGGCACAATTAGTTGCTACAGGAGGAGGAGGAGGAGGAAGTGGTACAGGACTACCACTTACAGGAGGTACTTTAACAGGTAACCTTACACTAACTGCACCAGCTAAAATTATTCAAAGTACAGCTCCTACAGGACCTGATGATTTGGTTAATAAAGCATATGTTGATGCTAAAGCATCTGGATTTCTACCTTTAGCTGGAGGAACTATGACAGGTGCTATCTCCCAACCATTAGCACCTGTAGCAGCCAATGATTTGGCTAATAAAGCATATGTCGATGGTGCAATTTCAACACCCGGATCAATTCCCGCAACTTCTATTGTTAACAACAGTATTACCAATACTCAGTTAGCTCCAGGTGCAGCGGCAGCTAATATAAATGCCGGCCCCGCTGGATCTATTAACTCGTCTCAAATAGCTGGTGGTCCTTTTCTACTTTTATCTGGTGGGGTTATGAGTGGAGCTATCACCCAACCAATAGCACCTGTTGCGGTTGATGATGTAACCAATAAAGCCTATGTCGATAGTAAAGTTTCAACACCCAATTCAATACCCGGAACTAGTATCACAAACAACTCTATTACTAATGCTCAAATTGCACCAGGAACTATTACAACCACTGAAATAGCTCCTGGAACTATTTTAGGGTCTAATATTGCCCCAGGAACAATTACAGGTGCTAATATTGCCCCGGCAACAATCGCCAATAGTAATATTGTACCCGGCCCAGCCAACACTCTTAAAGGTACAAATTCGTTGAGTAATGTAGACGATTTTATACTTGGGGCGGGTTTAAGTTTATCAGCTGGTGCTAGTCCAACGTTAATTGTAGATCCAGCATCTTTGGTAAAAGCTGATAATACTCAATTTGGGGTGGTTCAATTTGACCCTTCTGGAGATTTAATGCAAAGTGCTGCAAACTCAGGTATAGCAAAAGTTAAGCAGCCCAGCCCAGGAGTAATTGTTATTAATACGGGTTTTGATGCTGCTGGTAATTTTGTATCATCAAAAGCTGGTGCTTTGGTAGGTACTTCTGTACCAGACGCAGATACTTATACTTATGATAATTTAGTATTTCAAATTCCAACAGCCCCTCCTATAGCTTTACAAATGAAATTTTTAGCTGGTTCAGGTTTTGTAGCGGGTGGTGGCCAACCATACTGGGAAACCACAGGACCTGTTCAATTTGTAATGGGTAGAAAAGTTTATAGAACAATGGATAGTACTACTTTTAAATATTTATCTGAAAGAGTTGCCAATGAACCCACCGGTAATACAACTGTTATTCCACCTTGGGATACTAATACATCTACTAACGGTGGCCCGGCAGAAATTTTCAATGTTTTTGTTAGTGATGGTATCGATCCTGCGGCTTACAGAATAACCGAATTTTACTACTCTCCGAATTACTTTTTGGTTATTGAAAGATTGACTGGTTAATTTTTTAAATTAGTATGGATACTTTCAACCTTTTAACATTTTTAAATATTAAAAGGTTATTACTTGGATTTTTAACCAGGAAATAAATGGCAAGTGGAGTAAATTTTAAAATATACGATCCGGTGACACAATTAGTTGCTACCGGAGGAGGAGGTGGTGGGCTACCACTTACTGGTGGTACTTTAACCGGTAATTTGACGATGACTTCTGGTACTAAAATTATTCAAAATCAGGCTCCTACGGGCCCTAATGATTTGGTTAATAAATTATATGCTGATAATGCATTTGCTGGATTTCTACCTTTAGCTGGTGGAGCTGTGACTGGTCAAATTGTCCAGGCATTAGCTCCCGTAGCTGCTAACGACTTGGCTAATAAAGCATATGTAGATGGAAAAATATCTACTCCTGGTTCAATACCAGGTAACAGTATAACAAATAATTCTATTACTAACACTCAATTAGCTCCAGGTGCAGCAGCAGCTAATGTAAATGCTGGTCCTGTTGGATCCATTAATTCGTCTCAAATTCAAGGTGGATTATTACCTTTATCTGGTGGAGGTCCGATGACAGGTGCTATCACCCAATCACTAGCACCTGTTGCAGTTAACGATGTAACAAATAAAGCTTATGTAGATGGTGCAATAGGAGCACCCAATTCAATTTCTGGATCATCTGTTATCAACAACAGTATTACCAATAATCAGATTACAGCCGGAACTATTACAAATGTACAAATTGCCAACAACACAATTACAGGTGGTAATATTGCCCCAGGAACAATTACAGGTACTAATATTGCCCCGGCAACAGTCGCCAATAGTAATATTGTGAGTGGAACGGCTAACACAATTAAAGGTACAAATTCGTTGAGTAATGTAGATGATTGTATAATTGGTGGAGGATTGTCCTTATCAGCTGGTGCGAGTCCAACTTTAACACTTAATCCAGCCACAATTCAAGAAACTGGAAATTCTCAATTTGGTGTGATGAAATTTGACCCTTTAGGTGATTTGAGACAAACAGGAGCAACTAGTGGTATTGCTAAACTTAAACAACCCCCATTAGGTGTAGCAACAACTAATGCTAGTTTTGATGGGAGTGGTAATTTTGTATCAGCAAAAGCCGGCGCTATTTCAGGTCAAATTGTACCAAACGATACTGAATTTTTTTATGATAATCTAGTCTTTAAAATGAATTCTGCATCTCCTAGATCTTTGATGGCCAGACTCATAACTTCACCAGATCCTAATCCAGGTTTTATTGGATATGGTCAACCATATTGGGAAAACCCAGGACCAACTGAATTTGTAACTGGAAAAGTTGTTCTAAGGTATTTAGATACCGTAGCTTTTAAATTTATGTCTGAAAGGGTTGTGGGAGAGCCAACTGGATCTACATATGTAGATCCAGCTTGGGATACATCTACAGCTGATCCAAATGCTGGTACTGGTTCAACAGAAATATATTCTTTTTATTTAAATGATGGGGTTGAAGATGGTGGATTTAGAGTAACGTGTGTACATTTTGATGTTGACTCTTTCATCTGTGTTGAAAGATTGTTTTAATTTACAATATGTAAATTTACAATATGTATGTGTAAATAAACTTATTTTTAACCTTTTTAAGGTTAAAAATAAAAATTCTAATTTAAATTTTTATTTAAATAGGTTAAATCTGACTTTAATTGTGTTAAAGTTGAGTAATCACTATTTATACTTATAAATTCTTCGGGGTCGATGTAAGGATTAATTTTTATAAGCCAAAAAAAGATACAAGATATCCACAAACCAGTAATTCGATCATTTAATATTTTACCTCGTTTAAGGTGCCCGGCGATTATAATTTTTTCAATTTCATTATAATATTGATTGGGTATATTATACCTAGTAATTAATTCTTGTAATTTTTCCTTGTGGGTTGAGGCAAAAGAATGAATTTTAAAAAATTTAATTTCATCTTCCGTTCCACATTCTTGCATAGCAATTTGGCACATCTTTAACCCTTTAGATCCATTTTTATGATTAATTTTGAACTTAATCAACATATCTTCAAAATTTTTAGGTTCTTCAAGATAATGATAGGCATAATATAACGATGCACATAATATAGATCTTTTATTGGTTCCTTTAACCATTTTATTTTTAGACGTTAATTTAAAAATTTTTTCAGTTACTAAGGTTGTGTTGCTATCACAAACTCCAAAATCTTTTTCTAATGTATTAATAATGGTTGATTTTGTCTTTAATAAATTTAGTACTTTACCATTGTAATTTGTTGTGAATTCTGAACACAAACTTTTATCAAAATGTACACAACAATCAGCACATGTAGATGTACCACATAGATCTAGAACAATATTATGGTGAGAACACATTCTTATTTGTTTATTTATACTTAATTCTAATTAATTTTCATTTTTTGGGGATTAAGCACCTATAAAATTAGTAGTCAAAGTAAAAGGTCAATTATTAAAATAATAAAGGATGAAAGACAACAATAAAAAATTAATTTTACTAGATCTGGATAATACTCTTATTTGTGCTGAAGACTTGGCGTCGGTACGTGATGAGAGTAAGATGGTCAAAGCACGAGAAAAATTTCGTTCGGTTAGAATGGAAGATTATTATGATATTTTTGAAAGACCTCATCTTCAAGAATTTTTAGATTATCTTTTTGAACATTTTAATGTTGGAGTGTGGACTGCTTCATCCAAAGACTACGCTATTTTTGTAGTAAAAAATTTTATTACTCAACCTGAAAATAAAGTTAGATTAGACCGTAAAGTACAACTATTTTTGTGTTCACATCATTGCAATGTTTCTAAAAAACACTTTAAAGGAGTAACAAAAGATTTAAAATTAATTAGTGAGAAGTGGAACCTTAAAAATCTAAAAGATATAGTTTTAATTGATGATTTAGAAAATTTGGCAGATCATCAACCTAACAATGTTATTTGTGTTAAACCATTTTTTTATGATAAAGAAGAAGCCTACGAAGATAAAGAATTATTTAAAGTTAAAGATGCTTTAATTAAAATTACTTAATTTTTAGAAAAAATTTATTTTTTAACAATTTTTTATTGTTAAAAAATACATTAAATAAATGGAAACAAAACCAAGACTGACAATTGAACAACGTGCAAATGTTTTTAAAAAATACCAAGATGGGTGTTCTGTTGCTGAGATAACTCGCGAATTTAAGATATCGAGACCAACTGTGTACAAAATTCTATCAAAGGTCAATTTAACCTCAAAAAATGAAATTTTTTCAGAAAAAGAAGATGGTAATAAAGATATGGATTCGAGTACCACATTTTTGGGTGTAAATATAGATACTATTAATGGACCTTTCGACTTCAAAATCAAAAAGGCTCTAAAACGAAGTTTAAAGTTACTCGATATTATGGAATTTGTTGAGATAACTAAATTTAAGCTCAATATGGTTATGTTTGACTACTTTTGGCAGGTAGTTGTAGGAAACCGGTCTTCTCCTGTGGGAAGACCGGTACTTGAGTGGTTTGGGTATGAAGGTGAATATTTTAATCAAAAAAAATGTTTTAAAAAAATGTTGAAAAACAATGCTATTCAATATCGTGAGTTGACTCAAGGAGATAAAGAAATTGATGAATATCCCACTATACAACAAGAATTACAAGAACTTAATTCTGGTGCTCAAGCATGCTCTAAATTTTTAATAATGGAACCTGACGACCTTAAAATGGCCATTATGCAACTCAAAACCAAGAACGGAGACACAATCAGACAATATTATATTGACCTCGAAAAGCTCCTTAAATTATACGTTGAGTATACGCTTTATTTTAACCATAGAGAGTCTCAAAGAAAAATAACAAATTTAGAAGAAATGATGGCTAAAATGGATCTTGATATGAAAATTCGAGAAGAAACCAGAGAATTAGAGAGAGAAAAAGATCGACAATATATGCGTTCTTTAGGCATTTCTCTTGAAGAAGTCAAAGATCAGAACGAAGAGCTACTCGATAATAACAAAGGGTTGAAGAAAAATGTTAAGGATATTAAGCGTAAGTTGGGAATAGCAGTAGAAGATAGAGCACCACTTCCAGTTGACGAAGACAAACAAGAGAGATTTGTCCTACTCAAGAGAAACGACGATCAGCATTATCAATATTATACTGTCAGAGCTCAATATGGTTACACTGAGCGCAAAATCAAGACAAATAGATTATTGTTCCCACAACTTGAAATTTTGCTTGATTTTACGGCTCATCCTAACTCTAAAAGTTTGTACAATCGAATTAAGGTTGAACTTAAGACAAGAAACGTTCAATTTAATGGTAATAATATTGATTTAGAAGGATCCGAAGTGACCCAAGAAGAACTCATTGAAGAAATGAAGGTCATCAACGACCAAAAGTATGAAATTTAAATTTATCAATTATTTTAATGCTTAACTAAGCATTAAAATTAAGAAAATACTCGAGTTGTGCTCAGAGTATTTTATACCTTAACCCTTTCTGTCCCGTGGGACAGAAAGGTAACCTTTGAACCGAGAAATTGAAATATTTGAATAAATTTATCTTAAAATAAAGATGGATACTTCTATATATTATGGTCCAAGAGACGATTCATTTAAAGATTTTCTTATCAAAATCTTTAAATACACTGGGGTAACCGATGAATACCTTTATCAATATGTTAATGACCGAACATTACCATTATTTAATATAGCATTTACAAGTAGTAGTGCGGATGAATATAATAATTATGAACCTTTTGAACAAATGGGTGATTCAACCATTGGAAAATTTATAGTTTGGAATAGTTATGAAAAATTTCCACAACTTAGAGGTAAATCAGATGCAGTTGAAATTGTTGCTAGGATGAAAATTAATTTAGGGTCTAAAGATAACCTTTCTCAAATTGCTGAAAATTTAGGTATGTGGGACTTTATATCTGCATCCGATGAATTTAGACATCGTTCTAAAAAAAAATTACTAGAAGATGTTTTTGAAGCTTTAATTGGGGTAATAGAATTTATAATACATGATTATTCAGATTCAAATAGAAGTCAACCCGGTTTAGCTTACCAATTAGTTTATGCTCTCTTATCTAAATTATTTGAAAGTTACACTCTTAAAATTGATTACAATACTCTTGTAGATTCTAAAAATAGATTAAAAGGTGTTTTTGACCAATATAAAGAACAATTAGGATCGGAAGCGGTGTACCACACAGAAAGAGTAACGAAAAATGATAAGAATATTTTTATCTCTAAAGTATATGATAAAAATGGTAATTTTCTCGGGGAAGGTGCAGCAGCTCTTAAAAAAGATTCAGAAAAAAAGGCTTCAGAAATGGCTATTACAACCTTAGAAAGAAAAGGATTTAAAAAAATTATTCCCAGCTTATATTCTACTTTTTAATCATTATTTAATTTTAACCCTTTAAGGGTTAAAATTAATTACTTCTTGACTTCTAAAGTCAAATATAAGAAAAATTTTATAATAAATGAAGATCCAAAGAGAAACTATTACAATTATTTATACTACGGCTGTTTCATTTATAATTTTAGGCCTATGTTTGCGTTTTGGAGGAGAAAAATTTATGATCGACACATATCTAAAAAAATATAATGATTCTCCGAGTAAAACTATTGTAAACACAATTAAGTATACCGGTGTTGGATTATATATCGGGGGATGGATAATTGCAGCCATTTGTCTTTCAATGAAACATACAGGTAACAGAATACTTAAAAATTCAATTTTTTCTGCTATTATAATTAGTGTAGTATGGGTTGTTTTTGAGTTTAAAGAAGAAAGTTTTATAACTCATCCTAAACTACCTTTATTAAGTTGTGGAGTATTATTATCTTCTTTAGTGGCGTTAATATCCTTACGAAAAAGTATTAAAGATATTTTATTAATTGTGGTGGCATCCATTCTTATAATTTTTGCCGAATATTTTATTTTACCATTTCAGCGTAATAATGGGGTGTGTGATGGAATTGGATTACCCACCCTTATTTTAGGGTGGGTAATTTTGTATTACACTTTTGATAGTGAAGAAATAATAGTTGTTCAAAATATTTTTGAAACTATACCTTTACGCACTACTATAGTTTAGATTTTTAATCATTAAGAATCTCGATTAATTCTTTGAATTAATAAATGGATCAATCAATATTACAATTACACGACAAAACTACCCTTAAAAATTTAGCCTTTGAAAAAGGCTTATCTCGAAGAGGTTTTAATGGTAGAAATGTATCTAGAATGCGTAAGCAAGATTTTATTGATTTTTTACTCTCGACTGAGAGTGCAACCGAAGGGGGTAGTCTAGAAGATGATATAATAAGTATGTTTCAAGAATTAATGGTTGACGATTTTCAACATCCACTTATTCATATAATGGGAGCTTTAAGTGGAATTCAAACACTACACCTAAGAAGTAGTGGTGGTGATATTCGTATTTTTGAAAGAAGTAATAGTATCGATACAGAAATAACTGAAAAAAAAGAGGAAAGAATTCCCAATGAAGAAGATGAAAGTGTACCTAAATTTGAATTTCAAGATATAGTTAATACTTCTCACACTTCCGAGTGTGATTGTGAAGTGTGTCAAAAAAATAATAAACTTATAGAAGAAAATTTAAAGGTTGCACAAAACATACAAGATTTAGAAACCAAAATTACATGTGTTGTGTGTCAAAGCAATGTTAGAAATATAATTTTTAAACCATGCAATCACTTGGCTACTTGCATTACTTGTTCAAAACACCCTCTTTTAAAAAAGTGCCCATTGTGCCGTAAAGTATTTGATGATACAACAAGAGTATTTTGTTAATTTTAATGATTCAAACAATCATTAAAAATAAAATTTTTAAACGTTATATTTTTGGTCATTGATTACCTTCATTTCTTCCATTAACTCTTCTCGGTTACTTCACTTTCGGTTAGGTCAATATTGTTACCTGAAAATTGAACGTTTTTAGCTTTGAGTTCTTCTTTAATTCGATTGTACAAAGTTGTTTTAGACATGTTTCAATCTTGCAATAAAAAATTCATTTTTTTTTCTGGTTTCGACGCACTTTTTCAAGAACACTGTAAATACAAGTCAAAGATTACTTGTAATCTTCGGTGTTAATCTTTGTTTGATCTTTTTTAAAAATTCAAATTTTCTCGAATTTTCTTATTTAACCTTAAATTAACCTTAAATATTTTTAAAACAGAGAGTACCCACTAGTTGATTTAATGGTTTAGTAAACCATTAAATCAAAAAATTGAAAATCGAGCAAGGGGGTCCCCTTCGGTCGAATCAACTAATTTGTTATTTCAACGGAAACTTGTCATTTAGCACTTTTTGTAGGCTATAAGTATTGATACCTAGAAGAACTGTAAATATTAACCCCAAGAAAACATTTCCGAATATAAAGTGTCTAGATTTTGAAAAAATGGGGATCATAACAATGATGACCAAGAAAGCTATAACTAAATAATTTTTTTTCAAATCAAATTGTGATATAAAAGGGTTGGGTATCGGAGTAGGTGGACCTGGTACTACAGGAGGAATGACTGGTGGTACAACCGGTGGTACTACAGGAGGTTTAGGAGTGGGTGGTACTACAGGAGGTTTAGGACCTGGTACGACTGGTGGAACTACAGGAGGAACAACCGGTGGTCTAGGAGTAGGTGGTACAACGGGAGGAACAACCGGTGGTACAACAGGAGGTCTAGGAGTAGGAGGAACAACCGGTGGTCTTGGAGGAGGTACTGGAGTTGGTGGTGGTTTTGGAGGTTCTGGTTTAAATACACAATTAACATCATTTTTAACATTGTCAATGTTAACATCTCGATCTTTAATAATGTTATATATAACATCGCAGAAATTAGATGGACAAGATGGATTTTCAACTTCTGTTGTTTGCAAGTATGACTGTGAATTAGCACAAGGAGTGAACCAACAACCGTCATTAATAACTTTGCCAACTTTAAGGCTACGATATACATCATTTAAAGAACGATTAACACACTTGCAATCGGGTGTGTTGTTAACAGCACAGTAATTTTGTACAACAGTGTCTTGAGAAGCTTTTGATTGTTGGTTAAACCAACCACGACAAAGTTCACCATCTTTACCCGTTGATTTAAGCCTAGAACATTTAGTCATATTTTTTCCGGTATCTGGGTCTATAACACATGTATCTGAAGATTGTTGACAATAATTGGCTATTATAGCATTGTAATCGCCACCAGTACCAAAACGTTGTTTAAAGTTATCAATTTGGTCCAATGTATTAATTTTATTAACATCAAATATGCATTTTAAATTAGGACCTCTTCCATTCCACGTAACTCGATTTAATGGATCTCGTTTATGAGAATCCATCCCAATAGTACAGTCTATAGAGTCGGGTTTTGTACAAAGCTTTTTAACAGGACATGTAAAACAACATACTTCACGATCATAATTCCAATCGCTCATTCCATCTGTTGTACCACATTGTCTATTAACAGTGAAAGCTGTACAAGTTCCACAATTACATGGTTGACCCGTATCATAAGCTTTTTTAGTAGATTTTTGTACGGTAAATCCGTTTACAATTGAAGTCATTTATTATCTGATGTAACAAAAGTAATAACTTCTTGGTTCCAAGGCCAGGATGAACCAAGAAGTTTTTGGTGTCGGGTAATTTTTAATGGTAAAATCACCATTAAAAATTTAATTATTTGAATTTGTGGTTTTAAGTTTTAATTTATCTTTATTTGGTTTATCAGTTAAAGATACTTGACGCAATCCATTAATTATTTCTTGAGTTGCCCCCTCAATATTTGTAACTCCAGCATTTTTAAGGACACTAGATACCTTTTTTTCTTTTTCTTTACGGGTAATATTTTTTTTAATACTCGTAGATTCAACCATTAATGTAATATGTTTACCGTTATGTTTGAATATAACCCCTTCTTGATTATGATTTTTTAAATAAGAAATAATTTTACTTTTGGTCTCATCTTCCCCCCTTTTATATTCCTTGATTTTATCACGATAGTACATTAGTTGTTTACACTCGTCTTCTAGAGTCATTTATTATTTAATTCTACGGGGTAGTGTATTCTTTTAAAATTCAATGAATTTTAAAAAAAAATTTAATGATCTTCACCACCTTCACTATTATACTCTACATCAATAGGTGCAATTAAATTATTACTATCAAATACACTTGAAAGTAGCCCGTTTAAAGGATTGTTTTCTCCATCTGAAAACAATGTTCCAATTTTACCAACTAATCCCATAAATTGAATCATATTGAAGTTATTAATATCAATCTCTTCAACAGCTTCAATTAATACCATTGTTTGAGAAGTGGTATCAGCACCATTTTTCAACAACAACTCTCTAGCTTTTTGGCATGCTGCTTTAACTACTATAGATATATCCAAATCTTGTTTTTGAAAGTCGCTAAACAAATCTTTTGCTATCATCATTTGTTCTTCTCTGGTCAAATCAGGTGAAAAACGAATTTTTAAATCTCGGAAAATTTTATCTATATATTTTTCTTCGGGGCTGTTATTTTTACCCTCGAGAATACTCCAAATATGGTTTAAATGATCTTTAATAACATCTTGATCTGCTTCTTCGGCACTGTGAAATGCTTCTTGTAAATTAAAACTAAATGAACCATTATCTGTAGAATATGAAATATTTGGTTCAATCAATTCAAAATTTTCATCGTTAGTTAAAATAATTGAATTAACAGAGAAAAATGTAGTAAAACCTTTAATTAACTTGTGATAAGCTTTAACTTTAGTTTTATCAATACGTTTTACAATAGTATGATAGTCCTTAAAATTTTCACTAGTTGTAACATTGGATAAATCATCCATAAAGTTTTTAATAGATTCGAGCAATTCAGTATTCACTGATTGGTTATCTTTTTCTTCACTATGATTACTTTCAACCAAATTTAATTTATCGTCCATTTCTATTTTACCTTTATTCTTACTTATTCTTTATTTTTTCACCATTAATGATTCTTTGTACCTTAAATAAAATTTTAAAAAATAAATTTTATTTAAGGTACAAGAACCTTTTAATTTTTTATAAATTCGTGTGTAAACCCAATGATGTTTGGGGAAGAAAGTACAATAAATAAATGCAACAATTAATACTACCTCTTGCAATACTACTAATTGTAGTGCTTTATTATACATTTAAACCTGTTAGAGCCAAAGCAAGTATTTTAAAAGATTTAACTAGTCTAAAAACTCATACTGTAAATATGCTTAATAAAACCCTTAAAGTAGATACTACAAAACTAATTGATTTTCATATTCCAGATGTGCATTGTGATGGTTTAATTGACCGTATTTTATCTCCCGATGAATTGGTTGGATTGGCCCACACAAACGTAAATTTATATAACAAATTAGTAGCGTGTGGTTACACCCGAACAGTTGGATTATTACATGGATTTGCCCTGTGGTCGTCTGAAAGTAAAACTAAAGATATAAAATCGTTTAAATATTTTACGGATTGTATTAACCATATCGAATGGAAAGATCCATCATTATTTGTGGACTTTCACTCTTCTAAATCAAAAATTGGCAAATGTATTGTTTAAATTTTTAAAGTTTGATTGAACTTTAAAAATTAATTAAAGTTCAATTGAACTTTAAAAATTAATATTTTAAATGTCACGTTTACTATCGTTAATGACCTTCATTTCTTCCACTAATTTATTTTCGTCTACTTCAGACCCTTCAAGGTCAATATTGTTCCCTTTAAATGTTACGTTTTTTACCTTCAAATTCTCTTTTATTCTGTTGTACAATGTTTTTGAATTTGGATTACACTTAAAGTCAAGAAGAACCTCAAGATTAGGAAAGTTTGCTTTCTCAAATTTAAGTTTGCGAGTAGTGTATCCTTCTTGGGCACGAATGGTGTAGTACAAGTAGTACTCTGGGTCGTTGCGTTTGATTAGAACAAATCTTTCACGTTTAGACTCATCTTCGGGCTGAGGAGCTCTATCTTCGACTGCTATACCCAATTTATGCTGAATTTTCTTATTCTGTTTTTTAAGTCCTCGAGTTTCATCTAATAGCTCTTCGTTCTGATCTTTGACTTCTTCAAGAGAGATACCTAAAGATTTCATATATTGTGTTTGTTGTTGAATGAGTTCTCTATCTTTTTGTCTCTCAAGCTTCATATCAGTCATCATTTTTTCTAAATTGGTAATTTTTCTTTGAGACTCTCTGTGGTTAAAATAAAGGGTATACTCGGTGTACAATTTAAGGAGCTCTTCAATGTCAATGTAGTACTGTCTAATTGTGTGGCCGTTTTTAGTTTTAAGTTGCATAATAGCCATTTTTATATCATTAGGTGCCATGATAAGAAATTTAGATTTAACCGCATCACAACTTGGCATTTTTGCTATTTCAGTTTTAATAGTAGAATATAATTCAATTTCTTGATCTTTTTGAGTTAATTGATAGTATTCAATTTCATTTCTTTGAAGCATTTTAATAAATGCCTTTTTTTGTTCTTTAATTTCACCTTCATAACCAAACCATGTAAGAACCATAGGGGACAAGTGTACCCTACGATTTCCAACAACTACTTGCCAAAAGTAGTCAAACATGGTAGTATTGAGTTTAAATTTAGTTACCTCAACAAATTTCATAATATCTAAAAGGTCAAAAGAAGCATTTAGAGCCTTGTTAATTTTGGGATTATTTGAACCATTTTCGGTATCAATAACAATACCTAAAAAATTAGTATTATTCGAAGTCATAATTTCGTTATCTTTATTTTCCTCTTCATTTTTAATAAAAAATTCATTTTTTTTCTGGTCTTTACGAACCTTTTCTAATATAGTGTAAACTGTGGGTCTGCTTATCTTAAATTTTTCAGAAAGTTTAGATACTGACATTCCTTGCTCATACTTATCATAAACAGAAGTGTATTCTTCAAGTGTTAGTCTATGTTTAACATTTTTAGTTTCCATTTATTTACTTGGAAAAATAAATTTTCTTTTAATTCCGATTGGAATTAAAAGATTAAAAAATCTCAAAGATTTATTCTTTAGACCTAAAAATAAGTTTTTCGGATTGTGGTAAAATATAATCCATAAGACAATCATAATTTTTACCAGAGTATTCAGGGTTGTTCATACACATTAAAGAAAATTCTTCAAAACCAGTAGGAGAAGGTAGAAGATCATCTTTAAATACGTGTTGAATATTTGTATACACTTGTAAAGGTGGTAAATTTTTTAAAAGTGATGTAAAAGTGGTGTAAAAAGTGTTGTAATCTTCTAATTTTTGAATATTATCAATTAGGTTGGTAAAGTTACTCTCAGCCATAACTTCGGAAATAATTTTATATTTTTGAGATATGTTTTCTGAAGACGATTTGGTATATAATTTTATTTTTTTCTGTTTACAACACCAATTACCCAATTGAAGGTAAAGATTTAAAATATCTTTTAATAATGGTTTTAAACAAACAAAAAATTGTTTTAAATCTGGATCACGATACCATATACATTTAACAATGGTTTCTTTTTCTTTTAAATTAAAAGTGTCTCCAAACCATTTTTGATTGTCGGTATTTTGACATTGAACTTTTCCTAAAATATAAGTAGTACCATCTTTAATTGTGAAACACGACTGTACTTTTGATTGTAAGAAACTAATATTTAATAGTTCAACAAAACCATATTTCACGCTCATAAATTGAAAGGTATCACTTATCCTAACTATCTTACTATTTATATCACTTATGTACGAGTGATGACTTCCTAACAACTGAGGATCGGTATACCTGTTTAATGTTTTGGTAAACAAAAACATTTTTAATGGGACACTTACTCCACATTCTAATTTAGTTGGATGAGTGTAATTACACACTTTTTTAAAATTGATAACACCTTCATTATTTTCGTTGTAAACAATATTAAAAGTTAAGGTAGTAGATAACGATTTAAGTAATGATGTAATCATACTTAAATCATCTTCAATATTTTCGTTACACTCTAAGGTGTGTTTCAACGCATTATCGTAACCTTTAATACTCAGAAAACATTTTCGACATACAAACCCAATATTTCTGTGAACAGTACATTTTTTTGTTTTCTGGTGCGCACACCATAAACTTTTAGTTTCAAAAGTTAAATCACAATAAGTACACTCAAACATTATTATCTTTATTACTTTATTAATTTAAAAAAAAATTTCATTTTTAAAAGGAGATTAAAACCATAAAATTAATTTTAATCTCAAGGAAGAGATTAAAATTAAATTACTAATTAAATAGGTTAGTTATACCTCAATAAATTTAATTTGAAAAAAATGTTTAAACCTGGGCTCAACGATCCATTCTTCTTCTTCGTTTTTAAATATAAATTGTTCGCATTCTTCAAACAAAGATACAAAAATTAATTCTTTAATAGTACCACTGGTAAATTTTTCTTCATTGTAAAATTTATCTTGCCACAAGTCATAAGAAGGTTGTCTATCGCCATCGTCAAATACATATCCTCCACAATACAATGCGGATCGAATTGAACCAACAGTAAACTCGCTATAACTTCTTGGTCCAATTTCTAAATCTTTTGAGTTATGGTTAGTAACAACTATTTCAGTATCTTCTAAAGTTAAATTATCTATAGTGAAATAAACCATATCTTTAATTTCATCTTCAAGGTAGTGGTCGTCAAAAAAACTTTTCCACTGTTGTTTAACCCTTTCAATTAAAGCCATTATTATGGTTGGTATATTCTTTTATTTTTTTGAAAAATTTATTTCAATTTTATACAGTGGTTTGAAAATATTTTGTACCGTAGGTTGTTCATTAGGATAGAGTTAATAAATGAATACTGAAAAATGTAAAGAATGGGCTAAAGACCGACTTAGCCCAAGTCCTAAAAATCCTCTTACTAACCGTAAAATTAAGGTAGGGGGGCCAAAGTATAAAGAGTTGGATAAAGATTGTGAAGAGCTAGTAGTTGATATAAACAGTGTGTGTATGAAATGGTTAAAAGATAACCATAGTGATTTATATCTTAAATTAGGTAAAAAACAACCTAAAATCAAAAAATCTCCAGTAGTTCCCAAAAAAGCTTTAGTACCTGTTGCACCTCCTCAACCACCATCTATTTCTTCGTCTATTTTAACAAATGATTCTGATGAAATTGAACCACAATTTTTTTATACAATTGAAGATAGAAGTAGTATCGGCAACGTGGTAAAAAATTATTTTGAGAGTGTTATAATTGCCGATGGTAAGGCTTGTATGACCCAAAATAAAACTCTTTTGAGGTTTGTTGGAACACCCAAATTACTCGGGTATGGATCGTTTGGGAATGTTTATGGTGCACAAATTCCAAAAACTAAAATATCTGTTGCTATAAAAGAAGGTCGTATTTCAGCTGCTGAATTAAAAAAAGCAATGGTTAAAAATTATCCATTAGAGTACTTGTACAATAAGCTTATAAATGATCTTCTCGATGATAAAGTGTGCCCCAATTTTTCTTATACTTATGCTATATTTTTTTGTGATAAATGCACCTTAAACGAATTTGACAAAAAACCAATCAAAACACAATGTTCAGAAACAATTGTAGAACTTTTTGACTTTACTTTGGATAAGTTGAAAGATTTAAAAGATGAAGTTGTTTTATCCATTCTTTTTCAAATTTTATTTGCAGTTGCAAGTATTCAAATTCAATACGGAATGTTCCATAACGATATTAAAAAAGAAAATATTTTAATTAAGGTTATTCCAAGCGGAGGGTATTGGGTATACAAATTAGGTAATAAAAAGTATTATGTCCCAAATCATGGTTACATTGTTGCTTTAAATGATTTTGGGGTGTCTCTCGCTTATAAACCTGGTATTAGTATAAAAGATTATGGTCGACGACAAGCAGAAGTTGTTTTAAATCCAAATACAAACGAATACTATTTTAAACCATTTACTACAAAATTTTTTCCATCTGTTTCAAAAACTGGTTCAATTTCACGTATAGATTCCCCAAAATTAGGTGGTCAGTTCCTAACCTGGAATTATTTTTATAAAAATTTCGATTCAAAACCATCTATACCAATTGATTTATCTGATATGGAAAGGTTTCCCGCATTCTATTTTCATTTTGATATACTCGATGTTATTTATTCTTTTATAGGTGGAAAAAGAACCTTACAACCAGGTGATCACCCCGCGATGAAAGTAAGTGGTGCAATTAAAAATAAATTAAAAGATTTTTATAAAGTTAAAATGAATCAAGTTTGGCCTGTTGATAGAGTAGATTTGTTTTTGGCTAGTCATACCATTGCAAAACTTTTTGTTAACTACACTGTTAAACCTTCCGGAGGTCAAATCGAAGAATATTCATTGTAAATTTTAATGATACTTTGTATCATTAAAATTTTTTCTTAATTAAAATTTTAGTTAAGGTTCTAATGATACAAAGTATCATTAAAATCCTAAATCGGAATCTTCACCTACAAATTTCTTGATGTACAATGCCATCTCATCTTCAGCCTTATCAATACCATTCTTTTTACAAGATTCAGTGTAGTGGGTGATGTACTCGTTTTTTAAATTAGGGTATTCTTCGTCCATATTAGCAATTTGTTTACGAGTATCAATTATAATTTTTTTAGTTTCTTCTAATTTTTGTTGATGTTGAGTGTACAAATAAGCACATGTTGCGCGTTTATGAATAAGTTCAAGGTAAATTTGTAATGGTTCTTTATCATTTGGAGAAAGTAAAACATCTTTTTTCAATTGTTCTTCTCTTTGCCTAATTTCTTCCATAGCTTGTTTTTCTTTTAAGCCTTGTTCTTTAGCTAGTTCTTGGAATCTAAGGGATTCTTCTGGAAGATTAGGGTTTTCAATTTCCGTAACATTATCACCCGTTAATTGTTTTTGTAATGGCACTGGAGAACCAGTTTCACATACAAATATTTGATTAGCCGAAAAGTACTGAATTAATTCTTTAGATTTTTCTTCAGCTTCTTCAAGTCTGTTAAAGGTTCCACGAACCTTAATAAAACCATAGATACCGGTATTATCTGGTTGTGCTGTTAGACTAGGAGTAAAAGAAAATAATGCAAAAGTTTGACCTCTAATTTCTGGGTCTCTAAATTTTCGGTCACCCTTTACATATTTGGTAATGTAAAGGTCGTTAAAAGCATTTTCTAATTCTTCACCGGATAAACTTTGAGATTTAAGAGGTTTCCAAACTTCATGTTTACGAAGATATGGTACAAGAATACCGAGAGCTTCTTTAAGTACGGTGTTATCAACTTCTTTCATGTCTGATTTTCCATGTGATTTAAGATAATCAAGAATTTCTTGAACAGATTTTTTGACTATATGATTCATATCTCTTGGATTTGTTAAAGAAGTATATACTTCTTGTTTTTGTTTTTCTATGATACACTCGCACCATTCCTCAACACTAATAGTTTTAGATAATAAAGTCTCCATATTTATACACTTAATTTTATTGTATAAACATGGTAAATTTAAATTTTTAATAGTAGTATGTACCATTAAATTTTTTTTTTAGTTTTAATTTTTTTAAGTCTAATTAGACTTTAAAAAGTCTAAGGTATAAGTTTTTTTTCTTTTGGCCCAAATTTACCAGTAAAATTTCTAAATCCTAAAACAAGACATGAATCCACCATAATTTCATCAGTATGAAAAAAGAATGGTTGTAAAGGATCTAAAATCAATGGTGTTTTGAAATTTAAAGTTGAAGTTAATTTATTAGCTTTATGAGTTAGAGAGTGTTCAGGTAATGTTATTGCCTTGTCTGTACCTTCTTTTGTTATTGCGAAATTAATAACTCTGTCCTCTGTATTCTTTTTACTTAGTATAGTAATAGATAACAGTTCCATATGTTTAGGAAAAATCATTGAAGGAAAAAAGTATACAATTTTTTTTGAACTTCCTTCTCCTTCTTTTCCTTCTTTACTTACTCCCAAAGACTGTAAGTATTGAGTCTGCGGAATTACTTGTCTATTTAAATCTTCTATGTTGTAATACATTTATTATAATAGTAATTTATTAATTGTTCGACTTATCAAGTCGAATATTTTTTTATAGTTCTTCTTCAGAACTATGAATTGCTTTAACAAAAGTCATAGTATACTCTCCACTTTCTTTTTGTTCTGGATTACTGCTTGTTTGTAAGTCAACATGCCCCAAAGATGATGGGTTATCTCGATTAAAGGACCAAAAACCCATAAAATTTAATTTTTGGAATGATCCTAAAAGAACAGCATCTTTTAATTTAAACATTGACAAATCATCGTTAAGACCAATCATAGGTGTTATTCCTACCTTAGAATATATAAAAGGTTCATACGGGTACACTTTGGCTAGTTGAGATGCTATACTTTTTGCAGCTTCAATTGCAGCTTTACCCATATCTAATGCTGCTTCTGGAGAATAATAATCCATAGCCATACCGTTGACCACAAAATCAAAATTTTTTTTTTGAAAAATTGAGACAATTTTTAACCCAACAGTTGTCAAACCGGTTGGCATTGTTGGTAGTGTAAGAGAAATATTACAGTTGGGATATTTAGACTTAACAACAGAAATAGCTGAACTTATTTTTTCGGCATCATACAGACCATTTTCTAAATCAAAATCTAATCCAGATGGATTATATAATTCTATCACATCAAGGTAAGTTTGAACCAATTCATCAATGGAAAATTTATATGAAATATCTGGGTTACTTGCTCCACCAAATGAAATAATTGTCTCTTTACCGGATAAAGTAAGTTCTTTGGCCAAAGGTAAAGACCAGTCTAATGGCATAGTATCTTGAGCAGCCCAACAAGCCTTACCTTTAGCAGATAATGTAATAAATCCAAATACTAAACCATCAGCATTCCATTCAACAGCTTGTTTGGAATATAAATAATTTGGTCTGCCGTTGGGATAATGTTGCCAATCATTCCAAATTGCATTTATTGATGTATCAATAAAAGGAGTAAATTTAACCATTATATTAATTCTTTATTTACTACAATTTCAATTGAACGAATATTAATTAAATAAATGATTAAAATCGACTTTGAATTTGTATCAACTCATCGAAACAGAAATTTATGGCCTAATCCATGCCTATTTGAAGTTCCATGGTCGGGAAGTGGTCAATCTAACGGATTAAACTCTTCAGATCCTATTAGTAATCAAGCTCCACAACTTGAATGGACTGGTCAAAATATTTCTATTGCTACCACAGTAGTAAGTAGTAGTGGGAATAATATTATTGTATCAGCACCGGCTAACTCATTCTCAAAGGTAACAAATTATTATCAAGGTGCAGAATTCAGTGTGCCACCTTCTTTTAGAATTGATAGTAGTAAATATCTATCTCAAATTGGCGGATTGGACTACATGCAATTAAATGTAACGGGTTCTGGGGTTCAAGCTGGTAATAGCGCGACAATTAAGGTAACACCTATTCCAAATACAATATATGTTCCAACAGGTTCTGAATTACCAGCTGCATATAATGGTAAATATTTATACAATGAGACTCAAACAGAATGGGTACTTATAAATTCTTATGATTCTGGTTTTCACTTACTTTCAGCTACTATTCCACCTGGGTGGTCAACCACAGATAAATACAGTATAAGAGAAAATATACCTTCCGCAACTCAAAGTTTAGGAAGTGGTAACACCACAACAACATTAAATTTAACAGGTATTGCAATACCTGTTAACCCCGGCGATTTTATAAGAATTCTTTCAACGGGAGAAATAGTTAAAGTTACAAGTTTTGATTTAACCACAAGTATTGCAAGTGTATCACCTTCACTATCCACACCCCCTTCGGCTAGTACAGTAGTAGAATTACTTACCCAAACTTCCGATAATTATAGAACTTTATCGTACCTTGGAACTGTAGTAGGTCAACAAGAACAATCTATGTACACTATTAATTTGGTATCTGGAACACTCCCCAATATTCTTATTACTAACGGGTCTGGTGGTTATCCTACAGATTATCCTTTTCTCTATGTTGAATTTTATGATACAAATTATCCATCTCAAAATAATTTATTTTCTAATAATCATTCGTCTAAGAGTTATTTTAAGGTTACCACTCCCATAGGACAATTTGATACTGTTAATCAAAAGTTTACTAAATTTACTGGTGATTTAAGTCATAAAACAATTAGATTTAGACCTACTAGTAATTTTAGAATTGTTTGGCGTCTTCCAACGGGAGAAGAAATTAAATTTGAAAAACAAGATACAATGTCTCCTTATGCACCAATTGAAAGTATTCAAACATCCGTTCAATTTAATTTGGGGCGAGGATAATAAAATTTAATTTTATGGTTCACACAACCATAAATACTAAGAAAGTGGTTGTTACCCACTAGTTGATTTAATGACCGAATGGGCCATTAAATTAAAAAATTGAAAATCGAGCAAGGGGGTCCCCTTCGGTTGGAAATCAAATTGTTGCTTTAAATTAATAGGTTATTTTGTATTTGAACGAACCTTCATCTATCTCTGTCTTGCTGCTGATCCACCCGGTTAGTTCTTTGATTTGACTCCATAAGTCCTTTTTGTTACCGTTAATTGTGGATGAAAGTCGACTCATTATATCTTTTCTTTGACGATTACATCTCATCGACATTCCGTGTGTGTTGTAAGTTAAATTTTTTATATTTCCTAGAAGGTTATTATCAACTTTAATCTGGGGGGATACCCCCCCCAGATTAATGGTTTCTTTAATCATAATTTTTTGATTTAAATCCGAGGTTATTTTTATCCTCTTTGTCTACATATCTTTGTAAAGCGTCTTTAGGATCTTTATAACCAAGCATTTCACACAAGTCCTTACCACAAAAATGTGGATCGTCAATAGTACCGGAAAGTTAAGTTTTATATTATATTTATTTGAAGGAAGTACAATAGTCATGTAATCACGGCACTTGTTTAAGTCAATTAAAGCATTCTTTATTAATACCTAATTTTTTAATTCCTAAATTCAATTTTTATTTTTAAGTTCAATTGAACTTAAAAATAATTAAAAATTTTATGATCCTTCGCACCATTTATTATTACATTCTTTATTGCTACATAACGCAAATACGGTCATGGGTTCGTCCATAGATCTTGTTTGCTTGCTAAAAGAAAATATTTTCTTGCATCCACACTTACCACATTTTAAAACTCCTTCTGAAATTTCATAAGGACACACATTAAAGTCATTTTCTTCCTTTACTTTTTTTCTTTCTTTATCAAAAGAGGAATTCATCCATAACAAACTATCATTTTTTAAAGCAGCTACTACTTCTTCCAATTTAGAGTTAGGGTTACGAATCATACATAATATTTCATAAATTTTTAATCTTTGATCCGGGCCACACGTCTTTTTTAAGATATAGTCTATATTTTTTTGTTTACTAAAATATTTTTTTAGGCTTTGTTCAAGCATTTCCAACTCCATGTTTTATTTTATGATTTTTTTGAGGATAAATTTCATTTTGTTTTAATTAACTCTTTCGGTCCCGTAGGTAAAAAATCTTATGGTTTCTATATCTACAACTTTAGATATAAATTCATTGTTAAATATAGCCTTAAAATTATTCATATAGAACTTTCTGTCATCATTATTAATTTTAAATGGTCCTCTATTCTTTAAAACATCTACAATAGTAGCACGGTAATATGTAAAATCTGGAAAACGAGGAGGGAGAGAGATTAAACTTGACCTTATTTCATCCAGTTTAGAACTTAAAAATAGCCTTCTACTAGGGTGTTGGGTATACTTCAAAACATTTTCAATATCGGAAGGTGTTACTCCAATATTAAATGGTTCTCTCTTTTTTTTATTTAATTGATCGGTATACCACTCCACTACAAATTTTTCCATTTTATTAAATTCTTTAAGGATCTCATCAACCTTTTTTTTATTTAGTTGATGTTGTGTTGCAAATTCAATAAATTCCATTTTAGGATGAATAATACCATCAAACATTTTTTGAGCAATCATAATAGTTGTAAATTTATTGGTTGCTTGAGGCATTGGATTTTTATAAATTCTTCTCACAACTTCGAGATAAGAATTAACCCTATCCTCAACTTCCATCCCAAACGCAGAATCAACAATTTGTCTTGGATTGCTAACCCATGTATTTAAGGTTAATTTATCTTTGCCAAATCCTATTTTAAAAGATTTGGTCAAAGGTGTAATATACTTGAAGAATTTTTCGAATATGGTTTTACTTAGACCTAAATTAATTTTGGTTGAGTCAAAATTACCAAATTTTTTCGACTTGGAAAGAAATTTTTTGAGTTCACTCACACTCGTAAGTTTTGTTGGGCTTAAAAAATTAGCCAAAAAGATAAGGTTGGAAATATCGGTATTTTCTCTATCCCGTAACACAAGTTCATTTAAAGTTGAAATCAACAACATTCCTAAATCAATAGTTTTATTAAAATTAAAAGGTTCAATTATACCATAATGTACGTTGTTGTAAATAACATGACTTTTACCATAGTCAATAATAACGGGAATATATTTTGTTTTAATTTTGTAAACCACATCTGTTCCATCCTCTTCTGGACGCAAGTAGTACTCAATAATAATTGGTTCTGGTAGGATATTAATTATTATGTTCCAAGGTTTAAGATCATGATGAACAAATCCATAATTTGTTTGAGCAATAATTAGCGCTAAACTTAAGCTTAAAAGTATTTCAATATATGATTTCAAAGTACAATTTTTAAGAAATTCTTGTAGTGTTGGTCCATTTATAAATTCTTGGAGTACCGTAGTTTCTTTGATGTTGGTATCACTCCCAATATTGATGTAATCAGAGTAGGTATATCTTATACTTTGTTCATCTCGATAACCTAGTGTAAAAACAAAATTGGGACACAATCTAAGGAGGTTATTAATCACAAATTTGCCAATAAATGCTTCGTGGATAAATTCAATCTTTTTCATTTTATCAATAGTTCGTTTGCCAACAAGAGGATATCCTCCAACTTGGTACAAAATAACTCTTGTAGTTTTACTTTTAAATAATGGGTGTACTTCTACACCAACTAGAGTTATTTGTTCTTCGGGTTTAATGGCTTGTTTAATAAATCTTTCTAATCCTTTTAAACTACCATAATTACGTCCGGTATTTTTAGGAAAAAGTCCGGTTAGTTTATACACCGAAGCAAGATCAGAAGTAAGGAGGCGGTGTTCAATATCTGTTTGAAATAAAAGTGGATCTTGTGGGGGTGTAGTACCTTCAACACCCATTTCGGAATGTAAGGTGAATAAGGTTTTTTGAAGGTTATCTAGAATACCTTTTTTTGTTAGATATTTATTGTATAATTTAAGGCTATTTTGGGCTATTTGTTTACATTTGTCGTCATTCTTTCTACACCACACAATTTGATCAATTAAATCCGATAGGTCAGACTTAATCGGAACATAGTGAACGTATGGTTCTAGTAAACCTGAAAACCACATTTTCCATTTTTCACAACTTTCGACAATTAAAATACAACAACCCATACTTAATTCAAGCGATAATCTAAATGCTGAAACATGACCATCAACATGAATTAAATATTTATAATTACTTTGTTGTTCGGGGGTTAATTTCGATACCAATTGTATCTCCTCTACATCAGGAATTTGAAGGTATTCTGAATCTTTATTTTTTCTTATACGCAGATTCCAGTTAGTTATCCCCACATCTAAATAATTTTTTAACTCGGGATTTGTTCCTAATTTGGCTAACTTTAACCTTGTATTACCTTTTGTATTGTATCCACATCCTGTATTTGATCCGCGAAAAACAGCTTTGTTTACCTTTTTATCCCAATTTTGTGTATTAAATTCAAATGTATAATTTCTACATTTTTGTGGAAAAAATATACCTTCGTTTGATTTAATTCTTGCCCAGTCTTCATGTGTTGGAATAGCTATATCTGCAAATTTATCACTTGTGCACATACTCAAAATAGGCATATATTTATCAAATTTAAATGATAAAAGTGGCACCGAGTCACCGTAAATATTATTATATGGCTCGGTACCATCTCTTGTTAATATGGGAAAATCTCTTCTATTTACAAAAAATTCCATATCTGGTAACGACCTTTCAGCACATAACTCTAAAAACATTGATTTAAGTTGAGCATAATTATTTTCTCCCTCGTTAATGGGGTTTTCACACCTAAAAATACAATTATTAGCGAACCAAAAACTTGGGTCTAATTGTACTTTTTGAATATTAAATCTATATTTACTTTTATTTAATTTATTAACAAGGTTATGATGAGCCTTAAAAAAATTTTCTAAATTTAAATATTTCGGATCAACTTTAATAAGGTGGGACCATTCATTGACGTAAAAAGCTTTTGAAAAGGGTATAAAAGATTCGAGTTTTCCCCCTTTAATTTTAACGTAAATTCCCTTTTTAAATTTATGAAATATATAATTAAAGGTGTCTTCCACTTGAGCTTCGGAAATATTAGTATAACCTTCAAATGAAGTATAAGTATCAATATTTTTAAATATGTTATCTTGATGATTTTTCTTCACCGTCGGTTCTTGTTCCCCCCTTTCAGAACTGGAAGGGTTAAGGTTACGTTCCACCCAAAATTGTTCAACATCTCCAACGGTATAGTACATTTGTGTAAAATTTTTGTATCTAGGATTAGTTTGAACCCTAGATTTCAAAATTTTACACTCTGGGGTAGTAAAATAGTCATAGTTTAACTGCATTTTATACTGTTTATTTTTTCTTAAATAAGAAAATAAAATTCAATTTATTGAAATAATAATTTTTTAAGTTCTATTGAACTTAAAAAATTAAATTAACATCTTCGTATACATCTTCGACAAGGTATAAAAAGCTCATATCAATTAGTAGAACACACTGGCTGCCGACTTTTTAGATTGTCTCTTGTTCCACCACCACATTAAAACCATGAAAATAACAACAACAATCATGGCGTACAAAAACCACATTTTATACTTTTCAAACCAAGATTGTACATCAGCAAAATTGAAATCTTCTCTGGTTAATGGATGATAACCAACACCACCTGGGTGAATGGCATTTGAATATTGTCCCATACCCTCTGGGGAGTATTCGACTACGTTACCATACTGGTCTCTGTAATACATATTTATTATCTGGTAAATTAAAAGTTTTGTGATTGTATAGTTTTAACCCTTTTTCTTACATAAGTCTCTATGGTTGGATTGGCATTACTAATTATTTAATAAATGTCAAGTGGAATAAATTTTAAAATATCTCAATTGGTAGCTGGAGGAGGTGGGGTGAGGGTGGATTGGCGCCTGGAGCGGCAGCAGCTAATATTAACGCTGGTCCACCCGGAGCTATAAACGCATCACAGATTGCAGGTGGTCCTTTTTTACCTTTAGCTGGAGGTGCTATGACAGGAGCTATCTCCCAACCTTTAGCACCTGTGACAGCTAACGATTTAACTAACAAAGCCTATGTAGATGGTTTACTTTCAGCACCAGGGTCAATTCCTGGTACTTCTATTACAAACAATTCAATTACGAATACTCAACTAGCGCCTGGAGCGGCAGCGGCTAATATTAACGCTGGTCCACCCGGAGCTATAAACGCATCACAGATTGCAGGCGGTCCTTTTTTACCTTTAGCTGGAGGTGCTATGACAGGAGCTATCTCTCAACCTTTAGCACCTATAGCAGTCAACGATCTAACTAACAAAGCCTATGTTGATTTACAGTCTCAAAAAGCATTTGCAGGATTTAAGCACAATAATGGAGCATTTCAACTTTCAATACCAGCAGGAACAACTGTAAGAGCGTTTAGTGGTGGTTTTGATCTAATAGGAAATACCACTTGGACTGGTGCCGACGGTGTTAATATTACTATGGCACCAACAGGTATTATAACTATTAATAGTACTCGTTCTACCACATCATATTATGTTTGTAGTTTTTTTGGTACCGGTTTAACTAGTAGTGTTTTAACTAATAATGCATCAGTATATTTTAGATTCTATGATGAAACTAACCTCGCAAATATTAATTCTCAAGAACAAGTACTAAGTAGTGTTAGCACTTCTATCATTCCAATGACTGCTGGCCATCAATTCAATAATAGTGCAGTGGTTTATGCTTTTGTACAAGTTCCAGCAAACTCATCTTTAAATATATCTGTTCAAGCTAGAAATCCAGGCACAGACTCAGTCTTTTTAGATTCGGTTGATGATGTTTGCCAAGTAACAATTGTGCGTCAAGGTTAATTTCAATCTTAATTTTATAATGGTTTTTAATCTCTCAGAGAGATTAAAAACTAAGTGGAACCGAAAGGGTTAGAATGGATCAGGTCCAAGATCGGGTAATTCTTGTCTACATTCTTGATTCCTACAAGAAGCCCTAAATTTACAACAACAAATATAATGGCTAACTCCACCTTGTTCTTCTTCATACTCACAATTATGATTAACGTATTGAACTCCGAGTTGAAGGTGAGCATGCATCATACAATTATATCTACAATTAGGGTTGGGAGAGTCACGATTGCACATTCTACCAGTTGGAAAAGTACCTTGGTAAACAAAATCTGGGGAACATCCACCGCTAATTGTGGTTGTCGAAAGTATTACTACTATTAATATTGCAATGTAATTCATTTATTTATTCCTCAATTTCAATCCATTTTTCGATTTCCACCTTATTATTCACCATTTTGTAGGATTTTTTAAATTCAATGTTTTTTGAATTGTAAACCCACAATTCACAATAATAACCAGCTTTAGCAACAGTTTTCATTTTACAATTAACATTGGACTTATCTTTGTAATATAAATATGTGCTTTTAACTTCAATAATTTTGTCTGGAAGTAAGATATCCGGAAAATAACGAGATACAACACTTTTTTTATTGAGTGGTCGTAATATAGTTGAAACACGTTTATAATCGAAGGTAGGAATAAGCCATAAATCAGTAATAATATCTTCTTCATTGTAATATAAGAGAAGTTCTGCAAGTGCTCTGGGTTCATAACCCAGTACAAAGTCGACTCTTCCACTCGGAAATGTGAATGGTTTCCGAGTAAAAGCTGAAGAAATGACTTTGCTGAAAATTTTAATATTTTTCATTGGGTGGTCAACACCGTATCTATCCATACAAGTTTGAGTGTATTTAACTTTGTATTCATTTGTTTTAGAGTAATGGTCAACTCCATACTTATCTAATAAACAATTTTTCCAATACGGTTGGTTAGACATAGGTCTGTTTGTACCTATTTTTTTCAAAAATGTTTGTGAAATTTTAGATTGTATAAATGTACTTTGCAATGGAAACCGAACACCATAATTTTTAAAATGAATTTTCCGAATTTTTTCAAATGTTTCTTCTGTGTTAAAGGCGTACTTAACCCCCAGTTTTTGTAAATTAGTTTCAACAGCTTTGTTTCTTATACTTTCTAATTTCATATGATGTGACACGCCATATTTTTCAAGACATGTATTTTTTATTTTTTCTTTAATTTTTTCACTTGAAAAAGGATTAACTGTACCATAACGCTCAAGATTAGTCTTAGCTCTTCTATGTGGTGCACAATTTGGACATCTTCTACCACGTTTGATATCATGATAAGCCATTATAAAGACGTGGTTGTAATCACATTTAAAAGTAACTTTTTTATTGGTAATATATTCCATAATTGTATAATCCGGTATTGATTCTTCAAATTTAAGTTGTTCAAATTTTTCAATAACTTCATCTAATGTTTTTCTGCCTGGATCAATACATTTACCACAAAATTTTGTGGAATTTGGTCTCATTAAATCACGATAGCTACCCTTTCTTTTTAATCCACAGTTACCGCATTGATATTTAAATTTGTTACTCTTACTCTCTTTTTCTAATAAAATATGACCAGTGTGGTTATAAACATCATTCTTTTTTTCTTCAAATAAGCTATCCATGTTTATTCTATATTTTTACCTTAAAATAAATTTCAATTTATTTTTTTATGTTCTTGGAACATAAAAAATTTTGAACCAAAGGCTCCTACAAAACGGGAAAACCCAACGCAATGGGATCCAATTAAATCATACAATTTAATCCTCTGAGGCTCCTATAAAGCTTTTTTTGAACTTTATTTTTATCCTTAGAGACAGCTCGGTTTGCACCTTACTGCGGCCTGACTGTACATTGAGCCATCCTAATTTGACTTCATAAGTCAAATAGGACAACCGGTTGATGACCCAGTCGATAGCGATCTCACTTGAAGTTACCCTCAAGCTACACCGACGGTCTTGTCCAAATAGACTTCCCAACTATTTGAATTTTGACCGTTTTCATCAACCTTGCCTGTTCCGGTTAATTAACTCAAAAAGGGTTAATTTAACCACTAGGTGTCGACTGTCGTCGACGTACCACTTATAACCACTTGATAATCTTATGGAGATTATTAGCCCGATCATAAGCCGACTAGACGGTACCAAAGTATCATGTTATTCATGATTCAAGATAATGGTTTATTGTACCATTATCATCGGTCCCTCACGAGACCACTTCCGCCTGTTGAGGAGCGTTACAAAACTACCTGATAAATAGTTTTGTGGTGTCTCTCCTCCACTGATCCGAACAATATTATTGTTAACCGCAACAATAACAAATTCATAACTTTGAGGGTAGTCTGAACCCGGAAAACCACCAGCACCACTTGCAGCATTAACGGCGGCTGGACTAGCTTGAGGTACAACAGACACATTGGTTAACTTGCCGTAGTTAGTGGAACCCATCGGATCCAAGTCATAAAAGTGTAGAGAATAGCTGTATAAATGATATCCAATGAAAGATGGAATAGTTGGAGCGTGATAAAATGGGTTAATAAGAGAGAAGTAATCTGATCCCATAGCACCCAAACGATTGGTATTTTCGTAAATCAAAGTTGTATTGGCAATTGGATCAAATGAACCAGTTGGCTCAAAATTAACTGTCGCACCAGTCACTACCGGAGAAGATGTTGCATAGTTTGACCACTCAGACGCACTAGTTTTATTACGAACTGAAAAGAACAAAGCTTTAATGGCGTGGGAAAACCTAATATCGAATGTTGGACTCGCATTAGTCAAAGGAGTATAATTTTGACGCGGCGCAGTTTGTACCTGTTCAATCAAAATGTCTCGAATAGCACAACCCATTCTACGACGTTCTTCGTTACTTACAATGGCGTAATTAGCCCATACTTGAACTGGTCCAAGAACGGGGGCTACTGTGAGATGAGTTGGTACCACAATTGGAACATAAGGACTTGCCGGTGCTACAAGAGCACTATTTTGTAAAACTAGCAATTCGGTCCAATCTCTAAAATTAAAGTTAATTTGCATCTCATTATAAGGCAAAGCAGCTGTCGGTAGAGCTACACCAGTGTCTCTTGAAAAGAAAAAGGGAAGTGGTAAATTAAGGTTAGTTCCACCAGTACTTCCCAGATTACCACCTGGTGCAACGGGATTGATCAAAGAAGAGACATTTCCAATCATGTTATCATACCCGGTACGTTTACTAGCCGGTACGGTGAAAGCCGACCAAAAATCAAGATGATAATTATCAAATCTAGCAGCAACCAAATCATTAAAAGTAATGGTTGCTTCACGAATAAGATTGTGCATTAAATTTCTGGTCCATCTCAAACTAAAAGTAGCAGCTAGTAAAGGATTAAGAGTAACTTGTGGAATATTAACTCTTAGCCAAGTCTGAAGCAAATAATCTCCAGCACGTGAGATAGATACCGACCATTCTTGCCCAAAAGCTGCATTGCCAGTATTTCTTGAAAGAGGTACTGGTACTTGAGTAAACCAAGTTGACTTTCTGATTTCTCTTACAAAGTATGCAGTTGCCGTTGGGCCTCCATACATATATTTTTCGATTTCGTCAAAAGTGGCGATATCAATAAACCCTGAGGTTATATTTGATGAGGACATAGACATGTTTAATTTATTAGTAGCAATATTTCAGCTCAAAATTTAAAACTATTTTTAAAAATTTTGAGAGTGCACATGTTTATTAGCTTTAATAAAAAATAGTTAATTTAATGGATAAATTAACTATTAATGATATTATTAATAAAAAATCCATTACAAAATTAATAATATCAAAGATATTAAATAAATAAAGATAAAAAGTAACCTCTGCTCCTTGTAATGTAACAATGAGCAGTCAGGACACTCTTAATCCTAATCCTTTTAGACCTGATGTCCCAACAAAGCACCAAGATACCGAAGGTGTGGTTCATTCTGACCTTGAACTCTCAACCGTTAAAATTAAAGCAGAAGAAATTTGTTTGGTAAATTCAACTTTAAAAACTTCTAAAAAAAATTTAAAAAAACTTGAAAAAGTAATGGATACTTTAAATATAATTGATGTCAAAAAGTTGAATGGAATTAAAGAAATAATGATTGATCCATTACTCCATAAAATTTATTATGAACTTTGGTTCATGTTTACAAGTGAACTTATCCATATTCAAAAAGATTTAATACTCTACTTTGAATATTCATTCAGAAGAGAAAAACAACCATTGTCAAATAAAGAAATTACCGACAAGATGAGGTTGTTAATAAAACCAATTTCAGTTCAATTTTTAAAGTTTAAACCGCCACAAATAAAATTATTTGTTCCGGAACAAATATACAATGAATTTTAATTTTTAATGGCTTTAAGCCATTAAAAATTTACACCTTGTCTCGTCAAGTCTTCGGGCCACTATTATGGTTCACTACCATCAGAGTCCGAGTCGCTAAATTCACCGGAGTAATCACTGTCGTCTTCGGACCATCTTCTATCTGAAGGTTCATAATCACTGTAATCTGATTCTATGTAATCTTCGTAGTATATACAATTTTCACATACCCATTCATCAGCTTCAAAAAATCCTTTATGATTAAAAAATGTTTTATGGTGGTAATCAACATCATCAAAACATATATAACATGGACGGTAATGTTTAAAACCAGGAAAGACGCTGTGAAATTTTTTTGAAAATTGTCTTGGTAAAAGCCATTGTTCAAAACACTTTCCAACAGACATAGTTCTATACTTTTTATTGAGTTTAAATCTAAACATATTAATACGATGGCTCCACTTGAATATAAATTTTTCAGATAGTTTACATTTGTTTGAAATATGGTTCCAAAAACCTCTATTTAATTGATTTAAAGTTTCATCTTTTATACGTTCAATTTCAATATTTTCAAGGATAAATTTAATCACAGAATTGTAGTCTTCTCTTTTTACGAAACATTCAACCATTTCATCGTAATAAATTGTTGAATGTGCACATTGATAATTTAGTTTACTAATTAAAAGAAGGATATACTCATCCATAAATGTTTTGGTTAATAGTAAATGGTCACAATAATTTATTTCTTTAAGTGTATTCTTGATAATTTGGAGGAATAAAGTATCTTTAAAAACAATAGATAGATTAAGGTGGTCTTTGGGGTTTAAAAATTGAAATATATCTTGACGAACAATTCTTAAAATTTGAAATAACGGGTTCTCTACCGCAGACAACTCCATAGTAGTAAGTTCTTTTGAGGCAGACAAACATTCACTATTTGGGGTTATTAACTCCATAGTAGTAATATTTTTTATTTTTTACATTAAATAGATCATTTTTCTTAATTTTTATTGACTTGTGTAAAAATAAATTTAATAGTGTTTTTAATGCTTTAAAAAGCATTAAAAATCAAACTTAAATTTTTTAAAAATTGAGAAGTTTACTTACTGTAGTTTCAACACAAAATATGTGGTGGAAAACGACCCCAAGAAGAAAAGATAACAAAATACCATTAAATTTTGTTAATTTAAATATTTTGGATAATATTAACCCTAAAACAATAGCTAATACAACATCGATAATGCTGATATTAAATATTCTTAATTTGCTTCGAATACCTTCATTTGGTTTACCTAAAATATCTTTATACTTGCATAACCCAGGCAGATTATCCAAGTCAACAGTAGTGGATACTCCAGGATCTAATGTAACTCCTGGTAATGATAATTTTGGTGCAAGTTTAACCTCCATTTATTTTATACTTTATTCATCCTCATCTTCATCAAATGGATTAGTCGACCTTGGTCTTGAAGGGATATGTAAAAAATTTTTTTAAAAAAAAATTTACCATTTGTGTAATAATAAAGATGAGTTCGCATAAATTGACAATAGAAGAACATCAAACTATTATTGATTTGTATAACAATGGTACAACCATTTCTTATTTATCAAGACAATTTAAGGTTTCAAGACCAACTATTTATACTATTCTTAACAAGGTTCGTAATGATCATAAAGAAATTGATTTTTATGTTGATAAATTAGATGAAAATAAAGATATGGATTCAAATACCAATGTTACTAATTTTTTAGGAATTACTATTGATAACGAAAATGGTTCAAACAATCGTAAAATTAATAAAGCTTTAAATAGCTCATTTAAACTTCTTGACATTATAAAGTTTGTTGAAGTTACTAAATTTAAAATTAATACCCTTATGTTTGACTATTTTTGGCAAGTTATTGTTGGAAATATAACTTATACTCCGGTGAGTATAAGTGTTCTTGAATGGTTTGGATATACAGGTGAATATTACAAACAACGACAAAATTTTAAAAAAATGTTAAAAAATAATAATATTCCTTATCGCGAATTGACTCAAAAAGACAAGGAAATAGAATTATATCCAACTATACAAGAAGAACTTCAGCTTATTCCAACCAATGTAAAACATTCAAAATTTCTTATTATGGAACCTAAAGACCTTAAGATGGCTATAATGCAACTAAAGACCAAAAATGGTCACATTATCAGAAAATATTATATTGACCTTGAAGAACTCCTTAAAGCGTATACTGAATATACGCTTTATTTTAACCATCGAGAATCTCTAAGAAAAATCACCGGGTTAGAACAAAAAATGACCGAAATGACACAATACATGAGATCTTTGGGTATTTCACTTGAAGAAGTCAAAGATCAAAATCAAGAATTGCTAGGTAAAACCAAAGGACTTAAGAAACAAAATAAATTAATTCAACGTAAGTTGGGTATAGCAGTCGAAGATAGAGCTCCTCAACCCGAAGATGAGTCGAAACGTGAACGATTTGTTCTAATCAAACGCAACGACCCAGAGTACTACCCGTTTTACATTATTAGAGCTCAGGAGGGATATACCAAACGTAAGCTAAAATCAGAAAAAAATAATTTTCCTAATCTTGAGGTTCTTTTAGACTTTAAATGTAGTCCAAACTCAAAGAGTTTGTACACCCGTATTAAGGAAAACTTAAAGATTAAAAACGTAACATTTATCAATAACAATATTGATCTTGAAGATGCTAGTATGACCGAAGAGGAGTTGATAGAAGAAATGAAGGTAATCAACGAGAGTAAACGCGAAATTTAAATTTTTTAAACTTGTTAAGTTTAAAAAATTACTTATTTTAATTTAGTAAAATTATTCATCCTCATCTTCATCAAATGGATTAGTCGACCTTGGTCTTGATGGTCTGGGTAAAGGAGAAGGAGAAGGTAATTCTCTACTTCCCGGTTTTTTAGATGTAAAAGCAACCACAGATCCTAGTATTCCAACTACAAGTAAAGCTCCTCCAAGATACAATAACCAATTTCTACGTTTTACAGTTGTAAAACCCGTTACATTAATGTTAGCTGGAGCGTCTGGAATTAAACCTGGTCCGGGTAGTGGTGTTGGATAAAGTTTCCATCCATCCGGATTCTTCACATAGACATGAAAATATATAGGGTCACTTGCGGCATAATATACATATATACTACCAGCTACACCTTGTGTAGCTGGTGTTGGTGGTACGGTACCCCAATTAATTGAATTTCTACTGGTAAAGTCAGAATGGGCAAAAGAACCTTTCCTATTCCAACTACGTGTACTCTCATCAAAGAAGTAATATTCAGCTGTTGAGGTATTCAAGTAGACGTCTCCTATAACCTTAGTTGGAGGACCGACTCCTTTGACAAAGATAGGGTTTCTAAAAACCTTAGAATGATCGGGTGATCCCACAATAGCTTGTTCACAACCCGGTCCAACACTTTGATAAAATGTAGTTTGAGGTGGATTAAATGAAATATGATTACCTAGTTGATCGATAACAGCTCCTTGCCAATCAAAAGCAACACAATTTCTATTATTAGAACATGCTTGTGCTGCAGCACTTGAATTAGAGTAAGCATTTGATGTAGTAGCTAATGGTTGAGCATTGCAATTAGGAAGATTTCTTATAAGGGTAGAAAAAGCATGAGAATATACACTTTCTTCTACCCAAGAATAATAAGCAGCTAAACATCCAGCACCGGCTAGAATACTTAGTGGAAAAAGATATCTTCCTACTACTGCAATTCCCCCAATAGCGGATACAAATGGTATACCAAGTACTAGTGCTATTAAAATAATAATTTGTAACAAACTTAATCCTTCGGCTTTGGAAGTCGCGGATTGGTCAATTTTTTCTTGTAGTCTTTGAAAGATAGTATTTTTTGATACCGCCTTTTGTATACATGACTGAAAAATATCAATCATTTCAGACATTACATTATTCGTGATATTGACACTTCCTTTGACACGTGTTACAGTAATTACTTGATTTTCACTGATAGACGATGCACAACTTGAAGATATTGTATTCATCAGCTCTGAACTAGCCTTTAAAAATACATTTATTTCATTTTGAGCATCTGGAAATTGGAAAATATTTAATCCACTCACTATACTTTTACAAGTTTGAGCAATTTCTTGTGTTAAAGCTTGCTGTATATCCTCTTGTACAAGGGCATTCATTAATGATTTCATATTAATGTTGGCTTTTTGAGTGAAAGTATTACCAGAAATATTAACATCACCATCTACATCAGTCACACTTATAATTTGTGTTTGATCCGTGGTTAGTTTTGCATCTTGAATAATATTATTGGAAACTTTAGCGACCGCTTCTGTTGCCGCCTTGGTTATATTTTTTGAAACAGCTGATCCCATTGTTTATTGTATGAGGAATTTTGAGAAGTTTATTATGGTTAATCAAAGCTTTGATTTAAGCTTTGATTTAACCCTTTTTCTTGTTTACAATAACTACAGTAGATATTGATTGTAGTCAAATTTTTAACAATAAAAATTATTTTTTTTCAAGATAATAAATGAAACGGGAAGTTCTACTTGTCTTACCTATACTATTGTTGGTTGATCTATATAATTGCCAAAATCCTGGAGATATTGGTTCAGTGTGCCAACGTGATGAAGATTGCCATTCATATCTTGCGTGTTCGCATAATGTGTGTACTGCATGTGTTAAAAATGGTGTAGTTTGTGAACCTGGAGCTACAGGATTTCTTTCAAAGTGCTGTGATGGTACCACTTGTGAGCTTATCCCAGGATTTAATGGTACAAGTGTATGTGTACCTAACCATAACAATTGTAAGACTAACGCAGACTGTTCTTATGGAACAACAGCTTGTTTATTTAGACTTGGTAAGTGTGGTTTTTGTCATCCTAATGGAGAAAGATGCACTCTTCCCTATGATAGTTTAGAATGTTGCAGTAGTTATTGCAGAATTGGTATGTACACAGATGGAAGTGGTGCGTGCGCTGATCCAAGAGATTATTCTGCTGTACCAACGGTGGTAAATAGTAGGTATAACCGTAATATTAATGTTCACGATGTGAACAAAGATATTACTATTAGTAATAATACTTATGAAAGTTGGATGCCAAGTATTTATCGTAGTGAGAATACCCCAACTACCCCAACTACCACAACTGAAGACAATAGTTGGATGCCAAGTATTTATCACAGTGAGAATACCCCAACTACCACAACTGAAGACAATAGTTGGATGCCAAGTATTTATCACAGTGAGAATACCCCAACCACAACAACTACAGAAGCTCCAAGACCTTGTTCAGATGGGAGCCAATGTGGAATAAACATGTGTATAGACAATATGTGTACCAAGTGCCAATATATAAACACATTTTGCGAAAGCAATGATGATTGTTGCAAATCCAAGTATACAAATATTGTTTGTGCAGTAGCAAACCATAAACAACACGTGGTTGGTTACCATATCTATAATAAAAAAATTTGTACACTCGAAAACTAATACGTTCAATTTTAATGATTTTAACAATCATTAAAATTAAAAATTAATTTTAACAATCAATTTTTAAAATGAACTTTAACCAAATTCCATTCAGGCGCACTTGTCTTACAGTTGTATAACTTTAAAAAATGTGGTAATATTGTATCTTTTAATTTTGGAGATTCGGGGTATACATTAGCCATAAAACAAATTAAATCTTCTAAATCTATATCTTTTATAAAGAATTCAATTAATTCTTTTAACTCGTTTAACTCCATACCTTCAAAATAAGAATTATACAAGTTTTCGATAACCATTATTTTTTATTTTTTATAGTTATAGATTTTTTTAAATCGTAGTTTAAATTCCATTTTAAACTTTTTAGAAAATTAAAGGTATTTTTTACACTTAAAAATCTTGTTATATAAATTATTTCATCCAAGGATAAATTCTCCATAATTTATTTTTTAATATATTTTTAATATATTAAAAGATTAAGAAATTCAATTTTTTGGTTCCGTAGAACCAAAAAATGCACTATTTACTCAGATTTAGGACATCCACACGAATACGCATTTCCACCACTTTTACAACAATTGCAGAAATCTCGTTGATTATTTGAGTTAGTATCACACATACTGCGAGTGTATAAATAATCTGTATAAGTAGACAAACCTACTTCATTACAACATTTAAGTGTATTTCGATTATGACTGGTCCAACCACTCCATTTACCTGCATCATAATCACAGTAGCAATCAGATACAACAGGTTGGAGAAAGAGGGGTAGTACCAACAAAATAAAAGATAATGTGTTCATTTATTAATGAATTTTTAATCTCTAGTTACTGAAGGACCTCTCATTCGTCCTTCAGATGTAGTTGACGGAGTTCTTCTATTTTTAGGTATAAAAGTTAAAGGTGAACTACCACCACTGGCAAAACCACTACTTCCTCGTGTTGCTTCAGTTTTAGTTTGACGAGATTCGTATGCACCATTAACACTATTATACATTTGTAAAAGGTTAACATTGGTCTTTTTAGCAATAATTTTAGATACAACAAAAATAGTTGTTTGAAAGAGAACAAGAGCCATTAATCTAACTTCAACTGGCCATTTATTTATGGAGGATGGAACGTAAGATTTTTCACCCAATTCAATTAAAAGTTTTTCGTATTTATTCATATATAATGTTTGTTGTTGGGTATACCCCTCCATATCAAATCCAATTTTACCCAAAGCAATTTCACACCCCATAAAACCCATCATTAAATATGATTTATATCCTTCAACAGTGGAATCTATAGCCAAATTTTTTATGGTGGTGTCATAGGTTCTTTTCATATTTTCGTGGTTAGACATCATATTAAAATCTGGAAGGTCAACTTTAGGATAAGTTTTTTTTAATCGTTTAAATTTAAAGAGTAATTCACGTTTTCGATCATCATCATCTTCGTTGTCTTCAAATGTTGTTTTAATGTTACCTTTTTCTTCACCAAAAGTTTTTTTAATTTCTTTTACAGGAGGAGGTTGAGGTTGTTTATGATGATGTTTTTCAACAGGGGAAGAAATACTTTCTCTTTTGTCTACATTTTTTGATGTTTTGTAATATGATGAAACTATGGATTTTTTAACCTTTCGATATCTATTTGAAGATACAGATTCAACTTGAGGTGAACTGCTAACAAGACGGGCATTTTTTTTTTTAATAACTGGAGATGGTTCCATAGAATCTGATGATTCCCAAGTAAATGTACCTTTTTTAGGTAGTTGAATTCCTTCACCTACACCAACACTGGTTATTCTTGGAATAGGTTTAAAACCACCACTTAACGAATCTTCGCTTGAAACAATAGGTTCATAATGATGAATATATTTTTCTGAAGCTAAAGTAGGATTAACTTTTTTTTTATTAATTAAAAGTTCAAGGTATAATTCAGGCATTTTTGTGAATTTTGGTCTAACTTTGGTTAAACCAAACTCATGTTCGACTTTTGTCACTATATATGTATTGTTCTTTGAAGGCATCTTTATTAATCTACAGATGGTAGATTAAA